TCTTGGTCAATGACACCACACAATTCACTGGCCACGAGTAGAAACAGGGCTCGTGGTCGGAGTTATATACAAGATCGTAATAAGAAATAACTAAGGAGAGTTATGTGATTGGGCAAATCTCTGACAAAATTTCTTCGATAGTTTTCTCTTCAAATATAGCGGAGAAAAAAAAACTATTTTTATAATTTTTTGGTTTAGCGTAAACTATTTTTGTTTCTATTTTTTGTGGTTTGTGTGAGATCGTAGGAAGTCTCAGAGATTTATAGATCATGTGTCATTTGATTCTTGAAATGTCACCTTCATCATATCAACAATCAACAATTTATAATGGTCATCATACTCGTTAGGAGTAGAACATTAAGTTTCTCCTCGAGACCGCGATAACCAAGCGGATATAATCGAGACCGCGATAACCAAGCGGTGAAATAAAAACCGAGGCAGGTGTCCGGGTCGTAGAGACCTTCCTTGCCTCTCGGTCAAGTTAGACCTCTTGATGTCGATATAAATATCAACATCGAGTGCTTATATTATTCGGCGTATACGGATGATATCCATAGATATTATCTGCTAAATAATATTTGATTAACTTAAGGACAAACTCTGACATAAATACTAAGGACAATATATGGTCTTGTATCGACAAATTTCTGTTTGATGGTATATGGCAAATCACTAAGGTCGCCCCGGTGTCATCTGCCACTTCGCGAAGCACACCTGAGCCTTCATGTGGTATATAAAGTTATATACAATCTCGAGAAGAGTTTGTCGATACGGAGTATATGGTCTTGTATCGACAAATTTCTGTTTGATGGTATACGGCAAATCACTAAGGTCGCCTCGGTGTCATCTGCTATCGGAACGCTATCCGAGCCTCATACGGCAAATCGCTAAGATAGTATATGGTCTTGTATCGACAAATTTCTGTTTGATGGTATACGGCAAATCACTAAGGTCGCCTCGGTGTCATCTGCTATCGGAACGCTATCCGAGCCTCATACGGCAAATCGCTAAGGTCGCCTCGGTGTCATCTGCTATCGGAACGCTATCCGAGCCTTCATTGGTATATAAAGTTATGTATGAGCTCAAGAAGAATTTGTCGATACAACATACGACCTTTTTGGTATCTGTTCTGAATCATATCCTGGTTCAGAACTGAATCATATTCTCACACGGAGTATACGATCTCGTATCGACAAATTATGTATTCGATATTACACTACAAGTACAACTTATCAATATCCTATGGTACACACATATAGCTTATAGCGAACACATCATGACAACGCAGATTAATGGAGGTTATCATAGGTTATCATAGGTTATCGTAGGTTACAACACACGTCAGGAAGTTTAATATAGTATACGAAGCGATCATCACGATACACCCGAAAACGCCCAGTTTCAACCGTGTGATGTCGTCGTACACAAAAGTCACTCATGACGAACATCATGCCGCAGGCGCTATCCTTGGGCGATGCTCCAGCTGCGCAGTTTCAACCGTGTGATGTCGTCGTACACAAAAGTCACTCATGACGAACATCATGCCGCAGGCGCTATCCTTGGGCGATGCTCCAGCTGCGCAGTTTCAACCGTGTGATGTCGTCGTACACAAAAGTCACTCATGACGAACATCATGCCGCAGGCGCTATCCTTGGGCGATGCTCCAGCTGCGCAGTTTCAACCGTGTGATGTCGTCGTACACTATGGTTCGTTCGGATTCTACGGATTCTACGATTTCAGAGACTGTTTACATATAATGCGCTTGCAACTTTTATACATCATCAACATCTCGAAAACATATAATGCGCTTGCAACTTTTATACATCATCAACATCTCGAAAACATATAATGCGCTTGCACATGTTGGTGAATACTAACAATGTGTATGTTTTTGAAGATGTTTTACATATAATGAGATTGCAAACATTGGTGAACATGTACTTTACTCATTATTCTCCGAACGATTCACAAACACAGTTCGATTTGAACACCCGACACGATACAAACGTGTATGGTCGACGAAGAAACGCTTGACAGACTCGAAGACCGATCCGTTCGACGAACCCGCTGCAACACACTCGATAGGTTCGACGATATCGAGCACGAAGGGCTTATCGCTCACAAACAGATTCTTGACGGCAGACATTCTCGATACTATGTTGGGATTGATACACCTGACGCGTGTGACATATATACACACACGAACAGTGTCATTTTAAAATGACATTTCAGGATCAAATGACAATTCAGGATCAAATGACAATTCAGGATCAAATGACAATTCAGGATCAAATGACAATTCAGGATCAAATGACAATTCAGGATCAAATGACAATTCCAGGATCAAATGACTAACTGTTTAAAAACAAAATACTATAAAACCATACAAACGCCATACAAACACCCTTAAAGTATACAATGGATCACAATTGCAGTATATTCACTGCAGTAGGAAATGGTCACGACGTTTGTTTGAAAAAACTCATCGAAGCAGATGCCGACCCCAATATCACAGATGTGTCGGGATGCACACCCCTCCATCGAGCAATTTTTAAGAATCATGAAGCATGTGTGAAGCTTCTCGTAAATGCAGGGGCAAATCTCGACATCATCGACGATACTGGAATCACGGCACTTCATCACGCAGTGTATTATGGATATGATCGATGCGTAAGGATTCTGATCGAGGCAGGTGCTGACCTTAATAACGTCAGTGATGGATATGCTCCGTTGCATTATGCTCTGTTTAAATGTCATGACGAGTGTGTGAAGATGTTAGTCGATGCAGGGGCAAACATCGACATCGTTGATAAAAATGGGCGGACACCGTTGCATTTTGCGGTCTATAATGGTCAAGGTGACGCATATGTATTATTACTGATCAATAAGATCGTTTCGGAACGGCCGTTGCGTCCGAGTGAGTTGCATGTTATACCACAAACATCTGCTGTATTAGGTTATATGTTACGAATGACGATGCAGCTTCATGGGCGATCGGAAGCTGCAAAAATTGTAGCTCATCTTCCTGTGGACGCAAGGGAACTTATGCGAACTGCTGCGTTATGTTTGAACCGAACAAATTTCCCGAGAGACCTCGTCGACCGCGTTCTGATTCAATGTGTGTAAACAGTTGTCATTTTTCGTTGTATCGACAAACAATCATTTAAGTAAACATCATCATGTGAATTTAAATGGATCCCGACGTGTTCGCACGATTCTGGAAACAAGATCTTCCATTCGAACAGAAAGCGAAATTGTATTACGAACAAGTCGATCATATTGTCGATGACAAAGGCGGATATCGCCCGATACTGACCGGAGAGTATCGCAAGGAAACGATGAGATATTTCAAGGATGATGGAACGTTCGAGATATTCGACGACTACACCATCGACACGAACAGAGTCGTAGAACGCAAGGATGGTGGAAAATCTCCGACACCGTATGAACAGAATGGATATTTGAGAGTCAATGTCAGAAAAAATAGAAAATCATATGCTCGTAGATTGTGTCGCGCAATGCTTTCGACGTTTCTCGGTCCTCCTCCGGATGTGACGTTCACCGCCGACCACATCGAGAGCGAACGCAAACTCGATGACGATCTGTCGAATCTGAGATGGCTCGATCAGTCGGGACAAAATAATAATCGAATCATGTCGGAAACTCGTAGTTCCGCGAGAATCATCGTGAACGATCTCTTTCCGGACGATGAGTTGACAGCAAAGGAGTGGTGTGAATTGCTCACGAAACCGGATGGAAAGAAGTATCGTCATAGAACTGTTAAAGATTGGGCTCAATACAAAAAGAACGGATTTTCGTATAAGACATATGAAAAAATCGACGACGAAGAATGGAAGATTGTCGGTGATCCCGACAAGAATCACGTCGAGGTATCGAATAAGAACAGAGTGAAGGACGTGACATTCTCCGAGTCAGGATATAGAGAAGAACATGTGTTGACGGCTGAGAAACTGAGTCTAAAGAATGGATATCCGAGTAAAAGAATTGATGGTATAGATCACAAGATTCACATTCTCGTGTTTCAATTATGGTATCCTGATCTGTGGGCAAATAGAAAACCAGACGACATGGTGCTTCACAAACACGATAACCGTCTCGACTTCCGTCCGGAAAATCTCAGACTCGGAACGGCATCCGACAATGGAAAAGATTCACATGATAACGGCAAATACAATGGAAAGAAGTCCGCGAGACAGCCGTGCATCGCATACAAAGATGACGAAGTCGTCGAAGAATTCAAAAGTTTGAGTGACGCCGCGAGATATCTCGAGGAACACAACGAAGACTTGAAATTCGACGTGGCACGCATAGGTGTTCACCGAGCTCTCGACAAAAATAAAGAATATAAAGGATTCACATGGAAACGTGCATGAAATCATTAGAAGCTTGTGAAGTATAATCGTTGATATGATGTCAATGACATTTTATATCGACAAAATATATATAAAATCATACACATAGTAAATCACGTTAGTATATAATTGAATGGATCACATGTGTGACAGTATATTCACTGCAGTAAAAAATGGTCACGAATCTTGTTTGAAGATATTGATCATCGAAGGAGATATCAATGATGTTTCCGAATCAAAATATAAAAATACACCACTGCATATTGCATCTCATTATGGTGATGAAGTGTGTTTGAGAATTCTTATTAACGCAGGTGCAAACCTCGATATAACGGATTGTTCTGGAGCAACATCACTTCATCGTGCGTGTTTTAATGATCACGACAAGTGTGCACAGATTTTGATAGATGCAGGTGCAAACATTAGTATCATGACTAATTTGGGATGGATACCGATACATTTCGCGGCGTTTAACGGCAATCATAAAATTTTGAGAATGTTGCTCGAGGCTGGAGCAGGTATTGACGTGACCAATGATCGTGGATGGACTGCATTGCATTATGCTGCTCAAAATGGACACGAAGAGTGTGTCAATACACTTATCAATGCAGGTGCAAACCTTGATGTCATCGATATTTCGGGATGTACACCACTGCATCGAGCAGTGTTTAATGGCCATGCATGTGCGAAGACACTCGTAAAAGCAGGTGCAACTCTTGATGTCATCGATGATACTGAATGGGTGCCGATACATTTCGCGGCCAGGTCCGGAAATGATACAATTTTGAGGCTTCTCATCGAAGCAGATGCAGATATTGATATGTCCAATATATGTGATTGGACGGCGTTGCATTATGCTTCCATGTATGGGCATGATGCATGTGTAAAGCTTCTCGCCGAAGCCAGTGCGAACATCGACGTCGTGAATACAGATGGACACACACCGTTGATGCTTGCTACTAAATACGAACATGTCGATTGCGTGCTATTACTGATCAATAAGATCATTTCGGAACGGCCGTTGCGTCCTAGTGAGCTGAGCATCATTCCACCAACGTTGTTCGGTGATATGTTGCGAATGACGATGCAACTTCATGGACGAGAAGAAGCTTCAAAAATTGTAGCTCATCTTCCCGAGGCCTCAAAATATATTTTGAGAACTGCTGCGTTGTGTTTACACAGAACCATTTTCCCGAAAGATCTCGTCGACCGAGTTCTGATTCAATGCATGTAATAGTTGTCATTATATATATCAACAAAATACGTATAAATACATATAAACACCATACAAACATTAAAGTATATAATGGATCGTATATTTACTGCAGTAAAAAATGGCCACGAAGCCTTTTATACACACGACGAATGTCATTTTAAAATGTTATTTCCACAAAATCAAATCATAAACTACAAACTAAAAGTTTCAGCTTTGCCTTCGAAACAAGCAATTACCGCATGAGAATAATATCCATTATGGATGTTTTCTGCTAATAAAACGATATTTCCTACAGAAGTTTCTATGATTAGTTCCGAAATATTGAGATCATCGTCACGTTTTTCTTTACCGTATTTTACTTTCGTGATCGTCGCACCAATAAAATCATCTCGTGTGAGTTCATTCGGCAATTGTGCCGTGACACCAAATCTCTCACAACAACCTTGATGTCCTTCCATTGCTAACACTATCGGTAATCCATGTGTGGTGTGTACGACCACACCGTTATAACTGCACCACTCGTCATCGTCGTCTATATCATATAACTCGAGAGCGGCGTGAACTTCTTCAGATCTATTATTAATCGGATCGGAACCATAAGAAGAATATTCATATTTACAAATAAAATCATCCGATATGTTCTGCACACGAACAACATTCGTCAAATTTCTGTGATGACGAATCTCCATATCTGAATCATTAGAGACTTGCGAGTATATAACATTATAATTGTTGATATGATATCAATGACATTCATATCGACAAAATATGTCTATTTAAAATCTCCAGATGATATCAATGATGATAACGCATTAATCTCTGACATATAACGCATAACGAATTCCATATAACTCAGATACATCAAATTTGCGATATGTCGAGTATTTTATGAGCGATTCTCTGTTTTTACGATTACTCCAATCGATTTTCAGAACATTTTTTTGATTAGAATCGTACACGTATTTTTCACCATTGCACACAAACGCCGTTGCTACATGATAACTTCCGGTTTTCAATTTCATCGCATACACAACATGAGATAGTCTGTAATTTTTGATTCTCAGTTTTATCATCCATATAGTCGGAATATCGGAAACGACAACGAATTTCTTCGTTGCACCAGGTTCGAACTCGAACTCATACCCAGACATTTTTTCATAAGAATCCGGGCCAAAACACCGTGTTAATAATTGATCAATGGCCTGTTCAGGTTGAAACCCTCTCTTGCCCTTTGTAACATCTTCGGTTAGTCTCCCCGGTGTGAAGAATCGTTTCACGAGATGCACTCCCTCGTTAACCGCTCTCGGTTTATAATTAGGACTGTGAATCCTGAGAGCATACGAATATACGTACTTCTTGGTTAACTGAAGAGGACATGCATCAGTTTGATCGACTTTTTTGAGTTCTTTTATTTCATCCTGAGACAATTTTCGCATGTCTTCGAGTAAAATAGACGACGTTGCAGTTCCCATGACGATTCCATTCAAAGGGGCATTGAACCAACATGTTGATGAACGTTGTCCAACCCCTCTCGGGGCACATCCGAACGTATCTGGGAGGATGATTTGTTTACCTCTCGTTGGTTTAGTCACCATTGACTTGCTAATGGGTTCGATAGGAACGGTAGAAACAGAACATTTCTGTTGTATTTTTTTATATACAGGCCCGTCTTTCTTGATTTTACGACCTGTTGCAGGATTGACCAAAGGATTCGTTTTCCATTTTGCGCACAAATCTGATGCCTTTGGGCTTAAACCACGTGATTCTAACGAAGCCACTTTTGGTGAAACTTTGGGTGTGAACAATTTTTTAACATACACTTTTTTACCATCTTGAACCACGTGCGTACGACCTTTTTCGTCTTTGAAAACTTTACGTTTCTTTGCGTTTACTTTTCCTGTTTCCATTTATAATAATCAAATATTATTATCACGCGGGTTCTGATACCGTGTGAACTCAAACGTAATCGGGTTCTGAACAGATGGTTACAACCGAAAAAATTTCTCTAACTAGAAAAAAAAATAAAAAAAAAAATTTAGAAAAAGTATTAATCCTATCAAAATTGATGTGCCGTGTTCATGTATGATTAATCCTATTAATCGGTAATATTATTTTTTTCTAAAATAATAACTTAACGATCTGTAAGTATCGTATGGTAAACATGAAAACGTACGACATCAAACTACACACTTGTGGTTGTGGTTATGAAACCGTAAATACTAGCAATGCTAATAGACATCAGAAAACAAAATGTGGTCACGAAATGAAAACGGAAACAAAGATATTCTTGCTCCAAGAAGAAGTCACGAAATTGTACGGTAATACAACTCAAACGAACATCACGGTTCCGGGAGATCACAACACGGTCATCGGAAAATACATCGACAATAAGCAAATCACGATCAATCTCACAATTCCCGATGGTGACACTCGCACGGTCATTTACAAGGCGTTGAAGTCGCCACAATTTCAAAGAGATCTCAACGGAGAGTTTCAACCGGAGAACATTCCCGCATTGATATTTCGTCACACGAAGGGACTCGGAAACACGACGAGGCCCAAAGGAGAAAAGTTAATCCACGTGGAAGACGATAAGGTGCACGAAAAAGATTCCGGCGGAGCAGTCGTGAAGACGACGCTGAACAAGTATGCGAGAAAGTTCATAAACGATGCCACGTGTGCGATAGAGAACAACATTGACATTATACAACCGAAGTTTGCGAAGGAGCTCGTCGAAGATCTGAAAACTCCGAATCTCCCGGGACACAAACGCGGTGAAAAAGTATCGGGAGCGGAAGCATTGAAGAATTATGCGACTGGTGCCCATGTGGTGTATAAGTATCCGCCAGAAACGAAGGGATTCGTCGATCGCGCCGTCGATGCTGTGAAGAATGAAATTCGTCATGCGAATGGTTAAATCCAATCCAATGCTTTCGCGATGTTAGGGAATTCTTCGACAAAGATGTCTTTGCATGCATTCGCAAGTTCTATATGTTCTTTTTGAGTTCCATTGGCCGTTCGAAGCTCGATGTAATGAATCCAGTCTCGAATTGTACCAGACATATAAATGGTTGTCGTCGTGCTCAGAGGAAGAACGAATCGTGCACATTCCTTTGCGATCCCTTTTTCAAGAGCTTTATTGTATAGATCAACACTCTGAGTATACAACTTTTCTTGCTCGGTATTCCACCACGTCTGTTCTTCTTCCGATACCGTGTCTAATGAATTTTGACGATTAGTGTGGTCTTGGAAACGTGCTTGTTGAGGTGTTGGAATTTCTATAACAGATGCATATCTCTGACTAAATTCCTGAAAGTGAAAACTCCGGTGACGAAGAACTTGAGCGGCGATGCCTCGAGACGTTTTCAGTTCGAGAGTCATAAATGCTTGTTCAAAAATTGACCAGTGTTTGTGGCGAATGCAATACTTTAGAAGCCCCGCTGCGGTCTTATTGTTAATTTGATTTTCAGGATTGGAGACACGCGCCGCATACGCGATCAACTGCTCGGCGGTGTTGACACCTTCGATGACGGGTTTAGAAACGGAAATGAGTTTTGCGGACATTATGTTCTGATGTATAATATCAGTGTTATTTAAATTGATAAATTGATAATTTGTCGATATGTTGTAAGTAAAGAAACCTTGCTAAAAGAGATGAGATGTATAGAGATAAGTATATGTACGATAGCCTATCAAATATTTTCTAAAACGTCAATCTACTCCTACAATATGAAAAAATATCATTTGTTCTATTATTTATATCGACTGTGTTTTATATTAAAATGAATAATAATATATCAGTATAAGCAAAAATGGCCAAGTCATTCAACTCCTCCTTCAACGAGATGTTCTCTGGTGTGTCCAACAAGGACAAGAATGTTCGCGACGAATGGATTTCGAAGGGTAGTAGTTTTATCAACTCTATGAACCCATATTCTGTGAAGATGGTGCTTCCCAAGGTTTTCTTCGCTATGAAGGATCCTAAATGGCAGACCAAGGAGTTTGCTTGTGGTTTCCTGGAAAATCTCGCGCTTACCCACAAGAATGTATGTGTCTACCTTCCCGAAATCGTACCGGTGGTGACAGATTGTATGCTTGACCTGAAGCAAGTGGTAAAGGATAGTGCCACGAAGGCTCTTATCGCGTGTTGTCAAATTGATAACAAAGACATCGAACCCTTCATTCCCCATCTTGTGAAGAGCATTGGTTCTCCTCAGGACGTCCCCGAGTGTGTCCACAACCTATCTGCGACCACGTTCGTCCAGTCGGTCGACGCGAAGACCCTGTCTATCCTGACCCCGCTACTCGTCCGCGGGCTTGCCGATCGCACCACCCCCGTTCGGCGTAAGACGTGTGTTATCATCCGGAACATGGCGAAACTTGTGGACGACCCTTCCGACGCCGCTAAATTCGCCTACCTCCTGGTTGATAAGATTAAGTCCGCTGCCGAAGGTATGTCTAACCCCGAAGCTCGGAAGGTCGCGGAAGAGTGTCTCGACATTCTGTCATCCATTGATACCAGTTTTGTGAATACAACCGAAAATACTGATATTACGTCCGTCGTAAAGAAATACACTGACGATTACGAGTATGTCAGTGGTATTGTAGAGCACCTGATTGACTTGAAGGAATTCAATGTGGATATCTGGAAATCAGCGATTGACGTTGAAGACTTCTCTGGGTTGTACGACACATGTTTCGAGGAAGTCAAGAAGAAGAATGTGACCAATGATGACGACGAAGAAGTCGGTGAGGATCTGTGTGATTGTGAATTTTCTCTGGCATATGGTGGAAAAATTCTTCTGAACAATACGCGGTTCAATCTGAAGCGTGGAAACCGCTACGGTCTGTGTGGGCCAAACGGGGCGGGTAAATCAACTCTGATGCGCGCTATTGTGAACGGTCAGCTTGAAGGGTTCCCCTCTGCGGATGTTTTGAAAACTGCTTACGTGGAACACGATCTCGACGGGTCCGATTCTAACATGGCTATCATTGACTTCATTGCCAATGATGAACAAGTAAAGGAAAACATTTGGTCTCGTGAAAAGATCGTAACTACTCTAGAATCGGTTGGCTTTGATATTGAGCGCCAATCTGCCCCAATTAACACTCTTTCAGGAGGGTGGAAAATGAAACTCGCTCTTGCACGTGCAATGCTCCTGAACGCAAAGCTACTACTTCTTGACGAGCCGACCAACCATCTTTCTGTGTCTAACGTGAGGTGGCTGATTGAATACCTGATCAACCTTAAGGACGTTTCGTGCGTGATTGTGTCACACGACTCCGGGTTCCTCGACGCTGTTTGCACCTCTATTATCCATTACGAACCTAACCTAAAGCTGAAGAAGTACAAGGGAAATCTGTCCGAGTTCGTGAAGAAGCGTCCCGAATCAGCGAGTTACTACGCCCTTACCGAGACGAAGACCACGTGGAAGTTCCCCGAGCCCGGGTTCCTCGAGGGTATCACTTCGAAGGACCGTGCCATCATGAAGCTACGCGGTGTGGGGTTCAAGTATCCGGGTACGGAAAAACTAATCTTTGACAACGTGAATGCCCAGGTATCGCTGAACTCCAGGATTGGTGTGGTAGGCGAAAATGGTGCGGGAAAAAGCACTCTCATTAAGGTGCTCACGGGGCAAATGGAAGCCACCAACGGAAGTGTTTGGAAGCATCCAAATATGCGTCTTGCTTACGTGGCACAGCATGCTTTCCACCACATCGAGGATCATCTTGACATGACACCCAACCAGTATATCCAATGGCGTTATGCCTCCGGTGAAGACAAAGAGACCCTTGACGTCGTTTCTAGGAAGAACAACGAAGAAGAACTAAAGAAGATGTATGACACTAAAGTCGTTGACGGAGTGAAGAAAATTCTTGACAAGATTCTTGGTCGCCGCAAGCTGAAAAAATCTTACGAGTACGAGGTTCAGTGGAAAAACGATGAGACTACCCAATGGATATCTCGCGAACGCCTCGAGGAGTATGGTTTCGGAAAACTTCTGAACGACATTGACACCAAAGAAGCCGTCGCAAACGGTATGTTCAAGCCACTGACCGCAAAGAACGTGGAAGAACATATGGCAAATGTTGGTCTCGACCCTGAATTTACAACTCATTCTCGCATTCGTGGTCTATCTGGCGGGCAAAAGCTGAAATTGGTTATCGGCGCTGCTCTATGGCAACAACCCCACGTGATCGTTTTGGACGAACCGACCAACTTCGTTGACCGTGAGAGTCTCGGAGCAATGGCCGAAGCACTTAAGAACTTTGGTGGAGGTGTCGTGATCATTAGTCATAGCAACGAATTTGTTAAAAATGTATGTATCGAGAACTGGACTGTTGATGGTGGCGTTGTCCATATTACTGGGCAATCTGCTGCGATGCTCGACGCGATCAAGCTGGAACTCAAGAAGGAAACTGAATACACGGATGCTCTTGGAAATACAATCAAGATTAAGGAAGAAAAGCGTGAACTGAGTCGTCAGGAGAAAAAGAAGCGAGCGAAGGAACGTAAAATGAGGAAGGCGCGTGGTGAAGAAGTATCCGATAGCGACGACGAATACTAAATGACTTAAGAAAATACATCTGATAATTGTAAGAATATTTGTATCATTTGTGTCGTTTTTATCATATCAACACTTGTAAACTTATAAACACTCACGACCATTGAACTATAAATATTTCGTGTGTGTTATCAAACATATCTAAATTCAAAGTAATCAAAGAATTCACCATGTTTAAAACTATAATTTCGAATCGGGATACTTCGCTCGCAAAGACTATTGACTTCAACAAGTATCTCGACACTGGCGATAACGGAATTGACACCACTTCAATTGAGTCTCGTGTGGAGACTTATGGGAAGAATGACATTCCCAAGATCCCTCCGAAGACATTTGGAAAGATTTTGTGGGAGGCGTGCAAAGATCCTCTGATCGGTATTTTGGCATTCTCCGGAACTGTTGCACTTATCTTCGGCACCGTGTTCGAGGAACAGCGTAATCGTCACGAGTGGATCGAAGGAATCGCAATTTGGTTTACCATTTGTGTGGTAGTATGTATCGGTGCATATAACAACTATAAACAAGAATGTGCGTTTCACAAGTTAAATTCTAAAAATGATGAATACTCGGTTAAAGTGATTCGTGACGGATCTGAGCAGCAGATTTCCAACAAATCTCTTGTCGTCGGTGATCTGGTTATCCTGGAATCCGGCGATAAGGTGCCTGCAGATGGATATCTAGTCGAGACTTTTTCACTCGGTCTTGACGAGTCTGCTCTTACCGGAGAAACTATTACCGTATACAAGGATTTCGAAACAGATCCCTGGTTTCGTTCGGGCAGTGTTGTGACCGAGGGGCATGGTAAGATGTATGTGATTGCTGTTGGCAAGGAGAGCGAGTACGGTCGCACTCTTGCACTAGTTCAGAAGAAGACCGCCAAGACTCCTCTTCAACGTCGAATCAACAGATTTGTCAAGTGGTGTGGTATCGTTGCGAGTATTATTAGCATAGCTGTATTTATCGGCCTGACGATTCGATGGGCTGTAACCGAGCCTCGCACTTCTATTTCCGAGGGGCCTCTGAGATTTATTGTTTTTTCAATTTCTATTCTGGTCGTTGGTCTCCCAGAGGGTCTTCCTGCGGCAGTTTTGATTACTCTAACCACTTCAATCAAGAAGATGATGAATGATCACCTCTTCGTGCGTCATCTGTCTGCTTGCGAGACCCTGGGCAGTACATCCATGCTTCTGAGTGATAAGACCGGGACGATGACCGAAAATAAGATGACCGTGATGAAGATCGTCGTGTGCGACAATATGTTCGATCATCTACCTCCAATTGGAAATATGGGAGCCATTTTCGACGATATTTTCGTAAACTGTTCGATTAACTCTACCGCTTTCATTAAAGATAACATAGGAATTGGTAGTCAGACGGAAGTCGCCATGATTAACTTTATCAACTTTTATGGCAAGTCATATGAGAACATTCGTGCAGAGTACAAGTCCAAGATAACTGCGATGACTCCATTTTCATCTAAGACCAAGATGTCATCTACCGAAGTAGATGGATGTAGATATACGAAGGGCGCGTCGGAGATTATTCTGAGTATGTGTGATTCTGTTGCTGTTGCAGATGGTACGATCGAACTCACTCCTGAACTACGAGAAATGTACACTGGATACATCAATTCTCTTGCAAGTACGGGTCTTCGCACTATTGGTATCTCGAAGAATACCATGCTATTATGTATTTTTGGTATCAAGGATCCTGTTCGTAAGAGCGTGCCTTTTGCCTTGAAGATGTGTGAGAATGCTGGTATTGGAGTGGTGATGGTCACCGGTGATAACATTCAGACGGCAAAGCACATCGCCAGTGAAATTGATATGTTGAAGTTCGGAGATATCGTTATCGAAGGTAAGGAATTTCGTGCAATGAGTAAGGATGAGCGAATTGTTATAGCGCCTAAGTTGAAAGTTCTTGCTCGTTCATCCCCAGAGGATAAGTATGAACTTGTTCAGCTCATGAAAGATCTTGGTCATGTCGTTGCATCGAGTGGCGATGGTGCTAACGATGCTCCGGCTCTTAAGGAGGCAGACGTTGGATGTGCCATGGGGAGTGGAACAGATATTGCAAAGGAATCAGCCGACATCGTCATCCTGAACGATGATTTCGAGTCGATTGTCAATGGCGTAAAATGGGGACGTTCTATCATGTCCAACATCAGATCGTTTATCTCTTTTCAGGTGGCGATTAATATTATCGCTCTCATCGTCGTATCAACCGCTGCATTTGCTAAAGGCGAAACTCCTTTGAATGTTGTCCAACTTCTGTATGTTAACCTCGTCATGGATTCTATTGCAGCAGTTGCTCTGACCGCAACACCCCCTTCGGATAAACTGATGTCTAAAAAACCTGGGCATCGTGACCAATTCGTGATCACGTTTGACATGTTACGAAGTATCATTCCTCAGAGTGTTTATCAAATAGTGGTTCAATTGACTATGTATTTTATCACACCTACGATGGTGGACACCAATATTTATCAGCTGTCTGGGTTCATGTTCAACACATTCATCTTCTGCCAGATATTCAATCTCGTCAACGTGGCATCTCCTGATTCTGTTTTTCCCATCCTCAAGATTTATCGAAAGAAGGTATTGATGCTTTGTATCGTGCTCATGGTGGGTGTGCAGGTTTCTATCATGTTTCTTCTCGGAACTGTTTTCAAAACCGAGGATATTTCGGCGAATATGTGGGTGATTTCAGTGGGAATCGGATTTGGAAGTTCTATAGTTCATGTTGTTACAATGTGTGTTCATAAATGGTTGCAAGACGAATAAAGTCGAATAACAACTTAAATTTAAGAAAAATACATTTTAGTAATTTATGAGCATTTTCGTCATCACAAAGTTAGGAAATACCAAAGAGCTCGCTGGAATTCCACACTCTCATGCAATAAGAAATATACATGGAAGTGCAGTTTTCGGTTTCAGACAGCTTCCAGTCGCAGCGAAAATAGCCAGAGCTATAGACTACAGAATGAAAAATCATGAGACCATGATATTTACCGAAGATCTCATGGAACCTATTTCGAATTTATCGATCGGAAATCGTGTATTCTTGAAAAAACATCCTGATGAAAAACGTCCATTAGCGAGAGTTTCCGTATACAGAACATCCGATGAACATATCATGAAATATGCAATTGCCATGAACATGTCGGTTATCGTGTTAGGTGAAACGAATGACGTGATCTTCGTGGAGGAGATCATGTCACCGACGACGAACGACTCCGAATTGACGACTTCGTATTTGAATCATATTTTTGAAAATGAGATGTGATTTCTTTCGTGATATATCAACATTTTTAGTAATTTAAGAAAATACATTTTATAATTGTAGATTATGAGTCTGTTTGTAATTTCGACTATTGCTGATACGAAGAACATGGCTGGTATTCCACACACAAATGCAGTCAAAAACATACACGGAAGCGCATTATTCGGGTTTAGACGACTTCCAATCGCAGCGAAGTTTGCACTCGCGATTGATTTTCACATGCGACACAATTCTAACGTATTCGACGAAACTCTCATGTCGCCAATTTCCGAGTTATCTAAAGGAGATTTCATCACGTTGCACACTAGACCTAGTTTCAACAATGTGAATCGACCATTCGAACGAGTCACGATCTCACGCGTGAAAGAGGAAGAAATTTTAAATTATGCATCGGCAATGCAAATTTCTGTGATTCTTCTGAGCGAAAAGCACAAGGAAATATATGTCGAAGACATTCTGTCGCCCGCGAGATCCGTGGAATTTTCGGCGGGGTATCTGAATTACTTATTTAATGATCTATGAATGACACACGTGTATATCGACACTTCGAATAATTTAAGGAACTCGACAGCGTGTAATGTATATATATATATAAATGCCTCGTAAATGCAAGTGTGAAAGACAATGTCAACCATATTTCGGATTTCCGGGTGATAAAATTCCGACATGGTGTTCGAAGTGCCCCGATAAACCAGGAAATGCGATCAATATCGTATCGAAAAAATGCAAGTGTGGAAAATCTCAACCATATTTCGGACTTCCTGGACAAAAGGCACAATGGTGCTCTGGTTGTAAATCAGATGAGGCGATCGACGTCAAGAATAAGAAATGCAAATGTGGAAAATCTCAACCATATTTCGGTATTCCTGGTGAGAAAGCACAATGGTGCTCTGGTTGTAAGCCAGACGACGCGATCGACGTCGTGAATAAGAAATGCAAGTGTGGAAATGGTTATCCGATTTATGGTCTTCCGGACGAAAAAGCATTATGGTGTTCGAAATGTAAATCAAATGATGCGATCAATGTCGTATCGAAAAAATGTCCATGTGAAAATGGTTATCCGATTTATGGTATTCCTGGTGATAAAACTCCAACATGGTGTAAGAATTGTAAACCAGGAGATGCAATTAACGTCGCATCCAAAAAATGTCCATGTGGAAAACAATCAAAATTTGGGCTTCCGGGACAAAAGGCAGAATGGTGTTCGGAGTGTAAACCGGATAATGCTATAGATGTTGTCAATCCTATATGTTCCGGATACGACGGCGTTCCATGTCCCGTCAGAACACATCTCGCCAACGGGAAACAATATTGTCTCTCATGTGACCCGGACGAGTATCGACGCTTATCTCGAAAGAAAGACGAGCACGCGTTCTTTTGCTTCCTCGAGAAACACGACATCGAAGTCACTCAGAGAGAATATCGCATCGATTATAGATGCATCGACACAAATAAGTCCCACGCGTTCATTGACGGCGTCATCATCACTCCGGACATCGTGATGTGTCTCGAAGTCGACGAGAATGCTCATAGACATTATGAGTCCGGATGCGACAAGGCTCGGATGCATCTTGCGAGCACCGAACTACTCCTCGCATTTCCGGAGCATCATATCGCATGGGTCCGCGTGAATCCGACGATCGGCGACTTCGACCGCAGTGACAAGGCGTTGAAGGTCCGAGACGAGCGATACTTTGAGGCTGTTTTGTTGATACGAGATTTGATACAGAACCCAAGAACCGATGTAATGTATGTCGGATATTCATGATATCGACATCGTCAATTTTAATATCTTTTTTTATGATGATATGATAGGAATTAAATGTTTCTCAAACTCCCAATGGGGGTGAGAGCGATGCCTCTATCGAAAGTTCACAGAGAAGCACTTTTAGGCGGGATCATATCTTTAGGAGTCGATGTCTCACTCCAAAAAATGTCTAAAACCTCGGTAAACTTTGGAAGAACAGCTCGTATCGTCTCATTTTCCGTATTGTCCACATATCCTCAAGCACGATACTTCGATGTGTTGGACTCTATTTTTCATAAAAAGACATTGCAATCCGCGATCAATAAGACGATCCTGAATCAGATTTTCTTTGCACCCGTCAATATTTCTTGCGCGATTACATGGAATTTATTTTTTGAATCGAAATCAGAATTTATAGTTTCCAAGTTGAAATCATCCGTCGTACCTTCGATGATCGAAGGAGCGTCGTTCTGGATTCCTCTGAACATCATAGGGTTTTATCTGATTCCCGATTATCACAGAATAATGTTTTTCAAGCTTTGCAGTATCCCATATAAGTTCATATTTACGAACAGGATATTCAAAAAATAATATTTGAGTAATTTATACATGATTAAACAAGTCATAGCATTCGCGAAGAAACACTGGTTCGTCATTTTAGCCGTACTCGCCATCGTGATCATAGGATTCATCCTTCTTGGTAAGAAGAAAGAAAGAATGTACGACTACGAGATAGCGGGATGTAGTACATGTGATGCCGGTGACGCAGGTGTCCTCCTCGACACCGAGCAAGAAATGTATCAGATGCCCGATGACTATTATTCGGGTGACGAATCCGCGGCACCTGCAGATAGCGATCAACTGGTTTTGTTGAACCCAGATGAGACGGGTGCTGTCGTCACCGATCGTGAGGATTCTCTCGAGGCCGCTGTATATGACGACAGCGAAAATTCTGAATATGCCGATATGACATTCGCTGAGGAGGTTGCCGACGATCTAGAAGAAGATGTAGTGTACGATGATTCCGAATTAGATCATGTTGATGAAAATGAGGTGGAAGAGGAAGAAAATTCTTTCGTAGCAGAGGATGTTGCAGAGGGAGAAGACGACTTGCAACTTATCCCTATGGACGAGTCTTACGAGACCGACTTCATGTTACTGTGATCTTCGTGTACAACAACCCAAGAACCACGTCTATGAATTATTTTCACTTTCGAGGCCTTGAAAATAACATAGCTCATACAAATTAATAATGTAATAAAACAAACAAGCATAACAATTTAAGAAAATTATATTTATAGTTCTTAAATTGTTATGGAACCCGAGATTTCTACACTCGAAGATGCTAAGAAATACAAAGACATTGACGACCTAAAATTACGCCTTCTCGAGGAAGGAAAAATGAGATATGATGATCTCGAAGTATTAGAGATGGTGAAAAACCAAGTTCTCCCGTTCGACGAATATCAAGAACTTTTAACGGATAGATATAACGAAAAAAGTAACCTTGTTAAGTTCACCGCACAAGTAGTTATCTCCGCAGCTGTCACTGCTTTTTGTATGGCGATGATAATCGTCGAGAAAGATAATCCAGGTACCAATGGTGAAGGTATTTATCTTCCAATTATTTCTGGAATTCTCGGATATTGGCTTCCTAATCCCGATTACTCAAAAATTCTACCGAAGAAAAATAGCGGTGTGATTCGAAAAAACGAACAATAGTAATTTAACATTTAACTAAATTATTATTTATAATTCCAATGTGCACATTGATAAAACTTACGAGCGAATACACTTCTCGTGCGATTGCTTTTGCATCTAAAAATTTTACGACATCTGAACCGACATCGATCGCTCTCAAACTCACCACATGTGATTTCACGACGTCTTTTCAAAATATCATGAAACAATGTGTAGAACATGATCATTCGTTTGCGTTTGTGGATGCAAATGATAACATCAAGGCGCAAATTCTTAATATTCCTTATGAATATTATGAAAATATGCATTATGGCAATATCAGAGAAACAGATCCTATGTTCGATCTCTTCGGAAATCTCGACGTGTACACTCCGAATGATAAGTGTTTGTACGTATTCGCGATCGGTTCGGAAGATTCGGGCAAAGGTCTCGCGACTAAACTTCTCGAAAAAACCATAGAAGATTCCTCTTCACATGGGTTCAAGTACATATGTGGAGATTGTACAAACTTCATTTCACAACACATGTTCGAAAAGTATGGATTTGAAACAATCGGATCCGTAAAGTATAAGGAATATCGATACGGAATTACGAGACCTTTCGATTCGATCAATTGCACGGAATACATAAAACGAATGGTGAAGACTATGTAACTGCTTTCGATCACACCATATCAAAAAGTTGGTTCGCGCTATCTTTCCTGAACAGTGGAATATTGTTACCTGGTGCAATTAGACCGTTTTGTTCAGCCTTTGTTATGAGGTTGATATATGAAATATCACAATTATCCACCAGTTTTACTTCTATGTTATAATTTGGATTCAGTTCATGTAGTTGTTCTTCCGACTCGAACCATTTTCCAAAAAATGAATTGTGTTTTCCATATTTAGAAGTTGCCTTGTAAATAATACCAGCGTTTCCTTCGAAACAGCTCTTCTTTTCGTATACACGGCACAATTTAGATTGTTGGTGATAATTTTTATTTTCTTCATTTTTCGTGATGAATCCGCAGATACAATGATAGTATGTCATCATTTTAATAATGTTCTTTGGAACGAATATTAAAGTTTTATATGTAAAATTGTTGATATGGGTGCCATAGATATCGGTATGAAAGCCGGAGGATATTTATGATATGATGTGTGATTAATACTTAAGTTGCATTTCTATCAAGAAATAATACACCAGGGAGCACTCTCGACCCCTTGAGCGTTGCAAGTTCCGGGCGTCTGAATGCAGATTCTCCGCCTCCGGAGAAAGGAAGACTTGCATCTCTGACGTATAGAGCATATGCTCTGATACCGCTTAAAATCTGCTTCAGACATTCGGTGATGACGAGTGTATTAAGTTTTTTCAGTCCCGCTTTGATATTTCCGTCGAACGTGGAATCTTGCACATAAATTCCGGCCATCATCATGATAAGCTCATCTTCATTTTGCGGTCCAATGTCGAAAGAAGTATATCGCTTCGTTTCCGATATCAATTTTTTCTGTATGAAGTCGACATTTTTTCTACTGAAAAATTCTGTATTGAACGGAGCTGGCGATTCGTGAAGGATTCTGAGAGCTGCCGCCACGGTTGGTTCTAGAGTGCTGTTTCCAAAATCTCCAGATAACTTATATGGATTATCCGTGGGAAAAGCCATGTTTTGGATAAAATTTCCTAGCGCTTCCATTATGTTTTAATATACGTAAATAATTTATTATTTAAATTTTAACCAAATGCACCGAACGATCCCGGATTTCTCGAGGAACGAATACGACTATATGGCACTCGAAGACTTTCTGATGATTGTCGAGACATCGGTCTTTTCATCTGAGGCGCAGTCATCGGTCTTTGAAATTTAGACGGTGCAGTCATCGGTCTTTGAAATTTAGACGATACTGACATCGAACGTGAAGATTGTGGCAAGCTTGGCATTCTCGATTTCGTTCTAGCGGAATTTCCCATGAATTTTTGTTGTTGTTTTTGAATTGATTTTTGTTTTTTTGCGGATTGCTGTTTCATGGATTGTTGTTGTTTTTGAATTGATTTTTGTTTTTTTGCGGATTGCTGTTTCATGGATTGTTTCTTCATAGCTCTCTGCGCTCTTATGGCGGCGTTTTCTTTTGCTTTGCGTTCCGCAGCAGCGCGACGTTCCGCTTCTTCACGTTTTTTACGCGCTTGTTCGATTTGTTTTGCTTGTTGTTTTTGACGACCTAATTCAGCGCGTTTTTGCTTCCACTCGTTAGTCTTCCCTGAGGCTATCTGTACACGCGGGACTTGTTCAGCCTTCGCTGTATCGAGTCTGAATTTCAATTGCATATTCTGTCTTTGTTTTTGGAGTCTCGCTTTTACTTCTGGAGGTGCTGATGCGATTTTTTTGTTCAGTTGCGCTATTTTTTTAGCATGCGTTGTTTGAAGGGCACGTATGCTTTGTTTTTTAGATTTTGCATTCACTATAGCGGCTCTCTTCAAAACGTCGCTTACGTCTCTGGAAATAAACGTCGTCTGACCAGGGGTGCACTGAGATGGATCGACACTGCACGGGATGACTCTGCCAACGGAACCGTCTTTCATGCTTTGAAGGGGGTATTTCCTCGGGTCGTATTTCTTTCCCGCGGAGAATTTCCCCTTTTGATTTATCTTCGTACGATTGTACTTGTAATCAAGTTGCGTTCCTTTTTGACCCGGTGTTCTCGTGATTTTACCGTCTTTTGATCTTACAGTGCTCGTGAGTCTGTCAATGGTAAAATAGGGAGTTCTGTATTTCTTATAATAACTTATGTCTCTCACGGCATTCTGCTTGCTATAAGGTAATAGTGCAAGAACCCTCGGTGGAACGTCCGTGTACCCATGATATTTCCTCAGTGCATATATCCTGGGATCTTTCCCGAGGCGTTGTTCGAGTTTTTGAGTAGAAACCACTTTGTAGCTATGTCTCAACCGATATCCTCGTACACAGTCGTTGATATCATCGTTCGCGTCCTGAAGACTATACACCTGCGGTGGAAATTCGTTAAGGTTTTTGATTCCATAAAGTTCTTTTAATGCCCATGCCCTACGATCTGCGTATTGCGGGACTTTTGAGCATTTTCCAGAACGGATTGCCGGGACGTATACCGAACCTCCAGTCCCTTTACTCGTCGTATTTCCCATAATATACATATACACTATTTTTTTTATTTACACCGGTTGTTGCTGAGTGATACAATGCAAATTCCCTCCACCGAGGAGAATCTCCCGTGAATAAAATCCGATTATTTCTCGTTCCGGGAAAATTTCCTCGAATTTCTTGTGAGCGAGGGCATCGTATTTCTCATCACCGAAAGTTGGGAAGATAATCGCCCCGTTAGGCATTACGAAATTCACATAACTTGCAGCGAGACGATCGCCTGCTCTACGCGGAACCGCGAGACCTGTATTTACGACTCCCGCGGCTTCCTCTTCAGTGATGAACATATCACTTGGGATATGGATTTTATGGATGGTCAGTTTGCGTCCTTTTGCGTCTCTTTCCCGTGTCAAAAGTTTATACGCATTTTTTGAACGTTCATATTGGGGATGTTTAGGATCATCGGTCCATGCCAGGATAACTTCACCGGGTCGTGAAAAACAAGCCATGTTATCAACATGCCCATTTGTTTCGTCATTTGCAACACCATATTCTAGCCAGATGATTTTCTCGACATTAAGGTATTCTTTGAGATAATATTCAATATCTTGTTGGCTCATGGTGGGGTTCCTGCCGGCGGACAATAGACATTCTTTTGTCGTTATAAGCGTCCCTTCGCCATCGACGTGAATCGAGCCCCCTTCGAGTACGAAACCTGGTGTTTTGATAATGGGAACATTAGAAATCCTAGCCATATATTCGGCGATTTTTTGGTCATTTTTCCAGGTCGTGTATAAACCATCAAAATTCCCGCCCCACGAATTGAAATCCCATGAAATTGCTTTGACATTTTTACCATTTGTGATAAAAGTTGCGCCTGTGTCTCGAGCCCAACAATCATCTGAGTCGGCTGTCACCATTTTAACACTTGAATCATGTAGGAGTTCCATCGCCTTGTTTAGATGGTCTCTTGAAACGATCATGATGACTTCTTCGAATTCTGAAATTTTACGTGCAAGATTTGTGATTGTTTGCTGGGCGGGAACTGCTTCTTGTCTCCAGTTATCGTTACGAAATGGGAAAATCATCCATGTTCGTTTATGTTGTTCGAATTCCCCTGGCATGTAAAAACCAGTTTGTTTGGGCGTCATTATTACAATACTAAAATAGAGTTTACAATGTTCATTAATATAATCATTTGTCGATACAGAGGGTTTTCATATCCGGGAGTCTTGAAAAAATTACATATTCATCATCATCGTATGTTTTGGTAAAGAAATTTTTGTCTACGCGATGGAACAAATCTTTTTCGAATTTCTTCTTGAACGCAAATCGTTTTGCCTTGTTGAAGAAAACACCGAATTCTTTCATAACGAATTCTTGAACAGAACCGAGAACGATCAAACCAATGTTGTCTGGTATACTACCGTTGAAAGGGATGCTCATGAGTTTTTTGTACGCTTCCATATCTTTGATGGATGTGTAATCGTGATAGGGATACGTAACGCGACCGAGACTATGAATTTCATCTTTGATCTGTGGAATATCTTGAAGCCCACAAGACATCACGGTTTCTCCACGGGCGCGAATAATACTGGAATACTGGACTAGCAACGACATTTTTCTGAAAATATGAGTATTAACAGAAATATATACTATAATTTATTTGTCATTCCCGGGTAAAATACACTCATTGACGTATTGACGTGACACTTGGTGCTTTCTCCTGTCTTAAAAAACTTTTGTAAATTGTCTCTAAATCACTTTTTGCCTCTTCCATTTCGGAAGACATCTTGTCCATTACGACAGATATCTTGTCCAAACGAATATGAATTTTTTCTATTGCAGCATCATGATCATTTTTCTGTTTATTCAATTCCGAAGTGAACTCTTGTCTAAATTGATTCAATTCCGAAGTGAACTCTTGTCTAAATTGATCAAGTTGAGACTGTATAGAAACAGGGTTTACCATTTTTTATATAAGTATATTTAAATTCTTATAAACAATTACATCGTCGATATGAGTTAACAATTGTATCGCACGAGTGCGTAGTATATCAGATATACCAATCCAAACAGATACGCGAATGCCGCGTACAGCACGCGCATCGCCACATGGTCTCCTTTTGAGCAGTTCCAGCTCAGCCACACGGCGTAAATTCCCACGATGAATGTGAGAACAGACCGCACGGTATTTGCGGTTTTCAATTTCTTTTTATCTACGAATACATCTGTGAAATTTTCTTTAGGTTTTAAAAACTCCGTCAAGAAAAACGCGTCCATGTTATATACTTAATAATTTAAAAAAATCACGAACATCATCATATGACATTTGACGCCAGCAAATTACGCTCCGTACGTCGTGGTAAGTACGAACAATTGCGATACGACAATCAACCGATCAAACTTCTTTTCGAAAACTGTTATATCGTTCGTGGAGTGTACGATAAGTACGTCCGTTTAGATTTATCAAAATCATCCGGAGACCGCAGTGCACTGCTCAAGATTCACGAGTACATCAAAGATGTCGCAAACCCTAACTTTTCTCCGTTGAAATATGCTGCCGAAAATAGATCATGGGATGATATAGTGTGCAAGATCTCGAACGCAGAGTGGAATCCATTCGAAAAACACATTAACAAAGGTGATAAAGTCGACGTCGTATTATCACCTGGTTCATTCGGTTCATTCGGATGGTGTTTAAATATCAAACAAGTATGGTGTAAATAATTATACTACATTATCACCATATCGTTCTAATCCGTCGAATTTGTCTTCTACGAACTTACTTACTTCGTTCGCAAAATGAGTTTGTGAGAGCATGTACAAATTGGTAAATGCGAATGCAGTAACGCCTGCACCAAGATCTTGTGGGTCCATGAACGGGATGAATGTTGCTGCTAAAATGAGCACACCGATGATAATAGTAAATTGTGCAACTAGTGATATACCAGTTACTACTTTACCATCTTTCGGGAATCTTTTGTGAATGGTGCAATTTACATGCTTGTTTGCGATTCCAGTTACAATACCGAGCAAAAGTCCCAGTAGCGAGTGAGTCACAATGGTATAATATGGTAATTTGCGCACCATTCTTTATTATTTGAAAACATTTTATATTTTATTATCATGCGGAACACACGAGACAATCGTTGTCTATAGTCACCGCGATGGCAGAGGACGACGGTTTCGATCTCAGATAATATTGCAATGTCTTGAGTCCACTCTTCCATCCGTAGAAGAGCATGGACGTCACGTTCTTCAATGTTGGTTGGGCGAGAAACAGATTCATGCTTTGTGTCTGGTCCACGAACGGTCCGCGATCCGCCGCCATGTCGATCACGCTTTTCATGGAGAGATCCCATGCCGTTTTATACACGGCCTTCACGCTCGGGTGAATTCCGATCACTTTCTGGATGCTACCACCATTTGCAATGATTTGATTTTTCATACTTTCACTCCATGTTCCGCGTTCGATGAGTTCTCTGACGAGATACGAGTTGACCACTGGGAATTCTCCCGCCAACGTACGTCGGGAATATAGATTAGAGGTGATCGGTTCGAACGCTTCTATGCTCCCGCATATCTGAGCGGTACTCGCGGTAGGCATGAGCGCGGTCACCAGAGAATTTCGAACGCCTTTTTTGACACGCTCTTCGAGTCCGCGCCAGTCGAGATTGCTCTTAGGAGTGACATCCCACAAGTGGTACTGCAGGATGCCTTTGCTCGCGGGAGACCCTTCGAATGTTGGATAAGGACCGTGGATCTCAGCGAGTTCTATCGATGCTTCTACAGCGGCGTAGTAGATATGTTCGAAGATTTCGCGGTTGAGATCCCTGGCTTCCGATGAGTCGAATGGGAGCTTCAGTTTGAAGAATACATCCTGAAGTCCTTGAACTCCAACACCGATGGGGCGTCGCAGTTTATTAGATGTTTCCGCTTCTTTGATCGGATATGACATGACGTCGATGGATCTGTCGAGGTTTTTCGCGAGGATTTTCACGTTTTTACGCAGGTCATCGAAGTCGAACTTGTCGTTTTTAACATAGTTCTTTAGAACGACGCTTCCGATGACACACACTGCAGTCTCCTCCTTCGATGTATACTCGACAATCTCATTGCATAAGTTACTTCCACGAATGGTCCCGGCATTCATTTGCATGTTCTTTTTGTTTACCGCATCTTTGTTGGATACATATGGTTGACCCGTTTCTATGATGGTTGTGACCATAGTATTCCACACATCACGAGCCTTTACCACATTTTTCGCTTTTCCCTCTGCTTCGTAACGTTCATATAGTTCCGCATATTCATCTCCAAATGCATCTGTGAGGCCGGGGCATTCACTCGGATCGAACAGACTCCACTGAGCATCTGTTTCGACTCGTTTCATGAAGAGATCGTTCAGCCACACCGCATAAAACAGATTTCGAGCTCGTAGCGATTCTTCACCTTGATTTCGTTTCATCAGCAAGAAATCCATGACATCCGGGTGATGTGGTTCAAGATAAATCGCGAAAGAACCCTTCCTCCGACCTCCTTGGTTCGCATAAGCGGATGTCGTATCGAACACCTTCAACATAGGCACGATACCATCCGATTCTCCATTGGTTCCATTGATCCTCGAGCCGCGTCCGCGAATTTCGGATATGTTGATCCCAAGACCTCCACCATGCTTGGACAACTGAGCACAATCGCCGAGAACTTTGTAAATATCACCGAGTGAGTCTTCGACCGTAACGAGAAAACAGCTTGCAAGTTGCGCCTTTTTGAAACCAGCGTTGAAAAGAGTGGGACTTGCGTGTGTGAATTTACGACATGAAAGAGCATCGTAAGTTTCTTTTACTCTGGCGATGTCAGATCCCCACAGACCGATCGCCACGCGAAGATATACGTGTTGGGGGCGTTCTACGATCTTATTATTCACTTTGGTGAGATATAGACGTTCCATCGTTTTGAATCCGAAATAATCGAAATCATAGTCGCGATCATAATCGATGAAAGATTGATATTCGTCGGCATGTTTTTCGATATTTTCTTTGAAATCGTCACTGAGAAGATGAGCAATTTCAGCATATGCGTCCGTGATTTTGTCATGAGTTTGTTTTTGCAGATTCGAAACGCTGATTCGAGCAGCGAGAATACCATAGTCGGGATGTTCGGTCGTCATGCTGGCCGATTTGTCCGCTGTTAGTTCGTCCAATTGAACGGTGCTGATTCCATCAACGATAGACGCACATACCGATGCCACAATTTTCGAAACATCTACGGACAGACCGGTCATGGCACGTGAACCTTTGTATACCGGTTTAGAATCTATAGGCCAACAGAGACGTTGAATGCGCTGAAGAATTTTGTCGAAGCTGATGTTTTCCTTTGATCCATCGCGCTTGAGAACTACCATCAATCGATTCATCGGTCTGCCTACCATATAAATATAGTTAAGTTACAATCTTTTGACACACTTAAGTAATATAAATTGTCGATATGATAATATTATCGTTTTCTGACTGGGCGACTCACTTGTCTTCCTATAACTTTGTAGCCACCGAGTTTAGCCAAATCGCTTCGAATGTACACCACGGTCGAACGTGCTACACCGTTGAAACATAGTTCTTTAGATAGTTGATTAGGTTTTGCGATATTCATTTTACATGCCGCAGTGTTTATGCAAAATGCCTTGTTCGCTGCCCAATCGGCAGCCATGAGACTGCATGGCATATCCTTGATGACACTTCCGGACCCACTCATCGCTGGGTCTCCACTGCGAGCAGTCCAACCATTGTAAATATATCTATTATTGTTGCAAGTGACACCAGCTACGGCGTGAGCGACTGAACAACTTTGCGTTCTAACTTCACCTCCTAGAATACAAGAGTCTAGAATATAATTCCTAGAATTATATTGGATTATTTTGTTGTGAATATCATTTGAAATTCCAGACACGGAACCTAATGCGGGTCTTGGACCTCCCCACAAACCCTGAATGTAATCTTCCCCACCATCTCTATGCAAAAGTAATACTTCGGGGTTATTCGTATCGACAAATGTTCCTCTTGGCGATTGTGTTTTCATCGCTTGTGCCCATAGTTTAGAGTCTAGCGGGAGGTCAACATTGAACCCTGAATATAAAATTTTACCTTTAACGATTCCGATGCCTAAATGTGGCACTCGTAGAAACCCAAGAATTTTGTGAACATATGGATTGTAATGAGCTTCCGAAGAACCGTTCAAAGTAGAATCGAAGAGGTTGGATCTCGTGGCACGCAGGTCTTGAAGAAATTGATGGGGTTGCATATGTTCTACGACTCGTCTAGAAACTTTACCCGAATCGTAACCTTTTATTAGTTGCAATATAGCATCTGCTATCTGTTTCGTATTAGAATATTTAACCATTTTACGAGCGTGCATTCGCATCACCACACGGGTGTACTGGGAAAAAAAGAGCGTCGTGATGAGTGCTGTGAACCAACATATCGCACCTTGTTGTGCAAACGTGAGGACTTTCGAGCATGATGTCACTGGTTTGACTGTCTTGACTGCATATGTTCTTCCACGTTCGTTTTTTATCGTTTGTTGCCGTATCTTTTTTACACCTCCTGTTCTTTGAAATAGCGATGGTGATCTTGGTCTAGACCGTATTGGAGCAGTCTGAGGCGATGATCGTGAGTTTATCACCATAGGCATTGGTTTAGAATTCCGAATCGTACCAAGCACTCTCTGTCTTTCTAGGTCTTGCCGTGATTGTGATGACGATCGTTGTTGGGATAATCTTTTAGATGGAAGAGGTCGTCTTTGTTTTAATTTTGTGTCCATAAGTTAATCAAATATTATTATTACAAGTGACACCGGCTATGGCGTGAGCGACTGAACAGCTTTGCGTTCTAACTTCACCTCCTAGAATACAAGAGTCTAGAATATAATTCCTACCATTAAGTTAATCAAATATTATTCTTGCGGGTAATTTCTACGGAAATCACCCTATATGCCGAATAATATAAGCACTCAGTGTCAAAGACACCGAGAGGTCTAACTTGACCGAGAGGCAAGGAAGGTCTCTACGACCCGGGCACCTGCCTCGGTGCTCAACCATTTCAAGAGGATGTTGCGGGCGGCGTGAATATCGCGGTCGCATACATTACCACAGAAACACTCAAACGTCTTTTTGCTTCCCAGCAGATAGTTAATCTGCCCGCAAACACCACACGTCTTTGAAGTGTATTCCTCTGTTGGTTCGGTGTATAACAACCCTTTTTCCTCACACTTGCCTTTCATACGCATCCTAAAAGTGAAATGACTGATACCAAGCATTGAGCAGTTTGTTTTGTTTTTCAACATCCTGCTAACGCGTTGTGTTTCAAATGGTGGCAACAAGACACCAGAGTATTCGTTTGTGATATCCTTAATAATTTCCCAGTGGTAAGCATCTCGCACACGTTGGTGCTTTCTAAATAATCTCCTACGATGTTCTCTCATTTTACGCTTGAGGGAAACATCTTGACATTTTGAAATTCTGCGGTCGACCAAAGATACTCGGGTCCTTATATCGGTGAGTTTGGCGTTCATATCTTCCCCAAGGGTCTTTGAACCACCATTTGACCCAAAACACGCGAAGGGAGTGCGAACTCCAGGGTCTATAGCAACGATGGGTTTTGTTGTTTGGGTCTTCGTGGTTTTATACACCGGCACCAGCAACCAATGGTCGCCATACGGGTCTCTCTGTATCCTACATTCCGCATCAGGTTTGCCTTCAAACGGCACAGAACCAAAATACCTGACTTGTCCCAGATTTCTTGGTAAAATGATGAGGACACCATCATTGTGTTTTAGATGTGTGCCAATACCGAGAGAGAAACCACATTTTCGTTGATGTTTCTTCGTTTTATACGTCATTTTGAAGTGGTCAATGTTCTTATTTTTCAAGTTCGTAAATGCTGATTTGAAATTATTTGCTGCTTCAAAGATTGCTTGTTGTCTTATTGGTTGAGGACATCCCAACAACCACCTGCGTTTTTGAAAGAATTTGTTGTATGTCCCATCTCTCCTTTTGAGAGACAAAAACGCATTTTGAAGTTCTATTTTGTTTGGGTTATGTGTTTTATCATTTACGGCAGATACCGCTGCGTTGTATGAGTATCTGGCAGCATCCGCAAACTTCATCAACATCATTTTTTGTTGTTTCGTGGGGTTTAGTTTCACTTTCCTGGTGCGTAATACTCTTTTGGCAATTACGTCATTTTGAAACGTATTCACATTTTCGGTTCCCCACGGAATAATTTTCGTGAGTTGTTGTGATTTGCGCGACCACCACGGAGTTAGTTTCGACATTCATAATATTTGCGTTGATTGATTGTATTAAATGAGATGGTTTGTCGATACGAGATATAAATGACAAATTATCCGTACATTATTTTCTTTGTCAGGAAAAACAATGTTCCTCCCCATAGTGCATCAAGAATTGATGTTTTAAAGTCCCATTTGTCAATCAACGCATAGCTCGTGAAATCGTATATTGCATATGCCAGGAAACCCAATAGGAACGCTTTGAAGTTTGTCGTCGTTTCAGATACGAACATATAAAAGAGTGCTATGATTGCTACATAAGCTGCTAACGCACCTGCCATCTTTATCTTAAGAGGAGTGCCTTGGATGGTTTCTATCATCTGCGTAAATAATTTACCTGAAACGGTGTTTATCCATATTAAATCTAGAACGAGTAATATTGCAGATAATTTTATAATTTTTATGACTTCTCCGGTCATTATATCTGTATCGACATTTTTTATTTTTTAATGACATCGAGTAGTATACACCAAATGTCACGGTGTGAAATTTGCAGAAAGAAAACGGGCCTGCTCGGTTTCGTGTGTAAATGTGGACATACTTTTTGCGAAAAACATCGTTTGATGGAATCTCATTCATGTCCCACTTTACAGGCGAAAGAAAGTATCATACTCGAAAAAGTAGTCGCTGATAAACTCGCAAACAGAATGTGAACGCGTGAAATATAGTCTTAAAAAATAAATTATAGTATAATAAGTAAATATGCCCGGAGCCATATCGCAATTAGTCTCGTACGGTGCACAGGACGTCTACCTGACCGGAAATCCTCAGATAACCTTTTTCAAGGCAGTATATCGTCGATACACAAACTTCGCTATGGAATCAATTCAACAGACATTCGATGGTACCACGGATTTTGGTAAATTTCCTACGGTGACCATTTCGAGAAACGGTGATTTGGCGGGTCCAATATGGATAGAAGTGAATCTCCCGAGTCTTCTCGGATACAATATTACCCCGACACCTGCAGAAGGTAACACGTCGAATGTTCAGACATTATCTAATGTGTTCACGGATAGTTATAATAATTATTGGGGGACATATAATCAAGGAACGAACCCACAATACTCGAACTTGATCGCCGCATTCAGTAACGTCGATTATCAATATTATGCGAATGCTGTTACAACTACATATCCTCCGACTGCATTATCTAATGTTATTTATAGTTGGCCGTATATGTTAACGGGTAACGTCGGAACGAGAACGACGGTCGCAAGGCCCACGGCAAACTTGAGATACGTCAACGGGATCGGACTCGCTTTGTTCAATTCTATAGAACTCGAACTAGGTGGGCAACGTATCGACAAACATTATGCAGAGTGGTGGGATATATGGACCGAACTGACCGAGACTGCCGAGAAGATAGAGGGGTATAACACCATGGTTGGCCGATATGATCCTGCTATATACAATGCACGATGGGATGTATCTCAAGCACAAGGCGGGACATATTACATTCCTTTGAAATTTTGTTATAACAGGAATCCTGGTTTATATATGCCTCTCGTCGCTCTTTCATACCATCAGATGAAATTGAACTTCAACATCAATAATTATCTGAATTGTGTCAAGTGCAATTATCCTGTTACTGCATTGACGAGTAAGAATGGTGCTAACCCATTGTCTATTACCAATATGAAGTTATACACGGATTTCGTTTTCCTCGATGCTCCTGAACGTATAAGAATGAGTGAAATTCAGCACGAATATCTCGTGACTCAACTTCAATGGCAAGGATCCGAACCCGTCACAGCCCCTGGTGATCCTAATGGCAGTACCAATCGTAAAATAACTCTCAACTTCAATCATCCCGTGAGAGAACTTGTTTTCGTGTACCAAGCTGCGTCAAATTACGATGTTGATGCAGTTACAGGCAACAACATATTTGATTATGAAATACCTGCGAATCCAACCGCGGTTCCTCCATATGCCGGAGGTGGTGAGGTGTTCACCGAAGTGAAATTGATCATCAATGGAAGTGATCGTTTCTCAGGGCGTCCGGGGGCATATTTCAGACTTGTCCAGCCGTATGAGCATCACGTGCGCGTTCCTAGCAAGAGCGTGTACGTATATTCTTTCGCTCTAGAAGATGCAGATTCGAGACAACCGAATGGATCTGCAAACTTCACCCGTTACGATTCTGTCCAACTTCAACTGACGCTGAACGAAAACTTAGCGTCTGGTCGTGTTCAGATTTATGCTCCCAACTTTAACATTCTGCGTATCGCTGCTGGAATGGGGGGTTTGGCCTTCGCGAACTAGTTCATTACGTTCAATTAATCACAATACATTTATAATAATATTTTTAAGTATTATAAATGGTTTTTAGCAGGCTTGGAAGATCGTTTTCCTCCGCGTTTTCAGGTCCTGGTATTGAAAAATTCGTTGCGAAAATAACTAGTAAAACTGTGATAGTGCCAGTAGTATATTCATTTATCACTATATTCATATTCGCCCTCGTATACGCACTCATTGGGTATAAAAATCATTTTGAAACCAATGATACTAATAAGGATAAAAACATAGAAAACTCTATCATTGCCTCTATAATGCTTCAATCAAATGCTATGGGATCCGTAACGCCTATTACTTCACTCGGTTCTTGGTTAAGTGCTGCTCAGGTGTTGGTTGGATGGTTATGGTATCTGTGTATCGTTTACATAGTTATTTAAAAATTAAAATATTATGATAAACAAATGGACGCATTCATCGTAACAAAGTTGTTTGAAAACAAGAAGGAAAATTTCACTACCGGAAAAAGTCTGATAAACACCATTCAACTCATTCTGAGTCTTACGATCAGTACATATGCAGCATTTCTTTCTTGGAATTGTTCCGTAGGTGATCATCCATTCTTCAGAATTTTATTTGCCATACTCGCTTTCTGGTTTGGCATTCTTTATATCTTATACTACGTTCTTTTAAAGCAAAGTGCATGTAAGTTTTAAATAATAAATTTAACTATTTTTTTTCTTCGAGTGAATAATAATGTTATCTGCATTAATTCATGTAAAAACAAAGGAAAAAAATCCTGTAGAGGATGTCGTGATTCCCATTATTCACAAAATTGTTAAATCTAAAGAACCCAAACAAAAGTCGAAAGAAACTAAAAAACCCAAACAAAAGTCGAAAGAAACTAAAAAACGCACGAAAGTGAAATCGTTCGAAGATGATATAGATTATGCATCGTTCACACCGATCGAAGAAAAACACGAAAATGTTCCTGAACCTTGGAATGATGACGAACTCGATGGAGGAAATGTAAAGTTTATTGATGACAAGAAATACGAGGATGAAAATGAGAAATATCTTCGACAGGATACAGAATGGAAAGATGTTGTAAAACGACAGAAAAATAAGATCGAAGATATCAGCGATAGTGACGAAGATAGTGATGAAGATACATCAAGTGAGATAAAATCTTCAAGCATTGCGTCTCAAGAATACACCGACGAACATATGGACGACACCTATAGCGAAATAGGTGATTTAGCAGATCTCGACGATTTTGACATTGTCGACGATGATTCCGAGATGTGTGACGACGTTTTTTATCCTAAACCCATCGTAAAAGAGCAAAAGGAAAAACCCAAACGAGTGTTCATTGGTGTAGACATTACATTCGACGACGAATTTATACCGTAAAAAAACTTAAGAAAATATGTTTGTGTATTTTAGCATGGAAGAAATCCCAGTACAAGATATCATAGAAGAAATTTCTGTGAAAAAGGAATCGGATAATGATAAAGAAGCCTTCATCGAACTGAGTCTTCAGGACTTTTCCGAAAGTGACATAGATTATCAGGAGGATGATTCTCAAGATGATAACTATATTCAAGTGGACAACATTGGTGATGGTGTCGAACGTATCGTAGACGTTCTAGGAGGAATATTCGTCAACAGTGATGGCAGTACAGTTTCCGACATTTTTACACGTATGAATGAAAACATAGAAAAACACAATGAACTTGTCGAAAAAAACAACAAGATACTTTATCGTCTCTCTAAAGTTCTCGAAGATTTTGTAAAGAAACAATAGGATTAATCAACTTCATTATCAATAGAAAAGTCATGTGATGTTTTGATTTCTTTCTTCAAAGAGTCAAAATACTCATTATTCAGTATGACCAAAGGGTCTAAATTATGTATTTCTTCGGGTTGACGATCTTCGGTTTTTAAATCAAGATCCTTCAAGAAATCTATCGTAGATTGAAAGTTTCGCGTATGTCTTTTTATGAGACACTTCAGTATTGATTTTAGAAAGAAATGTGTATCATATGAATTATTTTTCACCCCTTCTACTTTAAAGTTTCCACTCGTCACTCTTTTGTTTTCGAGTTTTTTTATGTTTGGGACATGAACGAAGTCAAAATCAGTAATTGCCACGAAAATTTTTGTATCGATGTAAAAATTTTCTCCATTCACGAAATATCTCGATGAAATTTTATTGTCTACTTTCTTAACGAGTACATTATTCGTAGATAGGTCATTGTGTCTCCAACCCGGCAATACCTTTTGAGTCGCAGCGATCGTATACAATATTTGGAATATTATGGAACGCAAGAGAGTTTCGTCGTATTTTGTTTTTGTCAAGAACGATGTCAAATCGCATGAAAAAAGTTCCATGAAAGTCACGTTATTATATCGTTTTTGAAATGTAGACAATTGTTTTAATCGTTTTTCTATCATGTCAATCGGTAATTTGTCAATGAACGATTTCACATCGTGAGTAGAATACACATGCACAAAATGAGGAGTTATTTTGCTTTCTGCAAGAATTTTAGTTATCTCCGAAAACTTTCTTGATACCGACACCGCATCCATATCTTTCACTCTTTGTGCTCCTTTGATGTCACCATTTTTCATTTTATCGGAAAAATCATGCACGGTTTCTTCTCTATAATACGATATTTTCATCGCAAATTTGTTCTGTCCGGAGGTCACTACGAACACATCCGAGTATTTACCAGAACCAAGTGGTTTTAATAACGTTGATGACATAAATTATTTTATCATATGCAAATGTAAAAATATCAACGATTTTGCGAATAAAAAAATTTGTCTAAATAAATGGAGTACGCTCGTTCGTATGCGTTATCTCCAAATCCACCGGGTCAAGCAGAATCACATCTCATATCAAGCAGTCTTCGTGCAAAACCTCTCGCAAATATTCCCATAGAAGAAGCACGAGCTGCTTCAAAACTACGTGTCAAACAATCTGGAACTATGTTCAATCCTGTATTATTTGGTGCGAAAAAAATTGGTGGCGGTGCATATGGAACGGCATACATAGTTCGATTAACACCGACGACATCGCAAATTTTGTTGCGGTTCATGACTGATGGAGGTGGAAAGATCGTCAAAGGTGCTCCTCCGATCGGTAAAGACATGATAATTAAAGTTGTGAAACAAAAAAGAAGTATAAGTGATCAGGAATTCTTCAAAGACAACGTGAGAGAAAATGTCGTGCACCGAATTCTATCAACGAGTCAAGGATGCATTGCAAAACACGTTCCAAATTTTTACATGTCATTCATCATCGGTTCTCCACGAAATCACGAGTCGATCACCGTGATGGATGTTGCCGGTGACACTGACTTGAACAGATATGTCAAAAATAAGAAAATACCACCTAAAATGTACGTAGAAATTGAACGTGCAATCTGTTGTCTGTGGCTTGCCGGATATATTCATGGTGATCTTCATCGCGAAAATATAATGATCAACACCAGAACATTTCAAGTGAAACTTATTGATTTCGGATTCGCCACGAAACTACCTCCCAACTTCGTGTCCGTTCTATCGAGAAAAATAAATACTATGATTTCGAGAGGTTATCCAAATAGTCTTGGAGATGTTTGGACGAACAAGCCGATAGATGGAAAAATGAGGCTCGTCAATTATACGAATCGCGTCATGGCCGGTCGAGGATACCCATGGTACAATCCTGATTACAAAATTCTTCGAACATTGTTTAATCAAGTACCTCGAAAGTTGCGATCAAAAATCCCAACAGAACGATCGAATGTGTGGGGGATAAAAATAGAACAAACTTCAAAACCTCAATCGAAACTTCAAGTTCGACCGAAAACGCAACCTCAAGTTCGACCGAAAACGCAACCTCAAGTTGTTCGACCGAAAACGCAACCTCAAGTTCGACCAAAAACGCAACCTCAAGTTCGACCAAAAACACAACCTCAAATTCGACCAAAAACACAACCTCAAATTCGACCAAAAACACAACCTCAAGTTCGGCCAAAAACACAACCTCAAGTTCGACCAAAAACGCAACCTCAAATGCCAAACCCTAAAATACAAAAATCTTCATCGATTATGACGAAAAAATTATCTGATGCTGAAAGAGTTGCTATCTATGCAAGGCGTAAGAAAATGTCTGTAAATGCATCTATTGTCAACTTAGAAAGAAGAAAGACAGAGTGTAGAAGACGAGGATTGACATACAATCCTATAATTCGTCAATGTGTGTCTGGTTCAAGTGTGTCTGGTTCAAGTATGCAGATGAAGACATACAAATGTCGGGAAGATTGTGCTCGTATTGGGAAACAATGCGGTCCTAAAGGAAGATGTGTCAAACTATGATTATAAAAATGTATTTGTAAAAATAAAGTAATGTTCAACGATAGAGTTGTCATAAAAAAATCTCCATTGGGTGGATATGGAGTATTTGCAAAAAAGTCGTTCGATAAGGGAGATCTTATCGAAGAATGTTTATGCATAGTGAGACACAATGATGACTGGGGAATCGCATTAGAGGATTATCTGTTTTCGAGAAAAAATATGTCGGCGATGCCTCTCGGATTCGGTGCGATATTCAATCATGGAAAAGATCCTAATGCCAGACACGAACTCACATCAGGTCTCAAACAGATGCGAGTATTTGCGATAAAATCTATAATTCCTGGTGAAGAAATCAAAATAAGTTACGGAGATGACTATTGGAAATCTCGTCCGAGATTGACACAGAATTAAATGACAAACAATATATTATTGCATATCGTCACATTTTATAATTTAAATAATATCGTGTACACCGGTAGTATCAAAATGACACGAATCACAGTCGTTGGTTGCGGTTATGTGGGAACTGCGTCTGCCGTGCTTCTTGCTCAAAATAATGAGGTCACTATACTAGATATCAGCGACGAACGCATACGACTCATCAAAAATAAGAAGAGTCCCATCGAGGACAAGGAGATCGAAGAGTTTCTCGAGACGAAAGAGTTGAACCTTACCGCGACGACTGACAAGTTTATTGCGTACGAAAACACCGAATTTGTCATCATCGCAACCCCGACTGACTATGACGTTGTTACCAGATATTTTAACACGAAATCTGTGGAAAATGTCATCGGAGACGTGATCAAAAATACACAGACCCGGCCAACTATCGTGATTAAATCCACCATCCCCATCGGATTCGTAGATAAGATGCGTGAACAATTCGACTACAAAAATATCATTTTCTCCCCAGAATTTCTGCGTGAAGGTAGAGCCTTGTATGATAATCTCTATCCATCCCGTATCATCGTAGGAGATGATTCTCCTAGTGCACTTAAGTTCGCAAACCTTCTCGTTGAAGGTTCTAAAACTCCACTTGCCCCTATTCTGACGATGGGAACTCGCGAAGCCGAGGCCGTCAAACTATTCTCTAACACGTATCTTGCAATGCGAGTTGCATACTTCAACGAACTAGATACATTCGCAATGTCTCATGATATGAATGCGAAAGAAATCATCGATGGTGTTACTCTAGAACCTCGAATTGGCCAGGGATATTCGAATCCATCGTTCGGTTACGGAGCTTATTGCTTTCCAAAGGATACGAAGCAATTGCTGGCTAATTTCGAGGGGGTGCCTCAAGATATCATCGGAGCAATTGTAGAATCAAATGAGACTCGCAAGGAAGCGATTGTGAGTGAAGTAGAAAATCGTTTCCCCACGACTATTGGTGTGTATAAGCTCGCTGCTAAATCGGGTTCTGATAATTTTAGGAGTTCTGCAATTGTAGACATAATGAAGCGACTTGCAAACAAAGGCTATCGCATTAAGATTTTCGAACCATCTGTGGAAGAATTCGAAAACTTTGAAGTAGATAACAACCTGACAACATTTGTGACTGAGAGCGATGTAATTATCGCAAACAGAGTTTCTATTGAACATCGTATTCTCTTTGGTAAAAAATTGATCACACGCGATATATATGGCGATAACTAAAATGTTTTCAATACGATGTTGTTGATGATTTCTCTTTCTAAATTACTCGATACGCCGATACATAATTAAATGATATCTATAACGATCTTAACACAATGTCGTTAATGATTTCTCTTTCTAGATGAATATCTTTAATCGCGTAAAAAACATGCAAGATTTTATACTTTTGTATTAAATCTTCTCTTACTTTCTTTGTTGTATGTTGCACTATTCGATAGAAATGATTTTTATTGTTTATAAAAATTGTATGAAGATATTTCTCTACACCTGGTAATGGTTTCGGAATAAAATTCCAGAATTCATCTCTAAGATGATCGCATATCATCATCACTTTCGAAATAAACGCACATTTTTCTTTTAGTGTTGCACATTCGAGATAGTCGAGAATTGTTTTTCCCTTCGTAGTACGAGTATATATAGTTTCTGGATACATCTCGAAGAACATCTCTATCAGTTGAAAATCCAAGAATATGCTCGCGATATGTATCGGTAAAAATCCGGACTTGTTTTTTGTTAATAATGTTTCTGGCATCATGTTGACAATATTTCTGATATTCTCGACCAATAAACTATTTTCGAGCGGCGTTGTATAGAGAGTCGACAACAAGTGAATAGGAAGATCTCCGGAATTATTCGAAACTTTTAGAATATTCGAGTTTATTTTAGCAAGAAACGAAATAGATCCGTCCATATAATAAGAAGTTTTGTATCTCTCGTCACATAGGAATTTCCCACACAAATGCAATGGATAGTTTCCGTTCGTATCGAATACATCGTTTTGTTCTGGATACATATCGTATAAAAATCTAAGAATATCCACCTCACATCCGTAACATGCTGCAATATGCAGAGGATGATGTCCGGCTGAATTCTGACATCTTATTGCACTTTCGTTTCTCGAATACACAAACTTGATGATGTCAAAATCTTTTGTCTTGATCGAAAAGTGAAGCGGAAGATCACCGTCGAAATTCACGATAGTATACGCTTCGGGATACGAATCGAATACGCTCAACAATTCGAGATCACATCCCATGATCGCATACATCAAAGGAGTGAGACCGTACGGAAAATCAATTCCACGAATCATGTCCGGAAATTTTTCGAGGATGAGCTCCAACATTTCTTTTCGAGATCTGCTCACAGCCTCGTGTGCAATGTTATATCCATCATATGGAGATGAGTGAAAATCTCGTAGCAATTCTTTAAATTTTATGATATCGTTGTCTTTGATAGATTTTGTGATTTCCATGTTCTTTTGATTAACGATAAAAAATATATTAAGTTTATATAATCATGAAACTATCAAAACTTATGAGAGAGCCATCGACGGTAATTCTCGTGATTTTATTCGTTCTCATCACTACATTTGTATTGTACAAAAACACTTTCAAAAAATCAAAGATGTATAAAGCGAAAAGTGTCGTCGGAAAAATAATGAACAGTAAAAAACTGAAGAACATAGCGGTGCAACTTCCTGTGCAACTTCCCGTCGGGCCAGGAGGCGGTGAATCTTCTCGCCCCGGAAAACCGATTCCCAGCAGACTTCAATTATCGAATTGCCCGAAGTTCGGTACTCAGATAACGAAAAATTTATTATCTAAAGGATCGAATTCTGAACCCACACTTCTTCCGTTAGATCCGTTAGAAAATGATATCATGTTACCTTCTTTCAAAAACGGAGAAGAATCACAGATACCAAGTTTCTACAAAATTCAAACGACGTTTCCTAAGCTGACTTCCGACAAAAATGCGATATGTGAATCTGATTGGATGAATGACAAATGACAAACGACACTATGTGTATTTATATCTACTCCAAAAATAATATTGCATAAAACAAAAATGTCAATCTGTCCCAAGAAAATCATTCGAAATCAAGTGATATGTATGGCAACGCAGCAAGTCGTCGTAGATCCGATACTTTCCAGTTTAACATCATTTGTGTTGGCGTACGCGATTTCTAAAAAGAATCACCTCATGCAACGAAGATTCGACAAACTTGTATGTCACAAGAAGATCATACACACCGCAAAAACATTACCATTATCGATCGGGACATCGTTCGTCGATACGAATAACGATCATATTCAAGATATGATCGTTACGAATCTTCACACACATCACGAAATTACTCACGAAGTTGTCCATGGTATTATGTTTCTGTTGAAGATTATATCGGTTGTCGTGTGATCAATCTACTTCTTCTATAATTATAGTAGAGCGTTGTTCTGATTCTTCTATTTTTTTCGCTGATAAAATCAACATGATCATCAAACCCGTAAGAGTTCCGAATAATATCACTTCAGAAATTTTCAATGCCATATGATACCGAGTATATATTGCTTAAATTTATTTTGGTGGAACATCTGACCACTTGAATTTATGGAATGAATTCGTCGATAGCTGCACATACGAATTTCACGAGCAACTCTCTATCGTTCGACTTCAAAATCGTTTTATTTTTTTTAACGGAATACCAGATCATTCCTTCCTTGAATTTCACAAATCCGTCTCCGGCCACCATGTCGAACGGTGTTGAGAACTTAAGATCTTCGAAATGAAGCACGAACATCCCACGTTTTCCGATGAGAGAATATATGAAGCGTCTTACATAAATTTCCTGATCATTTTCGACGATCAGATGATGAGGTTCCATATCGGAGTCGAACCATGTCTGCCAGTCGTGAAGCGCCATGATGTAATATATCTCATCTTATATTTGTTTTATATGACAAGTGACGATATGACAAGTGACGATACGACAAGTGACGATACGAGATCATCATATCGTCACATAGGAATATATAATCGTCACGATCTATGATATTGTAACATAATGTCTGATATTGAAACAATCACTCAGATGCTCAAGAATCGTCTCACCATCGGATATGAGAGATATGGTCGCGGACTGCTACATCCTCTGAACGATCATCTCGACTACAAAAAAGAAGCTATGGAAGAAGTACTCGACCAGATTATTTATGCATCAGCGAATGCAGTTCGTAAGACTCCTCAAGTTTCGACGAAACTCGAGGTAGAATACGATAACGATGAACCTCGAGTCAAACTCGATATCACAGTGAATTACGAAATGGAAAATGATGGTAACGATGCAGTGTTGAATAATATCGTTCATCATGCGAACAGAAAATACGAGTACGGTTTCGACAAAATCACAAACGAAAATAATTTGATGTTGCTCGGTCTCGGAGTTCTCAGTTCATATCTCGATACTTGATCATTTCCTCGGAGATGGGGCCCAAAGACCGCAGACACTCGTGATCAACGGTAGGTACGTACTTGATTCTCCTCTTTCCGTCAATAACATGACCATCGAGAACAAAAGAATACTTCCACTGAACATTGCTTGAATTTCGAATTCTGATATTTGCCTATCGAAATTGATTACTTTATTTTCGAGAGGTCGTCGTGCAACTTGTTTCGAACGTGGCTTTGGTATCGGTGTGAGAGATGATCTGTTTGGAACATGTGCCATTCGTATGATGCACATTATTAATTTAAGATATATTATTATAATACTTCAGATAATGATTTTGGCGAGTATTTCGACATCACGATCAAATGTTTTCGTGCATCGCCATGCGAAAAAGATAGCAATAGGATACCCATGTACTTTGAACAGAAACTTCAAAAAAGTTGTTCCATCTCTGGAGCATTCGTTGAACAATGCGGGATGTCCGTTCGAAAATACCGGAACATTCGATCGAGCACGGCATGACGAAGAACGACACTTGATCATGCGTATTGCAGACATGTGGAATGTCGATACTGAAAATATTTGGGGTTACACGACTTCGGGAGGTTCCGAAGGAAATCTCGAAGGACTTTACATAGCACGTGAAAAATATCCCGACGGAATTTTGTACGCAACCGATCAAATTCATTATTCTATCAAGAAAATCGCAAAGTTGTTGAGAATGAAATTCGTCGTTGTTCCGAGTGACAAAAATGGTGCTATGGATATCTGTAAATTCGATTCTATTCTTGACAAGACGAAACCAGCGATCGTTCTTGCGAACATCGGTTCGACATTCGTCGGCGGTGTCGATGATGTCGAACAAATTCATAACATCTTGAAAAGAAACGGTATGAATTTCTACATTCATGCAGATGCCGCTTTCTACGGATTCATTATGAAATATTTACGTCCAGGTTTCTGTGATTATGTATTTTATGATAGCATTTCGGTGTCGTGTCACAAATTTCCAGGAGTTCCGTTTCCGAGTGGGATTTTCATGTGCGTTAAAAAACACGTCGATCATATCAATAATTTCGAAGAAGTGATCCGTCAACGTGACATCACGATTTCTGGTTCTCGAAACGGACATACGAGCATTTTTATGAATTACTTTTTCGACACGATCGATATCGAAAAAGATGTCGAAGATTGTCTCGTTCGAACTGAATATCTCTTCGAACGTCTGAGAGAGGCAGTTCCCGAATGCACACCATGGAAGAACGACAGATCGATCATTGTAGTATTCAAACAACCGAGTGACGAAATAATTATGAAGTGGTCACTAGCGACTGTGCAAGGGAGATCGCACGTTGTTGTCTTGAATCATGTATCTAAAGATATCATCGATGCATTCGTCCACGACATGGCAATGTATTTTGGTAGACGTTAATCATATGTATTCAACTTCTATTCCACATTCGTCAAACATCTCTTTCGAATATTTAAAACTTTCAAGCCATGATGAATCTTTACACGGTTTGCTCGTTATTACTTTCCTGATTCCTGCCTGAATGATCAATTTTGCACACTCATTGCAAGGAAATAATGTTGTGATTATCGAGCACCCATCTAATCTGAAACCATTACGTGCGGCTGTCACGATGGCGTTTGCTTCTGCATGAACAACGTAATTGTATTTATTCGGTTTTTCCCAACGAGCTGTTGTTTCCTCGAAACCCCGTGGCATTCCATTATATCCCACCGATGCTATGTTGTTATTGTTGTCTATAATCATCGTTGCGACTTTCATTTTTGGATCTTTGCTGAATAACTGAGCATGATAACACGCGAGTGAATAAAACTTCTCTGATTTTGACATTTGTTACAAATCGAGTAATCGAGCATGTTAAATTATTACCACTTCGAACTGCTCGCGGTGCTGTCTGCACGTGTGAGATTAAATGAACTAAAAGCATTTGGCTTCGCTGTGAAAGCATTGTTTATGGGAGTGGTGCTCGGAAAAATATTCTTGAATGGTTCGGTCGAGGGAGTCGCGTTGAAGTTGAATGCCGTCATCGGTTTTTGTTCGGGCATCTGGGCCGGAGGCGATGTCGTGGTTGTAAGAAATGTCGGGACAGAAACAGGCGAAGATGTTATATCGGGAGTAGGCATCGGTGCCGCGGCAGGAGCAGGGACATGGGTGGGAACAGGAGCAGGGACATGGGTGGGAACAGGAGCAGGAACGTGATCAGTAGCAGGAGATGTCATCGTCTCTTGTGTCTGAGTGATTTTCACGAAGTCTTGTGGAGCCTTAGGAGGATTTTCATGCTCATTAGACGGTGATGGTTTGTGAAAACGTCTCATAAGAACCGAGTCATATGCGACATCTTCGTTGACGAGAATGAAGGCTTCGATCTTCTCGCGCATCGAAACATTACTCCCCGGAATCTTGAACTCCTTAAAAGGATCTGTCGCTACTATGACTCGAATGTCATCGGCTTGAGCGAACAACATATTCGATGTCAGTTTGTATTCGATATCGGTCATGTCGAGATGATACTTGGCATAGTTGTTCAGAAACTCCACAAACTCCGCCTTCATCGTCGATGAAATCTTGAAGTTATGCTTCTCGATATTCTCGACGAGAGTCTCGAGATGGGAAATGATCGCGGATCGGAATGCCATTTTGTGTTGAACGATTATTATTTGATAATCAACAAACTTCAGTTAAGCTTTTATACACCACAAGTGGTATTTTTAGAATGTCATTTTCTGGGTCAAATGACAAATATTCAACGAAATTTTTAAAAAACTAGTGCTTCGTCATAGTTATCGTAATCAAAATCGATATACGAATGGTTAACATTCATGTAATCTCCTGGAGTAGACGAAACGGGGGACAATGTTCCCAGTTTCAAAAAAAACGTTGACAAAGATTGGCGTACCACGTTAAACCATTGTTTCATACAATTGCTTGTAAGTGTGTTTAGTGATGAAATGATTGTCGAGGACATATTTATATTAACTAGTTGTAATTTATTTCTGGGTCAATTGACAAAAAAATATTTACCAATCATAATGACATCTACCAAGGTTCTAACTATAGTTTTGACGGTAACCGCAATAAATAATCTTATTCTCAGTAAACTTCTCAAACCTAAATAATTTATCATTTGTCATTTGTCATTTGACCCAGGATCATATCAACATATACGATATAAATAACTTAACTTTTCGAACACATCATAATCAAATGGCAAATCGTTACCAAAAATTGTCACAGCGTGATCATGTTCTGGCAAGGCCGGATACATATATAGGATCAACAGCTCCTCAGACGAAGAACGAGTGGGTGTATGTCGATGGAAAAGTCATCAAGAAAGATGTGACATATTCTTCTGCACTTCTAAAAATTTTCGATGAGATCATCACAAACTCTGCCGACTGCTACAATCGCGACAAGAGGTTGACCATATTGAAGATTTGTATCGACGAAACATCCGTGAGTGTATTCAATGATGGTTGTTTGATTCCCATCGAAAAACACGACGTCGAAAAATGTTACATTCCAGAACTTATCTTCGGACATCTGCTCGCTGGTGAAAACTTCGACGACACCGAACAAAGAACCGGAGCAGGGCGTAATGGAATCGGTTCGAAGGCGACGAATATTTTTTCGAAAATATTCGATGTCGAAATTTGCGATGGAAACAAGAAATACAAGCAAACATGGCGAGATAACATGAGTGTCGTGTCGAAGCCGAAGGTGACTACATGCTCGAAGAATCCATACATCACAACAACATTTTTCCCGGACTTCGAACGTTTCGGCGTCGATACATTCGACGACGACATTTTGTCCGTCATGAGGCGGCGTGTGTATGACATGGCAGCTGTACTCGGTAAAGTGAAGGTGATGTTGAATGGCAAACGGTTGGAAATAAAGAACACAGAGGATTATTTTTCTCTGTACATCGGCAGCAAATCCGAAACAAAACGTGCATTCGAACACACACCGGAAGAGTGGGACGTCGGAGTTGCATGTGTCGAGGATTTTACTCCGGTAAGTTTTGTGAACAGCGTCGTCACTCGCGGAGGCACTCATGTTAACGCAGTGTCTGATGTTGTTGTCAAGGCAGTCATCGAAGCTGCCGCAAAGAAGAAAATCATAGTGAAGCCTTCGACCGTGAAGAATCGCATGTTCGTGTTCGTCAACGCGACTATCGTGAATCCTACATTCGATTCGCAGACGAAAGAGATTCTGACATCTCGCAATGCACGCGTGACACTGAGCGAGGCATTCTTGAAGAAGGCCGTCGGAGTCCTTCTCGATGTGGTTATTCAGGAGACGAACGTACGAACTTCTCTCGTCGATCAGAAAGAGCTGAAGAAGACCGACGGTACCAAGAAGATCCGAGTGACTGGAATTCCCAAACTCAACGATGCTACATGGGCTGGAACGAATAACAGCAAAATGTGCACTCTCATTCTGACGGAGGGGGATTCCGCAGCGACACTTGCAATCGCAGGGCTGTCCGTGGTCGGTCGCGAGAGATATGGAGTGTTCCCTCTTCGTGGAAAACTATTGAATGTCCGCGATGCATCCGTGGCAAGCATCACGAAGAACGAAGAAATCACAGCGCTCAAACAAATTCTCGGCCTTCAAACCGGTAAAGTGTACAAAGACACGTCCTCGCTTCGTTACGGTCATGTGATGATCATGACCGACGCGGATGTTGACGGAACTCACATTTCTGGTCTCGTCATGAACTTTTTCCATAGCTGTTTCCCTAATCTTCTAGAAATTCCAGGGTTCTTGAAGAAGTTCATCACGCCTATCGTAGTTGCCAGGAAGGGAAAAGAAGTCAGAGAATTTTTCAGTCTTCCTGACTTCGAAGACTTCGTGAAGACACAAGATATGAAGAAATGGACGACCAAGTATTTTAAGGGGCTTGGTACGAGTTCCAGTGCAGATGCCAAAAAATACTTCAGCAATCTGAAGTCTCTCATGAAGACGTTTATGTGGACTTCCGATTCCGGAGAGCTCATTGACCGTTCTTTCAACAAGTCACGAGCCGAGGATCGCAAGGAGTGGATGACGGCATACGAACCAGGAAATCAACTTGACCACAAGAAGCCCGAGGTTCCCGTTCCCGACTTCATCGACAAGGAACTTATTTTGTTCTCGCGGTACGATCTGGAACGAAGCATTCCGTCGGTCGTTGATGGTTTCAAACCTTCTCAACGGAAAGTGATATATTCAGCTTTCAAGCGCAATTTGACGACCGACGTGAAGGTTGCACAGTTCAGCGGTTACGTTGCAGAGCATAGCGCCTATCACCATGGCGAAGCATCTCTGCAAGGGACCATCGTGAACCTTGCACAGGATTATGTCGGAAGCAATAACATCAACTGGTTGTTGCCGGAGGGCCAGTTCGGTTCGAGATTGCAGGGTGGTAAGGATCACGCGAGTGCACGATATATTTTCACAAAACTGAACCCTCAGACTCGACAGGTTTTCGTCGATACGGACGATAATCTTCTGAAATATCTGTATGATGACGGTGACAAGATCGAACCAGAGTATTATGTGCCTGTTATTCCGAGCATTCTGGTGAATGGTTCGAGTGGAATCGGTACCGGTTGGTCGACTAATATCCCTAGTTACAATCCAAAAGACATCGTAGACAACGTGAAGCGATTGATTGCTGGAGAAGATCTCGTCGAAATGAAACCGTGGTATCGAGGATTCAAAGGTAAGATCGAAGAAACTTCTCCGGACGTATACGTGACGAAGGGATTGTATATGCCAAACGGAAAGACTATTGTGGTTAGTGAACTTCCCATCGGAAAGTGGACTCAGGACTATAAAGAACACCTCGATGGTCTCCTCGAAAAGAAGATTATCTCAGATTTTCGCGAAAAGCATACAGATACGGATGTTCTGTTCGAAATCGATTTCATCGGAAATCCCAACGTTGACATCTTGAAACTCGAGACGACTATCCGTTCGACCAATATGCATGCGTTTGATCCTTATGGAAAAATCAAGAAATACGATACGCCTCTCGATATTATCCGAGAATGGTTCGGTGTTCGGAAGGACTTGTACGTCAAACGTAAGGCATACTTGCTCGAGGATCTGACGCATCGAACGAACATCGCTCAAAACAAGTATCGGTTTATCACGATGGTTAACGATGGCGAAATCATCATCAACAAGAGAAACGAATCGGATATTTCCGCCGAACTCGAGAAATTAAAATTTTATAAAGTCGATGATAAATATGATTATTTGTTGAACATGCGGATCAGTAGTCTTACACTCGAGCGTGCTGAAGAATTGAAACGAGAATCTGTGAAATTGGAAAAGGAACTAGATGATCTTTCGAAAACGACGGAGACCGACATGTGGAACCACGATCTACAATCCGTGATTTGATTGACCATATTGACGATTTGAATAATTTAAGGAACTCATCGACGGGTATTCTAATATTATGCCTACTAAATGCACTTGTGGAAGATGGCCAATTTATGGTCTACCAGGACAAAAAACACGTGTTTGGTGTAGTGATTGTAAACCGGATGAGGCGATCAACGTCATCATGAATAAAAAATGTATGTGTGGAAATGGATGTCCAATTTATGGATTTTCTGGACAAAAAGCAGAATTTTGTTCCGATTGTAAACCGGAAGATGCAATCGACGTCGTTCATAAAAAATGCAAGTGCGGAAATCGAATGACATTCGGGCTTCCGGGACAAAAAGCAGAATTTTGCAAGGAGTGTAAACCGAAAGATGCAATCGATGTCATGAATAAAAAATGCAAGTGTGGAAATCGAATGACATTCGGGCTTCTGGGACAAAAAGCAGAATTTTGCAAGGAGTGTAAACCGAAAGATGCAATCGACGTCGTGAATAAAAAATGCAAGTGTAGAAAATCTCAACCATATTTCGGTCTTCCGGGACAAAAAGCAGAATTTTGCAAGGAGTGTAAACCAGATGAAGCGATCAATGTCGTGAATAAAAAATGTACATGTGGAAATGGATATCCGATTTATGGACTTCCAGATGAAAAAGCACAATGGTGTTTCGATTGCAAACCGGATGAGGCGATCAACGTCGTGAGTAAAATGTGCCCAGGATATGATGGCATTCCATGTCCCGTCAGAACTCGATTAGTCAATGGGAAACAATATTGCCTCTCATGTGATCCAGATGAGTCGAGAAGATTACCTCGCAAGAAAGACGAGCATGCGTTCTTCTGCTTTCTCGACAAGCATGACATCGACGTGACTCAACGAGAATATCGCATCGATTACAGATGTGTTGATACGTCAAAGTCTCATGCGTTCATCGATGGCATCATCATCACTCCGGACGTCGTTCTGTGTCTCGAAGTCGACGAAAACGCCCACAGACACTACGAGACAGGATGCGACAAGGCTCGGATGCATCTCGCGAGCACCGAATTATTATTAGCGTTTCCGAATCATCACATCTCGTGGATCCGTGTGAATCCTACGATCGATGATTACGACCGCAGCGATAAAGCTCTACGACTCCGAGACGAGCGATACTTCGAGGCTGTTTTGTCGATACGAGATTTTTTACAGAATCCGAGAACCGAAATACTTTACATCGGCTACTGATATCATACTTTGATAACGACAATTTCGGTCGTCGTAGATCCGGGTTTCTTACTATTAATCGAACGTCTGGCGACAATTTCATGTATTTCGAATTCTGCGAAAGCATACAATGTATGTTCGGTTTTCGAATTGCTCATCACAAATCGCGGTAACTTCTTCACGACCGAAAAGAGTTGTTCGTGATCGAGAAAGTCCGACACATTGTACTTCGTGAAGGACGTCTTGTTTTCTGGGGCATATGGGGGATCCAGATACACGAAATCATGTTCGCCTACGTCGTTCAAAAAATCCTGATATGGAAGACAAGAGAATTCTACATTTCTGATTTTATCAGACCAAACTCTCAGAAGATCCGCGTTTATCCAATTAGGATTCTTGTAATGACCAAAAGGTACGTTGAATCCGTTCGGACCTTCTCGATACAATCCGCGGAAACACGTTTTGTTCAGATAAATAAACAACGCAGACGCCTTCACGGAAAACTGATTTTCTTTTTTTAGTTCATTGAATAGTTTTCTGTTTTCATAATAATCATCGATATTCTTCAGTTCTTTCAGAGATGATATGAGCTCTTCGGTGTTGTCTCGAATGTCTATATACGTTTGTACGAGATATGCATTCAAGTCGTTTGCTCTGATTTTCTTGATTCGGATGTCCGAATTCAACACGGCCAATAGCACGCTTCCTCCACCCAGAAACGGTTCGTAGTATGTGTCTATGTTGTTTGGGAAATGTTTTATGATGTCGTCGATGAGTTTCTGTTTGCCTCCGACCCATTTGAGAAATGGAGACGACATTGCAACTACCGTGAACTGATCGTTGTTTACAAAATAAAAAGACGATTTTGTCGATATAAAATAAAATTGATAAGTATATGGTCGAAAAAGCGGTTCCGACGGATCCTGTGACATATTCCAGAATAAAATCCCAAGTAAAAAGAGAAGCGAAATCGAGATGGCCCTCAGCATACTTGTCCGGGATCGTCGTTCAGAAATACAAAGCTGCGATGAAGAAGAAGGGCGTTGCATCGTACAAGGCATCTAGTCCTCGAAAATCGACTCCTTTAAAGAGATGGTATGCCGAAAAGTGGATCGACATCAAGACCGGCAAACCATGTGGATCTGTGAGAACGAAAACATATTATCCGACATGTCGTCCATCTGTTCGAAAAGCAGGTTCTCCTGTCACAGTGAAAGAATTGTCTGAGAGACAAAAAAAGAAGATGATACGACAGAAACAAAAGGCTAAGAAAAAAACCGTACATTACAAATATTAGTCATATCGACAAATATCAATTTATAAATTCTAATAGTTATTATATCATAATTATAATCATGTCAAATACCGCGTTTATCAGTCAAGCAGTCGGGCGTGCTGCACTCATGACGAGTCATCTTCCGACCGCATCACCGCGAGTGTATCACCTTGTCAACAATCTTTCTCACAAAGCAAATACGAGAATGTTGTATCTCGGAAAAGACTTGTCATATGCGTTATATGGCAACACCGAGTGTACCGTTCATTGGATCGACGAAGAAGATACCAAATACAATCTGGATAGTGTTGTTCCAAGACCGGATGTATATCCTTATAATTTCATCTGTGCCAATGAAAATATGTTGAGAACGAGTCTTCTTCATACTATCAAAGACAAATTGTCAAAGAATGTGATCATCGCGGTAATGAACACGAGAAACTCTGATACAAAAAAGATCGTTGATAGATCGATCAATAACGTAGATGGTCTCAAGATCGATTATAGACTCGAAATAAACGATATTAACAACAGTCAGGGGTGGGGAGACGGTGTTTTAGTGTATGGTCTAAAGAACAAATTGTGATTCAATATTCTAACAAATTTCCTAAATATTCTTTGTCATATCCCATGAGCCATGCACAAAACTTTCCAGATAGATGTTTTCCGTCCTCTCCTTCGGGAGAAAATTTCACTTGAGTTGGAAGAGAATGACTCGAACGGTCTGTTAATACTCTGCCTCCTGCGGTTCCTTTTCCGTATGAAGCACAAGGAGTGCACCAGAATCTTTTCGTCACTGGTAAAGTGAGCAGTTTTTTCCCATTATGTTTATTCGGTATTTCTCTCGGAGTCAGAAGTATGTTCACGGGTTCTCTGTGTGTCTCCGTGCGAACGAATTCATAATATACATCATCTTTGTAATATCCGTTCGTTATTTTGTCTTCATTGAAACAAATACTTCCTTCTAACGATCCTGGTACGAGAGTCTTCGAGAACGATGGTGAGAAATTTCCGGTGTAGAGACCCGTGAATGCATATCGAATTTGATCGGGAACGACGGAATAACCGGCAAATCTCACGAGACGACTATTTTCATAACTTCGTGAGTCTACCTGTATAGGAGGTCGACCATTTTCCCAGTCGAACTTAGTGACTTCTCGATCGCAAATGAGTGTTTCGCGAATATGATCTTTACGTGTGCACAAACAGAACCAACGATGTCTCGTGTGTAAAGCTCCCACGACTGTGGCTCGCAAAGTAACCCATCGACAATCGTAGCCTAGAGAATCCATAGATCTGATGACGATGTCCAAGTTATACTTGTGACTCAACATGCCAGAGTTTTCTAAAAAGACCATCTTTGGCATGTATTCTTTCGTTATGCGCACGACTTCACCGAATAAGCCGGATTCTGCGTGTTCGAAACCATTTCGTTTACCTGCTATGCTAAAACCGGTGCAAGGGAATCCTCCGGTAATCATATCGATCGGCTCGTCAAAATCACGTTTTGAAAATTTCGTCACATCATCGAACACCGGTTTATCCGGGAACTTTGTAGAGAGAAATTCTTGAGCATCTTTGTTTATCTCGACGAAAGCCATGGGTTCTACGAATCCACGAAGACCATGCGTTATTCCCGCAATTCCGGCGAATAATTCGAGCGCTTTCAAGGTCATATATTCGATATACGTATCTATTAATTAATTTTTATATCTTTTTACGCATATCGACCATATTATGTATTTAACAAAATTTTATTTGATATGATATTCAATGTTTGATATCACGAGCAACAATTCAGACACGATAAAGAAAATTTTTGTAATATTTAATGAGCTCGTCGACATTGCAAATCTGTCTTTCAGAGACGACGGATTGTATGTTCAAAGCATGGACACATCTCATGTATCGTTGATGAATTTGAGAATCGGTAAGGAGTACTTCGAAGACTATTCTATCACTCAAGAGGCAACCGTTGGTATTAAAATATCGAATTTCATCAAGATTCTCGATTGCGTCGGTAACGAAGAAGTTACGATAAGTTTCACATACGACAATCCCGACGAGCTCATCATCAAGTCAGAATACTCTGATTTCAAAATGAAGACTATCGACATCGAAACAGAAGAAATGAACATCCCGGAGATGGACATCGACGTTATCATCGATGCAGATTCTGGAGTCATTCAAAAATATCTGAAGAACGTAGCAGGATTTGGAGATACGGTGAAAATATATACACATGATGACGCCGTGCACATGAAAACGATTGGCGATATCGGTGAAGTCGATCTTCAAATTCACGATCAACGAGTCGAAATCAAGGGAAGGTTATCGTGCGAATTTGCAACACGATATCTGATGACGTTTGCAAAAGCGGCCGGAATTTCTAAGCGAGTCGTCATCAAGTTGCTCGATGATCAACCCGGAATATTTACGTATACTTTCGACGAGGAAAGCGATTCCTACATTTCATTTTTTCTCGCTCCGAAGATGTCCGAAGACGAATGATCAAGTGAGTTTAGATGTCTGGGGACATGACTCCGGGTCTTGATCCCATTCACAATTTTCACAATCATCTCTTGTGAGCCCATAAAAGCTCACAGAAGAACAAGGAACTTCTACTTTCCATCCTAGTTCATCCACGGCAATTTTCAAGAATGTTTTCCATGCATTTTTCCATTCGTCGGAGTGTGAACTTTCTCCCGGATACTTAATGCGTGTTCCGTGAGCTAATTCATGACATATGGACTTGTTCAGTGATCGTTCATCTCTGATGTTCCCGAATCCATCTCTAGGAGCTATTTTTATGATTCCGGTTGTGTGATCGAACATCCCGGATGTGTATGTATTTTTCGTGGCACCTTTCATGAATGGTAACAACTGAACGTCCGAATATTTCATCACGATTTTTTTCGTGAGTTCGCTATCGGAATGATGGTCTTTCAAATGATTTATGAATTGCGAGATCTGATTCTTCAAGAATCTCAGAGTTTTCTCGTCCTGATGTGTATCGACAAAACCAATTGCCGCGGTATCTCGAAATGCAGAGAACATATATCATTCACTTACATTTTTTTGGTCATGTTTCGAACATTCGATGCTTTATTTTTTACGATTTTGTCAAGACGTCTCATAGTATTTTCTGCTTGTAATCTCGACGCTTCCTGGTTTAGAAACTCTGCTCCGCGTTCCAACATCTGACGTTTTGCAGATAAATTCTTCGCTTTGCTGTTCAAAAATTGTCTCTTAGCAGACAAAACTTTCGCTTTCTCTTCGAGTTGTTTTTTGGTGAGTCTTCCGACTGCGGGTTTGCTTTTTCGTCCGGTTGCGGTTCTCACGAATTCTCCTCCTCGAGGGCCTCGGAATATTATGCGTCCTTTCGCATCTTTTTTGCCGGTGTTAGTGGTAGCCATGTATAATATGCATATATTTTTAACAGAGATTCGTGTAAAATATCAAAATATTAAACAAAATTCATTAATAAATGCCGAATGTATCGAGAACTCGACGTTATAATTCAGCGTTCGTGAATGTTCGAGTCAGAACTGAGGAGGATATGGGAGACGAGTGCGGGATATGTCTCCGATCATGGTGCATGGAGGATATTTGTTGCCGTACGTCATCTCAGACGAATTGTTGTTTTCAGTTTTTGTGTTCATCATGCACGGTGAAAATGTCTCTTCGTTGCACATGCGATGAAAATTGTCCGAACGTCATATATATTTGTCCATTTTGTCGAAATATATCAAAATCAGAACCCGTCACTCTATTCTTGGGGGCGAAAAGAGTGTGTAAGAAATGCAGAGATCGTGATAATGATAATGATAATGATAATGATAATGAACAAATAGTAGAATCACCGGAAGAAGAAGAAGAAGCTTAACAAAGAAAAAGTAATAATAAGTAATGATTAATGCAGATTCATATCCATTGCTCATTACTTGTTGGAAAAATCTGTCTTTTGAAAGTCGCATGACCGATGAAAGACAGACAACGATCAGAAGAGTTATGACATTTTATTGGTTTGTTCATGTTATTTTGACCGCGTTATTCACAATATTTGTCATTGTCGATATGTATCCTAATTTGATGAGCACATTTTTGATCATATTACAATTGTACATCATAAAAATATTCGAAAGTCTGAACGAGATGTACTCGAAAGTTATGAATGTCGAAATGACGAGTATTTCATTGATTGAATATATACAAGACGAACTCTTTAAATGTATCGAGGAGAAACATGATCACTTGTATCGTGTCGAGCATGTGAGCAGCAACATACTATGTGATTTGAGAGAGTTCGAAATCGAAATGAAGTGGTATATATTGATATTATCTTCATTTTTTTGGAAAGTACCGAAACATTCGAACTTCATAACGAAAAAAGATGTTGCAAAAGAAGTGTTCGAGAACATATTAAAAAAAAATGTTGATATATTTTAAATGAATTCCAGAGTCATATCTCATAGTGATGATATAATCGCTCGCCCATTCGTAAATTTGTTGAAAGATGATATATCTTTCAACGATTTTGCAGAAGAATGTGCAAAAAAAATTGGTGGAAAACCAGAAGATTGGGAAAAAAGAAACAAAGCTCTTCTTGGGCTATTCGACAACAAACATAAAAAATTAAGAATTGGAACGAGGTTCAAAATTCCTCATCATATCGTTGAAAAAGCTATTAATGACTATGCCTTTTCGTCGAGTTTATCCCAGGATGTTTCGACGAGAACTACAAGCGATTCGAGCCCCACGATGGATGATTTTAACAAAATATCATATTATTCATCTAAGAGCAATGCACATCATCACGATTTTATCACTGAACTTAATAAATCACTGAGAAAAAGTATAGATTATACTCGAAAAATATCGGTTTAAGGTCCGTTATATCTGTTCACCTGATTGCAGGTAGAATTCCACCAACCTTCAGTATGTTTCCATTTAATGAAGCCACATCCTTGTCTCTCCGCTGTTTGTATATCACCACATCTCCCAGGACCTTTCGATTTTCCTCCCCAACTTCCAACGGGTCCGGATGCAATAGATAAATCGGTCAATTCTTGTCCGCTTCCTGCCGGACCTCCACCGTTACATCCTTGACCTGCGGCTCTCCTATCGCCAATATACAGATCAACGTTAGGGTATTTTCCTCCTTTTACCGATTGGTAACAGTAACCATCGTCCCCATAATCTCCGCAGAAGTCATCTAAACGTACAATTCCATTATGTTTTTGTCCATTTGGCATAGTTCGCCCGTCCAAAAACTTCAAATATAATGTGTCTCCGTAATTCAAAGGACCTCCATTCTTCTTTAACAACCTGAAAGGAACTGCTACAGATATGAAAGGTGTAAGATATTTTCCAGTACTTCCTACGTTTGAATATGGAGGGGTGTTGTCGTCGAATGAATACCATGTCATAACGAATTTACCAAGGTTCTTTTTGATACTAACATCGCCGCCTCCGCCGCCGCCCGATTTCACGCATTTTTTACCGTCCCAGTTCCACCCGTTCTTCATGTCGCATACACAACCCTTTCCGTCCCATGTGACGCCTTGTCTGGGGTCACAGACACACTGTCCCTTAGAGTCGCGGGTTTGGAATTGGGGGCATGCACCTTTTACACATTTTTTACCGTCCCAGTTCCACCCGTTCTTCATGTCGCATACACAACTCTTACCGTCCCATGTGACGCCTTGTCTGGGGTCACAGACACACTGTCCCTTAGAATCACGAGTTTGGAACTGAGGGCACGCGCTCGGTCTGGGGGATGGTGTCGGTCTCGGCACAGGAGCAGGTCCCGGTGTTGGTCTCGGCACAGGAGCAGGTTCTGGCGTTGGTCTTGGCACAGGAGCAGGTTCTGGCGTTGGTTCTGGTACTGGTGGTGGTAAGTCGGAGCAAGGTCCTACCTTACATTGAAATTTATCATTTCTACCGGTATCTGTATAACCAGTAGGACAAACGGCTTTACCATCTTTCATTATACGCGTTTTGTAATCACATACATTGGGGTTAAGGGTAGGACAAGATCCTCGTGTACACTGTATTTCTCCGTCAACATCTCCCCATTGGCGCCCAGTATCAGTCCAACCAGGGGGACAAGTCCATTTATTGTCAAAAAACACTCTGGTAATTTGTTCACATGATGGATTTTTTTCTCTTTTTGCAGCTGAAATTAATTCGTTTGCATCTTGTTCAGTCACTCTGTAAATCTCGGATAACTGTTTGATAGCAAGATCTTGATCGTCAGATGTGGCAACATGATTTATGGCAGACAACCACACAGTTCTCACTGAAGGTTTTACGTCATCTGGTATATCAGGTATGTTAATCGTCGGAGATGAAACACCCGTTGCGAGCTCTTGCGCTTCTTTTTGAAGGGTTTTTCGGTATTCATCAAGATCGAGAGCTTGATTTTCAAGTTCATCCGTGGCATCTTGAAGAGACATAACAACATCTTGGTTTATTTTTTGTTGTGCGTTTTCGACGAACTTTGCATCCGCTGCTGATCTATTAAATGCCGTGGATGCATTTATGTTATTTTCTTCGGCTTGTTTTTGATTTTTCAACGTGTTTGTCGTCTGGACGGCAACCACGAGATTTTGTTTTAGTTGTTCAAGCTCTTTCTTAGATTTTGCAAGTTGATTCATGACCGTTTCTTGGTTACCAGACGTTTCATCGAACGTGTTTGATGCAACATTTTCTATGGAATTGACGATATCTTGTTGCTGCTTTAATTTTTCGGTAAGGATCGATTCGTCTACGAGAGCTTTCGTGTACTTCTCGTCTGCTTGCTGTTTCGCGCGTTTTTTTATGAAATGAATCGTCAATGGAATCGCAACACCTAACACAGATAATACTATGACGATGATCGTGATGACTATCCAGATCTTATCCATTTATTATAAACAAATATAATAAAAATAAAGTTATATAGTAAAAATGGCCAATGTTGAGGTTCCTATAAACGTGATTACTGAAATTAATAATCTGAACGAGTTAAACGATGTAAACACCGGAGACGAGGCATCGGGTGGCATCAGCCGATGGTTGATCTACACCATCATAGCACTCGTCGTAGCAGTCGTCATCGGTTTGGTGATCTTCATCGTCAAGAAAGTAAACAATAAAAAACGCGAATCGGGAAAACTCGTTCAAGATGTATCGCAAGTCATAACAGAAAATGTTGATAAAAAGGTCGCGAACGATCTTCTCGACGTTGCTTTACGAGCTCGTACCGAACAAGCACAATTAGAAGCGAATTCGTCGACGAGTGTTCAACTCGCCGCTATTGGTAAAATATCTCAGAGTGATGCGGATATGGCGATCAAAGCGGCTGCGGATGCTAAAATAAAAGCAGACCAAGCGAATATAGAAGCAGCAAAAGCGATAGAAAATATAAGGAAACAGGAGCTTGACAATGCGAACAAGGCGGTTGCCATGGCGACTGCCGATGCCGCTGCAATTAGTGCCACTTATCAAGATAAATCAAAAGACATAATTGATAAAAAACTTAAAGAAGCGGAAGAAACTTACAAACAAGTCGTTCAACAGCGCCAACTTGCAGAAAAAGAATATAACGCGAGTTTAGCCACACGGAGACAAGCGGAACGTAATGTGTACAACAAAAAAGTTACAGAAGCCAATGAAACAATAAAATCAGTTAAAAAAACGGAAGATGTGCTAAAGGTGTTAGATGATAAAATAAAACAAGCAAAAAAAGCCACAGATGATTTCAAGAAAAAAAAACAGGCTGACAAAAATAAACCCTCTGTGCCAACGCCTAAGCCCGCTCCTAAGCCATCACCGGGTCCTAAGCCATCACCGGGTCCTAAGCCATCACCGGGTCCTAAGCCATCACCGGGTCCTAAGCCATCACCACAATGTCCTCAGTTCCAGACTCGCGACTCTAAGGGACAATGTGTTTGCGACCCCAGACAAGGCGTCACATGGGACGGAAAGAGCTGTGTATGCGACATGAAGAACGGATGGAACTGGGACGGTAAAAAATGTGTAAAAGGTGCATGCCCCCAATTCCAAACCCGCGACTCTAAGGGACAATGTGTTTGCGACCCCAGACAAGGCGTCACATGGGACGGAAAGAGTTGTGTATGCGACATGAAGAATGGATGGAACTGGGACGGAAAGAAATGCGTGAAATCTTCTGGAGGCGGAGGCGGTGGTGGAAATACAAGTGGGACGATAACATTAATGAGCAATGAAGAAACTGCTATATTAAACAAAGGAACATATCCAGGACAGGGTGGCAAACGTTATAACAGACAATGGAATGTTCCCGCTAATATGCAGGATAGTTGTTTATTAGAATTTGACGTTTTCTTCCCGAGTAACTTCTGGTTTGACTGTCAGGGGAAAACTCTCGGGTTTTTCTTGTCGAGACCCGGACAGAGAGGAGTCGCTTCTGGATGTGCACGACCCGGAAAACGAACAGGAGCCAGCTATAGAATGATGTGGGGTGGGACCACGTATAACAACGGAAAACGTGTTGGTCGTGGTGGAAATGGAGTATATCCATATTTATACTTCGACGACTCCACGAACAATCTTCAGATTCCTTCGTTGAAACAGACGGAAGATTGCGGGCACTCGATCATGGTGGAGCAATTTTCGAGAAGCATCAAGAGAAATGCATGGAACAATGTCAAGATGGGTCTTAAATTAAATACGATCGGGAGGAGAGATGGTTTGATTTATTTCGAAGTGAATGGACAAAAACAAACCCAAGATCAAGTCGTATGGACATCACGGTCAGATTTCAACATAAAATACATAATAATCGGAACATTTTATGGTGGATGCACAGGACAAAATATTAATAACATCCCAAACACATATTTGAAATATAAGAATGTGAAAATATCTCGATGGAATCCATAAATGACATATTGATAATGAATTCGTATCGACACATGCATCAATTTAAATAAATCTCAGATAAATCTCATATGAGTATTTAAATGAATGCTGTGCAACAACAATATTATAAGAAACTGAACACGAACGCTATCGAATCTGTGAAACAGAAAACGATGTTAGACGAATGTTTATGGACACAATGGTTTAAACATAAAACGAGGAATAATTATGAGATGACCGCCTTTGATGCGTTCGACCTCATGTGTCGAGGATGTTATTATTGCGGAGACATAGCGCTCACTGTCGATCGTCTTGATAGTGATGAGGAACATACGCTCAACAATTGTGTAGGATGTTGCTCAAATTGCAATAGCTCTAAGGGTGCTATCGATCCGAAAACATTCGTGTTGCAGGCTGTGTATCGCACGACATTCGAGTATCCCGATTGCGATGATATATGGCATGACCAAAAATGTAAACCACTATTATCAGGATACAAACGCAATGCAAAAAAACAAGGAAAATCGTTCGACCTGGCCAAAGAACAATTTGCGAAGTTGATCATCAACGCATGTTATTATTGTCACAGAATGCCGACGACATATTTCGGTATCGACAAAATCGATCCAAAAGGTGGATACACAATGGATAATTGCGTCACCGCATGTGCGAGTTGCAATTGGGCAAAGTGGGACCAGTGTGTTGAGGAGTTCATTGCACGAGACAAGCGCATCACCGATAAGTATCTCGCAGGAGATTTCGTTGACATGAAACTCGTCAAAAAAAACACATCGATTCGTCGTTTGATTACCGGAAAATCGATCGTATCCGGCGCGAATCATCCTCTATCAAAAAAGATATATCGATATAATCTTGATGGTTCGTTCATTCGTTCATACGACAGCGTCGCCGAGGCTGTAGAAGACGTTGGTGGAAATCAAGGTAATATTTCATCTTGTGCTTCTGGTAAATCTAAACATAAACATAAACATAAAACTGCGTATGGTTTCAAGTGGTCATATGTTCCACCTGAGGATTTTTTAAATGTTTCTAATATATTATAATGAAAAAAAGATACATTTTCGGTCTCGTGATGCTCGCCTTATGTGCACTCGCTGGAATGAGTGCCGTCGTATACATGAATTGGACGGATATCAAAGATATGTTTTCCGAAACGACCGGAATAGGTAAATCTTCTCTGAAACAAGTGAACGTGTTGGCCGTGCAACCGATACAATCTGCAGTAGTTCCAAAAGACGTCAAAGCCATTCTCGATAAACCGAAAGACGATCCTGTGTTGAAGAAGGATCTCGCTGTCATACAACAGACGAAATCTTCCACAAATATGAAGATAGATACTCTCACGAAGAATGCGGTCGATACTATCAAGAAAGAAAGTGCGGTCGTGAAGACGAAGGCTCCTAAACTCGCGTCCATCGTAGTTGATAACGTGAAGAAAACCGCACTCGACGCTCAGAAGTCCGCGTCTTCTAAATATACGGAATTGATCAAGCAAATCGAAAAGGAAAAGATGAGAGCATCCGTGTTTTTGACAGGTAACCTAACTGAGAAAGAAAAGATTGCAAAGATAAATAACATCGATGCAGAAATGGAACTTGTTGACAACTTCAAACTGGATCCATCGGTCGTTATTACGAAAAAAATGGCAGACTACATGGTGATGAAGGGTGCATTGTGATTGCGTATAATCAAAACATAAAAAAAAATACATATATGTAAAGTAGAATATTCGATGGGAGGAATTATGCAACTCGTGTCTACCGGTTATCAGGATGTCTTTTTGACGGGCGATCCTACGAGAAGTCTGTGGAAACGTCTGATGGCGAGGAAGACAAATTTCGCCATAGAGTCTATCGAAACGGTGTTCGACGTGTTATATGGTTCTCCATCATTCATCAACATCAAGAAAGGTGGCGACTTATTGAAGAGTTGCGTCTTAGAAATTTCGATGAAAAGAACATCCACGGAATCCTTTTATCCTGCGGAACAATTTATAAAATCATTAACCGTTCTCGTCGGTGATCAAGAAGTCGAAAAAATTCAAGATTTTCCTACATGGTCAAGAGTTCACGACGAGTTGTTCAACGACACAGAGATGCGATCTGCTAATTACAGAATGTTGAACTTCAGACCCGACGATCCTGCGGGAGCTGTAAGAACGTTTTATCTCGATCTACCTCTGTTTTTCACAAGATATCTGTCTAACGCGTTGCCATTGATCGCTCTGCAATATCACGAAGTGAAGTTGAAGATAGAATTCGAACCTCCGTACAACATTCCTGGTATAGATTCTACGTATATGCCACAGGTTCGATTTTACGGAGACTATGTGTTTCTCGATAAACCCGAACGTATATACTTTGCACAGGCAGAGCACGAATATATAATCGAACAACTTCAGACATTCTCTACGATTCCGAATGTCTCTGGTAGTGTGAACACTACGATGATCGATCTTCCGTTCACAATGCCATCTAGATACATAATTTGGGTATATAAGACGAATCTTCACGGGCAATACACGACATCTAATAGTACATTCGTCACGAATGAAGGATATGCTCCTCTACAATCCGCAATCATCAAATGTAATGGTATTGATAGATTTTCAGAACGTCCTGGTGGCTATTTTAACATGGTACAGACCACACAATCGCTCGGTCAAGCACCTTCTTGTGGTATTTATATGTATAGTTTCGGAGTTAATGCAGACAAACAAGATCCCGAAGGCACTTTGAACTTTTCGAGACTCGACATGGTCACTTTGAGTCTCACGAGCAAGGCTGCTACAGCTCCCGATATTTCTCAAGTATTTGATCTTTCGACGACTCTGGAAAATGGTATCACGAAATTCAAAAATATCACTATTTTTTCTAAAAATTTCAATGTTCTTCGCATCGTTGAAGGGATGGGTGGTACTTTGTTTTCTAATTAATGTGTCATTTTATCACGGGTTTGATAAGTATTTAACTATCGTAAATATAAATTCCCAAAGAACCAATTACCATGTCTCTCTCGGAATTCGTTTCGGAGTTCCTTTCGGATGAGAACTTCTGGTTTACCCGGAACATCGCCATTGACGAGTATCTAACTACAAAGTATGAGCATCTTTTGGACGAGGACTACTATGACACGGATAATCCCCACCATGTTGTTATACTATTCGACCAACTTCCACGGCACGTGTTTCGTTATACGTATTCTAACCATATTGTAGAATACTTTCTAACAAAGTCCCTCATGTTTTTTGACCGTACTGATCTGACAAAGCTTCCCGATCTTGAGTGGTGTTTTACTCATCTGTGCATCCGTCATACAAAGGACCCCGTGTGGATCCATCGTGTTATCAAAAACACATGGACACGCCTCACCCCCGGATGTCATGAGTTTGTTCACAGATTTTTGAAGGCGTCTTATGAGCGTTGTCCAATGGAGGACCAAGCTCCCTTCATCCATACTACGTACAGGGACACTATCTATGACGCAATGAAACACGCACACACTACATACTTCATCCCAAATGATTATGCTCTCAAAATTAATCGGGATAACCACGTGGTAAAAGCCGTTGAGAAGGCATTGAGAGACGTCAAACCGGGTGAGATTACTATGAGTCTATCCGGTGGTGTTGATTCTATGACTTTATTTCATATTCTCGACGGATTGAGAGGTTTTTACGATTATAAAATGAATGTAGCGATGGTTAATTATACTAACAGGGTGTGTGCGTATGACGAGGAATATTTTGTGACGGATTGGGCAAACTGGTTGGGTTATCCTATTTCAGTTCGTCGCATAGAGGAGATCAACAGAAAGCCGTGCATAGATGCCGACATTCGGACTCTATACGAAACGTATACCAGAAAAGTCCGTTATAATACGTACAAGACAATTTCTCGTGAGGCGTTTGTAGCAATGGGGCATAATAAAGACGATTGTCTCGAGAATATCCTGCAAAATATTTGCAGCGGACATAAATACGACAACTTGAATGGTATGGACATCGTTGTTGTTCAGGATGGTATCAAGTTCTTCAGACCATTGTTGGACGTTTCGAAGGATGATATCATTGAGTATGCTAGAGGTCATAACATTCCTTACCTTCCTAATAGTACACCCGCGCATTTCAAAAGGGGTATGGTACGAAACTCCATAGTACCTTGTATGAACGATTGGGATGATCGTTTCATCCCAGGACTCTTTAAATTGAGGGATACCATGAGGGAAATGAGTATGATGATGGAGATAACCGCGAAAGAGTTTGTGAACAAATTCGAGGGTAACACGGCAATAATTGACGATATGTACATCACGATGGGACAAACCTTTTGGAAGATAGTGTTGAACAAGTTATTCCCTGGAGAAGTCTTCAAAAATAAGATGCTTTCGTATTTCATAGAATCTTTGAGGCATTTTGATGGGTATATGAACTTCGAATTGAATAAGAACATCAAAATAAGATTTACAAAGAAAAGAGCCGATATTGTTATCAAGTTTATATGCACAGACGGTAGCTGTTAATCAAATATCCATGTGCTAAGTTCAGTGGAATTCTAGATGTTGTCGTTCTCGGTTTCTTTGCACTCTGACCGAGAGTCCACAATCTGTCAAGATTTTTCGCGATCACGTCAAAAGTCTGCGCGATGTATTTTGGCGAACGAGAACCGATCAAAGAAATGCTACCTGTTTGAAACACACAACCAGTAGATGCCTTTTTTCCATGTTCGTCTGTTATCGTCAGTTTGACTCCAGGATAACGTTCAGGATCGAAATCTACGTGTTGTCCCGTTTCTCTGATGAGTTCCGTGATAGTCTTTGGAGGAAATGACAGAGGAAAGTTTTGTAGATTCGTGACGAGACTCGATGTGTTGATCATATTTATCTTGAAATCGTTCAGAACCATGAGAAGTTCTTTATTTGTTATTTCATGAATGAACGATGCGATTAATGATGTAATATGAATAAAATCGACGAGATTCGTTATACCAGTGATATGAACGGATCCGTTGTAAAACAATTTCGCAGATTTTCCATCGTGTTTAATGGGAACTTGATGACGGAACTTTCTCTTGTCATGTTGAATTTTCTTGTTGAAGACATCCGAACGATGCTTTTTAATCTTTTGAACTCCGATGTAAAGACCGAGATCATTTTCTTCATTCAATCTTTCTCGGATGTATTCGATAGGAAGTTCTTTCGTCAGCGTTTCATCATATACGAATTTACCCGTGATGGTGATTGTCGTGATCGTCGAAGGAGTGAATTTGATGTGTTTCAGTGTCTTACATGTAGACGTTATATTCGTCATACATCTCAGAAAATCTTCGTTCGTGTGAAAAATCTTATCAATCACATCACTCGATATATACATTTTGACGAATTCTTCAGAAATGTTGCAAAACTCATTGAGAGTTTTAATGAATGTGTCTTTACGATCTTCCAGATTCATTTTAAATTAAAATACAATCATCATGAATTTATATAGCATGATGTTGATATACACATACATATCGACGTTTTGTCTCATAAAGTTAAGTAGAATATGAATATATCACATCAATGACTTCGCTCTTCATCAAGAAACTTGTTGTCGATGCAATCGTTCCCACTCGTGCCACGGAAGGTTCCGCTGGATATGACATTTCTTCGATAGAAGATGTCGTTATTCCGGCATCAGGACGTGTTGCAGTTTCTACAGGACTTTCGATTCGTGTTCCGAATGGTACATATGGCAGGATCGCACCGCGATCGGGTCTCGCGTATAAGTACGGTATCGATGTACTCGCCGGTGTTATCGATTCGGATTTTGTGGGCGAGATAAAAGTGATTCTTTATAATACTTCTGAACTCGATTACATCATCAAAAAAGGTGATCGTATCGCACAACTCATTCTTGAACAGATCATGACTCCAGATGTCGCGATCGTTCTCGAACTCGAGGACACCATGCGTGGTGAAGGAGGATTCGGAAGCACTGGTGTGTAAGAAAGAAAATGACAAATGACAAATTATGTATAAAATAACGTGTTTTGATGTAAACATATCTTATTTCAAAACGCGATAATGAAGTTCAACGGTTCTCTCTTTTCTTATCAGAAAGATGCGCTCACATGGATACTGCAACGTGAATCATCTCATCGAGCTCCCGGTGGATTCCTGTGTCTTGATCCCGGTCTCGGTAAGACGATTTTGACGATGGTCACTATCGCCGTTCACGAGCTCGACCATACGTTGATAGTCGTTCCGAAGAACATCGTGTCTCAGTGGGTTTCGGAGTTCGTGAAATTCACGGATTGTACTCCGCTCGTCGTCGACGCTCGAATGAACAACAAGAAGGAAATCACTCACAAAATGCTGAAGGAACATAAGGTGTGTATCACGAGCATCAGTACCTTCAGTTCTATGAAGGACACTGATGATTGTGCTCTGTTGTCTTTTAAATTCGATCGTCTTGTTATCGATGAAGGGCACCTGATCAGAAACAGACGCTCTAAAAGTTTTTGGGCGATGAATCAGATAAAAGCTCACATTCGATGGATTCTGACCGGTACGTTGATCAACAAGAATCGCAATGATTTCAAGTCGCTTCTCGAGTTCATGAATGTATTCAGTATCAACTTGACTTTGGCGGCAAAAGAGTTTGTTTACAGACGAACGAAGGAAGACGTCGGTCTCGACATTCCAGACTTGATCATCGAAGAGGTTAGAGACGATTTCGAAACGATTGCCGAGAAAGAACTATATGACGAGCTCGTCGAAAATGGTCGTCTGCTTCTGAAGGCATACAATGCCTATGGAGACGGAGAAGGGCGCATGAAGCTTCTCGAGCAGCTCATGCGGATGCGACAATGTGTTACGAATCCTCAACTGCTGTTCATGAAAAGCGACGACGAACGCTGGGAAGGAAATTACACAAAACTGAATATGCTGAAAAGAGAAATTCAAAATAATCCGATCGAGAAAACAATCATTTTCTGCAATTGGATCCATGAGATGATATCTATCGAGAACATGCTTCATTCCATCGGATATGATTCCGTGATGCTGAACGGCAAAACACCTAACGAACAACGTGATATCAATGTCAAGCGCTTCAACGAAGATGACAACATCAATTTCTTCATCGTCCAGATAGAATCTGGCGGCATTGGTTTGAATCTTCAAGTGGCATCTCGTGTGTTCATTAATAGTTTGTCATGGAATGCAACGACTGAAATTCAGGCGATCGCCCGAGCTCATCGTATCGGTCAGACGAAGGACGTGACAGTCAAGCGACTCATCATCAACAACACCTTTGACGAATATGTACTGAATCTGCAGCAGAAGAAGCTTGAAATTGCATCTGAAATTTTTGACGACAAGCGAATCGAGAAATCGCTGCAGCAAACTCGTCAACAGAAGACTTCCACATTCAAGCAACTCATTAATGTCTTCAAATAACTTAAGATTTGTAACAAATAACATAATAAAATGAAACTCATTATCGTCGGTGCACACTCATCGGTTCCGTCAGGATATGGGCGAGTCATGCGTGCTATCGTTCCGAGAATATCGAAATCACATGAAGTGATCGTGTTCGGAATTCATGCGTTCGGACGTAGTGTACATGCAAATATAGAAGAATTCGATGCTCAAACCGCCGAACATGTACGAGGGCTGAACGAACAAGGGTTCTATTATTCGGGACTTTCAGAGTTTATTGATGTTCACAAACCAGATATCGTGATGATTTATAATGATCCGATAGTCATAGGAAACTATTTACTCGCCATTGGAAAATGTTCACACCGAACAAAGATTGTATTATACGTGGATCTCGTCAGCAAAAATATTCGTGAAAACTTGTGGTGGATATTTAGCCATCCAAAAGTTGTTGGCGTGATGGCGATGTCGAAATGTTGGATCTCTGACATACGTAACTATGGTTGCAAAGTTCCGATAAACATCGTGTCTCATTTTGTCGATACGAAAACTATATACGATGCCAGAAAACTGGTGGGACTGAGTGAGTATAACGATGATGTTTTGTTCCTGAATATGAACCGAAATACAGCTCGTAAACGATTAGATATTTATGTTCTCGCAGCCGCGAGATTTATTTCAAAGTATCCTGATACAAAAGTTCGTTTTCTGTGTAACAGCCATCACGAATCGAAGTTCGATTTACATTCTATAGCATTGAGAGAACTCGTTGCCAGCGGCGTCGATAATGTTTTTACACACTTGAATAAGATAATGATAAACAGAACGGTTTTGACCGACGAGCGTGTAGATATGATGTACAACGCGTGTGATGTCATCGTGAACTGTTCCAGTGGAGAAGGATTCGGACTATGTTCCGCGGAAGGTGCCGTGTTGGGAAAACCACTGATAATATCTGCCGTGGGGGGTGCTGATGATTACTTCTCTGACGATTGTGTGTATAAGATCAAACCGAGTGCATGGATATCTGTTGACGATCGTGACGGAATCGGTGGTATCGAGGGAATAATCGATGTGGACGATCTCGTAGAAGCTTTTACATTCTTCAAGGATGAAAAAAATCGTAAGGAATACGGAAAAAGAGTTCAAGATTTCGTAAAAACGAAACCAACATGGGACGATATTTCATCTGACATCATAGATTTTTTTAACAGTCTTCTTCGTGACGAATCCCGATAAAGACCGGGAAACGAGGAGCATCCTTAGAACCCATCTCGAAGTATTTGAATTTCAATAGTTTACCGATGTAAGAGTCCTTATTTTCCCAAAAATGTTTACGCTGCTCGTCGTCGAATCCCGTTCCGATCGAGAACACGACTCCGTCATAATCGACTTCGATAGAACCCATAGTTTCCTCTTCTACTTTTCCGCTCTTGTGCGTCGAACGTTTCGAGTACCCGAGGTTATCCTTCGATTTAGCATTCGTGTTCTTGAGGCGTGGAGACATCGAGATGATAGTCGCTTCCGCGTCCTTGAATTGCTTCATCTTCAGAAGGATACCTTCTTTCAGAGTGGAGCGACCGAACTTGTACTTTCCATCCGGCCTGCGAATCATCACACCTTCAAATCCCTTGGCCAACACATCACGTTCGTATTGCGAAAGCTCATCAATATTGTTGATCTCGACCGGGATCAGAGGAATGATTTTCACTTGTTCGTGTTCGAGGATGTGAGGATGATCGTCAACGTACTTCTTCATGTCGTTCACACGGTCTGTGTATGACTTCATAGGATCGTCGACGACATAATCGAACCAGTAATATGAAAATTTCTCGTCGTACACCTTGTGTCCGGTCATCACGGCGCTCGTCGTTGCCTGGAATGTAGAATCTTCGATACAGATTTCACCATCTGCTCCTTCGGGAAGCAGCTCTGACAACAACTTGTTCATGACGGAATTTCGGATCGGCTTGAATGTTCTGGATAGCATCTGCTGCTGTTTCAGGCTCCTGATGCCATCGATCTTCGGAGTGACGAAGCAAGGAAACTTTACGTCGTCGATATTCTCGAGAGTAGCGGCCAGTAGAGGTTTCGTGATCGTCATACTTGTTATGTTGTGATTATGACGAATACATCCGCTTATAAATATCCGAGAGTTGATACGAGTGTCATTTGTCATTTATTTGTATCGACACTTGACGTATCGGCAAATGACGCAACGCAACCAAAGAAATGTTGTACGATCATGTATGGAAACTCGTTCAATCGAATGAATAATAATATGATCACATGATAAAATGCAACCAGCGAAACAATTTCAAGATTATAAGTTTAATGGCACGGGTGCCTATAGTCTTCAACTAGACCACATTTCATTAGTGGATGCTTCGGATGGAAGTTTCGTCGGTCTCAATGCCGGCACTAAAGTAAAGCTTGCGGGATCGTCTCAAAAAAACACGGCAGTCGGAGCGAACGCGATGACTCAATCATCGACAATTTCAAACACAACCGTCGTGGGCGCGTATGCTGGATATACGATGCAAGATATCGAGTCGTCTGTCGGAGTCGGAACGGGAACGTTCGCTGCAGCGGCGAATTTATTGGGCGTCACGGCCGTCGGATATGCAGCAGCGGAGACGATGCAAAAATCGAGCTATAATACGAGTGTGGGATGGAAATCGTTCGGGAGAGCTGTTTCGGGAGCACGCTCAGTCGCCGTCGGAGCAGCCGCGGGATATTATGCATATGATATGAACGACACGGTACTCGTGGGCGAATCGGCGGGTCGATATGCCCGAACCTCCGATCGTTGTACGTTCGTTGGTGGATCGGCGGGAGCTGCGACCGGGAATGCTACGGACTCATGTTATATGGGATTTCAGGCGGGACAATTCGCAAAAAATGGATCATCGAATTGCTATATAGGCGTGAGAGCCGGTCAGAACAATATCAACGGTGGAAACAATATTTTTATCGGATATCAGGCGGGATCTAATGTTACGAACGTGTATGACACGATCATCATAGGTGGAGGAACCGGAGGTGGTAACGCAAGTAACATCAGCGACTCAGTTATAATCGGTCCTGGTGCCGGAGAAAACATCCAAAACGGAAATCAACTGGTTATCATAGGCTATCAGGCAGGACAATATTTAACCAATGGCTCACGAGACGTTTTTATAGGATACAGAGCTGGACGAAATGCAATACTAGAAAGTGACACGGTTGCAATCGGAAGATGTGCAGGACAGAACACAATATCGGGATCGAACAATGTATGGGTTGGTTCTGATTCCGGTTCATTCGCTACGAGCGCGGCAGAAACTGTAGCAGTTGGAGCAAGAGCCGGGTACAATGCCGGAAATTCTTCACAATCTGTTTTCATTGGAAGAAACGCAGGTTATTTTGGAGGAGACACATCCGTCTTTGTGGGATACGAAGCAGGTTACGGGTCTAATGATATGTCAAATAATAATACCATTGTCGGATATCAAACTGGAAATATTAGGCTTGGAAGTAATAATACCATAGTGGGCTATGGAGCCGGTGACAATGTCGGAACCCTAAATGTCATCGTTGGATATCTGGCAGGTTCTGGTAATGTGGGTGCACTGAATACCATAGTAGGTTCTGCTGCAGGACAAAATGCAGGACTTTTAAATACCATAGTGGGTTCGGCGGCTGGTATCAATAGTTTGGGAAATAGTAACACGTTAATCGGTGCGGCGGCTGGAAATAATATTGTCGGATTAAATAATACTCTAGTTGGATCATTATCAGGTATTTCAATGGGACGTTCGAGCAATAATACATGCGTTGGATGTTTAAGTGGGGCTTTCGGAGCAGAAGGATTTTACAACACATATGTCGGTTTTACAACGGGAAATGCTGGAGATAATAACACTTTCGTCGGATCATTCACGGGAAGATATTCTACTGGCGGTGGAGATAATACACTCGTCGGATATTCAGTCGCATCTAATATCTCGGGAACATTGAACACCGTAATGGGATTTAAAGCGGGTGGTAATATAACCACCGGTGAGAAAAACACCGTGATGGGTGCATTGGCAGGAGACAGAATAATTGATGGTTCATTGAATACTTTTGTGGGTTATGATGCAGGTGGTAGAGGACAACAAAATACCGTCATAGGAGGTCAAAGTGGTAATACGATGACTTCGGCATCTTTCGACAACACACTCGTGGGATACAAATGTGCACCTTTGATGACTTCCGGGAACACGAATACACTCGTGGGAACAAGAGCAGGAAATGTCATGACGACGGGATCATTCAATACCGCAGTAGGAACGTCTGCTGGTGGACGAATCGTTTCCGGCACGTTGAATACATTCGTGGGATACGATACCGGTGGACGAGGAGATAGAAATACGATAATGGGAAGTCAGAGTGGTAATACGATGACTTCGGCATCTTTCGACAACACACTCGTGGGATATGGTTGTGGACCCTTGGTGACTTCCGGGAACACGAATACACTCGTGGGAACAAGAGCAGGAAATGTCATGACGACGGGATCATTCAATACCGCAGTCGGAACGTCTGCCGGTGGACGAAACGTCTCCGGGACGTTAAATACATTCATGGGATACGATACCGGTGGACGAGGAGACAGAAATACGATAATGGGAAGTCAGAGTGGAATGGCGATGACTGCTGCATCTTTCGACAACACGATCGTTGGGACGAAAACCGCAACACTGATGACTTCTGCAACTGAAAACACGATTTTGGGGGCAAATGCTGGAACGCTATACACGACGGGAGGATCAAATACTCTCGTCGGAAAAAATTCTGGTGGATCGAGAGGCGCCGATAATCAGAACACGTTTATCGGTTTTGGAGCTGGTCAAGATTCCAACGGAAGTTCGAATTGTTTCGTGGGATTGAATGCGGGACAAAAACTTGGAAATAGTGATCAAAATGTGTGCGTTGGTTTGTGCAGTGGTTGCGATGCCGATGATGGATCGAACACATTCATGGGATCGTATAGCGGGAGCAATTTGAAAGGAAATAACAATTTAATTTTTGGAATTTCGAGTGGAACAGGTGTGGTTGGCAGCAGCAACATTATTCTTGGTACTACTTCCGGGACAAGTTCAAGAGGTAACACGAATGTAATGATCGGCCCGAGGGTCGGGCGAAATATGACAGGATCCGATAATGTTCTCATCGGATCTGTCATAAACTCGTCTGTAGAAAATCGTTGTGTGTATATAGGAAGAATCTTCAACTCTGTCGACTATAATCAACAATCCATCACGGATACATATATGTTCGGATATAATAATATAATAGGAAATACAGGAACTGTCGATAACACGTTCGTCATCGGATCATTAAATAGAGTAGGTGTACTGGGAGCATCTGGAGCAGACGTGTCGAAGTCGACCATAGTCGGCACAGGTATAAATCTGGCAACATTGACAGACTCGACATGTGTTTTTGGTGCAAATATTAATATGCTCAGAACCGGGACAAATCCTACCTCGGGAACTGTCGTGGTCGGACGAAATGCGAACTTGACGAGCATAACAAATTCTGTGATGCTCGTAAATGGTTCTATACCTGGTGCGTCTCAGCCAGGACGATTACTATTAACGACGAACGGAAACTTGATTTTATCGGGTACCAGTGGAGACTTGACTTTGACAGACGGAGATGGATTTAAAACAACAGGTGGAACTACATGGTCGACTCCATCAGATGAGCGTCTCAAACATGGTATCACGATGGCCAATTTACATCATTGCGTCGATATCATCAGAAATCTCGATCTCAAAAAATACTCGTTGAACGACGAAGTATCAACGAAGAATACTGACAAAAATGTGGTGGGCTGGATCGCACAAGACGTCGAAAAATACATTCCGAAAGCGGTAACCGAACGTGATATGTTCGGATTGATTGATGGTAAGGTTCTCAGTGCTGATCATATTTACAAAACGATGTATGGTGCACTCAAATGGAGCATATCTCGTATCGATGAATTAGAAGATAGAATAAAGTATCTCGAAACTCTCGAAGAACGTGTGAAGTCATTAGAAAATTTTACAAAAATCGTTTGATCGCTTGAAATTCCTCTTCGGACAGCATAGTATCATTTTTCATGAATAAAATATCATACGAAATGAAAGATCCTCTCTTCATACGATCGTATATATCGTTGACATGCCGCTTATACACTTCATATTTTTCATCCGGTTTCTTCACTCCCATGCCTCCGATGGTTATGTTGAGCCCGTCTGGGCCAGTAGAGTCCTCGAGAGCGATGGCGATCTTTTCTATAGCGTCGACCTGATGAGAACCCACGATTGCGAGCGTATTCATTTTGAAATCGGTGTTTGACCGAAGAGCATCTTTGAGCTTGTGACACTTTGATGATTCTCGTCGATGTTCCTTGAGACGTTCGTTGGGCATTCTTCCGGTTTGTCCGATGTATTTTTGTCCTGATGGAAAACTGATCTTGTAAATTCGATGCAACTTACATGAATCTCCAGTACTCTTGAATGTCGATATATTGTTCACGATTCTGATCATGCTATATTGAGCATAATATCGAACGGAATTCATACTTGATGTTGATGGATGAGTATATGTATTTTAAATGATTATTAAATTGTCGTTTGACCAGGGAATGACACATAAATTGACATCTGCACTAATTATTTAACTTATGATCATGAGCGTGTTCATAAATTAATTATAATGTGTATCAGCGATGTTATTTTATATGATAAAACGAGACATATTATCGAAAATTTGCTCTTCGAAGAGCTCGATTCCGACGAAACTCTAAAACTACGCATTCGAGGAATGATCGATGATACATGTTGTTATACGATATATAACAATCCGTTCAGAGTGATATGTTCGGAACGAATTCGAGGAAACGAAATAGTTTGTGTTATTAAAACTATCGACGAGTTCAGAACGAATTTGTTGCGTCTTCCAGATAAACTCAGAATAATCAAGATAACAATAGAAAAAATCATACAGAAGACACGAGAGTTTACTTCGGCGAAAGAGATAAACAAACTTCTCGATACAATTCCAGATGAGTATACGAACGTCTTTATAGATGTGATATACGAAGAGGGACATGTCACGAGAGCTATGATTCGGAAACGTGAAAAATATTTCACGACGTTCGAGACGTCTATACAAAATCCGAATGTAGATGCAGAAATACCACAGATGCCGATCGTCGAATTATATAAAACCGTAAAGACCCATAAAATCTCTATGGGACACATCAAGAGAACGATGCTTCTGGTTTCTCAGTTCTCACGAAACTTTACTTCTGTCACGTCGACGAAGAAGACCGTGTTGTTCGACGCGGAACAATACGCTTTGTATACGATGTCTCTAGATTGTCCGAAGATGAAGTATCATGATGAACTATTAGAAACTTCATGGAATCCAGATAGACTCGCAATGTGTATCGACGAAAATGAGTACAGAGACATAATGGAACGATGGAAGTGAAAATTCGCGGATCTGAGCCGTGAAACATGTCGGATTCCTGAGATGATGTACATTAAAAATTTTTTCAGAAACTAATTTCGTAAAATAAAAAAAAATAAATGATTTTCCGGTATGTTTTTTTCCGGGACTATTTTATTAATTTAAGTAAATTTAATATGTATATTTTAAATGAATACTATCTTTTCGTTTAAAGTATATACTTGTACATGTGGTTTTTATACAGCAGATTCTAGTACTGCTACTAAACATAAAAAATCAAAGTCATGTAAAGACAAGGAAATAAAAAATGATATAATAGAATTCATACGAAGAGACGCCGTCGACCCTCATGGTAATCTCATCCCGACAAACATCACTAACAACACAAATTGTCATAATCAACACGCGAACGTGATCAATAACACCGTGATATTCAATCTTCCCACGAACACACTGAAAGAAGACATGATAAAGTATCTCGAGACCGTGAGGATGTCGGAAGATCCTTCGACGAGCTTCATCATCCAGATGCCCGGAGAGCTTCTCGACAGAACCAGAAGTGCAACTAAATTTCCGGGTGCGCTCACAGAACGCGGTGACAAGATAGTGGAGAAACTTCCCGGTGGCGGTGAGCGCGTCATGGGACGAAAGAAGGCGGTAAAGGTGTTCACGAATGAGGCGGTGGATGCACTATGTAAGAAGCCACCATCCGTGAACACTCGAGATTATTATGAGAAAGAACGAACTATCGGGAAGAAAGAGATGACCATACGAGAAGCGGTGGAAGCGAGCGCCACGAACTCCGTCGATTTTCATCATAAGACACCAACCGAGTTGAAAAAAATAGTGAATCGCATAGAAACACACACGGAAAGTGTGATGAACAAGATAACGAAAGACAATTATCAGAGAGGTGATCGTATAGAAGACTTTTGATACTCTCAAAAATAATATTTGATTATGTTATTAGGAATGCACATCATACTGATACTTCTTCTCGTGGCCATCGTCGCTGCAGCAGCATTTTACTTCATGAAGAAGAGAAAAGAGAAATTCATTATGAAGCTATATCGTCCGACTCCAGTAGTATCACCACCGGCATCAACGTGGGATCCAGCTGATATTCTGACAGCTGTGTTACCGAGTAAAACAGGCCCAAAGCTCGTTGTTGAAAAAGGTGATTATCGCAGGTTCAACAGGATTTAAATATAAATATTAAATTATAGTATGTCTCTCGAATTATCTCCCGGTTTTTTTGACCCACGCATTGCACTTTCTGATGATGAAGAAGACATCATTCCAAAGAACATAAACATAGAGAAAATGAACGAAAACACGCAACCGAAGGAGAACGTGATGTTGAGTTTCGCGAAGTTCATCATACTTAATGTGCGAAAAGAAGATTGTGGATGTGATGGTTGGAAGAGAACATACACGTATTAAGTCGTCCGTGAACATGGATCTCATATCGACGAATTAATCATTTAAATAGACACGATCATGTGAATTTAAACGAACTATGGGATTTATTTACACGCTGACATCACCGAGCAGAAAAAAATACACCGGTCAAACCACGCGATCTATAGAAGAGCGCTTCAAAGACCATAAAAAGAAGTCCGGTAGTTGTAAAGCGATCTCAGGAGCCATACAAAAATACGGATGGGACAACTTCGTAGTGGATTACTACGAGTGTCCAGATGATGAATTGAACAAACACGAACGCTGGATGATAGAGTTAATGGGAACGTTGTCTCCTGGTGGATATAATCTCAGGGAAGGTGGTGGTGCTATCGGAAAACTGAGCGACGAAACCAAACAAAAGATGAGTGAAGCACATACGGAAAAAATCCCAAGTGAACAAACCAGACAAAAGATGAGCGAATCAAAAAAAGGTGAGAAAAATCATAATTATGGAAAAAGTCCAGGGGAAGAAACCAAACAAAAGATGAGTAAAGCACAACGAGGTGATAAGGGACACTGGTATGGAATAAGTCCAAAGGAAGAAACAAGACAAAAGATTAGCGAAGCACTCATTGGAATAACTCGCACCGACGAAACAAAACAAAAGATGAGTGAATCAAAAAAAGGCGAAAAAAATCCTATGTTTGGGAAAACCGGCGAGAATCATAACAGTTCAAAGAGAGTGTATCGTTATGCTCTCGACGATACTTATATTGATTCATTCGGGTCTTGTGAAGAAGCAGGACGACATATAAAAAAAAATGGAAGGAATATCAGAGCATGTGCTTCCGGTAAACCTGGACATAAAACTGCGTATGATTTCAAGTGGTCTTATGTCAAATATTGATTCGTATTAAGTCGTTCGTGGGCGACAACCCGAATATGTTGCCTTGTGCGTCTGATACGTTGCACGAGCTTCTTCTCCCCATCGCTTCTGTTGCAACTGAATATAATCCCCCGAGTAGCCAGGAGCTGCCGGATATTTCCCTGGGCCATCGAAGGTCTTGTCGACCGCGTTGTTCGGCACAACTTTGAAAGTCAGGGCGCATAACATGGTATTGTCGACTCCATTCGTTTCGTATAAAGTTCCATTAGGTCGTTCGAGTCGGAATGTCAGTTTCTGCAGTTTACCTATAGGGTGGAATGCTTTGATAGGTATGCTAGAAAAATCATATCTGGAACGTTCAAATCCGTATCCTATGAGATTTACGATTCCCACACCGGCGGTCGTCGGTTCTCCTATACGATCTCTGTAAATTAGCTGTTCGAGTTCTTTACAACGGATCTTTATGTATCTCGCCCCCGTTATATTCACTATACCGGGAGATGTCATTTCATTTCCATATGCCCCGGCAGTCACATCCGTGCAGAAATATTGACCAGGAAGAACAGAAGTACCATTTATAGCAGCATATGCTCCGGATACCGGTGGTAAGTTAGGATATGCGAACCACAACGCAGTGCAATTTGCAACACTCGACCCGGAGCTTCCCGGGGTGAACTGTATATAATATTGTTCTCCTTGAATAAAGTTTGCGTTCACCACGGTGGGTGATGAGACGGATGGAGTGAGATCATCATTCGTTGAAATCAATGATCCGGTGGCAATCGTAGAACTATCAGAAACTTTGATTATGGAGTAGTTGACTATGAATCCTCCGGGTGGCGCAGTCGCTTGATCGACAAAGTATGCGGATATCGTAGTCGGTACTCCTGCGGATGTGGCTATGAAATACTGACTCGGAATTTGTCCAGTGTATATAGGTGTGAAAGAAACATTATCTCCTGGTGGAATAGGACCTATGAATTCACTTATAATTTCGGTTCCTATCGCTCCTTGATTCGATAGGAAAACATAATCAGAACCGTTCGGATAGTTTACAGAATATCCAGGAACTGTAGAATAGTAACCCGTCGTACTCGCCACAGAGGTATTTACAGGATCCCCGAAACCAATTGTATTTCCTATGGTTCCTGTACTACCAAGAAGAGTGAAAGGGCCCGAACCAGTAATACGAATCTTGTTACTTATTTCGGATGGATTCGTCACGGGACCTACTTGTAAAATCACGGAATCTCCATAGGTGTTTGCGGTTTGTTGTAATACATTATTCATTTCATCTATAAGTTGAGGGAGATTGTAATCTCCAGGAGTTATAGTGGCAATTCGTATATTTCCCTCTATTTCTTGTTGCCATGTATTTATATTCGTAGGTTGATTTATGGCATATGCAAATGTATTTTCAGAAGAATCAATAAGATATTCAGTTCTAGGTATGTTGACTTCGAGAAGTTCAAATTTAGTTACGTTTCTGAACTGAGCGTTAAATAAAACTTCGTATTCCGCCGCCGTAGGATAAGCAGCAGTGTCTCTCTTTGCAGAATCCGCCAAGAAAATGTACGTTTCATCACGACCATACTTTTCGATGGTTTCTATATCATCCATTGAAATATACACGTATACTTTATTAAGTTATTAAAAAATAACAAAAATTAATTATTTGTCGATATGATGTATTATATCGACAAATATATATCGACAAATATATATCGACAAATATATATCGACAAATATATATATCGACAAATCTATATATCGACAAATCTATATATCGACAAATCTATATCGACAAATCTATATCGACACACTATGTTATTTAATACACTATATTGTCTCATGAGTTATACAGATGAATGACATTGAAACCATGATGGACGAAAACATCTCAACAACTCACACACATTATACCTTGGAAATCAACGAACACAAACATATTTCAAAATGATGCGAACATCAAAAAAGTATTACGAACCCGGAAAGTGAAACTGAACCCTACAAAACAGCAAAAACTTATGCTGATGAAATATGCAAATGCCGCAAGATATTCATATAACATCGCAATAGCCGCGGTCAATGATAAAACACATAAAGCAAACAAAATAGAACTTCAAAATGCCTTTTTATCTCTCAAAAGAAGAGATGATGGCTCGTATAATCAATTCTTTCAAAAACGCAGGTGGTTGTTGGCAACACCTCAACCGATACGCCAGCAAGCGATTTTCGAAGCAGCAAAGAATTTCAAGGCAGCATTTACGAATTTGAAAAACAAAAACATCGACCACTTCAAAATGAAGTTCAAGACGAAGAAACATCAACGACAACACGGATTTTCCATCGGTATTGGCACGCATCTAAAACACAATGATGGTGTCCTCTCTATTTTACCAAGAAGTCTGGGACAAATGCGATATTTTGGGTCCTTACCATTCGAAGGCAAACCCGATGCGGAATGTAGAATACAGAGAGATCCGTATGGAGATCATTGGTTGTTGATACCGGTGTATAAGATCACGAAGACGCAAACAACAAAACCGATCGTCGCCATCGATCCCGGAGTTCGCACTCCTTTTGCGTGTTTTCGATCCGATGGCGATTCGAAGTGTATCGGTGAAGATATGAACGCCAAACTCGTAGACATAAAGACTCGAGTGTCCATAGTCGATCGCAGGATCTCGAAGTGTCAAGATGTCGCACTCAAACGCAAATTACGAGAGCATCGTCGAGTATTATTTCGAAAGCATCAACGCGTTCGAGATGCTTACCATTGGAAAATCATCAACGATATCACCGACGAATGCTCTGGCGTGCTACTGCCACCATTCGAAACTCAACGCGTCAGCAGGATGTTGAAAGCCAAAACAAACTGCTCGATGCTTGGTATCAGCCACTACACTTTCAGGATGCGTATGAAAGATAAGTGTGAGGAAAAAGGATTGCTATACGACGAGCCGACGGAGGAATACACTTCGAAGACATGTGGTGTTTGCGGCCTGATTAATTATCTATTAGGCAGCAAGAAGATATTCGAGTGTTTCTGCGGCAATGTATGCGATCGCGATGTTCACGCAGCTCGCAACATCCTCCTGAAATGGCTGAGCTCCGAGGCAGGTGCCCGGGTCGCAGAGACCTTCCTTGCCTCTCGGTCAAGTTAGACCTCTTATTGCCTCTGGTAATGAGTGCTTATATTATTCGGCGTATATGGATGATGTCCATAGACATTATCCGCGAAAATAATATTTGATTAACTTAAATGGCTATTGGAGACATTTTGAACCAGACCCCAGGACTTCTGTTCACTCTCGTACTGATCAGTTTCACTATAGGGATGTTTATAGATTCTATTTTGACCGCGAAGAAAGAAAATGAAAAAAAACCAACACAATTGCCTACACAAACTACATAAAAATTATATTTTATTAGTATATAATAATGCAGTTGGTTCCAAAAAGCCCCTTAGTGCTATTGCTGATTCTAGTCGCTTTCTTCGTGGTAGGAATATTGTTCGGTAAAATGTTTTCTAAGAGCAAGAAAACCGAAAAGTTCAATGATGCGTATTATGGTGTCCCATCTACCGTGGCCGAGTTCGCCAAATCTCCTAAGGTGTTGCCTCCCGTTCCTCAGAACAAGGGTGTCACGTCCTGCAAGGAGTGGGACTCGAAAGATTGTTAAATAATATTTTCATATATAAATGAACAATCTGGTCCTTATACTCATTGCCATACTCGCAATAGTCTTCGTTGTGTGGTGGACTCGTTTCAGATCTCGTAAAGAGAAATACATGGTTCAACCGGTGTTCACCGAAACTCCCAAACTTCATAATGTATTGCAGATGCCATCTGAGGAGACACACGACGTTTTAGCATATGCTCTCGGCGGACTTAGCAATTAATTCATGATGTCATGTACTTAAGTTAATCAAATATTATTTAGCAGATAATATCTATGGATATCATCCGTATACGCCGAATAATATAAGCACTCGATGTTGATATTTATATCGACATCAAGAGGTCTAACTTGACCGAGAGGCAAGGAAGGTCTCTACGACCCGGACACCTGCCTCGGTTTTTATTTCACCGCTTGGTTATCGCGGTCTCGATTATATCCGCTTGGTTATCGCGGTCTCGAGGAGAAACTTAATGTTCTACTCCTAACGAGTATGATGACCATTATAAATTGTTGATTGTTGATATGATGAAGGTGACATTTCAAGAATCAAATGACACATGATCTATACAACAAAAACTTAAAGATTTCATATGTCACACAATGCATCATATGCATCATATGCATCATGACCGATGATGAGTATACTTATAATCATATCCCATCAGCCATAATACCCATTTCGCGGATAAGTATCCGTTCTTGTCTCCTCCTTCGGAAAACCCAACACAAGCAGATAACATCTTAGAAACACGTGTGGTCAACGTTCTCGGACATTTCGTGGCGTATTTGCAACTATGAAGAGGCGTTGGCCAAAATTTCTGAATGACTGATTTCGTGAGTACCTTTTTAGGATCACACGATATCACGAAAGACGTCTCGTTTTCGCGAGGAGTAAGAACGATGTTCAAAGGTTCTCTTGCAGGGTGCTCGATATCGTACGTAAAAATAACTCCATTTTTCGAAAATCCATTCTTGGCACGAGAAGATAAAGAAAACTCTTTGTTTGTATCAAAAGAACATAATATATCCATGGCGTACCTCACTTGGTCGGGGACGACCGCATTTCCTGCCAGAGATATGTGCAAAATATTCTCTTTATTAGACTTTTGAATTTGTCTAGGAGGTTCGTTTGTCATCCAATCGAACCTTTCTACATATGGAATGCCGATGTCGAGTTCGATATCTCGTCTCACGACCAGACAAAACCATCTATGTCGTTGATGCAACGCACCTACACACGTGGCACGGCAAGTAATCCATCTGCAGTCGTAACCGAGCTCGTCAAAAGCTTTCACTACGACATTCACGTTTTCGAAGAGCGATAAAGTGTGCGAGTTTTCTAAGAACACATATTTCGGTCTACATTCCTTGACCATTCTGATGACTTCCGTGAACAATCCAGACGCTTCGTGTGAGAATCCTGTCTTGGTCCCGGCATTAGAAAATCCTGTACAAGGCCAACCTGCTAATATGATATCTACTTTATCTATCCATTTAGTTGCATCAAATGAACACACATCGTCGAACACCGGAATTTCAGGATGTTTTTTCTTAAGGAACGATCTTGCTTCGTCATTTTTCTCTACGAATGCTATCGGTTCGACTATTTCTCTGAGACCATGTGTTATACCACCTATGCCCGAAAACAAATCGAGTGCGCGTAAAACCATATATTCGTATTTTTTTTTTTAAAAAAATATAAAAAAAAACCTTCCGATGAAATATACCCATGGCCCGTGCTCGCTCCGTCTCTCGTACCCGCCGTGCTGCTTCCAAGACTCGTCGTGCCAAATCCCCCAAGCGCGTAAAATCCCCAAAGCGTCGCTCCTCCTCCGTACGTCGTCATGCTCGTCGTGTGAACAAACATTAAGTGTCATGTGATTTGTCGATACAATAAGTTTTTACAAGGACAGATATTTCCAAACGCAAGTTTTTGTTATTGGAACAAATATTCAAGCACGATGCGATAGACGCTGATATTTTTCGTCTCGTTTCTTTTGAACATACTTTATGTCGTCTTTAGCTCTCATGGAGTATAATGGTTTCGTGTTCTTGAAGTAAATCGAGATGACATTGAGTCTCTTTATGAGTAAATTCAATGCATCCTTCGTCTTCTTGTCGGCTATAGCCTTGTTCAACGCTTTTCTGCGTATGTCTCGAGGATCCTTGACATGGTATCCAAATTTTTCTAAGGATCCTTCCTTCGATAATTCGATCCTTACGATTTTCTTCGGTGGCATTATAACATAAGATAACAAATTTATCAACGGACATATTTTACACCGTCCGAACGATCGAAGAGTCTCGAAGGTGCTCCGATGCTCGTTTCCCAAAGGATGGGTGGTTCAGGATATTTTTCGGTCTCGATGATCGGGAACTCTTTATCTGGTAACGCACTCTTATGAACTCGTGTGTATTGCGTGTTCAATTTACTGGCATCGAGTACGTTTGTAAACGTCGTCCCGGTTTCTAACGGCTGTCTCGTGTATTTCGCAACGACGGCTTCTCGTTTCTGAGCGATCTCCGCCAAGGTCGGAGTGTAGCATAGATCGTTCGGTTGAGGCTTCTGCGATTCGAGAGGATATTGTTCCCAACGAGGTTCACCTCCTTCCGCGACATTTATCGGAAGGCCTCCTACGCCTCCCGGTATCATAGCGATTCTCGCGGCTCTTATTGCGTACGCTGCGGATAATCTCGTATCCATTTATATACTGCAATATAAAAAATGACGGAGTTTGTCGTTATGAAGAACACGAGACCATATCGACAAACTTAACATTATAAGGACGAACGTATTTCATATGTAAATGCCATACAAGAAATGCAAGTGTAGAAAGAATCCGATTTTTGGTCTCCCTGGAGAAAAACCATTATGGTGTGGAACATGCAAGGACAAACCGAAGGAGGCGATCGATGTAAAACATAAAAAATGTAAATGTAGAAAATCTCAACCGAAGTTTGGACTTCCTGGACAAAAAGCACAATGGTGTTCTAAATGTCCTGAGAAACCGGACGAGGCGAATGATGTCGTAAACAAAAAATGTAAGTGTGGAAAAGCTCGTCCATATTTCGGTCTTCCGGAACAACAAGCGATATGGTGTTCTAAATGTCCTGAGAAACCGGACGAGGTGATCGACGTCGTGAGTAAAAAATGTCTCTGTGGGAAACATCAACCAAACTTCGGTCTTCCGGGACAATCAGCAATGTTTTGCAGTGAGTGCAAACTGGACGAGGCGATCAACGTCGTCTATAAAATATGTCCAGGATACGACAATGTTCCATGTCCCGTCAGAACACAACTCTCACACGGAAAACAATATTGCCTCTCGTGTGACCCGGACGAATCGAGGAGACTTTCCAGGAAGAAAGACGAGCACGCATTCTTCTGCTTCCTCGAGAAGCATGACATCGACGTGACGCAGAGAGAATATCGCATCGACTATAGATGTGTAGAAACATCGAAGTCCCACGCGTTCATCGACGGAGTCATCATCACTCCGGATGTCGTTCTGTGCTTGGAAGTCGACGAGAATGCACACAGACACTACGAGTCCGGATGTGACGAGGCTCGGATGCATCTCGCGAGCACCGAACTACTCCTCGCATTTCCGAAGCATCACATCTCGTGGATTCGTGTGAATCCCACGATCGGAGACTATGATCGTAGCGACAATGCTCTTCGTCTTCGCGACGAGCGATACTTCGAGGCTGTTTTGTCGATACGAGATATCCTTGCGAATCCGAGAACCGAAATAGTTTATATCGGATACTGACGATTATTAAGGCATGCCGTATGCGAGCATTTGACGAGTATCTTCTCCGACCAAAAACTTCGTCTTCGCAGCAGCGAGCGGCACGTCGATAGTCTGCCATGTGTAAGGAATAAACGATTTATCGTCGATCTGCGTACGTACTCTGCTTCCTCTGAGGGACGATTCGAATCCTCTGAGCAGTTTGTTGGACGTCGATGTATTGAACATTACACCGTCACCAAGCCCGAGGTACGGCGAGGTACCCCACAATTCGGTATTAACATCCTTGAAGCCACCTTCTGACTTTCTGCACGCTCTCGTAGTTTTCTGAACGACAATGTCTCCGTATAATCTCGCGGCTTCCTGTGATAAGCCCATCTGAATGAGACCCCAAATGGCCTGATCCTTTGCATTCGTCGGTTGAGTCTCCGTGATCACGTGTTTATATGGGTATGTCGAAAACGGATTATCTACAAGTGGAATGTCTTTTGGTTTGACATTTTGAAATTGAACATTCTCTTTTCTAGTCGACATCCTTTTTATAATATAATATAATATTTTAAAAAAAAATAATTCATGATCAAGAATGTCATTCGTGTTTGCTACGATCGCATTAGGAACGCTCGGAGCGCTCGTGTACAAGGACAAAATCGTTGATAATTACATCGATGTGAAGTCGTCCGTGAATGGAAAGACGTATCGAGTGATAAATACAGGAGACGTTCTTGCCGTTGCAGATACGTTGGCGATTCTCGAGGACAGGGCGAGAGATTTCGTGACTAGAGCGTCGAAAGCGTATCCTTTAGAAACGCAAATAAAACGAATTATGAAGTATTGGACGGGTACTTTAACAGAAATACCTCAGACCGAAACGATTGCATATGCTCTCGAAAAGAAAGATGTTTTCATTTGCGTGAGGGATTCTGTTGGTAATATCCAAGATATAGACGATTTGTTCTTCGTATTGCTGCACGAACTTTCTCATATCCAAAATGATACGTATGGGCATGACGATATGTTTTGGAAGCAATTTAAGAAGACGCTCGAGATCGCGAATCGTCTTGGTTCATTGCCATATAAAGATTATGACAACTATAACGTCATGGTCTGTGGTAAAGTTATAACGAGCAATCCGATGACGTGTGTTTCTCGCGGAGAGTGTTTTTCGGAGTTAAAAACATTGCGACCATTATGAATAATAAAAAAATCCTATAGTTTAATGTTGAGCATCTCTAAGGATCGAAGTAAAAATTCTCAAGCGATCGTCAAAATAATAAAAAACAAATCAAAATCGGCACCTGCAACGATACCTATTCGTCAATCGACGTCTCAACCACCACCTCAACCACCACCTCAATCACAGAGATCCGTTACTCCACCTTCGAGAGCGAATGGGGTACAAAAAAATTTAACGGAAACATCTTTCAGACAATACTTGGATGGGTTCGTGGGCATACTGCCGAAGGATCTTCCAAAAACCGTTGGTGGTCGTCTCAGATATGCAATAGATACCATGAATCAATCAGGTCAAATTATATCAACAGAATACAGACTCGGTGGGTGGGTTAAATTTGTGAGTCCGGATCTATCGACCGTGACGATGTTCAATCCGTTCGCCAGAAAATCTTGGACTTTGAAGATTCCTCAACCTTCGAACAAGCGCCTCAGATTGTATTATTTTTCGCGTGGAACGAGCGATGAAACGGCGGTCGTGAGAACTTTGATATCAAAATTAGAAAATGGAAGTATTAGATTAACGAGAAATTAATGCGTACAAAGTATCGTATTTTTATCGTATGTATGTTAATGAGTATGAAAGCATTAGAACTCTTCGCAGGTATAGGCGGGATCACTCATGGTCTTCGTGGTTACGTGGAACCAATTGCTTTTTGTGAATATGAAAAAGACGCGTCATCTTTTTTGAGTCAACGTGGCCTTCCGGTTCACGGAGATATCACGAAATTCGATGCTTCTGTGTACAAAAACAAGATCGATATCGTTACCGCTGGATGGCCATGTACCGGTTTCAGTACGGCCGGGAAAGGAACTGGTTTCGAACATGAAGCGTCCGGTTTATGGACGGAAGTCGTCAGAGTGGTCAAAGAAAGCGAACCAAAATATGTTTTTCTCGAGAATTCTCATGTGTTAGCTCAGACAAAAAATCTCAAAGTAATCATTCACGATCTCGACAATTTGGGATATGATACTCGTTGGTGGACGTGTCGTTCGAACGATGTCAATGTAGGTGCACATCACAATAGATATAGATGGTTCATGCTCGCCGAAAAGAAAGGTTCTGTGACAAAGTTCGTTAAAATTCAAGTGAAAAAATTTAATTGGTCTGGTGATTTCAAAGAGAAACAAATCTCAGAAAATTCTCATGAAAACAAACAACTCATAAAGTTTATGGGAAATAGTGTAGTTCCCGATCAGGTTCGATACGCTTTCGAATCGATGAGCGATATGATTCTCGAAGGATCTCTCGTGAACGAGAAGGACGAAATCGTGAAAGTAGGATATTCTAAAGATAGTATCATGTATAAGATACCAATAGAACATAAGATTATTCCAAAACTCAATATCGTATTGACGCCTCGTGATCCCCCGGAAGGTCACAAAGCTCGAGAAGAAGCAATCATCAAATCTCCTATATTGATGACTTACTGGAATACTCCTGCATTCTGTTATCACAAATCCGCACGAGGAGCAAAAATTCTCACAAAACGACAGAAGAATAACTTACATACACAAATTAAATTCTGTCCTGGAGGTTCCGATGATGGTTACTTGTCTGGAAGATTTTGCGCATGGCTCATGGGATATGACGACGAATATTTGGGTGATCTTATGCATTATTAAATAAATAAATATGTATATATATATGTCTACTCCGCAGGCAAAGACCAAATATTATGAACAAAGATTCGTAAACGATTTCTACAAAGAACTCGAACGTAATAAAGTTTCTCTGCCTGTCACAATAGTTTTGAAGGATAATCTGGGAATAAAACAAGTTATACAGAATGTGAGTGGTGTTAGAGTTTTACGTGATAAAGCTAATGCGAAATCTCCGTCTAAGATAAAAAGTGAAGAATTAGGTAGACATGTGACATCGAAAGCGGATATAGCATTATTTACCGAAGAAAAAAACGGAACAAAAGTTGACGTTGCATGGATATCACACAAATCTAATAAAGATATACATGGAAAAAAGATAACTCATGCTCAATATTTAGATGCATCCTCAGATGTTATGTTTAAAACCAAAATTGGTCAAACAAAGGAAATAAAGGATTTTAAGAATAAGATGATTTCCTTGAGTGTTCCACTCACGACAACGAAATATTGCTGGCCCAAGTACAAATCCGGAACATCTCTCAGAATATGGGACGATGTCAAAAGCACTATACTTATGAACATGGCAATATTTGGTGTCGAGTTTGGAAAGGCATATAGTCGAAATAATGCAAATATTTTGATGGTTGGAGATCCTCTTATAGAAGTAAAAGATGACAAAACGATAATTCTTACCACAAAAGAAAATGGATTTAGTCTGGCAAACGGATTTGCAGAATATATACCATCAAAGGATAAACCTATATTTTTCACTAAACCAACATCAGGAAAAAAAACAGTCGTAGATGGAAAAACGATCGAGGGAGTGAGTGTATGGATAATTTATAGAAGTTATGCAGGATCAAAGAATAGAAAAATCGATGATGTTTTGAAAAATAAAATAGAATTAATTTCTTCTTCCTGTTCTGTTAAAAAGAAAGATAATGTTATCTCTATCATGCAATCAAAGAAAATAACAAGTCCACCAAAATCAAAGAAAATAACAAGTTCATCAAAATCAAAGAAAATAACAAGTCCACCAAAATCAAAGAAAATAACAAGTCCATCAAAATCAAAGAAAATAACAAATTTTTTTATGAAAAAATAATTATGAAAATATTCGTTATTATCATGACGAATAGAACCATTAAAAATTTGCAAAACATACTCGAAATACATCGATATCGTAATGGCCGATTGGAGATCGACTATTTTTCTCGAAAAATGTCTCCGAAGTTTTCTCTTATAGAACTAGATGGAAAATACTATGATCGAAATGATCTCAAGAAATTTATAATAGAACAAGGATCCAATATAGTCCCGGAATCTTTGAGAGCTCTCAACTCTAAAGAAAAAGCGAACATTATTAATAAGAATCCTTACAGAATATTTGGTAAAGCAAAAGTGTATTCTAAAAATATTTCGTAATCATATGGAACTCAAAGATATATTCGGTCTTCCGAGAACTGGTATACATGCTCAACGTATTCCAGTTCTTGATATCGCTCTTTGGGATACCGTTGGAACTATAGCGATCACTATAGTTTTAGTTCAATTGTTTGCCGTTGATAAGTCTATATCTAATACACTCAAATGGATAGTATTCGCGTTCGGTTTAGGATTTGTGTTACATTATATGATAGGCGTTCGAACAAAAATGACGATACCATTTTTAATTTAAAGTTAAATGATCATAGATTTTTCCTGCATATCGGGCATTTCACTTTGTTTGCAAGTGGTGTAGTTTCTTTGAGTTCTTCAAAGCAATTCTTGCACAATGGATGTCCACATTTTGTCATATCAAAGTTATCTTTGTTCATAATATCTAGACAAATAGGGCATGTAAAATCCTTGTTCAGACGAACCGCCATATCCCAATATTCTCTTGTTATATGACTTGGCAACGTTTCGGGTTCCTTGAGTTCACCATTCTCGCGATAGTCTGAAAGTATATATAGAACCGGGGCGGCACTTTGAAGACGAAGCATTTCTGACTCGTAAAACTTAGCCCAAGCGAATGCTCTACGTTTTTCCGTATAAGCAAGTTGATGCTTCAGTTTGTTCACTTGTTGGTTCGACATTTAGAGGAGTCTGAGAGCTTTAAATTTTAGTGAAAACAATTGGCAAATAATGCTTATATAGACTTTTGGAGTTGTCATTTGTCATTTGTCATTTGATCCCGTATCTTGTATAAATATAAATTGGTTTGTTTGTTGATATGAACTAAATTACCATCGTTATCATCCACAAACAAAACACGCAAAATGAGCTTTGAGAACGATCTTGATATTATGTTAGATTTCGATCTAGAAAATCTTGATATGTCTAAGATCGACTTGACAGATTTCGACCTAGAAACAATATTTAGTCCGAAATATAATGGCATGACACCTATCAGTGACACACAGACTTCTTCTCAAGAAGATGATGATGATCTAGAAAAAATGTTGATGGATTCTCTCATGGAAAATACAACATCTAAGAAAAGAAAGGATCCCTCTGATTTTGGAGTCATTGATAATGCGAGTGAAATCGATCTCACCGCAGGTGGTGAACATCTGAGATCAGATCGGCGAAACGCCAACAAGAAACCACCAAAGAGAATGTGCCTTGACGAAAAAGACAGAAGAAGATTTACAAGAGATATGTATATCGATAAGATATCAATTCCGATCGTGAAGACAACTGATGGTGAGAGCGTTTTAAATCTCAGTCTGATTTCGAAGGAGTTGATGCGGCGAGATACAGAAGCAAGAGGGCTCAGCACTATCGCCGTCAGCAGATCTTCACTCGCTTCGATGATTTCTTTCGGTTATTACAATGCTTTTGATAAAAAGATCGACGATGTTCTTGATGTTATCAACAAGATTGATATGATTCGACATCTTGTGGGACATGTCATACCTGTTTTCGGCCAGATGAGAAAACCTCCTGCTGCAGGTCTCAGTCCTAAGTCTTCTATTTATCGGAATCATTCTCCTATTATACCGGGAGAATTTCATCCATTCGCATTCGAACCCGTGATCATATCTACCATCGGAGATAGTATCGGTGATTCTGGAGAAATAGTTGCACAAGGTATCATCGTGTCGAACAAAGGGATTAATTTTCCAGTCGGAGACGAACGACGACTAACGACCGGCAGAAGATATGAATTCGAGGAAAGTATGTGTTGGATCTTGATCACTTATGTGTACTCTCCGTATATCACGTACGCATCTATTGGTCCTCATAAAACTAAGAGAGTATCTAAAGATCCGGATGTCTATAACATAGAACCTACGGCTCAAAAGAATCTTTATAACTTTGTTTTCAAATGGGACGAATTCATGACGACACATACACAACTTAGATCATGTGGAGTGTCGAGATTCGGTTTCACGGATACCAAGCAAACCGGTAAGGATATTGCAAGACGATTGTTTCCTTGGAGTATCGAATATAGCAGCGATATGCTCGATTGGTTTCGAAAAAATGAGAAATTAGACGAGTATTTGCTAAACACCGATATGACAATGGCTGGAAAAAGAGCGAATGCTCGCGAAGATACACCGAGTGGTATTGATGTGAGGCGTTTTCTTCTAGCCGAAATTCTGTTGATTGGCACACCATTGCAATCAATGTTAACAAATGAAAAAGTGTACTTCGATTTCGCACCTCCGATAATTCAAGACGGAGGCAATGGACTCTATAAAAAGTTTTTCATGTACAACTTCATGGATCGTATCGACAATTTGTCATATTAGTGCACACCGATATCATCTAAACAAACATAATGGATGGTTTGTGTGTCGATCCAGGAGTGATCAAAGATCATGCAAACTTGTATGCATATGTAGTAGAAAAAGATGTATTCGAGGACGTTGCCTTGGCATTTTATATGTCATCCGGTAAATTCGACAAAAATTCAATAAATCGATGGAGCAGAGATGAGATAGTAAAGAATAAATATAAATCTCAAAACATCAGGGCATCTATCGACAACACGGTGGTTTTTTTGCCAGTTGGAAAATCGAAGAGCAAAGATATCGAAAATATTGCAGGTAGTATAATTTTGGTATGTTATAAAGATGACGAAACAGTTATTACCGCAGTGGGTATCATAAAAACACAACCATTCAAATGTCCCGACCAATACAGAATAACGAAATGGAAACAGATAATTCCTGTTCATATTCTAAGCACATCGTGTAGTTCCGAAATAACCTTAGAAAAACTAACTTCAAAAGTAGGAACGAAACTTCAAAATTTAGAGCAACCTGATTATCTCCCAAAGAATATATTCAAATTGTCAGATAATGTCGCTGATACTTTCGAACTCGATCACCCCGTAGAATGCACGCACGAATACGAAAGACATATAGTATATTCTCATGCATATGTAGAATATCTTCGCGAGATTACTGAAATGGCGACTCCCGTTCCCCTCTTAGAAACAGAACGCAAAAAACGCGTCGTAGGTCTCAAATTTCATCTAAAGGTAAAGAAAAACATTCGTTTTCCGAATACGAGGAGATTTGGTCAGAAGGCGACTATAACGAGCTTTAATTATATAATGAACATGCACGAAAAATACGCAAAATTATTTGGAAAGATTATTAAAAATATAAATAAAATATAACTATTATATAAATGCATAAGTATCTGTTAAACACGCTTATTGTCGTATTCGCGATATTCGTCACCTGGTTCATAACACGATATGTTTACACTCGTCGTATCATCGAAGCATTCACCACGAATTTCAATCCAGACGCGAACGGAATGGAACAAACAATCCGTGGTTACGCATATGCGTTTGGAGACAAACGCGATGATGCGAGTATGTACTTCGGTTTCAAAGATGATTTGGCATCATTGTTTTCAAAGAGACTCTTACCAGATATAATCCCCAAAGAGCTTCCCAAAACAAAATCGTGATTTTTTAAAAATAATATTTGATTATCTTAAATGCAAACTCCTTCTATCATACAATGTGGATTATTAAATTCATTCGCGAGGAAAATGACGGACGCGATTTCCGATAATCAAATAATAGCCACGAGCAGATTTTTTAACATAGCAAGAGATGTTGCAGATGTTGTTGTTAGTAACACAAAGCTCGCGCAACAATACGAACAATTATCTATTGACAGCCTCAAGGAATATCTTGTATCTGTTGCAAAGTTTGTCGCCGTAGATTATAGCAATACCACGTCAGCAGATGTTGATGATTTAATCCATAAACTTCGCTTGTTTATAGAAGAAGAATGTTACCAATATAACATTGATAAGGAAGAAACGTGCGACGGAGACGTATGTGTTTCTGACGAATACACCGAGCCCGCGCCCAAACCTAAGCCCAAACCTGCCCCTAAGCCCAAACCTGCCCCTAAGCCCAAACCCGCCCCGAAACCTAAACCCGCCCCGAAACCCAAACCCGCACCTAAGCCTAAACCCGCACCGAAACCAGCGCCGAAACCCGCGCCAGAACCCGCCCCGGAACCCGCACCAGAACCCGTGCCTAAACCCGCGCCAGAACCCGCCCCGAAACCCGCGCCAGAACCCGTGCCAGAACCCGCGCCAGAACCCGCGCCTGTACGACCTGCAAGACGTTGTGATGAAAACCCAAGTAATTTAGAAACTTGCTGTACAAATAAGGCACTATATGGAGACTTCACCGATTCATCTTGTGACATTGTTAAAAAGAAAACAAATTGGTGGTTGTGGGGAGGTATTGCAATTCTTGTGATCGTCTTGATGATAGGTGGTTATTTTATTTATAAAAGATACTTTTCCGCTCCTAAATTCGAAAATACAGGAGAGTTCGTAAATGATATGAATTTCAATAATGATATGAATTTCAATAATGATGTGAATTTTGATAATGATATGAATTACGGAAATGAAGGTATTGACGTATCAGATTTAGAAATACTAAATCTTCCGGTTCCATCACCTGTCCCAAATGCATCTATAGTTCCGAGCGTGTCACCGATCCCGAGTGTGTCACCAATCCCAAGAGGATCGCCTGTCCCAAGTATGTCTCCCATAAAATGATCTGAAATCAAAAATTAAATATTTAAAATATCGTTTTAACGATGTTGTAAATAAAAATATCATTTATCTGAAAATTGCCATCATAGGTGTTAACACAGGTGAAAGAACAGAGCATATGCAGCAAGTAATTGCAACGCACAACAGAATTTTCCAATTTCCAAACATCATCTTCAAGATGCTCCAAATATATTTAAAGATTCCACCGAAAATTTTCCAGAACCCTTTGCCGAATGCAACAAATGCTCCCCCGACCTTTTTACCAATGTTTGCAACACCTTTTCCGATATTCTTACCAACATCTCCGATTTTCCCTCCGATGTCTTTGCCTTTATCAACAATACCCCCTCCAATATCTTTACCTTTGTCTGCTATACCTCCCCCAATGTCCTTACCTTTGTCTGCTATACCTCCTCCGATATCTTTGCCTTTATCAACAATACCAGGAATCGGATTTTTTATCTTGAATGGTTCGAGCGATTCCATTCTTTGTGGTTCTACTATCATTATCAATATACTTGTATAATTATTTTTTTATGATAATGTCTAAAATTGTCTAAACAGTATCGATGTATTGCCATTTCAAGTCATTACAAATTTTTTTCCATATTACATCTTGATTGTGTAAATTCTTAGAACATTTTAATAGTGGAAAATATTGTAAAAGATCATCTTCTCCTAAAAGCTCTGCGAATTTATATAGAACATAGTTATACGAAAGGAAGTTTTTGCGTTTTGGTGGTTTGTGTCTAAAGAATGGTTCCTGTATTTCAAAAAACATATCTTTTAGACGCTTTTCCAATTCCCGAGATAATTTCAAAGTCGGAACACCGGAAATCATGTTCGCAATTGTATATATATTTTCGTAATACATCGAATATCCTAGCTTCTTCAGGAATTGCTTGACCTTGGATGGTTTTATTTCGGATGTAGTCGAGATACGATTCTTTTTGAATTCGGCTTTCACAGCATTTACAACCTCCTGAGGAACGTTTGTTCCTTCCTTGCCTTGCAATGCATTGAGACATTCTGCCAGATGATTGATTCTCTTGTATGCCATTCCCTCGTTCGACTCCCTCCCTGTGTACGTTTCGATGAACGGTTGCGTCGCTCCACAATCATTGCAAACGAGATCACTCTGGGTGCTGTTCACCCACACCTCCATCTGTCCACCACATGTACATGTATAAATCTGATCGATCGTTTCACGTTCCGTGACCGCATCTAAAGTAGCGTGATTACTCACTTTTTCTACATGAAATAGATACTTTCGAAACGTGTTCGTGTTCATATTTTTGTTCTTCACTTGAAAAATTGCATTTTGCTCGGCTGTATCAGATATGGTTTCCTTTACATTATATTCCTTGATGAACGGGATCGTGTCGAGTATGTAGTTTATCTCGTCCTCTTCGATTTTCTTGATCTTTTCTTCTGTCTTTTTAGTGTTTACACCATTTTCGAGTTTCGATTTTCTCGTTTGAAAATTTTGAAGATTGCTTTCGATAGCTTCGTGTAACGTAGAAAACTTTGATGTTTCTTCGAATCGCTTTTCTTTTTTCGTTTTGTGTTTGCTCAGTTTGAACGTAAGTTTTGAAAAATCTTTATCAATCTGACTTGTCCTTGCAATCTCGTTCATATTACTAATTTAACAAATAATATTTTATTAAGTTAATCATTAATTATTTATTAATCATTATGGAAACCGTTAAAATGGCATATTCATATGCAAAAAATATCTTTCGCCATTTAATGACGAATACAAATAAACAATATAAATGTCTAATTTTCAATGAAGAAGGAAGTGAGTTTGATTTTATTGGTTACGCGTCGATTACGACGATAGAAGAAATAAAACAAATTCTACGCTATAAAAAATATAAACTGGAAATACGTTACAAAGATAATGGGAAAAAATATCGCCTCGTTGTTCGTGAGAACGAAAATGTCCACCTTCCCATCCTCAAGGAACAAAATATTGCGAGACCGACTATCACATCCGCTTCCTTGGTGAAAAAAGACACCGAGGAAGAATATGACGTCACGAAAAGAGTCCTAAAATACTTCGGTCCGAACTATGATTTTAATACGGAGTTAGGTCTTAAACTTTTTGTTCAAGATATGTTCCCGGTTGACAATCATAAGGAAAATGCAAAGAAGTTTTCATCATTGTGTATATGCATGTCTAACGGTAATAAATATTACTTCGATTATGAGTACAATCCGGAAATTGGAGACACCATAAATTGGAGACATCATGAGAGACACCATGAGAGACACCATGAGGGACACCGTTAGAGTGTGCAATCATATATACTAATTTAACAAATAATATTTTATTAAGTTAATCGATATGAACTATGTTCAAAACGTTAAAACCGCATATGTATATGCAAAAAGTATCTTTCGCCACTTAACGGCGGCTAAAAAACAATATAAATGCATAGTTTTCAACGAAGATCAGGGAAGTGAACTCGACTTTTTCGAATACGCACCGATCATTCCAATCGAAGATCTGAAGAAGATCATTCGACTAAAAAAGTATAAAATAGAAATACGATACGTGGTTCACGGTCGTAAGTATAGAATCGTCATCCGCGAAACCGATAACATTCATTTTCCGATTCGAAAGGAACTCGGAATCAAGAAACCGAACATCGTGTCAGCTTCGTTGGTGAGAAAACACACCGACGAAGACATCGACGTAACAAAAAGAGTCATAAAATACTTCGGACAGAATAATGACTTCAGTGCAGGACTCGGTCTTCGTCTTTTTGTTCAAGACATGTTTCCGTTCGACGATCACGAGGACAACGCAGAAATATTTAGCGCTTTATACATTCGCATGTCGGACGGGACGGAATATCACTTTGACTACGAAGCAAACGATGAAATCGTCCTCAGAAGTCCGCCAAACCTCCTTCCATGAACGGTTCGGACAAGACATCGTCGGGACGATTTGCAATGAAGACGAATGAGACACCGGAAACCAGAGCCGCGACAAAAATCTTCAAGAATGTTCTTCCTGGATTCTTTTCACCTTGTTCCGCATACTTGTTATACAAGGTCACTAGAGATGCCGTGAATATCGCAACGACGATGACGATGAAGTACGGATTCATGATATTCATATTGTATAATATTTATAATACTTTAATTTTCGAATACTTACGAAAAGAATTGGTCGCCTGTGGTATCGAATCCGAGTCCTCTCGGCTGAACCGGTGAGACGAACGCTCCTGGGTTAGGATTTGTCTTCGGTACGTATATTGGCGGCTGAAGTGGGCTCGGACTCGGGCTCTGAACAGACTGAACAACCTGTTGAGGTTGTGAGATCGGGACCGGAGCCGTCTGACGCAAGATGTCTTTCAGTTGTTCGATCGCCTGTGCATTTGCATCCGTCGGAACTTGCGATTGAACCGATGGAACGGGAGACGGAGCTATTTCCGGATCACCGAGAGCTTGCACTGGGCTCGATGATACACTCAGTGCCTGGCTATCTGGTGAGTCTGGCGCCTCGACCACATCTTCCGGAGATGGTGAGAGATCGATCTCTTCCTCATCGATCTCCTCGGTGCGCACACCTTCGTTGTCAACAGACGTACCGAGATACGCCCTGAGGATCTGTTCTATGGGAAGAAGCTCACGAACGGTTGTTTCGACGGCATTGCGAACGAGAGCGAGTCTCACGTCACGTGGTGCTTTCACGAGTGTAGGATCCATATAAAAATTTTTCGCCACGTTTATGTATACATGATGGACGAAAACATCATCAGCGGGTAACTTCAGTTGAATGTGGGGCTTATGACTATGAATTTTCACGGACGACAATATTTTCACATAGCTGACGAACACGGCTGCAACGAGTTCTGGAAAATACTTATACTTGTTCGAGATGGCGACAGTCTGAGCATCGATCAGCGATTGATTCCACAACGGAATTTCCTTCAGTTTACGTTGAAAATCTCTCGTGAATTTCCCAAAACTTGCATTCTTCTTAGCGGTAGTGTACATAGTGTTCACGACGTTGATGACGAATGGTGCCATTATGTCGGCGATTTGGTTAACGTACTCATCCTTCGCTGCTATGAGAAGTTGACTGAGTTTTTGTGCAGAGGACATTATATATTATAAATAGTATTTTATTATAAAATAAAACACGCGCGATTTGAATTTCATACGAATTCCAAGTGATCATTTCTTTTTCATAGAGTTCTGTAATGCTAATTTTATAATTTCCATACGTCGAACGGCGTCAGTTGCATTCGTTCGAATACTCACGTTATTTGATTTCGGACGTTTTATCTCTCTGGGTTTTTTCTCGATAGGTACCGGTGTTTTTTTCCATGATATATACACGAAATATGTCCCGGACTCTTCATAATATCTCGTGGTGTAACCATATATCTTTAATTTTTCGGATATGTATCGAGCTGCGTGTTTCACATTAATCATCGGACGTCCCAATACGAAGTGTGGAATTTTGTAAAGGATTTCGGTGGCATCATTCTCCGCATTTCTCCTGATACGTTGAATAGCGGTTTCGAACAACATTTTGTACGTATCATGAGACACACTTTTCTTCGCGAGCCGTATCTGTTGCGCATCGCTCGACGTGAGATACACCATAATATTCAAATAATAAAAAAATATACTTATTTAAATGTGGTTGTTTTTTCTCGCTCTGACCATCATTTACATGATCTATAGAAGAGATGTCTTCAAAAATATTGCAAAAAATTTAAAAATGAATGGAATATCGATACCTCTCATAGATAAGTACAGCAAGCAATATCCGACATATACGAAGAATGCGTTGTTCTATATAAATCTATTCGATGATGTATATCAAAAGACATTCGAGTACAATAACATAAACGTTGATACGATAAACAAATTGTTTTCGATCAGAGACGATGTCTTGTACAATATATCCGAGATAAAACTGAGACTTCCGAACGACCTCAATCAGGAAAAAGAAGTGAATTACATGTATGAAAAAACCGATCAACGTTTGATGGAATACATAACCGATGTTAAATCTCGATATCACATCAACGTGTACCCTGGATTAATGAGTTCCGCATTCGAAGCCAAAAAGTACAGAGCGTCTAATGATATAGTGTTTTGATTACGTACTTGGTTTGGTGCGTATGAAATTTCCGAAGTTATTAAGGCCAAGAACTCGTTCGAGAGTGGCTTTACCCTTGGTCAATGGTTTGGGTCGTCTGAGTTTCAAACAATCACTCTGCGTCGTAGAAGCATCCACGTTTATGTCGAGAACTTTGTTTTCGATTTTTTGCTTGTGTTTTTCTTCGAATTTGTACTCTAGAGTCTGAAATGGGATGACTTTAATGAGTTTCGCATAGTTGATATTGTACTCAACATTTCGATCATCAGGATTTCTGAATTCTTCTATTGAAAGATGTCCTCCGAATGCCTTCAGAGTCATGAATGGAGGTGCAGCGATCACTGGAGTAGTAAGTCCTGTGATTTTTTTACGATAATATCGGATATTCATCTGATGGATACCCGATACGGCAGACGACATTTTATCACGTGAGAATCCCTTGATACATTCCCAACTACAGAATTGTCCACCTACCTTGAACATATCTCGTTTTTCATCATATGAAAACGGATATTGTAATGTTATTCCGGGTATTTTGTGACAACAATGCCAGCACAACTTCTCTACAAATATTTCTGGTTTCGTTATTTCGATGAACATGATGTCGAATATGGGTAAAATGTTATTCCATGTTGAAATGATATCTTGCATCTTTGATATTTTATTTTAGAGTTTCTTAAATTAAAATAACTTTAAAAACTTAAGAAGAATATAAAATATATCACAATGGAAATCGTTAAAAATAAAGAACAACTTCTTTCGGCGCTACAGAGAATACACGAGCACAATGATGCTATTATGTTTAAAAACCATTCGGATGAGTTTACCATGATGATTCGTAACGATCCAAATTGTATAGGATTTTTCATGAACATCGAGTTATTGATAATTGTCGAAGATGGAGATGACGTTCTAACGAACATCTTGAAAAATTATCCCGATGCGATCGGTTTCGACTCGGATGGCGGAGAATTCGTCATCGAAACATTAGAAATCGATAAACGTGATATTAATATGGAAGATATAGAAACTTTGAGGGCTATGATCAATAGTGTTTACAATTATACGATATGCGATTGTACTAAATATTTCATCAAAGATGCTAAAGAAATGTGTATATTCTGCGAGATGACCGCAACATCGGAAGATCTCGAGTATGTAGAGTGTCCTATTTGCATGGAAAAGTGTCACAACATGCACGGAAAAATAATGAAATGTTGTGGAACTAAACTCCACATAAAGTGTGATAACAAGTGGTATGTTGCAGGTAACAAAAAATGTGTGATGTGTAGATCGATATTAGATCCCAGACCAGGGGCGAGAATCTTGAACATAGACGAACTCGTAACTAATATTGCTCAAGAAGTCGAACGCAGAATTAACAATCCCGAACACGAATAAAAATAATATTTATACTATATATATAAAGTCATGCAAGGTGGACTATTCGGAACCATCAAACTTATGATAATGTTGTTCAGTTATTTTGCCGCATACCAGCTAGGGAAAATGATGGAAAGACCTGTTTCTCAGTGGCCTAAGGCTAAAGCTGGACAAAACAAATACATGGTTGGTGACTGGGCAGCATGGAAGCCGATCTATATGGGAGTGCTCGGTGTAGCGGTGCTACTGACGCTCCTAGGACCAGGTGGTGTAGGAGGCGGGATGGGTGGAATGTTCGGCGGTGGCGGCGGATATGGCGGCTATTATTGAACAACTTAAATAAATTACATAGTTCTTTTTTAAAATGTTGTGCACTCGTTGCAAAAAAGAACATAACGAAAATACGAAGATGTGTGCACCGTGTAAAGAACAAAAAAAAATAAATAATCGTAAATATTGTACAAATAATGCTGAAAAAATCAAAGAACGTGGACGTAAACGACGTGCAGAAAATCCCGAAAAATTCAGAGAACGCGATCGTAAACGTCGTGAAAAAAATCCCGAAAAATACAGAGAATATGAACGTAAATATCGTATAGCAAATCCCGAAAAATTCAAAGAATATGAACGTAAAAGACATGCAACTATTTATAGAAAATATCAACATATTAGAGACGGTGCTCTACGGCGAAATATCCAATTCGACCTCACGAAAGACTTCATAGGAACCGAGACCGACAAAGATTGCTTTTACTGTGGACAACAAACGACTGATACTCTTCGAAATGGTATTGACAGACTAAATAACACCGTAGGATACATCGAAGGTAATTGCGTCAGTTGTTGTTGGACATGCAATAATATGAAACAATGTCTCGATGCTCTCACGTTCGTAGAACGATGTTCTCAAGTGTCCTTACATAACGGACATGGTGGTAATATGTGTGATTTTTGGAATGATGTCAAAGGACAGTCATTTGCTTCTTATAAAACTAAAATGAAAAACAAGGATTTTCAACTGACGAAAGAACAATATGACACACTACGTCAAGGAAATTGTACGTATTGTGGGAGAATGTGTACAGAAACTCACACAAACGGGATTGATCGTGTAGACAATACACGTGGTTATATTTTAGACAATTGCGTAAGCTGTTGTGGCAGTTGCAATATTGCAAAGGGAACGATGAACGTAGAAGAATTCATCAATAAATGTGTGAGCATCAGTCGTAAAGAACATGATATACCGGAGATGCCTCGTTGTATCAATATTTTTACTCGAAATCGTCCATCTTAAAAATCATCATCAATCGCAAAAATGTTATCCTCTGGTTTCATCACACCAGGGCGTTGATAATCACTGACACGCTTTTCGAAGAAGTTAGTTTTCCCTTGAAGCGAAATGAGCTCCATAAAGGCAAAGGGGTTCTTGGAGTTGTACACTTTCTCATAACCAAGCGCGATGAAAATGCGGTCGGCTACGAATTCGATGTACTGTCCCATGAGTTCAGAGTTCATGCCAATAAGCCGGCATGGAATAGCGTCGCAAATGAATTCCTTTTCGTTTTCAACTGCTTCTGTGATGATTTGTTTGACCGTTTCGAATGGTAGCTTGTTCTGGAGCTTTGAATACATAAGCTCACCGAACTGTTGGTGAAGGCCCTCGTCGCGACTGATGAACTCGTTAGACAGACCGAGGCCAGGCATCACACCTTTGTTCCGCAGCCAAAAGATGGCGCAGAAACTCCCGGAAAACAGAATACCTTCAACGCACACCCAGGCGACGAGACGCTCAGCAAATGATTTACCGGGTTCTAGCCACTTCTGAGCCCATTTTGCCTTGTTATGAACCGCCGGAATGTTTTCGATGGCGTCGAAAAGCTCGTTTCGCTCTTGTTCATCTGAAATAAGCGCGTCGATAAGAAGAGCATATTGTTCAGAATGGATAGATTCGTTGAATGTTTGGTAAGCATAAAATTGCCGTGCCTCTGGAACCGTTACTTCCACACTAAAGTTGGTCTGCAGATTTTCCATCACAATACCATCGGAGCCTGCGAAAAAACCTAGAATGTGTTTGATGAAATGACGTTCGTCGTCATTGAGTTTCTCGCGCCAGTCGACGACGTCTGCGTTCAGAGGAACTTCCTCGGTGGTCCAAAAGGTTGCCACTGCCTTCTTATACATATCCCACATATCCGGATACTGGATGGGGAATGCAGAGAACTTGCGAGATCCGTTGTCGGACAAAATAGGTTCTTGTGTTGTCATAGTATATACTTTATATAATCTCGTGTATATTTATACACACAAACGTTGATATGTCAATCGAATTTAATAATTACACGTGTATTATTTAAATTCGTACAGCGTTTAATTGCAGCTTTCGATAGCTCTCTTCTCTTATCTCTCTGATCTGATTTCTTTCTTTCCTTCGTCGAATTCATCATATCGGATTCTATTTGAGTTATGTGTTCGATACAATAATCGATTATATCGTTCTTCATCGCCCATCTGAAAAAATTAAGCTGACCAATTGTTGTTAAAAAATCTTTTCCATCGCAATCTTTATAGTTCAAACGAGTGCCTCTGCAGAAAGGATCGAACCACTTCTTGCTATAACTTTTTAATTGTGCTTTATATTCCATAAAAACATTGAACATTCTTTTGTCTTTCGTGGTGTATATCACGTTATTCTTTTTCGAAAAGTTTGATACGAACCAGTCGAGTGTTCTCAACGAGAATTTTTCATTGTAAATGATTTCTAACATTTTACGACGATTTTCTTTATCCGAAAAATAAACATCGAGAGAAACCATCAAAAATTTTTCGGGATCAATTACCTCCATAATACTATGATATCTTTTATTAATTTCTTAAATTAATTTCTTAAATTAATTCTTCTTGTTCGCAGACCATGGATCATCCTGATTGAACATTTTATCAACGACTTGTGAAGTGCCAGCTTCGTCATCAACTTTTTCGGTTTCTTCGGTGATCGTTTCGATCTGCAACTTCGGCAATTTAGCGGGTGCTGAAAGAGGCTCTGAAGGAGGTGGGATTCGCTCCTCGGGTAGAAGATTCGCATCAAGACCTTCCTTCATGACTCGTTCTTTACGTTCATGAAATAGTTCCTTGGCAGATCGTTGAGATTCCGCATATCCCTTCATGAGATCTTGAAGAAACTCCTCTTGATATTCTTGCGTTTCTATTTCCATGGGATTCGGAGGACATGGAACCCAGTTATACATGGAAACGAGGAAAATGTCCACCGAGTTGTCACCGGAACGCTGAAGACGTTTCACGTGTGCCCCCGCTTCCTCTTCCGTGGCGAAGACACCACGAATCTTCATCGCGAATCTGTCAGACTTTTGACTGCAATATTCAGGACCGATGAAACTCACGAGAGCATATGACTGACCCGGTATCGAAAGATAATCTGGTTCCAAAGTGAGTCCCACTGGCAGTTCTTTCAGAGGCATCTTTGTATCTGACATTATTTGGTCTATGTTATTGATTACATTATTTGTTAAGTTATTTTACGAGATCGTGTCAAAGCATATCAATGATTTCTTCGTCCTTCTCGTCGTAAAACAGATATACGACTTCCAAATTGTTCCTTGGCATGATATTCAGATGAAAGTCGAGCGTCATTTTCCAAAAACTTCAGAAATAATCGATCCTGTGTGATATTTTTGTTTTTTTTGAGGAATGAATTTCTTCTTGACGAACTTTTTCGATGCTTCAGCTCTCTCGATGATGTTATCGATAGCCAGAAAACTATCCTTGGACGCAATCGGTGTCGGAGGAGGTAACTTCTTCAGTTCTGCTGCTGCTTTATCGTCGATGTCTTCTGGGAATAGTTCTTCTATCAGTTTCTTCGGCAACTTGATGATCTCACCTCTGAATCGAGAACATAAACAATACTTTCGTCCGACATCTTCTTCCTTTCTCGAGTAACAACATTGACGTAACCCGAATTTCGTCACCATGAAATATGTGTTCGACGATGTGTGTTCTCTCTCTACATTCGCACAGTATTTCGAAGTGTGACGAAACATGTATACATGATCTGTACGAATCACACCCGTAATTTTACCATTGTACACTTCCGGGATGTGTTTTTCGATTTCCTCTACTACATGAATGTACTCCTTCAGAGAAGGATGAGAGAATGATCCTGAATAACTAGGAGATACATCATCAATGTCGACGATCGGACTTCTGAGTTTCGTCAGCACACCCTTCGATCTTAAACACACTTTATTTAAGATATCTCGAACGAATGAAACCGATTTGATGATTTCTTCGTTATCCAATGATTTTTCAACGACTCCCTCATTTTCGCTATCAAGAATGTATTCAATAATTGGCACATAGAAACGTTTCGGATCGTCTTGTTTCGCCGACCATGGTAGACGCATACCGGAACCCTTAAAAACGGATATGTCAACTATCGAATCCCATGTGTTTTCGAAGGGATTGTGTTCGTAAATGAGAGTTTCGAGAACCTTTTCTCTGACATGCAAAGCTGTCGGAGATGTCACGAAGATGTTATCAAAAGTGAGATGAATACCAACCTTGACACCATCATCTTTCTTCTTCGATATATTTGATATGCACATCGTCACGATCGTCTTCGTTATGTCGAACATCATCGCAGTCGCAATGCATATCGTGTAAAACACATTCTTGATTTCGTCGTTGAACACTCCTGTGGTCATTTTTTTTGCATTTTCTCGTGTGGTCAGAATATCGAGATCATAAAACATACGGAAAATCTTTAGTTTATATTCGACGAGACAAGGTCGTTTTCCTCCTTTGATCACGCCTACCGCATACTCGTGATTAAAATCACCGCTTGCACTCTCCGGTACGCACAACACTCCTTTGTCGAGCAGAAGATGTGAAATTTCACCAGTTCTTCCATAATATCCTCTTTTCTTCGCCCACTCATAGATATGGACTTGTTTATTCATGTTCAATTTTTATTTCTATGAGGATCGTCCTACATACTCCTCATATTTTATATGAGGACGATATACGATTGTCATTTTTTCATATCAACATATGTATAAATTTAACATAATTTTTATCTACAAACATTAAAATTATTATGATGATTGGTGAACCATATCTGTGTGTGTATGCTAGCCAGGGGGCTGCATGTATCGGAGAAAACAAACATAAAAAAATATGCGATGCCGTAGAAACATTTTGGGAACGTGCAAATTCCGAAAGTTATAAAAACGCTTTACGCCGAAATCACATCCTTACTAACGATGAAATTATCGAACGATTAGAAAAGAATCATCCTAAGATTGCGGAACTTATTAGAATCGCCGAAGAAAACGAAGAATCGTCAACGGATGTTGCCAATAAATATAATCGTCTCATTCACGAGTTCACGAAGTATGCGAATGAGAATTACATATCTACTGAGTATTGTCGAGTAATCGATGATGCTCTACGAAAAACCACATATACTACATATGGTAATGCTCAGGAGATGAAAGTGTTTCAGTATATCCGAGATACTCTCGGTATAGATTGCGTAGAAGATTCTACGTTCTATAAGATGCAAGCAGGTACGATTGACAACGAATTCGGTTCTTTTCCATGGTATATCGGTGGTAAAATCGATGCAATAAACAGAGATAGGACGATCCTCATCGAGATAAAAAATCGCGTTAATCGCCTGTTCAAACATCTTCCGTCGTATGAGATGATTCAAATCCAAACTTATATGCAATTGTTGAATCTAGATAAAGCGATACTCGTGGAATGTATGAAAACTAAAGAAAACAACGTCTTACATTCCGACGTCAATGTTGTTTCTGTCAACAAAGATGACGTTCTTTGGGAAATGGAAATACTTCCTAAACTCGAAGGATTTGTCGACTTCATCACGAGGATCGTGTATGATGAGAAGCTTCAGGACAAATTTTTGTTGTCTAAAAGACGTTCGTCGATCGTCAGTTTTCACATAACTTCATATGTTAGAAAGAAACGTGAAGAAAAACAAAATAAATTACTTCAATCTAATAAAAAATGATGTTATGTATATCATTTGTTTGCGAGTGATAGATACTGCTTTTTCCAATACTCAGGTTCATTGCGAGGTTCTTTTCCTGTCTTTATGTTAACGAGAGAATGTGCTTTTACCGTCCAACTGAAAAGAGCATCTCTGTTTTTCAAATCCTTTGCTCCAAACTTTGTCATCTCGAGAATTTTTGTAAAGCCGATGCAACAACCGTCACATGGTATCACATATGGAAGTGACTTGTAATATGTTTCAAAACGTTTTTTATCGGAGATAGTGGGATTAACAGGAAATCGTAATGCGGGCAGATGTACTGCCGAAAACCAAAATGAGGCTCCCCATATTTTAGGATCGAAGTTGGGTGCTTTATTAGAATTCATTAATTAATATCAATATTTTTTATTTATGTAAAATACATATGCTCCATTGCTCTTCGTAATCTCTTATAATGTGTTATTGATATTTCAAGTTCTTTTAAAATCATCTTTCTAATACCATTGTGTTTCATGTAAGCATCCACAAAGTTCCTCATAGTAGCACCTCTCTTCAACATATTCTGTTTTACTATAGGTGGACGACTTCGTATAATACCATCAATTTTGTCTTGCCTCATCTTAGGATCTTGCCATTGTTTCTTAGTGCCTTCACTCTGACATGTTTTGAATTCATCACTCGCCCTTGTAGTCATCTGTTTCTCTCTAAAATCATCCATGTACCACATTCGAGTCGACAATTCTTTTCTATGTTGTCTCATCTCTGGAGACCTGAAAACTTTAAGTGTCTCTTCACTGAATTTTGAACAATCTCCACCTATTGTAAGATTATATCCGTTTGGCGCGAGTGTTTGTAGTAATTCTATGTAAAACGCTTCCATCATATTGGCGTCATCGAATGATAAATCTCTTTCTAAGATACGTATAACAACATTTTCGATCCCATACTTTTGTATGGCATTTCGTATGTATGAACACTTTGATTTAGATCTTTGATGTTCATCAAATCGTCTCTTCGTGTTGTTAGTCTGTCCGATGTATATCTTATCGTTTACTTCTATAGCGTAGATAACTTTGAGTTTCGAGTTTACATGATGATCTATGAATTCTTCAAACAGAAAATCCTCATATTCTTCTAAAGCTGTCAATTCTGATGTTTCTGTCATCCTATTATAAATAATCATTGATGATTTATATTTATAATAAATTCGTTGATATGACAATTGTCATTTACATGAAACATGCCGAAAACCAAAACGAGGCTCCCCATATCTTAGGATCGAAGTTGGGTGCTTTATTAGAATTCATTAAATAACATTAATATTTTTTTAATGAATGAATTACTTCTATAATGATATTTTTTGTCAATACGAAACATACTCAGCTGATAAACTCCTCGCCAATACCCATTGAATAAAGTGCTAGTTTAGATGCATTTTGCTCCGCATCCTTACGAGATTTTCCTGTTCCTGTCGAAATTTTCTGTCCATTAATGACAACGTCAACGACGAACGAAGGGTTCGCACCACCTTTCTCGAACACGGATACAAATTCCGGTCTCTGAAGCTCTATCTTTCGAGTATGTTTCAGTAAACGATCCTTATAGTTAGTGTCAATCATGAGATTATGAATGTCCGCATACTTGACGAGAGTTGACATAAAAAACTGCTTCGCTGCATTAATACCCAGGTCGAAATAAATAGCACCCATCAGAGCTTCGAAAACATCCTCCAAAATCCTGGGATTCGTATTCCATCCTCTATAGAGTCCTTTTTGATGCATGATAACAAAGTTGTGTAGACCCATTCTCAAAGCTATGGAAGACAGAAACTTTCCAGATACGAACTTGGTACGCAGTCTAGAAAGAAATCCTTCGTCTTTTCCAGGAAAATTATCATAAAGATATCGTGCAATGATGAACCCGAGGACGGAATCGCCGACGAACTCCATTCGTTCATACGTCGATTCGCCTTCGACAATAGCATTGTAAGAAAACGCAGTTTTGTAATATTCGAAATCGATGATAGGCATTCCTATAAGATATTCTATGTCATTCTTTGTAAACATGATGCCAGATTTCGTGCTTGGAGGTCCTTCTGGAAAATTATCATCGGTATTAGGTATTTGAATCGGCTCTTCGAACCGTTCAGAAACCATCATTGTTCTAGCAGATGATTCGTGTTCCATATAACTTATTTTATTTTTATCTTAAATTATTATGCCGTGTCGTTGTGTTCTCGAGACACAGTTCTAGAAGAACGAGATGTCTTCTTTAACTCCTTGATGAGTTGTTTGAGTTGTTTATTTTCCTCGGTAAGAAGAACTACCTTGTTTTGAAGAGTCTTGATCTGTATCTGAACTTTTTCTAAGGGACTGAGACGTGTTTGTGAAGTTTCCATTATGGAATGTTCACAAAATATTTATATGTTTTTTACGATGATGTCATTTGTCATTTATGTACATCGTTGTATATCAACATATTATAATATAATGAACAAAAGTTTAAGGAAGAATAATAGTTGCTTAATATATGGGTGGGCTGATAGACCCCAAGAAGTCCAAGGTGGAAGAACAAGATCAAAAGAATAAGGAACGCGAACAAACGATTGCAACGATCATAAAAAAATTGAATCCAGAACAGACTATCGAAAAACTAAATGAACTCGCTAATCGATGGAAACTATATGATGAATCGGCAACTTTTGAGACTCAAACAATTCATATGTTCATGGCACTAGGTGTCGATTTCAACGATGATCTTAATGAATCCGTCCAAAAGGATCGGGGATCGTTTGGTATGAGACAAGTCGATGATAAGATCAGAGAATCCGAGATAGAGGCCATCAGTCTGTATCATCGTCTGAGAGAACTCAATCTATTTCCAGACAAAATGAACAACAATGTTGACAAGAGCATGAACCTCAAGAAAATGACAAAGATTCTAGAAATGATTTTCTACTCTAAAAAAATCGTTCTGAGCGCTTTTCAAGCGAAGCTCGCAGTTTATCAACTTGCAAATGAGGATGGTGTCATCGAACTCGACCAAGACTTGGACACACAACTCGGATCTTGGGCTCTTCGTTTCAGATTCATCGAAGGAGACGTGAGTTCTTTCCAAGAACTTCTGCTATTCTTGCTCGATAGTGCGATGGAGAAGAAGTACAGAAAAGTTGGAGACTGGTTGTACGAACCTATCATCATCGACGGTCGCGACATGCACTCTTGGAGAGCAGTTTCGGAAATTAAGGATTTTGTATATTCTCGATTGAAGAAAGAAATTTCATGGGAACAATGGAAGAATGCTACTCTGAATATGAAGAATGTCGGATCCGCCGTAGAATACCTGACGAATTGTCATGATTATCAACTTCCCTTTTTGCATAAATCGCGTGGTGTATACTCGTTTTACAACGGTGTCTACATAGCACCAGAGGATAGATTTCATTGCTTTGATACCGAAAAAGAACCTCTGTCGGATTCTATCGTTGCAAGTAAGTTTATCGAAGGTAATTTTGACAATACATACTATGATGATTGGTTTGATATCCCAACACCTCATCTAGATTCGATCATGATCTTTCAACAATGGGAAGAGGACGTGCAACGTTGGTTGTTTGCTCTACTCGGAAGAATGCTATATCCGGTTAATCAAGTTGACTCTTGGCAAGTGGTCCCATTCTTCAAGGGTCTCGCAGCTACCGGAAAATCTACGATTATTCTAAAGGTAATCAAAAACTTCTTCGAAACTGTAGATGTTGGCATTCTTTCTAATAATATAGAACGAAAGTTCGGTATTTCTGCTTTCCATGATAAGTTCTGTGTGCTTGCACCGGAAATCAAAAATGATTTGGCAATCGAACAAGCAGAATTTCAGTCTATGGTTTCGGGCGAAGACGTTCAAGTCAATGTCAAACACAAAAAAGCATTTGCAGAGGAATGGAGAGTTCCGATGGCATTGGCTGGTAACGAAGTACCGGGTTGGGCCGATAATGGAGGAAGTATCCAACGTCGTCTGGTTGTTTTCGAGTTCAAAAAACCAGTACGCCATGGTGATATGAAACTCGGTGAGAAACTAGATAAGGAACTTCCGTTCATTCTCAGAAAATGCAATAAGGCATATCTAGATCTAGCAGGTAAGTATTCCGATGTGAACATCTGGTCGGTACTGCCAGAATATTTCATCAACACTCGTGAGGCTCTGGCTCGGGCTACGAACTTCATCGAGAGTTTCATGGCTTCGAGCGAAGTTATTTTGGGAGAAAATGAAATATGTTCACTTGGAGATTTCAAGTCCGCTCTGCGCGAGCATGCGACGATGAACGTCATGCATACTAAACAATTAACTGCAGATGTGTTCACGGGTCCGTTCGAAAAGTATGGTATCAAATTTCTGGGCGCTCAAACATTGGACTATTGTGGCCAAAGTGTTCACACAGAATTCATACAAGGATTGTCTCTGAAATCGGCAAAACCAAAAGACTCGAATATGTTTTAAAAATAATATTTGATTAAATTAATAAAGGATGCTGGACTTCATATTAGTACTACTCATCATTGCAATGATAGGTACTATTCTTGTTTCGGAATCTAAATACTTATTTTCTAAACCCACATGCAAAAATTGTGGAGGACCTACACTTCCTGTTAACATTAATACAGAAAAAATGGTAAAAGTTGCAAAAGCTGTAAAGAAACAAACCGAGGAAATCAAGATGTTACTCGAACAAAAACAGACCGCACCAAAAGCACCAGAACTAACAAATCCAATAGAACATATTAAAGCTTCTACAACCGTAGTATCAGGCTCTAATGGTTTAGAAAATGTGATCGACGAAGATCTACCTTTCTCCGACTTCAAAGGAGTTCCCGTAGCGGAAACGACTATCGAAGGAATGGTCAAAGGTATTCGTCCACCCACATATGCGGACCCTCGTGTGATGAATCCTGCACTTGCCGCGGCACCTGTTCAATTTGCTGATCCCACACAATTTGGAACCTTCGGAGTCACAGACGATGTTTCTCCTGCATTCTCGACGGAAGATAAAATACCCAAAACGAATTCTAAAATTTCTTCAGACATTTCTGTAGAAGGATACGAAAATAGTTATGACGCAAATGGAGCTCGTCTGGTCATGGATGGAAAGGTCGTAAAATCAGAATGCCAACTACCGAGCTATCAAATCCGCAACAGCAATCATCACACTCAACTACCAATGCGTTCTCTAAATGAACCACCACCGAATGTTCAAGATCTGGTAGACGAAGCGCTTTTCGAAGGATTACAAGGATATCCGATAGGTGAAAAACTCGATCTATTGACACCACCGGGTACTGCAACTCCACTCTCAGAATGGGCATTCCTAAACTATGGAAGCACAAATAATTAAGCAAAATATTCCATGATTATTTTTCGAATAGATATATCTTCACGAAAAATAATTGTTTACATATATTTTTTACATATATTTTTTACATCTTATAGAATTTTTTCAAATATTTTTCATAATCATGAGGTAGATAATTATTAGACGATATCGGTATATTCATCACAATGTTGTCGTGTCTATCATATACATCGCTACAATTCTTTACGCGCTGCTCTATTTTTTCAATATCTGTAAATATATCCAGATTCAATTCTTGATGCGAAAAGCTATGTATTTTATTCTTAATGAACATTGTATCTCCAAAGTAAGACAAATGCCATCCGCCATTTCTAATTCTCATACAATTTAATTCTCGTATTTCGTTGCAAGTAAGTTTTAATTCTTTATATGTATCATACGAAATTATTTTACAAGATGACCATTTGTCTCCGCATAATGAGTTTAAATTATAATAATACAAATCCATTTCTAATGCACATACACTGATTTCACAATTGTAATGTTTAATTTCGTATAATCTATTTATATCTGGTATTTCATCTACATCTGATATTATGATTATATCATTATTCTCAATATTTAATTTATCTAGACCAATAGATATAGAATTTCTCTGATAATACTCATTTTTCCATTGTTCCTTATTTTGATAATCTATATCAGGATATTTGTATGGAAAATCATCTACGACAATATGTATTATTTTATCTTTGAATTTTTCAAATAAATATTTATTATCAGTAAAAAATAATTCTTTTTCCTTACCGCTAAATGTATGTGTAGATTCTACTATTATAAAATAATCCACGATATCATTTAATGTATGTAATCTGTAGTTCAGTAAATCTAGCTCATTGTAAAATATAAAACAATCTATTATTTTTTTATGAGTCATTAAGTTAATCAAATATAAAATGTTAAATTAATAAATTAATAAGTTAATCAAATAAAGCGTGTATAAAAAATCATAAAAAAAATATTTTGTAAGAGATATAGAACATGGCTGGAGGACTCTCGCAACTCGTCGCGTACGGCGCTCAGGACGTGTACCTGACCGGCAACCCCCAAATCACCTTCTTCAAGACCGTGTACCGTCGTTACACCAACTTCGCCATCGAATCGATTCAGCAAACGATCAATGGCAGCGTCGGATTTGGGAACAAGGTGAGCACCCAGATCTCTCGCAACGGTGACCTCATCACCGACATCGTGGTGGAATTCGTACTGACCAAGGTCGGTCCCGCAAACACCACCTACTACCCCGCAGAGGAACTGCTACAGGACGTCGAACTCGAAATCGGTGGTCAACGTATCGACAAACACTACAACGACTGGTTCCGCACCTACGACGCTCTGTTCCGCATGGACAATGATCGTGTAAACTACCGTCGCATGACCGACTGGGTAGGCAACGAGACTGTTGGTGCCCAGAAGCGTTTCTACGTGCCTCTGATCTTCTTCTTCAACCAGACTCCCGGCCTCGCTCTCCCTCTGATCGCTCTGCAATACCACGAAGTGAAGCTGTACTTCACCCTCGCGAGCCAAATACAAGGTGTCAACGTCAACGGTACCATCGCTATTGCTAGCGCTCAACAGCCCACCATGTCCGTGTGGGTCGATTACATCTTCCTGGATACCCAAGAACGTACTCGTTTTGCTCAGCTACCCCACGAGTACCTGATCGAACAGCTACAGTTCACCGGTTCCGAAACCGCCACTCCCTCTGCCACCACCCAGGCCAGTCAGAACATCCGTCTCAACTTTAACCATCCCACCAAATATCTGGCATGGAACTTCAACAACCCCGCCAACTACGGTCAATACACCGCTCTGGCGAACATCCCCGGTGCCTGTTCGAATGCCGCTTCTAACGTCGCCACCGTTGTTTTCCCTGATTGGGGTAACACCGGTACCTACTACGAACAGCTCGCCGTACTCGACTCCGCTAAGATTCAACTGAACGGTCAAGATCGTTTCGCCACTCGCAAGGGCTCTTACTTCAACAAGGTGCAGCCTTACCAGAGCATCGGCGGCGTGACCCCCGCTGGTGTGTACATTTACTCCTTCGCTCTGAAACCCGCCGGTCGTCAACCCTCCGGCACTTGCAACTTCTCTCGTATCGATAACGCTACTCTGACTCTGACGTACAAGACGTGCAGCATCGATGCCACCTCTCCCGCTGCGGTGCTCGGAAACACCGAGACCGTGACTGCGAACACCGCCACTCTTCTGACCGCTCTCAACATTTATGCAAAGAATTACAACGTTCTGAGAATCATGAGTGGAATGGGTGGACTCGCGTACGCGAACTAAATGTTTTGTGTTTGTGTTTTTCAACTTTTTAAAAAACTCACTCAGTTTTTTGAAAATTCGTGTATATTGTCATTTGACCAACTTCTCAGAACACACATAAGTTTGCTGAAGTTCACTGGCTTGAGTCGGTGTGTTTCATACGACAACGGCACATGGAAGAAGGTATATTTAATAATACAAGAATGTTGCAATAGAAAATTATAAAAAGACCCTAAGACAGGTAAATATATGAAAGCATCTGGATATTAATTTTGTCGATACGAATTTACATAACGATACTTTGAACAAGCTTGTTTCCTTCTTGAATAATAATGTCAAGTTCTTTCTCAAATAGGTAAAACATATCAAATAACTCAACTTCGATCTCATATGTGGATTCGCAGTCTCTGTCGGTCGTCGGGATAGACTCTACGCGCGTGAAATCAATTTTCCATGGACCCTTCACAAATGTCGTTCTATACTTTGTACGCTGCATGCGAAAGCTTACCGGTGGTTTTCCATTTTCCTTCCGTTCGAGAGAAAAAGCGGAACGAACTCCGTACTTATCTTCTTGAATAGTTTCTTTTGCGATTTTCTTTTTGTGTTCCCAGTATCCCTGACCATTTTGAAGCACGACATATCTAGAAGATTCATCTGGAGACGATTTTATGTACTTGTCCACTGTTACGATTTCTTCAACAGGTTCACCGAGTTTTTCTTTTGCATATGTCCATGCATGTTTATTTATGTTCGTGATAAATTCGCCAGAAGCTTGAAATCCGAGACGAAATTCGAGTTCGATCGTTCTGAAGTCATGAGTCTTCAGAGTATTCAACAATTCATCACGAAACATGTTGGATATCACACGATAACATATATAATGTTAAGTTTTCATGAAATGATTATGTATATGATATTTATATTGTTGATATATGTTCCATGATCAAATGACAATATGTATTATAATATGTATGCGTCATCAAGAATACTTAAAAATATTATGATATCATATAAATGTCGCGAGAACACGAATCATTCAGAGGATTTGTTCCTTTCAGAAGAGACATACAACTTCCGTCCGTTTTGTTCTGTAAATGGAATCAATGTGGACATTGTCATGAATTAGCTCCACAGATGAAGAGAGTTCAGACTATATTGAAGGATGAGATGCCTGTGTATGTCGTTGATGCTGAAAAGAACAATAAGATTATCAAAGCACTCAAGGTGAATGGATTCCCGGAGATAATTGTTGTCGATACGAATCGTCGCGTTCACAAATTTAAGGGAACGAGAGAACCCAGTAAAATCGTTCAATTTATTCGTCAAAATAAATGAATCATATAGTGTTGATATTTATCATATCGACAATTAGTTCTATTTATTTATTTATTTTTAAAAAATATAATATACTTTTAAAAATAACATGAATCAACAACTTTCTCACAACGGATTTCGTATCACACAGCGCGGTATCGAAATAGGTAAGTATATGTATAGGACATACCACAACGTCAAGCGAATCCAGAGGGGAGGTCCGGACTCCTTCAAGGCTGCAGAGGATTTTGTGAAAGATACTTCCGACATAGGTGTTATTGCAATTAAAATGAGTCAATTTCTTTCCGCGAGAAGTGATATCGTAGATGAACGTACTCTCAAGGTGATCGAACGATTGCAGTCCGAAGTGCCGCCGGAGAAGGAACCTCCTCCCGATTTTACATTCTACGAATGGTACAAGGAACCTATTGCATCCGCGTCTATCGCTACTGTGTATAAAGGTAAACGAAAAACGGATAATAGTGATGTTATTTTGAAACGCGTTCGACCAGAGGTGAAACAGCGTATCATGGAGGATCTTCCTCTTTTCATCATCGTGTTAGATATTGCAAAGTTCTTCGGCGTTCCAGGAGCCGAAAACATGTTAGAAATCGTGAGAGAGTGTCAACCTGTACTACTAGGAGAGCTCGATCTCAAGCTGGAAGCCAAGGCGATGAGTCTCTTCAAGAAGAAGTTTGCAAACATTTCGTGGTTGACGATTCCCACCGTATATGAGGCTGGAGAGACCTATATGATTTCGGAATATGTCCCTTCCAAGAAGATCACCGCAGCATATCCTAACGAAATGCTGGCGAGACGTCTGTTCGAACTATACATATATATGACGATCGATATAGGTCTTGTTCACGCGGACCCCCATGCCGGCAACATAGGGATCAAGAAGGATGGAACTTTTGTATTATATGATTTCGGGGCGATTATCGATGTGAGAGATGCCAAGCAATATATTGCAAAATGTCTGAAATCAGTGGTTCTCGAAGACACGGATGGAGTCGTGAGATCTCTCGAAGACATGGGTGTTATTAAATCAGGAGGAAGTGTGGCAAGACTGAAGAAAGCCATTCCTAAAATCAAGAAGATAATGGAATCGAATGATTTCAATGTCGAACTATCAAAGTTGCCTGAATTTACAAGTAACGAGAATCGAATCTTCGAGCTGACCACGAGATATATTTATCTCATTCGATCACTCACTATCGTCGAAGGGATTATCTCGTATCACGATAGAGATTTCAGTCTTACGAAGTACATAAAGAAGTACGACGACATAATCGATGATATCGTCGAGGTTCCTGCAATGGATATCGTAAGAGAAATAGCGGGAGATTTTCTCACGACTCCTGCGAGTTTGAAGAACATGAACGACTTGGTCTTTTCCATAAAAGAGGATCTGAGTGAGGAAATAGCGGGAGGAAAGCGGATGATGAAGTATGTTTTTGGTGTTTTCGTGTTCACCGAATTACTTAAAATGTTATAAATTATTGAGTTATCACTGATATCATCATACCATATCGACAAATTAATCATTAAAATAAACACCAGTCATAAATTCAAGCGTTCTATGGGTTTCATTTACACACTGACATCACCGAGTAAAAAAAAGTATATCGGACAGACCACACGATCTATAGATCAACGATTCGACAATCATCAAAAAAAAAGTAGTAGATGTAAAGCGATCTCAGGAGCCATACAAAAATACGGATGGGACAACTTCGTGGTGGATTACTATGAGTGTCCTGATGAAGAACTGAACAAACACGAACGATGGCTCGTAGAGCTGATGGGAACATTGGCACCTGGTGGATACAATCTCCGGGAAGGCGGTGGATGTTGTGGCAAACTAAGCGAAGAAACGAAGCAAAAGATGAGCGAATCACGAGCTGGCGAAAAACATTGGAATTATGGAGGAACACTTTCACAAACACACAAAGTCGCCATCAGTGCAGCAATGTCCTGCGAAAAAAACTCAATGTTTGGAAGATCAGGTGAAAAACACCCAATGTTTGGAAGATCAGGTGAAAAACATCACAACTCAAAACGGGTATATCAATACACTCTCGATGGTGTGTACGTTCATTGGTTCGGATCTACTGGTGAAGCTGCGCGAGCACTTGAAAAAAATGATGGTGGTAATATAGCCGCTTGTGCTCGCGGTGACAGACCAACAGCGTATGATTTCAAATGGTCATATGAATTTATTTAACTATAAGGACGAAATATCAACCGAAATAGCGGGAGGAAAGCGGATGATGAAGTATGTTTTTGGTATTTTCGTGTTCATCGAATTACTTAAAATGTTGTGAATATTAACTTAAAAAAATATTATAGATGTATAATACCGATGATCACACTCGTCGCACGCTCCCCGGCCATGATGTCGTCCTCTTTCGATACCAAAACTATCGGAAAACGAGTTCAGAAGGATGTAAAAAAACTAAGCAAAGGTTTTGATAAAATTAACGAGCAGTCCAAAGTTCGTGGTCAGCAAGCATCCGATAATCTAAAAAGTTTCTTCGAGAAACTCGATAAGATCGCTCGTGAAGACGTCGAAAAGGTTAAAACCATTTTTGACGAAACTTCTATAGATGTAACAACAAGCGCAGACTACACCGAGATTGATGATATTATCATTTTTAAAGATAACGAAGATGTAAACTAAATTATTATAAATTATTGTAAATTATTGTAAATTATTATATTTTATTTTTAGATTTCTTAATGATCCTAAAAATATTATGTCTATTTCTTACTTTTTATTGACCGACCAAGACAACAGAGTTCCTAGATTTCTGATCACTGGATCATCAAATACCTTTTCGGAAATAAATCCTATGGCACCAACTGTTCTTGTATCGCTATAGCCATATTGAATGTTCAAGTTCAATGTATGTGTGATCATATCTTGTAGTTGCTTTTGAAACTCATTGGCAAGAGTTGGAATTTCTTTGATGACTTTTGCAATAAAAGATATTATATAATGTTTTTGCGTTGACGGTGTGTTTTTCACTTTAGAAATTATCATTTCGAACAGAGTGTTATTCTCGAAGCACTTTGACGTATCTACATTCATGAAAATCCGTAAAAATTCTATTTTTTTCATGGTGATAGACACGGATATCATTTCTGTGATAGAATCGATACCGATCTCTGTCACATTTATAAACTTTGATATTTCGTCGAGGACAGCATCACGTAGTTCACGTTTCACGGCTGGAACGAATCGAATGAGAACATCTATAAAAGACTTCGATTGACATGTTATCGTCTTGCTGACTATATCCTTTATCTCATCCGTGAAATCTTTAGAAATAACATAAAAAACTCTCAACATCATCATGAAATGATTGATGTCTTTCGATGTCGTCAGACATGTGACGAACAACACCGGTAATGTTTCGTTCTGAGAAAATAGTGTCGTGACCGCGGATGAGTCGAAGTCGTGTGTATCGATATCGTCACACATAGTCTCCCAACAATCGACATCGTTTGTCGATATCGCTGTCTCCATCAACTGAGTCGTAAATCTCGGAATGATCTTACATCCCTGTCTCTCACGCTCTTGTTCCATGAGCTTTGAAATCATTTCTATTTCATTGGTCTCTGGATGATTTTTTTTCTCACAAATCATGCCATCTACTATCACGGCTCTTCTCGGAGGCTTCGAGATGAACATTTTAATTATGATACCTATGACACTCATAATCACTTATATACTCGTATGATGTCAATATGAGTGTTTATATCGACGAACATATTAATTTAAGCAACGACCATTGAGTATATCACGATGGCGTTCTCTGCTTTGTACAACGAAGCAGTCGAAGTGTCCAACGCAGCAGTCGCATTCGATGATCTCTGTGAATTCGATGAGATGACGTCGCTGGTGACCAATGTTCAACGTGCACAGACGCTATTACAAGAGCACATCTTGAGTCTCGTCGAATCAGCGGTCATGGAAGCCGCATCGAGCGGTATGAAACGTGCCGAAATCATGAGCTTCACCGGCGCGGAACTTTTCGAAGGGCATTCTATCTTGTTCATGCTTCTCGGTGGTGCCGATCGTGAGTTTCGAGAGAAAATAACGGATTATGGTTTCGAACCTTTGATGGATAAATTGTGGAATGCTCTGAAACCTTTTCATGTAGAACATATTTGGGAGCGTGTCACCAATAGAAATGTGATTGTATTGTCTTGGGAATGAACTGCCATATGAAAACACATAAAAAAATCACCAAAAAAATCAATACATACTTATTCATATTGTTACTTATTTCGTAATCTATATCATTTCCAGTCAAGTATACGTCTTGTGCGCCCGTCGCGACAAGTTGAGTCAGAGCTCCAGACATCACAGACTTCTTATAAATGTATAAGATTTTTATAAATATCGTCCCATGATGTAATAAATGACACTTGTCCATATCAACACATTAGTATTTTAAAGAAGACACTTTTGTAAATACAAATGAATCTTGACGATTTCGTCAAATTATGGAATCATGATATTCCGTTCGAACAAAAAACAAGGTTGTATTATGAAAAAGTTCCACATATCATCGACGACAAAGGTGGTTATCGTCCCATAAATTGCGAGTATCGCAAAGCTACATTAAGATATTTCAAGAACGATGGACAACTCGAGATATTCGACGACTATACCATCGACACGAACAAAATTATAGAGCGTAAAGATAATATAAGACCTCCAACGCCGCGAAAACTTAATGAATACTTGAACATTAAAGTCAGTAAAAACGGAAACTCATATAATCGTAGTCTCGCTCGTGCGATGCTCTCAACGTTTCTCGGTCCACCACCGACTCTCGAATATACCATCGACCATATCGAAAGCGACCAAAAGCTCGACGACAATCTTGATAATCTTCGTTGGCTTCACAAGTCTGGACAATCAAAGAACCAAAAAAAACAAGAAAAATATAAGACTGCACGATTAATCGTGAACGATGGAAAAGAATTCACTGCGAAGGAGTGGATTGATTTGTACAAAAAAACAGATGGAACGAAGTATCATGAACATACTTTTAGAGAGTGGGCTCGAACAAAAGAGAATGGGTTTTCGTACAAGACGTACGACGATCTCGACGATGAAGAGTGGAAAATATACGGTGAACCCGACAAGAACCACGTAGAGGTATCGAACATGAACAGAGTGAAGGACGTGATGTTTTCTGCTTCGGGGCGAGAAGAACATGTATTGTCAGTAGATCAACTGAGTTTGTTGGTTGGATATCCAACGAAAATTATTAACGGCGAACGATATTATCTTCACGTTCTCGTGTTTCAGTTATGGTATCCTAAAGAATGGTCGAACAAACTATCGAACGAAATCGTTCTTCATAAACACGACGATCGTCTCGACTGTCGTCCGGAAAATCTAAGACTCGGAACGCCATCCGACAATGGAAAAGATGCGCATGATAATGGCAAACACGATGGTACGAAAACTGCGAGAAAATCTTGTGTGTCGTATATCAATGGTGTGAAAGAAAAAGAACATATCAGTCTTTTAGAAGCCGAACGATTCTTGAAAGATCGAGGATATAGTAAGGCGTCATATATCGCTATCAGTAATGTGTTAAGTGGTAAACGCAAAACTGCATATGACCGCGTATGGAAACTTGACTAATATAAAATACCTTTTTTGAGTTCATCCCATGTAACTTTATTGATGGAATATAACCATGTAACTATCACGTAAATCCATATGAGTTTTCCAAATATACCATCCGGAAGATTATATATGCCCCCGACGAGTCGATACATGAATGTCTCTTCTCTCGAACATCCTCGTAAGTTGTTCTCTATAATTGTCAGAATACACGTATCGTCCAAAAGAATCCAGTGAATAACGATGAACGGCATAAGCAAAATGTAGCTCGGTCTCAAGCATTTTATGAACGGCGCCGTCAAGGCCCATATGACGATCAACAGATGTATCAACGATATTATGTAAGTCAACATTTAAAATATATTAATATTTTAAATGACGTTTAAGTTATTCGTGCGGCCTGGATGCTCTTATTCGATAAGAGCGAAACGTGAACTGACGAAACATGGTAAAAAATATATCACGGTGTCATGCAAGGACGTCGACGACCTCAAGATACAACTTAAGAAACACAAACTCAGGATTCCGAAGATTTTGACATTTCCTCGAGTATACGATGAATCCCATTTGATCGGTGGTTACGACGATCTCGTAAAAAAACTTAAGAAATAAAAATCTATCATTAGTATACGATAACGATGGCACCTAAGAAGGAAAAGAAAACCTTCATTTTAGAAGACGCATCCGGTAAGGAGCTCGGAAAATTCGTTGCTGCCAGTGCCGGTATAGCTGCGAAGAAAGCGGCCACCAGAGGCCATACCAGCATCATTCTCCGCGAGACTGGTGTTCATGATCGAGTTCGTCACTACACAGGGTCTGTGAAGAAACTGAATCCTCCGAGAGAAGTCACGATAGGTGGAAAGCCCGTTCTGATTTCGAAGGAAAGCAAGGCCAAATTCGTAAAGGTGGTTCGCAAGGATGGTAAAGTTTCCGAGTCCCCGAAGAAAGAATAAATGACACGATATGAATTAAAATATTTATATTTTATATACTATGGCTCCGATGAGAAAATCTGTTCCTACTGGACGCAAGGACGCGAAGGGCCGCATCATCTTCAGAGGTCCACGTGGAGGTGAGTTCGTTCGTGGGCGTAATGGCACGAAGCTCGCTCCGGCGACCGGCTCTGGTCGTGCAAGAAGTCCTATGCGTCGTGCAAAATCTCCCATGCGTAGGTTCTTCTAAAATACTGGATCGCATTTCGATATCATAAATTCATTGACTGGTGTGATATGAGCACCGATACTCTCGAGCGTTTTCAAAATAGGATCAGTATTCTTTTTTTTGACTGCGTAATCAACCGCTTTTCGATCGTTTAATTCTCGTGTGACTCCTTGATCGGCGTGACCTCGACAATAACCTCGACACACCGCGCGACGTCCACATGGCTTGTCCGTGCTCGTAAATCCCTTGCATTTAGATTTGGTGGATCCCACAAGCGCATGTTTATCGAGAATATCGTATTTGTATTGTTCGACGAGTTTCGAATAATTCAGTCCGTAGTCTCGTGCTACACACAACAGAACGTCTTCGATAGCGGCGCCGATGATAATCCCGGTGAAGTCTTCGAGTGCTTTCACGCCGTTTACGACGTTCGACAACGTCTTCGTAAACCCTCCTTCCATGTTTTGAGTATATAGGACATTCACATGAATTAAATGTATAGAATGTCGATATGAACATATATGAACAAAGTGTCATTTATTAAAATTTGTGTGTAAAAAATCAGAAAAAAAATATTTTGTAAGAGTATAAACATGGCTGGAGGACTCTCGCAACTCGTCGCGTACGGCGCTCAGGACGTGTACCTGACCGGTAACCCTCAGATCACCTTCTTCAAGACCGTGTACCGTCGTTACACCAACTTCGCCATCGAATCGATTCAGCAAACGATCAATGGCAGCGTCGGATTTGGGAACAAGGTGAGCACCCAGATCTCTCGCAACGGTGACCTCATCACCGACATCGTGGTGGAATTCGTACTGACCAAGGTCGGTAACGGTGGTACCACCTACTATCCCGCAGAGGAACTGCTACAGGACGTCGAACTCGAAATCGGTGGTCAACGTATCGACAAACACTACAACGACTGGTTCCGCACCTACGACGCTCTGTTCCGCATGAACGATGACCGTTTCAACTACCGTCGCATGACTGACTGGGTCAATAACGAAGTGGTTGGCTCTCAGAAGCGTTTCTACGTGCCTCTGATCTTCTTCTTCAACCAGACTCCCGGCCTCGCTCTCCCTCTGATCGCTCTGCAATACCACGAAGTGAAGCTGTACTTCACCCTCGCGAGCCAAGTGCAAGGTGTCAACGTCAATGGTACCACCGCTATTGCTAGCGCTCAACAGCCCACCATGTCCGTGTGGGTCGATTATATCTTCCTGGATACCCAAGAACGTACCCGTTTTGCTCAGCTACCCCATGAGTACCTGATCGAACAGCTACAGTTCACTGGTTCCGAAACCGCCACTCCCTCTGCAACCACCCAGGCCAGTCAGAACATCCGTCTCAACTTTAACCATCCCACCAAATATCTTGCGTGGAACTTTAACAACCCCGCCAACTACGGTCAATACACCGCTCTGGCGAACATCCCCGGTGCCTGTGGAAATGCCGGTACCGCAACCGCTAGTGTGACCTATCCTGATTGGGGTAACACCGGCACCTACAACGAACAGCTCGCCGTGCTCGACTCCGCTAAGATTCAACTGAACGGTCAAGATCGTTTCGCCACTCGCAAGGGCTCTTACTTCAACAAGGTGCAGCCTTACCAGAGCATCGGCGGCGTGACCCCCGCTGGTGTGTACATTTACTCTTTCGCTCTGAAACCCGCCGGCCGTCAACCCTCCGGCACTTGCAACTTCTCTCGTATCGATAACGCTACTCTGACTCTGACGTACAAGACGTGCAGCATCGATGCCACCTCTCCCGCTGCGGTGCTCGGAAACACCGAGACCGTGACTGCGAACACCGCCACCCTTCTGACCGCTCTCAACATTTATGCAAAGAATTACAACGTTCTGAGAATCATGAGTGGAATGGGTGGACTCGCGTACGCGAACTGATCGTATCGTATTGTTTTATTCGTCTTTACATTTTCAAAATTCTCACCCATTTTTTTGAAATATTTAAATGACACTCATATCGACAAAAATATATTATAAACTGTAATTTATGTATAAATTATAAAATGCAATTCTCATTCGATTCTACTCTCCAATATACGGAAGACAATATAATTGAGTATCTCAAGAGTTGTGACCCAGAGGAAGAAATTTTCAAATGTACCGACAATCATGGAAATACATTATTACACACGTACGCTGGTATAAATTACGAAAAATTACAAGATTATATTCTTTCTGAATACCCGGATATCATTTACATGGAAAATGACATGTTTGAAACTCCTTTGATGAGTGCCGTTGATTTCAGAAACGTATCATTGGTGAAGAAAATCCTAGATATTGATCCCGGTTTGCTTTATCTTGACGACGAACATGGAAATTGTGTTCTTCAGAGAGAAGCATATTTCTCATACGGTTCCGATGAGATCTTAAGGGAAATGTGGATGTATTATGATGACGAAAAGATAGATTATGGACATTTGTTGGCCGGAGCAATGACTAATTCTGCGGTCAAAACTAAATTTATGTTAGAAAATAGTCAAAGAGGATACAATTATGTTGATATCAATGAAAATAACATTCTTCATCTCGCTTGCAAAGTGTATTCGCATCATATACACACTTTGAAAGATATTTTGGCGAACACCACAGATCTTGCAAAACATTCAAATAACGAGGGAAAGATACCTCTTCATTATGCAGCATTTTCGATTCGAAAATTTATGAGAGTATATACATGTTTTCCAGAGGGTGTTTACATCCAAGATGACGAAGGAAACACACCTCTTCATATATTTGTTCAATATAAGTATGACACCTATGATTTTCTATCTGATGTTATCAGGAGACATCCCGATACACTGAGCATTCAAAATAACAGAGGAGAAACGATCGGAATGATTATGAGCAGAAATTACGAAGTGTCATATATGTCATATATGTATACGATGTTTATGGTGAACCCGGATAGTTTTATAATCAAAGATAATGCTAATAATAACATTCTTCATGAAATTTGTTTTTATAAAGGCTATAATTGGTTCAAGATCATTGATTTTATAATCGAAAAATATATACATCTACTTTTCGAAAAAAATAAGGATGGTCTCACTCCTCTAGATTATGGTATAATGGGTGTGGGTGACAAATCTTACAAGATTGATCAGGAAAACTTTTTGACTATATGTTTAAAATATACTCCTCTAGATGATATGTATTGGAAAGTGTTTTATGGTTCTTGTTCTAAGATTAGTAATATTTTCGGAATTATTCTTAAGAGATCGAAAGATGAAGCCACCAAGGCATTCAAATTGATGTCACCATCTACTCGATCTAAGGTTCATGCTATGTTATTTTCTCTGAGAAAATATAATATCGAAAAAGAACATGTAGATGATATTATTTCATATGCATTGAAAAAGTAAAAAATAATAATATTTGATTAACTTAAAACATGGCAAGAGCAAAAGCATCTAAAAAAACATCCGAAGTGCCCGAAGTGCCCGAAGTGCCCGAAGTGCCCGAAGTGCCCGAAGTGCCCGAAGTGCCCGAAGTGCCCGAAGTGCCCGAAGTGCCTGAAGTGCCCGAAGTGCCTGAAGTGCCTGAAGTGCCTGAAGTGCCTGAAGTGCCTGAAGTGCCTGAAGTGCCTGAAGTGCCTGAAGTGCCTGAAGTCGAATATCATCCACAATCTTCTCTAAATTATTTTAACAGATCTGTCACTCCGATACCTGGTGGTTTTTTCATGTGATAAATGACATTGATAAATGACATTTCATATCGTCTTACTCATATATTTATTTCTTTGTAATTGATGACTATAGTAATTACAATGAACATTATAAAAATCAACACGACTCATCAGCTCACACAACATATCATGACTTCTACTCGTCCGAGTGTGGTTCAGTTCACATCAAAAAAATGCAATCCTTGCAAAATATTCAAAAATAATATCATAAATACTGATATTCCTATCGAAGTTCTCGACGTAGATTTTTACGAGAATAAACAAATCGGTAAACTTTTCGATATCAGTGTTTTGCCCACTGCGATTTTCATCACCGAATGTAAGCCGATTACACGTATGAATGGTCTAAAGGAGTACGATGAATTCATCGAACTCATTAAATCCGTGATTAATGATGATTGTGTTATAATAAATTGGAATTAGTTTTGTGATTCGAGAATCACACCATTTATTTTAAAGGTTTCTCTCTCCATTATAAATATTGCAATTTCTGCAAGATGTACAAGATTCGGCGTAGAGCAGTTTTCGAGATGACTTTGCAAAGATTGAAGATTTTGTATGTCGACGGGATCGACTTGGAGAGTGTTGAATTTTTCTTTGTTGAAATTATGATTTGCACATATCAAGTCTATGATATTGGGAATTTGTTTCTTCGCATCTTTTAATTTTTCAGGAACTAAGAGTTCTCGCAGTGAGTTCGCTTCGATTACGCGATATATGAGAACTTTTAACATTCTTTCGATCGTTTGGGTTTCACCATCCATTTCCATATGATTGTTGTTTATTTCTTAAGTTCATATCAAGTCGTGAAGGTAAACTATTTTTTCTTGTTATTTTTCTTTGCATTGTTCTTATTATTTTTTACATTCTTCTTTACATTCTTATTCTTGTTGTTCGACTCATTATTATTGTTATTATTGTTAGTATTATTATTCCAATTTCCGTTATTCCAGTTTGAATTATTCCAATTTCCCCAGTTATTCCATGCATTATCATCGTTATTCCAATTCCAATTCGAGTTGTTCCAATTGTCATTTGAATTGTTTGATGTTTTGTTATTCACACGTGTGTTTACTTGTTTCGATCCTCCTATACCCATTGTCGTATTATATAATACACACATTAAATTTCTTTATAGTAAAACACATCGATCAGCTTTCTTATGGTTTGTTTATCTTGATATGATATCGTATCATCGAGTCTGACATTTTCCATCTCGGTTTCTATGATTCCTGCCAGGAAATGATATAGAACATCGGTCGCGTGTTCTATATTATATTTTTCGATGACTTCTTTTCCTATCTCCTGAATGTCCTCATGATTTTGTGGTATTATATCTATCAGAGTCGTATCACCTTTCATGCGACTCTGATACATCATCAACGTCATCGAGTGAATTAAAGTCTCGTATTTCTTCGAAAGTTTGTAATCATCTAAGATATGTTGTATCGACAAAATAGATTCACATGTCGGGGCTTTCTCTTCATGTGAATCTATGAGTGAAAATGATGTAGGATTTCGTTTGAGAAAATAAATCGTGACGCAGACCGCAAAGAACAAAGAAAACCATACGGCATTCATGTTCGTACTTATTATGATCAAGAGAAAAAAAGATTTCTATAATCTTCGAAAAATCTTTTGGTATCTTTTTCTTCTTTTATAAACAATTTGTACAATTGTTTCTTCCTTTGTATCATCTGATGAGGAGTAGGAATTTCTTCCGGTTTTCTCGGGATGAAAACTAAGATAAGAACACATATGATGAATATGCAGAGAAACCAACGAAGCATTTATATGTTATCAATATTTTAAAATGTTCAACGAGTGTAATTTGAATACGCGGTGCATCCTACATTATTTGGCCCTTTGCACACCATCCCGATAAAGTCTCCATAACCCAGATAAGGATACATTTTTCGCAATTCTTCATTTTCCTCTGCAAATCCTTTTAATCCTTTCGCAACCGTGGCATTCCATATCTTACTCGCTTTTTTTCCATAGTCACGATCTCTACTAAACCATGTTTCTTTTCTTTTCATGTTCATAAATAAATATATGGATACTACGAGTGCGATAAATACACCGATAAATATAAGATGTTTCGTGTTCATTTAAGTTATGTAAATATTTTTTAAAAAAAAGTCTATTATTAGTAAATGCTTGCGGACTTCATCAAATCCATTAAAATGGCTGTGACAGATCCGAGTGTAAAATCCGCTCTCGATGATATCATACAGCCATGTATGAATTATGTCGATACGAAAATAACATCGGTTACATTTTTTTTTCAGATCATCGCCATATTAATTCTCGTTCAATGCCTCGCAACGATGTTCTTGATTGTGATGGAGATTAAACGAAACATGTAAATCGATAAATCAGAATTAATTTAAGCAATAACTTATTAAAATCTCATGGATAAAATACTCGTGATCAAAGAAATCAAAAACAAGAAGACCGACGAATCTCTCGCAATTTCGTCTGCCCCTACGAAAAGCATAAACAACGTGTTGTATTCGCCGGAAGTAGAAGAATTAAAATCATGGCTCCTAAATGGTGTAAATGATGCGGGTTTCTTATGCGGATCATGTGGAAGTGGTGTTTCGACTCTCGTCAAGACAATTTTATCTGAGTTAGATTTAGAACCATATTATATAGATCATAACGAAAGGGATTTTATAAATAGATTGGACATATCGAACATGATTCGAACTTCAGTTACAGGCAAGAAAATCATAATTGTCATAGACAACTTAGATTCTACTTCTGCAGACAAAAGATGCTTGAACGCGATTTCAGACCATGTATCAAAAGGTAGTACAAATAAAATATTATGTACCGGACATTATGAAAGACGAACGAAATCGAATGAATTTGCTCACAAATGGAAAAACTTTCAGTTGAAAACACCAAGTTTCGATCGTCTTGTTCAAGAATTAATTCGTATAAATGATGGTGCATTATCCATTGATCGTATACATGTCATAGTTGCCAAACAGCCCGATGGTGATATCAGAAGTTGTATAAATACATTGGAAATGGAAATGAAATTACAAAATAAAAATGTTGATAATGTGCGTGATTTTTTTGTTGATGGTATAGACTCTATCGAGTTTGTGTTTAATAAAAATGATTATGACTTTAATAAAATATATAAAATTTATGAGCAAGAACCGATGATGATATCGATGGGAGTCTACGAAAATTATATAAAATTCTTTCACGAAGATGAGATAAACATCGTGAGTTCTATATCGGATGGATTGTCGTTCGGCGATATAATATACGAAAAAAATAATGCGGAACAAAACTGGTCCCAATTATACGATCATTGTGCTCATTCAGTCTGCAATACCGCAATGTTCAGATGTCTCAGTAAATCTACGAACGATATCAAGGTGGAGAAGTTCGGCACTATCTGGTCTAAGATAAATAATCAAAAGTTGAATTCGAAGAAAATAAACGCAATAGAGATTGTTAGAGCCGAACATGGATTGCCATTTCTATGTACATTAGATTTATCGTATGTCAGATATATTATCAAACATAAAATAGATGGAGATGAGAAAGAATTTATTGACACATGTTATCCTTGGAGTTCTGAAGAGATTCTTTTGTTATTCAGGACTGGATTTGAACAATACAAACATGCTCGTGTTAAAAAGATATTCGAGCGTCACAATAATTCTCGTGTCGACAAATCAAAACTATAATTAGACCGAGAATGTTTTGAGATACACATACGTCAGTAAACCGAAAACGAGCGCATGTACGAATAAACCGGTCGATGTCGGAACTCCTAACATCGTTATGAATGGCATGTTCAGTTTCTTTCCGATCAGATCGTTCGTCAGCTTGTACATTGCCGGAGATCCTACTATTATAAAAGTCAAAATCGTAAAGAGTACCAATTGTGTTTTTACAGATAGCATTGTTAATTAAGTAAAATATTTTTTTTTGCGCGTATAATGTTTTATTTTTTTATAATAGTAATCAATAGTGTGTACGATGGATTCCGACGACAATATGCAAAATGCGACTCTCATAACGAATCTTCCGCCTCCTATGTCGTCTTCAATGGGATTCTCAACTCCTACACAAAATATAGACAAAGATAGTCCGAAAGTTAGTAACTATATAGATTTGATAAAAGATCTCGACATAAATAAAATGAAAAGTCAACAGCAGATGCCGCAGCAGATGCCGCAACAGATGCCGCAGCAGATGCCGCAGCAGATGCCGCAGCAGATGCCGCAACAGATGCCGCAGCAGATGCCGCAGCAGATGCCGCAGCAGATGCCGCAACAAAACGTGATGCAGAAGATGCAAACTGAGTCGTCCGCGTATACGAGTGATATAATGCCTCAATCGGCACCGATTTCCGCTCAAAATGCCCAAGGAATGTCGGTTCAACAGACTCCATTAATCAGCAATCTTCTCCCCGATCCCATGTTTTTTCAGCCTCCACCACCTCCCTTGAAAGAACGTCGTGTAAAATCTAGTGTAAAATCTAGTGTCAAAATCGAGGAACCAGTTAAAAAGACGCTTTTCAATTTTGATATTATAAAAATAAAACCGGCAATTCTCGTAACCGCGATCGTGTTCGTTTTATTATCATGGGGAGCACCGATGATTGCGAGAAGAATATCTTGGACAGTCGATACCGTAACGGGCAAGTTCACTCCATCTGGTCTCATCGTGTTATCTATTCTGACAGGCGGTATATTTTTGGGTATCACCGAGCTTATTCGCAATTATGGTACGGGAATATGATAACAACCGTAAAATGATATTTTTAAAAATGATAACTTAAAACATGGATTTTCTCGAATCATCGTTAGCTATTCAAAAAAAACTTGGAATGAAACATAGGTCTAAAATGGGAATATTTTTTACTCCTAAATCTCTCAGAGATATAGTGTTCCAGCATATTCATATAAATCCGCAAAGTGTCTTAGAACCATCTTGTGGTTCTGGCGAATTTTTGATTGATTGTGAGACCAGGTTCCCGGATGCCAATATCACAGGAGTAGAATTAGATGTAACGTTAGCACAAGTATCGAAGGAGAATACGACACGAACTATTATTCATACACAAGATTTCCTCACTTTCGTTGGAGGAAAGTTTGATCTTATCATAGGAAATCCTCCGTTCGTTCAGATGAAAGCTGTAAACAAACAAGCTTCGACTGGCAGGTCTAATCTATACATAGAAATTCTCTTCAAATGTATGACTCAACATTTGAACGATAATGGTGTGTTGGCAATGGTATTGCCGTCTACCATAATGAATGGTCATTTTTCACGACCTACGCGAGAACTTATTCTGAGCAAGAAAATTATACATTTCGAGACTATTCGCGATCATACGTTTAAAGATACGAAGGCGGGAGTAAGCATCCTTGTCGTTCAAAACACTCCTGGAGATAATTTGAACTACAATTTTGAAGGAATTATCACAGAAAATGCAAGAGAATTGACTGCGATGACATCAGGATTACGAAGATTGAAAGACTTAAATATTTTTGTGAAATATGGGATGATGACAAAAACACTTCAGAATTGTTTTTCGAGAAATCCGAAACACATTCCATTCGTATTGAAAAAAGATCTTTGCGATAAAGAGATATGTTTTGATAAAGATAGACTATTTATTGATAAACAAATAAAAACACATAACGGAAGATGTATTTTGATGTTGAGAAGTGATGGTGTTTCGATGAGTTTAGAATATAAATTGAAATTTTCTATGTTCGATTCGGAATCTTTCTTGTTTGATATATGCCTTGTTGCTATATTTGGCCAGGACATAGACAAAATTTATACTTCTCTGTGTGATGATAGAACATCATATTATCTACGAAAAATATGCGGTTCCGGAAGACTGACAAAAGACATTATCATGAACTTGCCGATTTTTGAGTAATTCTATTAGGAATCGATAGACAAATAATGGTGGAACCGCGTTTCCGATCTGTCGTATTATACTCGCTTCAGATCCCTCGAAAATAAAGTTGTCCGGAAATCCTTGAATTCTAGAAAGTTCCTTTATCGTATAACATCTCAAATAATGCTTATCATTTACGCGTATTGGAACATATATCTTTGGACAATATGAGTACGAACACGTGATTGTTTTCGAAGGATTATCTAAATTTAGTATCTCACCTCCTCCGTATGGAACTCCCACGCCGAATTTCAAAAGATTTCTCGATACATTTTTAGAAAGCATTGGTTTTACACGCGTTTCAGATGCGACAGAAGAAACATCAAAAAATTTATGTTCCGGACATAACGAACCATCGTAAGGAATTGTCCCAGCAACGGTATCTTCTAAAACATCTCTGACAGGTTTTCTGATATCTTCGAAGTCTGGCATCTGTGCTTCAGTTTTACTTACTAGAAAAATAACTCGTTTGCGACTCTGTGGAATACAAAAACTCATATCATACAATTTATATTGGACGTTATAACCTATCTGTTTAAAACAATCTACGATTTCGTCAACTACCATTTTACCATCCGATGTGCGTCGTGTGAGGATGCCTTTTACATTCTCACCTACCACAAATCGTGGTTGTAATATCGAAGTTACTCTCACTACTTCTCGGAATAAACTATTCCGAGGGTCGTCTGGTCTTTTCTTACCCGCGTTAGAGAAACCCTGACACGGAAATCCGGCAAAGATTATATCTACATCACCATACTTTTTAAATTCTTCGTCGGGTATTTTGGTTATATCTCCGCCTACGGACGAACCAATATGATGACATTTATCAAAATTTCTCTTATGCGTATATATAGCGTCTGTGTCATTTTCTAGGAAGGCGACGACTTCAATCCCAGCCATCTTCATCCCAAGAGAATCACCTCCAGCCCCCGCAAAGAGCGAAATAGCTTTCATTATCTTATACATTCATAAATTGTTAAGTTGATGATATTACTCATCATCGACAAAAAGAAACTCATTTTGAGTTGTCGACTCTTGCTCTTCGTTGGGGTATGGAATAGAAGTCGTATCGAATTTGAATTGGTCGACCTTGAACTTCAGGCCATACTTGTCATTCGTATGCCACAGACCCACGAGAGTAATGATGGCTCCGGCACTTTTCGCATTCAGATAATCCGCGGACAGAGTCCCGGTCGAATCGAACGCATTCGTGTCCGCAAAGAACATGAACCTGATACCATTGTTATAGATAGTCGAGGATTTCCTGAGATTTCCCCAAGGTCCCTTGCTCGATTCCTCGAGATCGGCTATCCATAGAGCAAATTGTTGATGAACAGAGTCGGATGGATTCAATTTCATTTCTAGTCTGAACATTCCAGGAGAATGCACAGATATCTGGCAATTGCACTTTGGAATTTGAAATTGAATTTTCTTATCTCCGGAATTCCTGTTAGCATAAATATTGCCCTTGGCACCACGTCGCCATGTGATAGATCGTGGGCTTATGTCGCGAAAATCCATACTATGATGATAGAATATACTGTTCTTATAGTATGCTCTATTTAATATGATATTTGTTGATATGTCATTTTCGGGATCAAACGAAATTAAATGACACAATTTAACTTAACAAAGTATATTATGTCATTATCAATCATGTCTCAAAAGTTTAACGAGTTCAATACTGTGATGAGATCGTTCATTTCCGATCTCTCTGAAGTCTTTCCAGAAGACACTGCAATTCAAAGTTCATACGAGACGTTCGATGAGCTCGTTCGAGTTAATTATCGTAAACCACTTACCATGTTCGTTGAAAATATGATGCCTTATGCTGAGTATATAGCGAATCGTGATGAAACAATGTTTCTAAAAATAGAATTTCCAGGAATAGATTTCAAGAAACTATGGTTCGATGATACCGTATCGACAAACACCAAGAATGTCATCTGGCAATATATTTCTCATCTGCTACTTCTTACAATGCAATAATGTCTCGTAATAACTTAAATAATTTTGTGTTTACAACTGATAACGACATGATTTCGGATAGTTTCAACTCGATGGTCTTGGACTTTCTGAAAGAATTATCAGAAGTATTCCCGGAAGAAATCGTGCTAAAAAAATGTATTGATAACTTCGAATCATATATTCTCGACGATCCAAACAAGCCTCTCGAATTTATGACGAATGTTATTGGTGATAACGCACATCTTGTAACAGCTAAGGATGAAACATTTTTTAACATCGTCAAAGTTCCAGGAATAGATGTGAAGTCTATGTGGAATAGCAACATTTCAGATAATACGAAAAAGGCAATCTGGGAATACATCAGTACCTTGATGCTCATCGGGGCGACGATGAACAGTACGTCAAAAGAAATAATGTCGGGAATCGAAGAACTTGCGACCGAATTCGCACACAAGATGCAAAACGGAGAAATCACGATGGACAATATGATGTCGGAAGTGATGAATCGTGTTCAACAGATGGATTTATCATCTCTCGAAAATATGGATATTTCTTCTCTCACGAAGTCGATGGGTATCGATCCTGCAGAACTCACGAATATGATGGGAGGAATGATGGGTGGAATAAATCCTGAACTTCTGAATACAGTTTCTTCTCTCATGGGTGGAAAAGAGGACGGAGAAGATCTGCTCAAACTATTGGAAAACGCAAAACCTCCAGTGCCGTTACCTCAAAAGAAGACCAAGGGGCATGGTAAGAAAAATCGTAAACACAAATAATTTTAAAAATAAAATAAAAGATATAATAAATTTTGATCCTGAAGTTTGTCATTTGATCCTGGAGTTTGTCATTTGTCTTATATTGACAAACTTTGTTATTTAATACAATCAGTATATAGTATATAGTATATTATGAATGACGACCGTAAAGTATTACTATAGTGATGGAAGAAACGAAATATTTGATAAATATGATACAGACATCTTCGGAAATATCAAAAACAAAAAAAATGATCAAGAAGTATCGCAACACATAAGATCAGATGGATACAAACGTATTAGTTTATGTGATAATAATGGTCGACTAAAAACTTTAATCGTTCATAGAATAGTCGCATCAACATTTCTCGGCCCTCCTCCGACTCTAGATCATACTCCGGATCATCTAAATAGGAATCGTTCGGATAATTCTCTCATGAACATCTTATGGAAAGATAAAAAAGAACAATCTGCGAATAGAACACATCCAGATGTGTTGAAGTCTTCGTTCATCATTGTGAAAAATGAATATGAGAAAACCACGAAAGAATGGGTCAAATATCTTGAAGATGAAAAGACACCATTTGGAAATGTGTATACAGAAAGTGTCATAAAAAAATACGCTCAACATAAACAACACGGTTTTTCATATAAAATATTCGATGATCTTCCTGGAGAAATATGGAAAGAATGTCCGAGATCTTTAATTAATAGTTGGAAGGGTCGATGGGAGATATCAAACAGAAAACGTGTTAAAAGAATAACGAAATATGCCGAGAATGTCCTTGATGTATCACAACTAGGAACGTTAAATGGATATCCTATCATCAACTCGAATGGAAAATCATGTTTTGTTCATCATTTGTGTTTTCAAGCATTCTTTCCAAATGAATACAAATCTATGAAATCAGAGGAAATAATACGACACAAAAATGACGACCGTCTAGATTTTCGTCCAGAAAATCTACTGATTGGAAGTCATTCTCAGAATAAAATAGACGCGTATGACAATGGTAAATATAATGGCACAAAAAGAGAGAAAAAGAAGTGTGTTTCTTATATTAACAATATAGAAGAAAAACAACATGATAGTCTGCATGACGCCGTTCGATATCTAAAAGAAAATGGTTTCAAAAATGCTGTATCAAGTAATATAAGTCAAGTTTTGGATGGTAAACGGAAAACTGCATATAAGCGCACTTGGAAACACAAATAAAATATTCGTATAATAATAATATATAATTAAAGTATAGAATGAGAACCGAAACTCTACACGAGGATCCGATTTGGTTTCAGGATCTGAGCGTGATATTCAAGAGACCGTCAGAAATAATTCCGACACGAGATCAGTCGGACTCGGAACGCGTGAACGCCATGGTTCGTCTCGTATTATACTGTTCATTTGCCGTGGCTCTTATCCGTCAGAATTATTTATATGCGATTTTGGGGCTCGCTATCATCTCTATAATTTCACTTGCATATGCCCTTGGTAGAAAAACTCCTAAAAGCAATGAGGCATATGGCAACATTCGTCCATACTCGGTAAAACGTGACACGAAATCATGTTCAAAATCTTCGACTAACAATCCGTTTTCTAATGCGACCGTAGGAGCACTTCTTGATAATGAGGCACGTCCTCCCGCATGCTCGTATGACGATCCCAGTATGGCAAACGCAATGAGAAAAAACTTTAACAAAGGACTCTTTAAGTCGCTAGACGATGTCTATGAGGTTGAAAACTCTCAGAGACAATTCTATACCATGCCGGTCACGACGAGTGCGCCGGACACGATTGCTTTCGGACAATTTCTTTTCGGAAATAAATCGACATGCAAAGAGGACCCCTCGAAATGTATGCCATATTTTGCTACTCGGGATGGTTGAGTTTTATTTTCAGTCTTGTATTTCAAAAGATGTATACATCTCTTTTGTAATATCAATATCATCTTTATATTTTTCATAAAATCGTAAAGATACGTTAACTAGAATGTTATTCGGTTGATCAAAATATATTTTTAACGTTTTTTAGTGCCATGAAGAACACAATTCCGACGATTCCGAGAGTGAGTATATTGTTGAACGCGAACATCACCGATGCGATACCTATCAACAAGGCGGTAATTTTTACATTATCTTTGAAAAAATCACCAATTTTAACATCACCGAGCTTTCCCTTAACAAAATCTAAGTATTCCTTCATCGATTTTACATAATACTCCTTCGTCATAGACGCGTAGTCCTTGATTACTTTTTCGTTCGTCATGAGCAAATCATATATAGGAACATCCGCTTTCGACATCACGACGTCGTTTTTCTTAATGGGAAGAATCGGTTCAGAAACATCGAGTAAAGGATTGCTGTTCACGACTTCGTCTGGCTTTATAGGTATAGCTTCTCCGAGTTTATCCTCTGATTTGAACTTCGTTTCGACGAACGGTGTTTTATCTATGGTGTTCAACGATGTCTCATAATCGATCGTATAGTCCATGTTCATTCGATAATTCACATTTTGATCGTAATCATCCGTTTCATCTCTGAAACGAATAAACATATTGTCGAACGTTTCTCTTTTTGCCATTGGTAAAGGAAGAGGATACTCAGGTTCATCTCCAAGATTAAAACCAACCCCATCTTTATCTTTACTACATTTAGATATACAACTCATAAGACAAGATGTTTTAACATATCCTGGTAAATCTATATTTGTAGCGGTTGGTGTGATAGAGTATGTAAATTGTGTTTGGTCTTGAAACGATGAAGGTATATCTTCTATCGGAAGCATAGGAGCTTTATCGTTTGTATCTGGTACTGGAAGTAGTTCAGGACCAGTCGGCACGGGTTTCGGCATTGGTGCGGGTTTCGGCGCGGATTTCGGCGCGGGTTTCGGCGCGGGTTTAGATGCGGGTTTCGGCACTGGTGCGGGTTTCGGCGCGGGTTTCGATGCGGGTTTCGGCACTGGTGCGGGTTTCGGCGCGGGTTTCGGTGCGGGTTTCGGCGCGGGTTTCGATGCGGGTTTCGGCACTGGTGCGGGTTTCGGCGCGGGTTTCGGTGCGGGTTTCGGCGCGGGTTTCGGCACGGGTTTCGGCGCGGGTTTCGGCGCGGGTTTCGACGCGGGTTTCGGTGCGGGTTTCGGCGCGAGTTTCGGCGCGGGTTTCGGCGCGGGTTTCGGCACGGGTTTCGGCGCGGGTTTCGGCACTGGTGCGGGTTTCGGCACTGGTGCGGGTTTCGGCACTGGTGCGGGTTTCGGCACTGGTGCGGGTTTCGGCACTGGTGCGGGTTTCGGCACTGGTGCGGGTTTCGGCACTGGTGCGGGTTTCGGCACTGGTGCGGGTTTCGGCACTGGTGCGGGTTTCGGCACTGATGCGGGTTTCGGCGCGGGTTTCGGCGCGGGTTTCGGCGCGGATTTCGGCACTGGTGCGGGTTTCGGCACTGGTGCGGGTTTCGGCACTGGTGCGGGTTTAGGAACTGATGACGATTTCTTGGTCACAGATACGAATGCATATGGGTCAGTATTTTTTGCAGTCACATCAACTATTTCACCAGGTTTCATATTGTGATTCATTTTCGTCACCGTCACTTTCGTGAGTTTGTTATTTGGTTTCGTATATTCTAATGAAACTTGATCCTTAGTCGGAATTTCTGTTACTTTTGCTTGGATCAATATCGTTCCCATTAAACTCTTGTTAAATGGGAATATATTTATTCGTTCCAGTTACTATTATCAATCATAAGTCGTGTCTACGCCTACCATGTTTGAGTACAATGTGAAGTTTTCTTGTAATTCGTCTGCGACCTCATCTGCATACAAGTATTCGTAAGCGTCTGTGTTTTCAGCATCTGCCTCCTCATAGACTTCATCTGGCACGCTAAAGTCATCTTCTTGATCTTCTACTACTATGTCTACATCTTCTTCCGCGTCAGCACTATCGTCGTAAGGTTCGTCAGTATCCTCATAGTCGTATTCTGCATCATCTGCACCATCTTCTATTTCGACCTCGTCGACAATCTCATCTTCTTCGTAATCTTCTTCGTCTACGACTTCGTCTTCTTCGTCTTCTTCGTCTTCGTAATCCGAGACATCTTCTGCCGCATATTCGTCTATCATTTCTTGTGGTTCGTCCTCGTAATCCATTGGATAAGCATATCCAGATTCATCACCATTTGGTGAACGATAATCGTAATACGTCTCGGTTTTTTTGAAAAAAATCTTGTATAGCATAAATCCTACCGCTATGGCAAGCAGCACCTTCAATATGTTTTCTAACGTAAGATATTTCGTCATCTTATTATAATACTATATATTTTTTAATTATTTTATTTTTTCCCCATCATTTTCTGCAATTGATCTGCAGAAATTACATTGAGACGACCATGTTTACGACGCTGATACTCCTTGAATGTCTCTTCATCCAGAACGGGACCGAAACGAACTCCGATATCTTTGGGATCTATCTTCATATTTTTCGTAAAGTTCAGCTTTTCGGACTCTTCCTTCATCTTGGTCGTATCTTTGTCCCACTGTTCGAAGAGTTCTCGTGCCAATAGTTTTTGTTGTTCGGGTGTGAGACTGCTGATGTCTCTGGAATTATCTTTGGAATTGTCGGTCATCTTATTATATACTCAAACATAATTCTTAAGTTAATTATCTGAGTTGACTTCGGTTACCGACGATACCGACATAGTCCTGAGTTGCACTTTTACTGCATTGTAAATTCGCGTCGGCATAAATAGGTTTTCCGTATAATTTAACAAAACGCTCTACTTCTGTCATATACACACCATCGTATACACCTTCAAGAAATATCGAAGAATGTTGCCCATCGTCGGAAACTGTTCCAGGATTGTTTTTGACGATATCGTCGATCGCAGATCTCTTTACGAAGATGACGTCGAGTGCCTTGATCTCCTTTGCTTTTCCGAATCCTTCGGAATCCGGAAAACCATCGAGTTTCAAATTGTATACTATACCGGCATGTGCGATATTTTCCGTGGTTGACGTGATCTTCTCTTTGACACGTTCCCAATCGATTGAGGCCATCGGATGGATCCCGACGACGATATCGTGCTTAGACGACCATGCTTTCATCGCGAAAGGCCCCGGAACGCCCGCTGACCATTTGATCACGAACATACCCGAAAACTCTTTCGATCTGTATAGATCTGAAATCGCTTCGTTTATATTGCTATAAAACCGCATGTCGGCCTGAAATCCATGTTGAGTCTGAATCAACTGTGCTTGTAGATGCAAGATCGACACGCAGCACTGCAGTGTCATGTCTGGACGTTTGTCCGTTATGATAGCGAGAATGACTTTCGGTTGTTGCATCTTACGTATGAACATATTAAATATGTTAAGCTTTTATCACATCGTAAATTTACTCGAAATGTGCATGAATATACATGCAATTCTTTGTGAAATATATAAATATATCACCAAGCATCTTACTTAAATTAAATATTTGTCGTTACGAACTGAACACATCTCATCACATCGTGAAGCGTTCTCTAATATCTCCGCTATAGACGTGCGTGCCGCTGTGCGAAAGTGGAATTGAAATGTCGGCCCAAATATCTCCACCCATTTGCTGATATCGTCTGCAGAAAGCATAATCCTCACTGAGAAAACGTTTCGTTTCTGGGTCGATCATGCACGCAAAAATAGCGATATAATCTTTGACATCCTGTCCCTGGATGTCATTTACTGCGTATAGTTCTTTTTCATAATGCTTGTACATGCGTTCTAGTACTTCACGTTTCATCATGAGAAATCCCGTGGCGACATCGAGAACCTTCACGAATCCGTTGATCGGGGATTGTGGAGTCGTGAGATTGATGTTGAAGTCTAATCCCATTTGACGAATATCTTCCTGACTTTCTGCAGCAATTTTTTGTTTCACGTGTTCCCAGTTGATAGATTTTTTTGGATAAACTGCACTCGTGACGTCCTTGTCGAATTCGAGTAGTCGAATGACGGATTCGGGATTGAACCCAATGTCCGCATCGATGAACATAAAATGAGTGAACCCAGACGACTGAAGGAAACGTTTCACGAGAATGTTGCGAGCTCGTTCGATGAGAGACTCGTTCCCGACGAAATCCATGTAAATCTGGATTCCACGTTGAGCACACAATGCTTGTAAAGCGATAATACTAGCTGCAAACGTGTTCATCATGAGACATCCATAACAAGGAACCGCGAGATAGATACTAGGTCTGTCAGGACGAGCTTCGACGACACTTTTGGCAACACTTTTGACGGCAGGTTTGAGAATATTCTTTTTGACATCGTCTTGTGGCAGTTCAATAATTTCAGTATAGCCCATAATTACTCGTTCTTCGATTTGTTAAGTTTTTTTATTCGATTTTTGAACACGACAAGACAACACTGGCTTCGTGATCACTTCTCGTTTAGATGATATGGTGTCCATGAGTTTATGTGCGTCGACATCACCGAACATTTCTTTGATCGCATCGAGTATAATTTCTTCTTTCAGTCCTGACTGACGTTTAGATTCTCTCTTTATGAGCTTCATGTTTCCCGAAGCACACACTTCATAATCGTTCTTGTTCATAAAATCTAAAATCACTTGTCCGAGTTCGTCTTTTTTCTTCCTGACTTCCTTCAGACTTCTTGAAGCTTCTAGTAACTGATTATGGATATCTACGTATTCTTTCACACTTTCCTTGAAGATTTGTGTGGCTTCGTCCATTGTAATATACGACATAATTTAGTTAAGTTGTTTTAACAAACATATGACACTCGACTCATTCGTATTCATGTATTTCATCCATTCATCGATGCTCGAAAACTCGTCTGGCATTATAAATTCATAAGCACTATTCGAACCATCTTTTGCAAGTTTATCCGCATATGTGTTTCCTATATTTCCACTATGTGCCTTGACCTTAGAAATATACACATTCCCTTTTCGTTCGTTCGCTAATTGTAATGTAAATGATGATAACTTATCATATTTGTTTCTTTTTGATCGTCGAACTATATTGTCGATAGACGTGAGACTGTCACTATAAATGATGATGTCAGAATGAATGTCCGAGATGTATATGCTTGCAAATATTGCTCCTAATTCATTGCGATTTATATCCTTTATTTCGTTCACAGATGCTCTGAATGTATCCCAATGCTCATAACCGTCACTAGATGTTCTGCTACAGAATCCTATTCCGCCTTTTTTTTGACGTATTGATGCGTCAGTGTACACGATCTTCACGTTATTTTCGAGACGAACTCTGCTAGAAAATCCTCTGAGAGGTTGAATACATCCCACATTCATTTCGCGTGGAATGTTCATCATGTTTAATGTCAATATAACTAAATTGTGAATTTGTCGATACAATAAAATTATATTATGTATAATAAATGAACACTATAAACGAACTCGAAAAGAAATTCTCTAGGAAAATGGAACAACCGCTTCTCAACAACTTCCTTAACAACACCACCGCGTGGTGCAGACTGAACCCAATCGGTTGTGGAAAACAAGCCATGATCGAAACGTTGTTCCTATTGATGGCGTATTCTTCCATAATTTTCCTGGTTGGTGGTCAAGTGCCAGTGCTTGGCAACATACTCAAATTCGCCATTGTATTCTTCTTATTTTCGGTTGCTGCTCGTATGATTTCCGATTCTTTCTCTGATAAATTGGCGATTGCGGCACTCTCAGGTCTCGGACTTAAAGCAGCGACATTGCTCGCACCGCGCATCGTGTCGTGGTGAGTTTGATCGCTCCGAAAATCATCTCTCAGAGAAGATGATTTTAATTATGTATATGATCCCGATGAAGACGGGAATTGCCGTGTGTTTATAGAATATATACTATTCGATCATGACGATTATTATCCGGATTGGAGACGATTGAAAGTATTTCCGTCGTGAGAATTTGCTCCGTATCGACAAACTTCGACATAAATATGTTCCGACATTGTAAAATCAATGGATAAATTCTACACGTGTGATGAGGCTGTCGACATCGTATTGGAAAAAGTGTTTCAGTTCGTGAATATAACATCGAACGATCTCGTCATCGAACCATCAGCGGGTGATGGATCATTCATGAAAAAACTTCGTTATAACAATGTGATCTGTATCGACATTCAACCGGAAATGTCCGGGATAGTCGAATGTGATTTTTTCGAATACAAAGTGCCATCAGGATTCGACAAGATACACGTCATCGGAAACCCACCATTCGGGAAGAATGGTTCTATGGCTCTGAAATTCATGAAACATTCTATGAAATTTGCAGAGAGCGTGTCATTCATCCTTCCTAAATCATTCAAGAAAGAGAGTTTCATGATGAAAATTCCTAAAAATTTCGAACTCGCATATCAAATAGATCTACAGAAAAATTCTTTCTTGGTAAAGGGTGAACGATATGACGTGCCTTGTGTGTTTCAGATATGGAAGAAGAACAACGATGGGAAATTTAGGTCTTTTGATATAATTTCACCGAATGGATTTTCCTTCGTCAAAAAGGAAGAATTTCATCACGTAGCGTTCAGGAGAGTAGGAGGAAAGTCAGGTAAAGTGATGGTCGATACGAAAAATTGCAACGTGAACTGCTTTTATTTCATACGATTTGACCCTGGTGTGACTTTCGATATCGAGAGTTTGCAAAATATTACATTCGATGAGAGAGATGATACTGCCGGCCCGAGGAGTATATCAAAAAGAGAATTGATCAGAAAATACAATGAAATTATCTCAACCTGGCAGTACGATTCCTCCTGTAAGAAGCTATGATGGTATTTATAGCAATGCCGCGGACGACACCTGTAGTAGAAATACTTAACAGATTTTCGGGGTTCTTTTCTACTAGATCATCGACATTTCTTATGCGACATTGAACGCGTCTTTGATTTCCACTATCAATCTTAGGCGATATCTGTATATACATACCATGTGTCTTTTCAAGTTCCTTCTTCATAGACAGAATTTCATCGCGTTTGCTCTTAGATATCCTTCCACGTGGCAATGCCTTTACCATATCAACATAAGCGATGAGTTCGTCCCTTGTGATGGTTCCGAATAGAACTTCGTGTAGTTTTTTATCGTATTTTATTTCTATAATTCTGTCTATTTTTTTATGGGTTGTAGTTTGAGTATATTGTCCTACTATCATGGTATTGGCATCCGAAAAATCATAATCATAAAAACGAATGATGTCTCCGCAACAGATGTCTTTTTTGCCTGTGGTCTTGATAGAAATGTTTTCGATGGCATCAAATCGGTTCTGGTTCTTTGATATGTCGTGTGTATTCACATCGTTAGATCGAGTCGGAATCAAGAACACCTTATGGCGCAACTCGTTTTCGAATACAAACCCATGATGTTGGCTCTGAACACCTTTTTCTATATGTGAATCATCATAAACGATATCATCATCGGAAATAGGTTCATTATCTGGCAGATTCATCTTCAAAGCTTTTTTGAATATGCGATTGTTCTCTCGAATGATACGCTTTGCCTCTTTTTCTTGTTCCTTTGCTTGAGCTTTTGCGAGTTTAATCTCTGCTTTCATTCTTTTCTTATCCATGTCAATGACATTTTTAATCGCCTTTTTCACGAAACGACGAACTAACGTTTCTGTCAACATTTTGCGTATATGTTTGTTTTATGATTGTTTTATGATTGTTTTATGATTGTTTTATGATTGTTTTATGATTGTTTTATGATTGTTTTATGATTGTTTTATATTCGTGATATAAAATGTTGTGATTTATGTATTGCCAATATGAAATGTCATTTGTCATTTTCTTTCTAATTGCGAAGAAGTCGTCAGTATTATATAACATGTGAACACATTAAAATTATACATGTACAAGTAAATACACCATATGAGTTCACGTGTTCAAACAACTCTCGTAAATCAATTACAAAAACAAATTCGTCAACATACTGCATATGAGACCGCGAAGTTGTATCTGGATCTTCGTCACAGAATCGAACAACATAATCTTATCAATGAACACTTTTCAAATCGTGAAAAAAATATTTCGGAGTATGTTATAGACTCATATAACAAACACGACGATATCATAAAAATTAATCAGATGCGTTTCAATCTTCGTATCGACGAACGATTGGAACACATATTCGATGATAACATCCAAAACTTTACGAACTATAAATCTCCTGATGTGAATGATGTTCAAGATCGTATGTTCGAGAAAATGAACGACTTCCTATTTTTCAAGAATGCATACACGAGCAATGTGTATACGAATTCCGATAACATGAACTTTTATCTCGTTATTCTCATCGTTATTGCTCTCATGTTCAAAATTTAAATATTAGTATGTTACATAATGCACAAAATCACGATCGTAGTCGGTGTACTTCTCATGGTCATGATCATCATGATGATGACGAAAAAATGTAAACGTTGTCAGAGCTGTGTATGTAATTGTGGTTGCAAGTGAACTATCTCTTTTGGCGTAAAACTATAGTTGACACAAAATGAGGTTGAAGTGACAACTTACATATCGCGGTTCTTCCGAAATCGCTAAGATCGACATGACCAGAGAATCCGGTGCCGCGAACGAAATCGTTCATTTTTTCTATCAGTTCTGCCACCTGTGGATGATTTGTCGACAGACCTAGTTCATCGAATTTTTTACGAAACTCGATTACTTCCTTCAGACGAGCTTCGATCGTTTTCTGTTGTTTCATTCTATAGTTTTGTCGATATATATTGTTAAACTATTATTTCATGTGAATTTTCACATTAAGATATTCTATTTTCCATGAAAACACATTTCGTGTCTGGATATTGTTCAGTATCATCTATAGGATTCATCGGGTCCCATAATGAAAATTCCATTGAATCATCATAATATCCATCAGGCGATTCAAACGTTTCAAGGGAAATCGAGGTGCTTAATTTTTCGACGATGAGAAATATTTCGTACGCAGTCGGAGGTTCATCATGATCGAACGAGAACTCCGGGTCGATCCTTTCGACGGCTTCTTTCAGAAGCCTGAACAATTTGATCTGTTCATCTATATGTGTGTTCCCGATCAGAGTCGAATAAAAAACGAGAACTTCCTTCAAATCGTCGAACGACTCGAACAAAGTCGAGTCCATCATATCGTTATAATTCATCATAATATTTCATATTTTGCATGACCACACGATTCATTCGCATAATGTGTCAAGACACCCGAGACGCTCAGTAAAATGTACATCAATAGTCCCAACGAAAATGATTTCAAAAATGCCATCATTGACGAAATGTCGTTAAATATAAACATTCCAACGATACCGGATGTCAATGAAAAACATAACATGTACGATAGTTCCTTAATCATCTTGAACTATCAAATTATTTTTTATTTTTTATGAGTCGAACTCCATTATCTTCTTCATCAGAATCTTCGTCTCTTTTTCGTTCCTTCGAAAATCGCCAGAAAGCATGTGCTCCCATGCGAAAATTGTCTCTCATCGTCGCCTTGAAGTGAAAGACGCAATCTTGAGGATCGTTACTGAGCTTCGTGTTATCTAAGACCAACACACCATAGTTTTCCGTGCATGCGTTCAATACCTTATTAAAGTCTTCGAAACTAGGAAAACAACCAAAGAACATGTTATAAAGTCTCCAACGATTTGCTTGAATCGCTTCTCTGCACACTAATAAAATGTCGATATTTGCTCGAATTGCGGGAGGTCCTAGATCGGACACATACTGACTCGAAAAAATGAGGAATATATTGAGATGACGTCCATTCATGAAAATGTAACGCATCACCGGCTGCTTCATGATAGACGAATCGAACGCCAAGTCGTCTAACACGACGAATACCTTCGATAATTTACCTTTCTTCGCGGCCTTCTTTTGGCGTTCGAGTAATTTTTCGAGAGCGTCTTTGTTGAAGTCATCATATACGAATATCTCGGGAACGAACTTGGAGAAGTACCCATTACCCGCTTCCGTCCCAGACATGACGAGACCCAATGGAAGCGAATTTCTCTTGTAATATAGTAAATCTTTGATGATGACGGACTTACCCGACCCACGACGCCCGACGACGCCAATGATATTTCCGTCTCCGATAGACCGAGGGTCGAATTGCGTAATACTATAGGACATCTCTATGTTTATCAATCAAAAAAAATATCAGACTTAAACACGACTAAAATAATATTTGTTATTAATAAATGACTGGCAAAATACCAAATAACGAGTTTTTCAATGATATTTTAAATAACATAGGAAATAATGCTAACTCATTCGGAGAAAATCTCGGAAATAATGTAGAAAACTTTGGGAATAATTTTGGGAATAATTTTGGGGATAACGTTTCAAACTTCGGAAACAACTTTGCAAACACCGCGGGTACCGTCGTAAAAACTTCGTTCATCGGTGGTATATATAACAAACTTGTCGGAGCTGGAACTGGATTCTCTCTTAGGAAGGTTGGTGTAATAGGTCTTTTGATAGCATTAATCATTCTTATTATTTATGGTATTTACTGGGTTTTCTTTAAAAAAGATGAATGTGAGTACACAACTCGTATCGATAAAGATGGAAAAGGAACTTGGGCATGTCCAGAGGGAACTATCGATACCGGAAGAGGATGGGATAATGACAATGGTGAAAAACAATGTGCATATAATCAAACATGTGCAGATGCTATGAAAGTAGAAAAGACATGTCAATACGCATTAAGGATACCAGATGGTGAGAATTGGGTTTGCCCGACGAATTATATCGACACCGGAAGAACGTGGATTCATGTAGACGGCGAGAAACAATGCAGAACATCCGAATGCCCCGATCCTGGACCACCCGTATTAAAACCCGGAGGTGGTTGTGAATATCTCGTGAGAGTGCAAAAAGATGGAACATGGAAATGTCCCGACGACACTATTGACACTGGTCGTAATTGGACGGACATTGATGGAGAAAAACAATGTGCCAGAACAGAACAATGCGTCGATGTTTTAGGACCCGTAAAACCACTTACACCTTCTGTAGTTTGCACACAATTTCAGAAAAAAGACGAAAATGGAAAGTGCATATGTGATCCGGCAAAGGGAGTTGTTCTTAAAGACAACGATTGTGTCTGCGATTATGATAATGGATGGTCATGGGATGGTAGCAAGTGCGTGAAATCACTGGCATGTCAACCAAATCAAATACTTTTGGAAGGCAAATGCATTTGTGATGTCAATAAAGGATTTGTATCAAACGGTAAAGACTGTGTTTGCGACACTAAAAATAACTGGGTAAGTGACGGTTTCGGGTGCACGAAGAAGACGATCATTCCAACACCGAAACCCGCCCCGAAACCTACGCCGAAACCCGCCCCTAAACCTCCCACAGGAAACGTAGTCGTCCCAGGGCAGATCGCGAATGTGTTGTCTACAGACAAAATCGTCGTTCGTTATACACGTCCGGACGGAATCACGATCGAACAAACAGTCGTGAAACCAAAACACGGGTTCAAATTGTTCGACAACGTAAACGTCACATTAAAAGCTGCAATTCCATACACGTTCGTCAGTGTTTCTAAAGGTTCTCCTAAACCCGCGCCGAAACCCGCGCCGAAACCCGCGCCTAAACCCGCGCCGAAACCCGCGCCGAAACCCGCGCCGAAACCCGCGCCGAAACCCACACCAGGACCTAGACCCACACCAAAACCCGCGCCGAAACCTGTCGGAAAATGTAGCGGTAAAGAAGGAGGTGAACCATATGGGAACGACGGAGAAACATTCTTCTATCAGTGCGAACCTGGAAGGGACAACCCTACTAAAATGCCTTGTGCCAAGGGTACCGTATGGAACTCTGCCAACAATGTGTGTGACTGGCCAAAAGACGGATCTAATCTTGTCCCACCTCCTGGGGGTAACACGAGTGGAAATCCCAAATGCGACGGAACAGCCACGGATCCGTTCGGCACCGACGGAGAACCTCATTTTTATCAATGCGAACCTGGGCGTAACACGGCAACTAAAATGCCGTGCGCATCAGGTCTCGTTTGGGATAATTCGTCAAAGGGATGCAATTTCCCAAAATAAACTCTACATCTATATTAGTATTTAAAATGTGATAGAGACATATTTTAAATATCGTGATACACAGATTTATTCTCAAGACTGATCTATAGCATCAGTGAGCACACCGGAACCGCCCATCGCTTTATCGACGACATCGTAATGATACGCTTCTTCGATCGTCATTTTCTCTTTCTTGGTCTTCTTCATTCGTATCCAAAAGAAGACGATAGCGACGATGGCAAGTATCGCGAGGAATATATACATCTTAGGAATCATCGTATAAGTTACTCAAATATTTTTAATTGAACATTAATTTCACCATACCCGAATCGAATTTAATCCAGTTCAGACACACCGCGAAGATTCTTATCACGTGTGGAGTGTTTTGTTGATGAATTTTGAATGCAAATCTAGTTCGCACGTATGGTGCGAAGTTGAGAAATCCACATGGCTGAAAACTGCATGCATCGAGTGCGAAGGAGAATGTCGATATGTTGCTCGTGGGATTCGAACGTTTGAAATGCTGATACGGATTTACAAGTGTAAAATATTCACCCTCACGTGTCTTGAATTGTTCGTCGGAATTGAGATAAAAAGTACCACTTTCTATTATATTAACGTAATCGAAACTCGTGCTCCCTTGCTCGTACGCAATTATCTCGACATATTTAACGGGTTTGTTGAGCTCTTTCATATCGACATACACGTCGGTTTTGTTATACGTTTGACCGTTGGTCGTCGTTGCATACGATAAAGAATCCATTGACGATACCTGTTCTATCAGGTAAACACATGGATCTTGCGCGAATCGAAACTTTTCCGTATCGTCGAGGAAAATATAATCGACCCACACGGTCGCGTCGATCGATGGTATGTCCGGGAGAATAGCACCAGTCGGCAGATTCACCAACATACTCAGAGGGAGAAGATTGAATTCGAGATACACATTTATGTTCGTGTTCATGTTTAATATCGGTAAGAATTGTTGCTTACCGGACGTACGTTTGCAACAAAAAAATTTCAACGGAACGATCAATTCCCATTCTTGGTCGGTCGTCAACGTTTCATTTCTCTTGATCAGTTTATTGAGTCCATCGAGTTTCGTACTGTCGCAGAACATTTTGTCGTCGATATCGTAAAAAACTCTATCGTGACTCTGGACGATCGCGTCGCCTATCCGCATTCGTATCGTGCTGAAAATATTATAACCCATCGTTGGTGCCCATGTCCCTCCCGATATTCCCAGATTCGGAAGAGTCACACGAAAACACATGTTACCGATCAGATCGCCATTCTTCGACAATTGGCAAATATTCTTCGTGCCGAATTTCACGATGGTGCTGAATCTCTCCTCGAAGTTTTCTATCGCGAAGTTCGTGTATCGTTTGTATTTTCTTTTGAACAACGAAATCTGTGGATTATACGTCAGATACACATCTTGTGGGCCTCGAGACAATAATTGCACGAATGTGCCTTCTGAGAAAGTCCCATCCATTCTTTTGTCGAGCGGTATCTTATCGGCCTTTTCGTCCTTCGCCGCTATAATCAGATCGGACGTGTAAACATCTTGAGTGAATTTTCCACCCGTATGACCTCCCGGAGGAATATATACATGATCGTACGTGTTCGTGATGATGTTCGTGTTCGTGTAGAATCTTTTTGTGTCTGATCCTATCTCATCTGGTCTCGCAAAAACCATGTGTTCTTCCCCATGTACGGGAACGTCGCTGCCACGAAGATTCATAGCGGGATCCATTTTATATTTATACTAAACAATGATTTTTTAAATTAATAAATATTTTGTTTGATTTTTAAAAATTTGTAAAGTGTCATTTGTCATTTTACAAATGTCTATAAATACACAGAGATGGGTATATTCTTTATTAAATTAAAACAAAATGTCTGCCAACTACTCGATAGCCCCCTTCGATTTCTATCCTCGCGAGAAGATTTCTCCAAGTTATTTTTCGAAGTATCGAAAGTTCTTCCGCGGCACCAAATGGGAACTTTTCGCGGTTCCGACAGATTGCGGCCCTTCTTTCAATGAGCGAATTACAAATAGCAATAGCAAACTTCTCGAGATTCCTGCGGTGTACGAATTCGCAGTGAGTTTGTCTCCCAATGGAGGCAAGCGATACAAAACGTATCTCGGGCAAACGGTGAACATGAAGCAACGACATGGACAGTATATCGACAGCGACAATGTACTGAAACCTACTAACCATATTTATCACTTGATGAAAGAATCGCTCGACGGTGGTTTGTTCATTCATAGACGTATTCGGTACATCGTGCCTCATGCCAATCTCACGGAGATTACTCGTGCCAAGGCGGATCTCATGGGACTCATGTGGGAGACGAGACTGCTCGGATGTTACAACTACGCGTGGAACACGAAGAATAATGGCCAGAGCCATCAGAAGATCGATCACACGCGAATCGCAAAGAGATCAACATTCATGTGTTTCTTTTCGAAAGTGAAGTTCGAATATAACGACCCCAACGCTCGTCATTTTTACAAGATTTGAAAAAATAATATTTGAGTAACTTAAACAATGAAACCAATCATCATATTAGTGATTCTCGCGGTGATCATCATCATCGCACTAATGTTCTTCAAAAAAGATACATGTGTGTGTCCTTCTACAAAAGAAGCTATCGACGAAGGTTATGATATTGGATACATTGATGGAATAAACGCTGTTGACGATGATGACGATACCGATGTAACAGAAACATTTTACGACTATGAATACGATAAGGGTGGAAAAAAATATGAGGAAAAAACCGGTAGCAAATTCGTGAAAAAAGTAGGAGGGCAGTGTCCTCCACGCACAAAAGAAGTGAAGAGTGGCAAATGGAAAGGGAAATGTGAGAAATCTATGAGTTGGTACAAAACCTATCGCGGAAAAGACTCATCCGGGAAAACTTTCACGTGCACCGGTGGCAGAGTATCGTATAATGGAAACTGTGTGTGCGATACAAAATCGGGTAAGACGTGGAATGGCTCGAAATGTGTTTGTGACAAATCCAGAGGACTAAAATGGGACAGCAAAACCAAGAGATGTCGCAACAAACAGGATGGTCGCACTGCTTCGACGCCGGTGCTGAAATACAATCCTAAACCTAAACCCTCTTCTAAACCCGCTTCTAAACCCGCGTCTCAATCTTGTCCTCGTTTCCAGAAATGGAACGGAAGTAAATGTGAATGCGATTATGCAAACGGGCTCTGGTGGAACGGTAAGGACTGTGTGTGCGATACCGGGAAAGGGTGGGAGTGGAACGGAACAAAGTGTGTGAACAAATATAACAGTTGGGACCGTAAGAAATGGTGATGTCATATCGACGAAAATATTTCACGGATTCTGAAGCCGTGGAACTCGGACGATAATTTCGGATTCCTGAGACACTTCATGCACATTAAATTTTTTTCAGAAAAGTAATTTTCGGAAAATAAAAAAAAAAAAGAATGGGTACCATCAGAATGGGTACCAAAAGAAATGGTGATGTCATATCGACGAAAATATTTCACGGATTCTGAAGCCGTGGAACTCGGACGATAATTTCGGATTCCTGAGACACTTCATGCACATTAAAATTTTTTCAGAAAAGTATTTTCGGAAAAATAAAAAAAAAATAAATGGTAGTTATAGTTTTGTAGTTATAGTTGTATAAACTTAAGTATTTTGTAGTATGACACAGACACATAAATTTTTAATCTACACGATTCTGAGCCGCGAAACTATTCGGATTCCCGGGACGACCATGTACATTAAAATTTTTTCAGAAAAGTATTTTCGGAAAAATAAAAAAAAAATAAATGGTAGTTATAGTTTTGTAGTTATAGTTGTATAAACTTAAGTATTTTGTAGTATGGTATATAAATGTCTGTGTATAATATAAAACTTTACGAATGTCCTTGTGGTTATTATACAACAATCCCTGCTAATGCGAATAAACATAAAAAGACATCGTGTAAATTATCTGGCAGAATGAAACTCGTAGATAAGATATTCAAAGACATCACGGACAAAGATAATGCAATTAATGATGTATCAACTACTATTGGTATTAACAATGGAAATGTGTCTATCGTTGATAATTCCGTGAACACCAATATATACATCCCACAAAATTCACTGAAAGATGACATGATCGACTTCTTGAAGACTATCGTATTCAACGAGACTCCGTCTACGTCTCAGATATTGCAAATGCCATCGCGGGTCCTGTACAACGCGAGAAATCCGGAGAAGCATCCCGGTGCGATCACAGAGCGCGGCGACAAGATAGTAGAGAAACTTCCCGGAGGCGGAGAACGCATCATGGGACGCAAGAAAGCGATAAAAATGTTCACATGCGAGGCGGTCGATGCGTTGTGTCAGAAACCACCGACTCAATCCGTACGAGACTACTACGAAAAAGAGCGAAAAATCGGCAAAAAAGAATACACGATAAAAGAAGCGGTGACGGCGAATGCAAAAAATTCGGTAGAGTATCATCATAAAATTCCTTCGGAGCTGAAGAATATCGTGATGAGACTCGAGGATCGCATGGAGTCAGAAATGAACAACATAACGAAAGAAAACAGAGTATTATTCTGATCATATAATGGCATCGGTGTATATCGACACATTTATTAATTTAAATGAACGAAGATGTATATTCCACGATACATATGGCAGAACACGAGGATGAAATATTCGTCGTGAAATTTCACGTGTGTGATACATGCGAATACAAGACGCAAGATAAAAGTCAATCTTGCAGACATTCGAAGAGTTGTAACGGGATGATGAATGTCATAGAGATTCCCATGGTCTCTATCGACTATGCCAACGAACTTATGGACAGGACGGCGGCCGCGATATCGAATACCACGACGATTAGAAATACCAATATAAACATACATATTCCGGAAAGCGTAGTCGACGAAGAGATGTTCGAATTTCTGAAGACTCTTGCAATAAATAAATCGATATCTTCGATTCAGATCGACAAAAATGCAAAAAAACTCATAAAACGTGACGATGATAACTTGTTCTGATCATAATCTGTTCAACAGACGACGATTGCTCGACGTTATCATGGGTTTGATCTCACGTCCTTTGTATGTGACTTGTGCTTGTTTCGGAACATAGGGTCTGTTCGGTTTCACGGGTGCTCTCGAAGAACGTATCATGGGTATCGGTGAAGGTGATGAACTTTTCCATGCCACGGTGTTAGAAGATTTCGACGTTCTCACGGTTCCCGACGTTCTCGCGGATCCCGACGTTCTCGCGGATCCCGATGTTCTCGCGGATCCCGATGTTCTCGCGGATCCCGATGTTCTCGCGGATCCCGACGTTCTCGCGGATCCCGACGTTCTCGCGGATCCCGACGTTCTCGCGGATCCCGACGTTCTCGCGGATCCCGACGATTTAGACATTCGTCGTCTCTCGATTCTCGGATATGTCGCCCTCATTTGAGGTGAGGAACTTCTCGTCGCACGTCTGCTTATCGCCGTGCGACTGCTTCTCTTCTGACCTGTTTTTGTTGCAGATTTTGATTTCAATTCTTCTCGTGAAATTGTTTTTGCAACTGGTGAATTTGTTTGTCCGGAAACATCGACTTTCACATATCCACCACAACGAACATTACGATGAATACTCTGGAAGAATGTACAGTCGATCGATTGGTTCTTTATGATTTGTTCCAGTTGAGCGACCGTCCTTCCTTTTCGAAGTCCTTGAGCATACACAAATCCATTGACACCGATAGGAATTCGTGTAGGTCCATCCTCGGCAAGCTTTTTATCTTCTGTGGTCGTTTCGATGTTTAGTTTCAGTATTTCCTTCGCCTTAGACGCCAATTGTGCTGTTTTTTTGTCCTCACCTGCGTCGAATGTTTTGGGAGCTTCGCTGAAATATCGAATGATGTCAACCTTTTGTGACGGAGCTCTTGCATGACCGCACATACGTCTCGCACGACCTACCGCCTGAATATCGGCAGTCAACGAACTCATCACATCGGCTATATGAACCGCGGAGAAACCGTGAACACTGACTCCCTGATAAAATGTGCCCGTGGCAACCATTACTTGAATGAGACTACCATTTGCGTCATTGCTCATCAATTCCGCTGCTTGTTTTGCTTTCTTTTTATCTGCGTCACTCAAGGTGAACGTCTTTCCCTTGTAGGTAAAGGCACCGGTTTTATACAGCATCACACGTTTCCCAGGAGTCGTTGGAAGTGGCATGCTCGGATGATAAAACGAATAGCCTATTTTTTCGAGTGCCATAATGAACGCTGTGATGCTCGCTTTTTCGCGAAGATATACGTATTGTTTCCCGGATGTCATCATCACATTTCTGAGAAGTTCCACGAATTTGTTGGAAAACACTATTTTATTGGGTTTTTTTGCAGCTTTTATGAGCAAACCTCTTGGCGGTTTCATCTGTGACATCTGTCCGACCTCCTCGACAGTGTATTCACTGGTTGATGTTCCGCTGAGCACATCGCCGAGTGTTATTATCTTTGACATGTAACTCGGTCCGATGTCGCCTGAAATTTCTTTCCCAAGATCTTTCATTGATTTCAAGAATCCTCTGTAATATCGAGAGCTCATTGGTTGAATTTCGTTTATAAATCTGCCGAATCCGAATTTCGATGTGTCATGTGTGATGTCGACATAAGACAAACTGCCATATAACATGTTTTGAACATTCGGATCGTTGATATTTCCAAAAGTTATCTTAGGAGCATATGTTGGTCTTACGAAATTCAATATATCTATCAGGTCTTTTGGTTCGGTTCCGGGTGTGCCTGTGAAACAAAACGTCAACAAATGATTCTTGTAAATATCGCGTTGAAGCTCTCGTCTCAGAAATTCTGCGCCGCATTGATACGAAAGATTTTTCCCCGGCTTGAATAAACTTTGAACTTCGTCCATGATGAGGATGCCTCCGTCGTTCTGTCTCGTGACCGGTTTACATCCCGGCTTTTTACATTGCGTTCCATACTTTCCTATGAGAAATTGTGAACCTTCAGGAGAATCTCTTCCGAGTCCTTTGGCGGCTGCACATTCCGCTCTGAATGACGAGTCGAATCCAAGAATACTGGCAAGGGTGTTAAAAGTCTCGTTCGACACCCTGCTTTCGTATTCACGAATATTGTTCTTATCGTTGGACCATGCAGAAAGTTTCATGTTCGCTTCTCCATTCCAGATCCCAGTTCCGTTAGTGAAATCCGGGACGATCGTCTTCTTGAAAACTGTTGATATGTATTCGGGGAAAAATTGTATCAAGTTTCTCACGTAAACCGAATTGTTATTATCGTTCTTATTTTCGTTTGTGGTCGCGAATACTATGCGTTTCTTCGTGTTCCAAAATGCCAATGCGATACCAAGGGCAGAAACCGTCTTGCCACTACCTACCGAGTGGAAGGCGAGCAAACCACGGATACCGTCCGGTTTCAAAGATGGATTTGCCAAAACCTTTGCATATTCGAACATTGCTTTTTGATGAGGCTGAAGCATTCGTTTGTTACTGCAAAAGGTGGAACCCTTACCCCCAGTTCTCATTTGTGATTTCATCTGATTCATAAGTGGTTCTAACCGTTTCTTGGTTCCAGACACAAAACAATTGTCCTTCTTACGTAAGTCCAGCTTCTCTTGACATACGGGTTCTTGTCGACTCGCGATCTTCTTTTGCTGCTCAAATGATAATGCCTTTATGAGAGCAGGATCTCTTTCTTCTGTGAAAATATCATAACGAGGAACGTATTGTCCTTGTGATGTTTTTCTCGGAACTACATAGGAAATCGTTAAGATATCTCCACTTGTAGTCGTTTCTTTTGCAACAATTCGCCCTTTGACCTTCGTTGCATTTGGAACTTTTTCGAGATGTCCACCACTGGGCGTCACATACACATCGCGACTTTCGCCAATATTTCCTTTGCCACGAATCACGAGTGTTTTTACGTTAGGAGGGATCACCGCAATTTTTCCGGGATTCTTGACGGAACCATAATCGAATTTCCCGGAGCTTGTTCTGATCGGTTTACCGGAGAATTCGGTTTGTTCGGTGATGCGTCCGAATCCTATATAATCATATTTCCCAGGTTTTTCGGTGTAAGCACCTGTTCTAGCATCAAAATATACCTTGGGATGACTACCAACCGGACCCGGTAAACGAGTCGGAACTTCGATGGTGTCCGGATCGATATAATTACTATCGAGAAGCACGAATGCAGGCGGAGCATCGTATTTCTTGGCAGGATCGAATATGTATTCAAAGGGTGCTCTTGGAATTCTATAGGCGACAGTCACCGAGGTGTCCGTGGCGGATACAACCTTTCCAAAAGTTGTTTTTCGGGCTTTACCATTTGGACTTACAAGCGGATCATCTTTTTTTCTACGAATTGTCTCAGGTGTATTATCAGGTTTGAAATAGACGATGACCGCATCTCCTTGTGAAGTTTTTGGATTCGTTTGTGGAAAAACATGTCTTCTTGTCATATTTTTTTCACGAAGAGACTTTCCGCGATTACCAATAAGACCGAGTCTAGGAGACTTCGTAGGTCGTGAACCAAATATCTGTGGCATCCGAGGAGAAACGGACTTTGGAGTTCTCTTTCTACCTCGTTGTTGCATAGGAACAGTTATTCTTCGTTTTTGATTCTTTTTCTTAAGGCGACGATCTCGTTCCACACTCGTTTCTCGACGTTGTACTTCCATATAATACATATCAACATTTAAAATTGGTCGTGTAAAAATTGTAAATATTTTAAGAATTATAATAACGATGGTTGAACCGAGTCCTGGACCACTGAGTCTTCACTTCGGTAAGATGAACAATGATAAGTCTGAAGAACAAGAACTCGGTATGATCGATGAAAATGACATGAGTATACTGACGAATTCCTTCGAAGAAGACGAAAATAATCTCGAAGAAGAGAATGAGATCACACTCGAAGAAACCGAGATTAAATCTGAACTCAAGCTCGATAAATCTTTGGATACTGTTCCTGTTGAACGACTATCTGAAGCAACCCCGACAGATGGAAAAAATGAAGATGAAAATTCACTCGAATATAAGGACGAAATTATCATCTCTGATTCTTTAGAACAGAAAAACACATCTTCGACGACGACAGAACACTTTATCAAAGAATGTGATCGAGATGAACAGGAAGTATTATATTTCACCGATGTGAATCCCGTTTCTCTGGCTGATGACTTCTTAGAGATGAAGAAACAAGGCGGGGTGTATTTCGTTCCTTTCAAAAAACCACTAGTCGTTCAGACGCCCGTGTTCAAGTTGACGGAGTCTGCTACTGGTGGATCTGTGACTCTAAAAATCACCAGAGGATTCTCTGCGTTCGTAAAGGAAATAGAACAAATGATTCTAAACGCGGCGTTCGTCAATAAGAGTTCTTGGTTCAGAACAGAATTGACGAACGAAATAATAACGGAGGGATTCAAATCGTTTATGAACGAACTCGATCTCAAGGTCAAAGTTTCCGAAGAGCTCACATCTTTTGACGAAGAAGGAAATTACATAGAAAACAACTTCAAAACACCCGTCGGTGTGCGTTGTATTCTCGAGATGACCGGTGTTTGTTTTGGTAAACTAGAATTTGGTTCGATGTTCACTCTCACACAGATTCAAACCACGAAAATACCAAAGTGTGTCATACACACTTCCAGAGAAAAGCGAGACAATTTCTCGGAAGATTTTGTATAATTGTCATTTTTTTTCGTTTTTTCGATTAAAATAATATTATTTTATTAATATAATAATAACTAGGATGGATATGCACATGATCGTCAAAGTAGTTGCAATTCTAGCAGTACTTTTTCTAGTTTACAAGTTGTGGGAAAGCATGAACAAACCCAACGCAAGTCCTCTTAAAATTCAAAACCCTTACGAAAAATATATGAACAGCGCCGAAGGTGATGAATACGATGCCGAAGATGACGACATCTACTACCCCGAAACGGATGCCGAAGATGACGACATCTACACCGGCGAAAGCGACGACATGTACGACGGCGAAGACGATGATATCTACGTCCAAGAAGGCGACGACATCGAGGACGCAGAAGACGAACCATATGACGATTCCGCCGATATGGAACAAGACGTCCCCAAGGTCCAGCAACCCATGATGCCCATGTTGACCCCCTCTTCCCAACTGCTACCCAAACCTAGTCCGGAGGCAGCAGATTTCGCACAATTCGCGCCCAAAAACCTACAAGCACAAAACTTCCTCACCGCCACTCAATGGATCGGTGTCAACACCCAGGGCAGCTCCCTGAAGAACGCGAACTACGATCTTCGCGCAGATCCCATTATTCCCAAGGCTGATGTCGGCCCCTGGGCACAATCCTCGATCGACCCAAATATATACCAACGACCATTGTTTGGTTAAATAACGACGAGTGTCGATATACACAAATGTCATTCCCGAGTCAAATGATAAATGGCAAATTATATCGACGAGGTAAATATAAAACACATCAATCGTTTTTAGTCATATAAGTATGACTAACAACGATCAAGATCCATATATTGTCCCACGAAAAATTTACATCATATTTTTTCCAAATGGTAAGAAATATGTCGGACAAACCACGACGAGTTTAGAAGAGCGATGGGATCTTCATGTGAAGAAAAGAAAATGTCCGGCTGCATATGATGCTATAAAGAGTTTTACGAGAGAAGGACTTAAAATGCTTATGATACAAGTTCGTCAATGCTATAGCAAGATCGAAGCGGACGAGTATGAAAAGAGATACATAAAAAACCACAAATCTCTCATCACCGAGAACGGATACAATTTGACGAAGGGTGGAGACGGAGGACTTTTGGTAGGAGAAGCGAAAGAACGACATAGACAAGCTGTTATAAATCGAGAATATACGAAGCCTGAGGGACCGACGGCAGCAACCGCCAACGACATCGAAGATGCCATACATTGGGTTCGGACGATGGATTCTGGTATGGCAAAGAGAACGATCACCAACATCGCGGGAGATCTGCTGGATGTTTCACGAGCGACCGTAGAAGACCACATGAAACGAATCAACATGACGTTCGAAGATGCCAGAAGGATCTGTTCGGACGAGCAGATAGAAGACGCTTTACACTGGGTGATGTCTCAGAAATTTGCGAGCTTGATGAACAAGACGCTCGTGGGAGATCTCGTCGGAAATCTGTTCGGGAGCAGTAGAGTGATCTTGAGACGATATCTGGAACGTCATCCAGACTTCACATTGAAAGGATTGAATACGAGCAGATCGTTTTCTCATACCGAAGAAGCAAAAAAATCTATCGGTGACTCGAAGATAGGCAAGAAGAAGAGCAAAGAAGAAATCGAACGCAGAACCGAGACGAAGCGTGCTAAGACGATAGAGGAATATGCGTCGAAAGGAATCGATATCAGCGACAAAAATTTACAGAAAGTTCTTGGTGAGTATGAAACCGCTTATAAAACGGCAAAATACTTGACGAAGGATAAACCAGAACTTTTTGATAGTATAAGAAGTATATTAAAGTCTTACATCCGCACAAGCACGTGAGCGTGCCATAAACTCGGAATGCTCTTCAGGTGCTCCGGATTCACGAATGTGACATATTCTCGCCCTCCGGTGTATTTCTCGACGAAGTCATGTAAGAGTTCGGGATCGAGTGGGATCGTGCTCCACACGAGATAATGGTGAGCGTCTTCGATATCATAAGGGTATTCGTTTTTCAGCCACTTGACCGGACGATTTCTCATCTTCTTGAGGATGACGTCGTGAACGTCGATATCGTTATCGTCGAGATAGCGCAAGTATTCTTCGTATTTCTCTAGGACGTCATGAGAACGTCGCAAGAGGTCGAGTCTGTCGAGAAGCACGCACATCTTCGCATCTTCCCATTTCATCTTTACTATTGCGGATATTTTTGTGATTACATACCGAAGTTTGTCGATATATAATTTAAAAAATATATATCATCAGTATAAAACAATACGATGGGTTCCAGAATCATGCCGGCAAATTTGTCATTTATTTGTATATCGACAAGATGAAGTATATAAACATTTGATATACTCATTCAGTGTATCAAATGTTTAATCATCATACTCATTTTGTTTACTTTATTATTTCACCCAAAGGCAAGATGTATATTGGTTATACAAGCTTGGGTGCCAAAAAAAGATTTGAGAAACATGTCTATAATAGTATAAATAAAAAAGAACAATGTGTGGCATTGGAAGCAGCAATTCGTAAATATGGACCTGCCAATATGATCGTTATCGAGGTTAGAAAATGTTATTCTAAAGACGAAGCTAAATATTGGGAGATACGATATGTTGCTACTAAAAATACATTATCACCAAACGGGTATAATCTCACTCGTGGTGGGGATGGTGGTATATCAGTTATTAGAGAACCTGCTAGTGTAGAAACAAGGTCTTTAATTGGTGCTGCTGCGAAGGGTCGTGGAGCTAAAGGCGTTATCGGATATCATATATTGGGATACACAGTTGAATTCGATGTTATAAAGGATGCTGCTAAATGTTTTGGTATTGATGATGGTGATATTGGCAAAAGTGCCAAAGGTATACGAGGACGTGTGGGAGGATTTATATGGGAATACAAGGACGAAGAAGAACGTTCGAAGTATCCCAAGTGGGACATCACGAGGAGAAAAGGTGCTAAAGGACGACCTGTCTACAGGATTTTAGAAGATGGGACCAAAGACGAGTATCCTTCAACAGAGAAAGCAGCATGTATTCTAGGTTTAACTAGATCAAATATTGATCGTTCTGTACGAACAGAATTAAAAGCATATGGGTATCGTTGGTTTTATGTATAAAAAATGTATAAAAATATATATATACTCACTATAAACAATACGATGGGTTCCCGCATCTCTCCCGCCATGAGTGACGGCCGTTCCTCAAGTATGTAGGGGAAGAAAAGCGTTCGGACGAGATGTATGTGGATATCATCTCGTGAAAGCCCGTTGTCGTTCCACAGCATCTTATAAAAATGCTACGCAGACGCTAGTGAAATCGTTCGATTTTGCGACACTGTCAAATTGCGGGAACCCCCTAAAGCTTGTGATACCAAATCATCGTGGAAACATTATGATGGACGAGAGCAGAACTCGTGTACGGTAAAAATTCACAGAGATATATGGGCGATCCGCAGCCAAGCTCCTAAAATATCCGAACGGATTTCATGGAGAAGGTTCAACGACTAAACGGCAGTGGGTCTCTTTGAGGCTTAAGATATAGTCTAGTCCCGAGACATGAGATCTCATTAAATATCCCGAAAGGGAGGGTATGAACGTTACAAATTATGTGTCCAGCGGATTATACAACAACTATCTCGAAGGCAAGTTCAAGACTCCGGAAGATTCCGAGTATAGAGCATTCCTCCAGAAGAACGCAAAGGAGGTCGAGAAGACCATAAATGCTCTTACTGTTTATTACGTAAAACCGCCTGTGATGCCGAAAGTGAAGCTGAACGTTACCGGTGATGCCAATGCGAAAATGACGGCTGCGCCAGTAGATTACAATCAGAGGATACTCGATAATAGTTACACAGACACGATGAGCAAATTCCAACGTGTACAAAGGTGATACCGTATTTTACGACGCGGATACGACACGATATAGATCGTTATGATCGCTGTGAATGTTAGGGAATCTGAACATCCTCTTGCCACTCGTCCTGTTGCATTCGTTCTCGAAATTCACGGCATTCATGTGTTTGATTTGTTTAGTCGACACATTTTCCACCATGATCTTCTGAGACGTCGTGTCCTGATTCGTCTGATTCGCCTGAGCGATACGATTGTAAATATACGACAGCTTCTTGCGCGCTGCAGGAACGGTGATGATTCCCATCGCGAATTCCGCGACGATTTGATGTGCATCGGTCATGTGATATGCTTTGGTTTCTGGATCCACGAGACCGGACAACATCTCGACGAACGGTTCGATGTCCAACTTTTTCCGCGTTTCGAGAATACGAGATCCGAGGACAGACCGAGACGACTCCTTATTGTTTTTCCCGACGAGCACGATGTGATATGTTTCGATAGGATTGATGGGCATAGTCGCGAAGGCCATTGTGATTAATTTGATATATGAATGTATTGTGAAGACGAAATATATACATAATGTGTCGTTTGTCATTTGTCATTTGTTGTATCGACACTTCGAGATTTATAAGCATAGTACTTCATGAAATTCATATGATGTTTCATGAAGTACCCGATATAGTATCTACACGAGGATTGACATATGAGATATCCGATCCCGACTGGACCGTGGTTTCTATATCGACGAAATGAAAACGAAATATATTGAAATCGGATGAATCTGTTCGAGTGAATCTTGCTGGGAAATTGTATATGATATATGATGTCGCGAAATTCGCCGGTCTCGATCCGAAGTCGTGGCCGGACGATGAACGAGAATAGCAGAATTGGAGGCGACCAGTGAACGATATCGATATAGGACGTTCTTCGATGGACGAGTTCGACGTATGGATTCGTGCGCATTTCGAGTAAAATTTAAATTATATTTATATATATACAAATAATAAAACATGGCAGAGTTACTCGCTATCGCGTCGATCGTGGGTTACGGTCTTTTCTCGGCTCAACAAGGACGCGAACCGCGAGAAGACAAACAATATGCGGAAGCACTCGGCTCCGGACAAGGCGTTGACGAGGGTTATGATATAAAGCCGACCGACATGGTCAGAAAATACAGAAAGAAAGCGGAGAAGCGATGGAAGAAGGCACAAGTTCCAAAGGAATCTGGTATAATTACACCGAACATTCGTCCAAGCGAAGTTATGCCGTTTTTCACGTCGGGAAAGACGCAGAACACGAACACAGATTATAAGCAAAGAAAAATGGAATTGTTCACCGGAGGTCTTCTGGATGGTCATTCAGTTTCTGGAACTTATAAACACAAAGTAGAAGCTGCAAATATGTTTGGAATGACTCCACAAGGGAGAGTTACGTCCGACGGTACCATCGGCAACGCACCTGGCGATACGGAACTATTGAAGGCGCGCTCTGTCAATTCTCATCAGTACAATAACGTGCTACCGGCGGAACAATTGCGTGTCGGACCCGGCCTCGGTGTGGGACCAGAAGTAGCTGCTACCGGAGGATTCCATCAGTTCTACAGACAACTTCCTCTCAACATCAACGAGTACAAGCTAACACAGCTGCCAGGTCGTCTCGTTCCCGGCGGTACTACGACGGGTGGAAAGGGAGAGATCCAGCAGATCGCGAGTGTCAATCACAATCCTGGTGCATTAGTACTCAATTACGACGATCGTCCTCCGGAAGCTACTCCAAACGGCGCTATTCTTGCGTCGACACAGTACGGAAGACAACCTCGTGGTTACTCGGGTCTCAGACCGTACGAGAAAAATTACGAAGGAATTGCCGAAGCGGATGTCAGTGCATTACAGGCGAGATATATCGATCAAACTCGCGGACGTCCTCGCACTGGAGATGGTCAGACGGATCCGATCATCAACCCGAATGGCGAACGTGACGGAACTGGAAGTTATGTCACCGAAAATATGTGTAGTATGACTCTTGATTCTCAGAGAGGTTTGGTGAACAGATATATCACTCCGCCAGGTGTCACTGGAGTCGTTCAGCCTGTCGGAGAGATGCGTCCCGAATTCGTTCCTGAAACGACCATTCGTGAGCAATATGAAGATGTGTATTACACAGGTCCCGCAGGAACCACTGTGACTCCCACAGAACCTATGAATGTCGTGGAACTTCAACCCGAAGGCAGACATGCGAAACGTGGAGATCAAAACAGAGATTACACTCCAGGTGCAGGACGTATGAATAACTTCGCCCCGGCTAATCAAGGTGCATATGGTCTGAAAGATCATCCTACATATAATGCACTTCAGCACGTTGTCAGCGAACCGGTCGAACCTACGTTCTTGCCCGAGGCTCTCGGTGATGACGATCGTTTCGGTACGAAGTCTAATGTCAACAATCCTTGGGGAAATCCCGCGAGTCTACAGATCGCGAATAATCAGCTCGCTGGTAATAAGTTTAATCGCGATGTGACGAACACAGTTAATCTCGATTATGATGCCGGACAACCCATGAAACAGCAGAATTTCCAACCTTCGGCGTGGGTTCCTAAGAGCACCGACGACATGAAGATGCTACCGTTGTGGAAAAGAAAACAACTATTGAAACAGCAAGGAAAAAAATGACGTTCAGGATCAAATGACAAATGACACATTGTGTATATATGTGTGAAGTGAATAATGTTATTCACTTAAATAACACATCATGAGCATCACGATCAAATCATACGACGATCTCCCCATCGACATCACTCGCGATATTTACACCGTCGCCATAAAGCTTCGTGATGAGGACGTCCGTCACGAGGTTCGCAGATCTATTTTCGATCTTATAGGCTCATTGTTCAAGAACGAATTCGATTTTGCGACTATTCGTATTCCCGGCACGACGCTCGAAGTATTTTCGTTTTATACGGAAACTCTCGGCGATGACATAAAAACTACATGCCTCGAATTCACTGTGGGTTCCGTCGAATATTCGATTCAGTATATCAGATATGGAGCATCCGAGGACGACGTCGAGTGTTGCATGGGTATTTTGTCTGTGGATACAGACAAGTATACGGAGATCGTGTGTGATGTGCTGATCCAATACTTTCCCGATGGTGTGATTTACACTTCGTAATTTTTTAAAAAATTTGAAATTTTATTTGTCATTTTCTTTCTTTAATAAAATGACACATACAATATAAAAAGCACGACCGATGTCTCTTTTCTATTATCAAAATGCCAAGACCACGTCTGTCAGAATCTGTCAAATATGAACGAGAATGTGCCAAGTTATCTAAGACCATTACACGCAAGATGTTTTCGAAAGTAAAGAATGAGTTTAAAAAAATAGAACATGCGGAAGCTGTTGCTAATCGTAAAGCGGAAAGAAAAAAGAAGGTTCGTGTGGTTATGATGAATGATCATGTTCGAGAGCGTGTTCGAGAATGTGACCGATGTGATCTCGTGGGCATAGATGATTGTTCGATATTTTCGAACTTGCCAAATGATATTCTTCGTGAAATTTACAGATGTTCGGTCGGTATAAGAAATGACGATAAAAAGAAAGAGGCTGTCCTAGTTGCTGCGAATGGTATCGTCGAGTTTCTGAAGATCGGTTGTCATCTATTCGGTTTTTCTTCGCGTGAAGTCATAAAAATTCGTGGAACGATCACGAATTTTTACATGAAGAGAATCGATGGAGAATATAAAATCAAGTTTATTTCTATGAAGGGAGATGATGAGATGGGAAAGATGATATCTGAGTGTGTCATGCAAATTTTCAACGATGATCATGTGTTGGTCAACAAACGAAGACCGACGAGCGGTTGGATCAGACATCAGTTGCTTACGAAGACGATCGAAGAAATCTCGAATGAGACAGATATCAGCGTGTACAGACTTCTTAAAATTATTTAACAAAAATATTAATTATTGTAATGGGAAAGCTAGGCTTTATCGCAAAATTGATCACCACATTCGTTGCAATTATAGCTCCGACACCAGTACATTCACACGGATTTCTTGCAGAACCAGCATCCCGAAACTTCCTCGCATTCAAGAATGGGACGGAATTCGACCACATGTCTCTCGCTGGCGGTGGACCCTCAATGGTGTGGCCAGATGGTCTATGGAAATTCGGAGGGGGTGGAAATCATTATACGTGTGGAAGAGAGAGATACGATAAACCCGGACCGATTCAAGTCGTATGGAAACGAGATCAGATCGTAAAAATCAATATCACTTACACCGCCGTACATAGAGGGCACAACTACTTTGGTTTGTGTCCAACAGATCGTAAACCTACACCAGAATGCTTTGCCGAAAAATGGCTTACCAATGCTAAAACAGGATTACGATATTGGGACTTGTCAGACAGACGTGTAGGTTCGTATATTATGGAATTCGAATTACCACCCATGTTCGTATGTGAAAAATGTGTGTTGTGGTGGTGGTGGGTTACGGGAAATTCTTGTCTACCACCCGGAGACAAAGGAGATATGAGATCATGTGGGGAACCTGGTGCTGTTCCCGAAGAATTTTGGAATTGTGCCGATGTAAGTATCGTTGATGATAATCCGAAAGCTCCTTCGCCGAGACCTCCTTCGCCGAAAGCTCCTTCTCCGAAAGCTCCTTCGCCGAGACCTCCTTCGCCGAAAGCTCCTTCTCCGAAAGCTCCTTCGCCGAGACCTCCTTCTCCGAAAGCTCCTTCTCCGAAAGCTCCTTCTCCGAAAGCTCCTTCTCCGAAACCTCCTTCTTGCGAAACACAGAGAATGTTGCCATTCGGCAATGATCAAGACCCGTTCTATTATATATGTGAGCCGGGGAGAGCAGAACCTACGAAAATGCCATGTCCTGGTGGTACTGTTTGGGATACGTCTATAAACGCATGTAATTGGCCAAAATCTAGGGTTCGTGCTATACTTTCAACGAATATAGTCACCCAAGAAGAACCTTCTAAACACACATCTGACACTGCTATAATCTTGTTTATTGTTATAGGATTTATTTTTTGTGCGTATGCTATTGACGTTCTGTGGTTTCATTTATATAAAAAATATGTTTATCAATATTCGTCTGTAGAAACTCACGAACCTATTGTGTGATTAATATTTACAACGATACGTTCAAACAAGTGTATTGGTTTGTGTAATTTTAGTTGTCTCGGAAGTCGTTTTAACCACAGTTTTTCCCCAAGAAACACTAAAACTTTTGATAATGGAGTTTGCTTGAATGATGACTGAAACCCACGGAGAATAAAAAAATGCCATAATCAATTTTGGATAATACGATAGACGATTTCTAAGAGAACCCATGCAAGGAGACCACATAGGGATACAAAGATTATTCAGATACACCAAGAACATCGGGATGGAGATATAAATCAGTTTGATATCGAATCTGGCAACCAGAATGTAAATCAAATACACGTTAATCATGAGATAGAGAGGCGAAAACAGAAAACCAATCACTTGAACAAGAGCTATAATACGTTCGGAAATATACAAATTCTTTCCATACAGAAAGAGCCATAGATTGTTGCATACGGTCCCGAGAGACCAACGACGCCTCTGTGAGATAAAAACTGTAAAGTTATCTGGAGGCACTGTATAAGCGATCGCGCGACTATCGAGTGCCTGCCTGAAGCGAACATTTCTATCGCGACACAGAGCAAGAACGACTGATCTACGATCTTCGGAAGCATAACCAAGAATACTCAGAAACAAACCGGCGTTTTGAGGAGGAGGCGTGTTGAATTCCTTCAACAATTCTGGCTCGCACATTGTGGGAACGTAAATACCATAACAAGCACCAGAAAGACAACTTACTTTTTCGGTTATCCTGCTCTGATATACACGCATTACGTGCTGGCCTATTACGTAGCCAACACCCTGGAACCAAATCCACGCTTTTTGATACGGAGATTTATTCTTTCCCATATCGATATCGATGTATCCGACAACGCCATCGACCGGTCTGTCACCAGGATAATTCATTTCTTCCAGAAGAGCTTGTGAACACTCTTCGTGGAAAATAGTATCGGCGTCGATACCGATCATACGCGTGACTTTCGGAACCATACGAGACCATACGAGATCTAGTTCGCCCGAAATTTTCATGGCATGTCTGTTTTCACTATGTACGAACAGATTTCCATATGCAAGAGTTCGCGCAAGCACAACACTATCGCGCTTTCCCGCGTTCTCGCTTTTTATGATATATATGATGTTAATACCGTTATGTATTTTCTTGAAAATTGTAACATCCTTTGGCTTGTTATGCCAATCTTCATATGCATCTTTGATGACGCATGTTTCATCATACTGATTATACTTTCGTAGTTCTTGCGCAGTTTCCTTCTCACCATCAACGATAACGACGACGGTCTTGTCAACTTCGGGATCTATTTTTTGCATCGTGATGGACTCCACGGTTCTATCGAGTTCTTCCTTCGTCTCGCGATATGCCGTGACGAGAAACATCATAGGTTCTTTGGGGGCGGTAAGCACGGGTTTTCCTTTGAAAATCATGTATACACGATGCATAAGCACCCATGAAATATACCACAGAGAAGACGCAGCGCCGAGTACGAGAATAGGCGCAAATGCATACCAATACTCGTGAAATATAATGACGAGCGAAAGCAATCCAAAGTTAATGGCCAATATAATCGCATACAATATGCTACTCTTGATTTTCAGTGACATCATCGTGTTATTTTTAATTTGATAAACTCGAAGATGTATTATTTATATCATTGTCATTGACATTGTCACTTAAATGACGACTCCGAGATCAAATGACAAATAAATGACATTTCTTTCTTTGTGAACTATTATTTAAGACATATCAAGCTCTGACACAAATAAACTTGTATAACACAACATCGATGAAACTCATATCGAAAATCGTTCCAATTCTTATGCTTTTTGGAATTGTTGAGTCGGTGGTTTGTCAAGATTGCAAGTTGCCGAATTGTTTTGATCCGGGAACTTCATATCCTTTAGAAGTGTCGCGAACGCCTCAATTCGTATTATTGTCGCATGATGATGCTATAAACACGAGGACTTGGAACGCGTTTCAATCTACCGGACGTTGTGGTGTGAAGACGACTTTTTTCGTCTCATGGGAAAACACGAATTGTGATTATATAAAGGCGTTTTATAACGCAGGACACGAAATCGCTTTGCACACTATGAGTCATGCTCATTTGACTGGTGTTCCTCTGGAAGATCTCAAGACGGAGATGCTCGGTGTGCGAGACATGCTTTATGAAAAGTGTGGTGTTCCATACGAAGAGATGATCGGGTTCAGACCTCCATATCTCGAGATCAATGAAAATGTCAGAAATGTTCTCGTAGACGATCCTACTATTCGATGGTCTTCTGATCTCAATCACTATATCGATGGTGCTGATCTTAATGGAACTCAATTGTGGCCGTTTACGATGGATTCGGGGTTCGTAAAGAATTCATCTCTCGAACACGAGAGTCATCCAGGGTTTTGGGAAATCCCCTTGAATCCTATTATGAGTGAAATATTCAATCCTGTGTATTCTATGGATCCGGGAAGAATAACTTCGGAAACTGAAGTACCCGAACCACACGATGGTGATTTTATTCCCGCCGACGATCTTATGGATCTTCTTATCGAAAATTTCAATGGAGTTTATAACAATAAAAGAAGTCCGTTCGCGATCAATTTTCATACGCCTTGGCTGATGGCCGATGGTTATGCACAAGTTCTGACGGAATTTCTTGATTATACGAAGAGTTTTGATGACGTATATTTCGTAACATTTTCGGAACTGATCGAGTGGATGAAGAATCCCGTTCCTCTCGAAAAGATGCCTCCGAGAAATCTCGAATGTGTGCCAGAAATCATACCGCCAAAAAGTTTTTGGGAAAAATATAATATTCCCATTATTGTCACTGCTATTTCTATCGGACCGGTGATAACAATTTCTATATGCATTCTTATCGCTCAGTTCATCTTCATTGTTATGAAGTAATTTCAATTTGAAACCCAAAAATCTTTGTAAAGAACGAGCTCATCTTTAGTCGCAGCCCACTCTTCACCACCGAAGAAAGTATTGAACGGACAATATCTTATAGAATCCTTTCGTTTCAGCCATCTGATACCACCGATAGATGCAGAAACACCATTTATAGTCATTATTGCAAATCCGTCGGGATTAGAATTTCCCACAGAATCGAATGTGTTTAATCCCACTTGAATCGCCACGTCGTTCCACATTCCACGTTTCAATGTGCCTTCCTTGAATACATCTTTGAAAAATTCTACGCCCCAATCTCCACTAGAAAATGCCGCATTGTCGAGATTTTCGTCGAGTTGATGTAAATTTTTGGGTGTGTAAATATACAACGTTGCCGCGCCGTTCTGTCGCCACATTATCCGTGCGGAAGACGCGTTATCGGACCGTCTTCCACCCGACGCGTTCCCATCTCCCATCGCAAATCCGACTCCTGTTTTTCCACCTCTTGTGAAGTCGAAATTCGAAGGATATTTTATCTTACATCCGAATGTTGCTTTCGTCACGGACGGTAGCACACCGGTCGGAGCGAAATCTATCTCTGCCCCACCGTTGTTCATATTGTCACCTTTTGAATTACTACCCTTACAATACACCACAGAGAGCACATCTTTTCCGGCGTCTTTTGAAATGTATGATTTTCTCAGATCTATGAAGTCTACTCCCCAGTTGCTGTCCTTCGTTTCTAAATTTTGTAATTTCAACGAAACTTTCATCACATATAATTTGTTTACATAATTATTAAGGATTCCAGACAAATTTATGAGAATATTTCTTGACGATATCGGTATCGGGGTGATCGTGAGCGACAAGCAGTATAACACACTCGGCGTCTTCGAGATCATTTTCGATGTTCGTGCTGAATTTCATCTTCGTCAATGATTCTTTATCTACGAGAGGATCGTGGACCACGATGTCCATCAATTTCATCAGTTCCTGAGCAAATGCAAGTGCCGGAGATGCGACGATGGTAGAAACATTCTTTTTGAATGTCAGTCCACTCACCACGATCTTTGTAATTCCATTTTCGGATGCAAAACGAGCAAATTCGTTAGCTTTTTCTATGGGGCGAGAAACGCATGCATCAGAAGCAATCTTCAGAATAGGAACATCACAAGTATGAAGAAGATGTAGAGCGTTCGACGGAAGACACGGACCACCCGCACCGAGTCCATGAGTAAAAGGACCGTCGAGACCGAATGGTTTTGTCTTTACGGCGTGATAAATTTCGTCGGGGTCGAGACCGAGTTTCTTTGCGGCATCCGCCATTTGATTGGCAAATGCGATGTTCATCAACCGAAATGTGTTTTCGTAAAGTTTAGAAAATTCGGCGACTTCGGGTGAGGAAACACGCACGAGATTGTCGAAAGCGGGTTCGTATACATCATACGCGGCATCCAGTGATTCCTTATCGATACCGCCGATGAGTTTGTGAATTGAATGAGCGGGTGGATATATCCTTCCAGGATCTACACGCTCCGGGCTGAACGCCACGAAAATATTTTTTTCACGAAGGTCTCCGAATATCGCCCTTGTATCACCGATACAAACTGAACTTTCGAGAATTAGTATGGTCTTTTCACGTGCATAAGTTTCTACAAGTTTTTTAGCAGCCCTGAGACAAGACTCGTCAGGCCGATTGTTTTCATCATCTGGGGTGGGGACGCAAATCAAGTATGCGTCACAATTTTTCAGAATAGAATGGTCGTTGCTGGCTTTGACATTGATATCGGTGATTTCATCAACGTATTTTGCCCGCGGTTCGTAGATGTCATAAGCAACAATTTCACAATCCTTTTCCTTATATCCGCGACTGAGAACTTGAATGAGCTCGAGACCCACGTATCCGGTTCCGATCACACCGATTTTAGTCGTCGTCATTATATATTGTACTACTATTCGTGCAATATCAGTTTATATCTATGTTTGTTGATATAAAATGACAAATTCAGGATCAAATGACAAATTCAGGCTCAAATGATATAATATTGTGTATCGTCTGTATATTAAATTAATATGAATTCTGTATCTGAAATGCAAAATCGTCTGACGTGCAAGACTTCTCGTCAGGAGTTCAAACCGGATGTGCAAATCGTCATAGATAATTTTCGAAAACAAATGTCAGAGTTGAAAAAGAAAACTGATGCGAATGAATCAATGTTTTTGACTGGATCTGTGTGTCCAGTTCCACAATGCAAACAATATCATCGCATAGAAAGCTAATATAGATACGACTGTAACAGAAGCGATTCCTAACGCCACTTTCTTGTGTCCAGTTGCAAACGCCAAGAGAATAGCGGCACATACGAATATCAAGATCGGTTTGAAGTCCATAAGTTAATCAAATATTATTTATTTGTATATCATGATGATGACATACAAAATGTGATCCCTGCAGGTTTCGATCCTGCGACCTTCTGCGTGTTAGGCAAAAACTCTTCCAACTGAGCTAAGGGATCGTGCGTTTTGAGCCCACACGGCTTGACACATCCGGAATTCGAATCCGGGAATCTTGCTTGGAAGGCAAGTATGATAACCAACTTCATCAATGTGCCTGGCAGCCACGCCGAGGATCGAACTCGGAAATTTCGATTAGAAGTCGAATATGATATCCATTTCATCACGTGGCCATGCGTTTAAAGTTCGCCAACAGTAGCAGAAGTGCGATTTGAACGCACGCCCCCGAAGGGTTCCCGTCTTGAGCGGGACGGAATGGACCAGGCTATCCGATTCTGCCTTTTGATTTCGTCTCGGCCATCCTGGCCATGCGTTTAAAGCCCGCTCGGCTCGACGAAGCAGAGAATCGAACTCTGAACGGATGGTTAACAGCCATCTGTGATAACCTTTTCACCACATCGTCTGTGCGTTTAAAGCCCGCTCGGCTATGTTCGCTACCGGGATCGAACCGGTGACCCTTGGCTCATAAGACCAATGCTCTATCCACTGAGCTAAGCGAACTGATGCGTTTTATGCTCGCCAGCAGTAGTACCAGAAGGATTCGAACCTCCGTGGACGTGTGTCCAATCCGTCTTAAGCGGATCGCCTTAAACCAACTCGGCCATGGTACCGTGTAAGCAACGATGATTTGTTAGTCGGTATGATTTTGATATCAGTGTGTTTCTTAAGTTAATATTCGTCGTTTTTGATACTTACCTATATACTTACTTGAATCGTAAGCATCACTGTTTCTTAAGTTAATATTCGTCGTTTTTGATACTTATCTATATACTTACTTGAATTGTAAGCATCACTGTTTCTTAAGTTATTATGTTTGTCGATACACAAGTGACACAAATGACACATATTAATTTAAATAACTATATCTTTCAATGCTAAATGAATATCGACATTTATAACGAAATATCAAAATCGTTGTCTCCACTCGATGTGGCGAATATGTGTATAGCCATCAACGATCACCGGATAATAAATGAACGAAAGACGAAGATGTACGACGAAATATTTGCCAAGAAGATGCGCTCGTTCTGGTTCGGACGACTCATATGCTTGCTCAGAGTGTTCAACAATACCTCATTTTGGTTTCAGTTTCATCCGAATGTATTCTCCGTCACTAATCGAATCAAGCATGAATTCACTCGATCATTCATTGGTTGGAAGGTTGATTTATGCGGTAACATGTTATACTTTTCTACGTCCGTTCTCGATGATATCATATCTATAAGCGTGAAGTTGTCGAGTCCATATTATGCCATAAGAATAGGAGATTCCGTCGGATTTTCGTTCGATATCCAACACACTTCCATACCTCTCGATATAGATTCATTCAGACCAACCGGTGAATTTTCGTCAATCCTGTCTTCGACATATGAAGCTCTGAAACTGAAGTCTTCTCAAGAAGGGTTTTATACTCAATATGGTGTGCAATGGAAAAACTTCGTATCGACAAAAATGATGGAGGATGTATTCAAAAAAAATATAGGCGATGGTTGGAAAGATATGAAAACGGATTCGGAACGTGGGATTTATTCAATCGTCAAGGACGATGTACGAATCGAGATGAAATTTCTCGGATGGATAAAACTACGACACACAAAATGTCAGTCTATGCTGCATATCGTTCCGTTCGGATATTCGTATTACGGAGATTTGCCATCGACAAATCGAGGATATTGTGGATTCATGACCAAGAAAGTCATTAATATACTACGAGAATTCGACGAGTATTACATGGTGTATCCCGTCAGAATGTATGATAGATATAAAATACGATTCAAAATACATGGTCACGAATATCACACTCCGAGTTGGTACGAATTGAAGTTGTTGACGAGCATCAGCGAACGAAAGATGAAAAGTTTAGCCACTGAAGAACGTCGTGGAACGTACATAAATTTCGACGAACATTTGTACAAGCGAAAAAAAATTTCGTTTAAAGTCCCTTTAGATTTCGAATAAACGTTACAAACGTAGTATTTCCATGCTCGTTCGTACAAGTCCGGCAAAATTCGAATGAAAATATGATAACATAAGTTAGTGGCTCTACATGAATTCATCGGCAGGCATACTACCGATTTCCAGAAATGATGGTGGAGAAATTGTGTTCCTCATAGGAAAGGATTCGCGAGATAATGTGTTCTCGGACTTCGGAGGAAAGTCAGAAAGGATCGACAACGGAGATCCCGTGAACACCGCTACACGAGAATTTTATGAAGAAACTCTTGGTTGTATATGCAACAATCCACATGACATCAGATTTCGTGTGAAGAATATGTCGGTGTTGTTGATGGGCGAAACCAAGAATAAAAATCAATACAGAATGTTCGTTGTGAATGTTCCTTTCATGAAACACATAAATTCCCAGTTCATGAAAGTGATGAATTTCATGAGATACAAAAACATAGGAACGAACCTCATAGAAAAGTCGGAGCTCGTCTGGGTGACCTTTGACGAACTCTTCAGAATTCCTAAGAGAAAAGTTTTCGAAGATACGCTCATGAGTAATTACTCTATGTTATACAGAATGGTCACGGAGGATTGGAAAACTCTTTGTGATGAAATCTCTTTCGAAACGCAAAGAAGTCCGACTTCGTCGCCGGATTCTAAATACATTCCCCCATCCAGATACAGAAAATTGTCTCCTGATACGTATCAATAATTTGTGTAATAATTTGCGTAAGAACTTATGTATTTTTTTATTATACAATACAAGTGATGGCGAATGTATTAATCGACAAGATGATGTCGTCGAAACCGACCGTCAACATTTCGTCGGATGCAGGTGGAGTTGGAATTCAACTACCATCACGTTTCAATAAAAAGCTGTCTCAGGAATACCGAGGTTCTCCCTCTCCTGATTTTGACGATGGTGATGGTGATTTCAAGGATATAATGAAAGACATTGCAAATCCGAATAAGACGAGACCGGACGATGATCTGACGAGTTCGAGCGGCGATAGTAATTTAGATGCCGATTATGATGGAGACGGAGATTTATATACGACAGAAAGTGATTCTCCGGAGGAGAGACATCGGTCGAAGACATATTACGATCCGGAAGAACAACCGAGTCAAGGCTTCCTAACGATCGCCGACGAGAAGGCGGATATCCTGTTTCGTTTAGAAGTTCTTCGGCGACAAGGCATAGAACCGAGAAAGTTTTCGGCGAGGGACGACGTTCGCGAGATGCGTGCAGAATTAAATAGAATAAAAACGCATCTCGAACTCGATAGAGCTCTGAAATTTTCGCGAAAGGCGGTCGTCGGTCTCTCGGCCGCATTAGAATTCCTCAACGACAAAGTCGACGTGCTCGATCTCGAACTCGACGGCTGGAGTGATCAAATGCATCAGGCTGTTTATACTCAGAAAGAATATGACACTGTCTTCGAAGAGCTATTTTTCAAATACCGCGGAAAAGTCCAGACTCCACCGGAAATCAGATTATTGTTGATGTTTGGCGCTTCCGCGATGACATTCCACATGTCGAACGTAATGGCCAAGAAAGTATCGAAGAGTCTCGCTGGAGACGACGATGGTGGTGGATTCGGCGAAAATATGATGAAGAAACTCATGAGTGGAATGATGAATGGTGGACAAGGACCTCAAATTCAACAACCACCGCCGATATCAGCTCAACAAACTCAGGAGAAACCTCAATTTTCCGACTATTTTCAAAATGGTTTGAGAGAAAAAGTGATCGAAAATGCTCAACAACCACGAAAGGAAATGAATCCTCCATCGTTCGGAGGATTCCCTGGATTCGGAATGAACTCACAAGCGATGCCAGTGACTCCTCAGGATCTCATGATTCAGAGCCGAGGAACGGACATCGTCGAGCCGAAATACAATAATGATGATGATGATGTTTCCGAGAGATTGTCGGACGTCCCGAGCGATCTCGAATCTGCCCCATCAGAATTCTCGTCTCCGGTCGACACGACCATCAAGGTCGTGCAATCTACCGGTAAGAAACCGCGCAAACCCAGAGCAGGAAAAGTTGTGCCGAGAATAATAGAAATTTAATTTAGAAATTTAAAATTTTATATACATATATTAATAATGTATTATGCTACTCTGAATGAAGCATTCGGGGTCGACAGTCTCGAAAACGATCGCGAAGAAACTCCTAAGATGACACCGAAAACAAAACCTGTAATTCGCACGAAGTTCACGGATAAAATATTCGGAGAAGACGTAGACGATTCTGATTTTGTCGATACAGAGCCGCCACCGGTGTTCGTTTCGAACGAGAGAAAACTCTCTAACGCTGAAGTAAAAAAATACATCTCGAATTTATATAAAAAAGAAGGATTGGATGCTGTGTGGAATCTGCTCGATAAACGAGTTCAAATGAAACTGATGACGATGTGCTCGAATATCGTCAAAAAAACGAAGACATTCTTCGACGATCTGTTCACGTCACCCGAAAAAATAATGGTAATTCTTGGAATTTTATTTTTCGTGATCATTCTCTTGGATTCTAACAAAGAAAAACATTATCATCCACAATCACAACCACAAGTCTATTATCAACCTCAACCTCAACCTCAACAATTTTACGCTCCGATGATAGCTCAGAATCCGATATCTCTTCAATAAATCACATCGCGAACGACAGAGCCAGTCCCGAAGCCGCCAAACGACCGATAGGTGACAACGAGTTGTCATCTATCGCGATGAGGCCAAAGTGATACGCCAATAATGGGTTCGCGAGCTCTGATTTTCCCATCGCTTCCAACAAATACCCGACGACTCCGAATATTCTCAAGGACGGAACCCATGATCCCGCTGCAAGCGTATATAGTAGCTGCTGCTTTTTCATGTCGCAACATAACGGAGCGTATGCTGCAGCCATTGCCGCGAATCCGTCGACATATGATTTGTTAACGAGCGAAGATATCGCGAAAAGAATGAAACACAATGTCATGAATCTGTTGTTTTTACGATTGATCATCATTTATTATATGATTTTATTTTATTTTTTTCATTTCGTTCGCGTACTTTTGCTTTAAGGTGTCGATCGTCTTCTGTTGGTTCCGAATCTGTTTCGTAAGCGCGTCGTTGCCTTTGTTGGCGGTCTTCGTGCCGTCGTCGACGATGTTCAGGATCTTCGATGATTCTACCGATACGACATTCGTTGCGCTGTCGAGTTTTTGATCGATCGCACTACGTAGCAACGCTTCTTTTTGCTTTAAAAACAGTTCGTCGTTCACTTTTTCTTCCTTGTTCATGTTTTTAAGGACGAGAATTATCACGGCGATCGTGATCGAGACAGCGACGACGATCGCGGCTATCGTAATTACGATCCATTTTGACACCATTATATTATACACTATCAATTTATTTTTTGTCGATACGTTTCCACGTGAATCCTTTATATGACTTCTCTTTCTTCAGAGCATGTCGAATACCAATGTGTGCAGCATCGAATGTCAACTTTTTGCCATTTTCTTTGACATTTTCCACGAGATATTTCGCGGCCTCGTTGATACTTTTGAACGGTTCGACAATTTTGTCATATTTGTATGCGATGCATGATTGTCTCGTGGTCTTCGCACCGTCTCGCTTTCCGTTATCATATGAGTCTTCCATGTTTTCGGACGATGGACCGAGTCTGAGATTCTCCGGACGGAAGTCGAGACGATTATCTTCTTTGTGAAGCACCATCTCGTCCGATTTCTTGTTCTTCCATAATTCAGGATACCATAACTGAAACACGAGGATGTGAAGCTTATATGACACACCATCTATATTTTTACTCGGATATCCATCGTTCAAATGTAGTTGCTTCGCGGTTCGCACGTGTTCTTCTCGACCCGAATCGGAGAACGTCACGTCCTTCACTCTGTTCATGTTCGATATCTCGACGTGATTTTTGTCGGGATCTCCGATTATCTTCCACTCTTCTTTCTTGTTGGGATCATCTGGATCGACGAGATCACCGTATGTTTTATACGAAAATCCGTTCTGTTTGTTTTGAGCCCAAACTCTAAAAGTACGTTCGATATAGTTCGTTCCATTCGGTTTCGTATACAATTCACACCACTCTTTCGCGGTCAACTCATCATCCGGGAAGAGATCGTTGACGATGAGTCTTGCGGACTTGTATGTTTCTGGCATGATTCGATTATTCTTTTGTCCCGATTGATGAAGCCATCTCAGGTTCGAGAGATCGTCGTCGAGCTTGCGTTCGCTTTCGATGTGATCGGCGGTAAACGATATATCAGGAGGAGGACCGAGGAATGTCGAGAGCATCGCACGAGCGAGACTACGACCATATGAGTTTCTGTTTTTTCTAATGGTGATGGATAAGTATCCATTATTGATTCGTGGTGTCGGATCTCTCATGTTATCTTTACGTTCGACGACTCTGTTCGTGTCGATGGTATAGTCGTCGAATATCTCGAACTCACCATCGTCCTTGAAATATATGAACGTAGCTTTGCGATACTCAAAATTTACAGGACGATATCCGCCTTTGTCGTCGACGACATGTGGAACTTGTTCGTAATATAACTTCGCCTTCTCTTCGAACGGAAGATCCTGTTTCCAGAATCGTGCGAACTCGTCGGGATCCATACTATGCTCGACGAGGAAGCTTTTATATATCGTGAAGTGTCGATATGAGTGTCATTTATGAGTATGCATTCGGTGCCCACGATCGAATAAAGTCTTTCGTCATTTTGAAGTATTTAGCTCCATACCCTCCAGCCATGGGTTCTATGTCGGCGTTGCAATCAGATAAGTACGTATCGGTGAACTGTGGCGGCCCGCCGGTCTTTCCGAGATGTTGAGCTGCCCATTCGTTGTAACTTCCGATCGTGACTATCTGTGGATTGTATTTTTTCATATTTGCAACCTGCTGTTGGAATAAATTGCTTGACTTGCATCGTCTACCATTGTTAGGTTCCGTCATGTATGTTGTCTGTGCTGCAAACGTCACCCCTAACTGTTCTGGTCTTCCTTTCCACATAAAAGGTTTTGCGTTCGTTATCCTGGTTTTGTATGACCACATCACGTTCGGATTTACAATCAAAGCCCACATCCATCGAACTGTAAACTTATCGAGTATTCCGCCAGTTGGAATCGGCTTAGGTTTTGTAGCTGCCGGAGAGAATCCGTCACTGAGTCCAGCTACAAGCAACAGAGGTTTACCAAGGTGATTGTAAAATAAGTCTTTTGTATACTTGTTATAATATCTATCCCAATACATTTTTGCATCTTTTAAATCCTTTATCCAAAAAACTATACGAGGCCCTCCTATGACGGCCATTCGAGCGCACAATTTATCCGCGGCGTCTAATATTTCGGGTTGAGTGCCGTTTGTCAGATCTAAAAAGATAAAGTCGACTCCGAGTTCTATCCAGTTCTTCACGTGATAGTCTATCATGGATGTATTATTCCATGTGTAATCTATACCGAACGCGGGTTTCCCCCACCAAAAAAATAAGGGATAGACATACTCTTTCACTTCTCCTTGGACACGTTTTTCTCGTATCGACGGAATGTCGTGCCATACAGAAACGAATATACCAGTGGTTCTTGACCTGTTTTTCTTAGGACGTCCCAAAAACATGGGTTTCGGTTTGGGCTTTGGCGCGGGTTTAGGAGCGGGTTTCGGTTTGGGTTTAGGAGCAGGTTTAGGAGCGGGTTTAGGCGCGGGCTTAGGCGCGGGCTTAGGCACGGGTTTAGGCACGGGTTTTGGTGCGGGCTTAGGCACGGGTTTTGGCGCGGGTTTAGGAGCAGGTTTAGGCACTGGTGCGGGTTTAGGAGCGGGTTTAGGCGTGGGTTTAGGAGCGGGTTTAGGAGCAGGTTTAGGCGACGGAGAAGGATCATCCGGTCGTATTGGTGATATGTTCGTGTTCGGCAATGCAGGAAACAACAGATCTTCTTTCACGAGAGTTCCCACAGGGAATGACATTTATGAATACATAGTATTTTTTATTTGAGTCGTTCGATATTCACATGCACACCGAACACGGAATTTGTCGATACAAGACCATATACTCCATGTAATATATTCGACTCATACGTTGACTCGGAATACGTTCGAAAACAGGTCACTTGTATTTGTTGCCGAGTTCGTACGTTCCATCGGATCTCGGAATCAAACCCATAGACTTCAGACTACTCTCCGCGGTGAATCCTATTCTCTCTCCTCGTTTGTATTTTTGGAGTTCTTTTCGTGCAGTTGCAACGTCATGAAACGGACTCATCTTTACACGAGATGGTTTCAACGCATACGGTTTGTTCGCCATAAGTTCACATGATATTTTTTGTGGTTTCAATTAGATTGTCTCACCCATGTAGGGTCTTTTTCTCTGGTCTTAGGAGTTCCACGGCGCGGATCTACATCCCATAAACTTCCGAACAAAGCGCTTGGCATCTCCTGCGTGCGTATAAATTCATCTAAAGTTCGCGGTAAATATCTATATTGAATCTCACGCGGTTTTCCGTAAGTCAATTCGTTCGTGACGACCAAGATGATTCCGGTGAAAAACATCATCAACACAAAAGACGTAAACGCTCCCATATTTATATATACAATAATAAAATATAAATATTGAGATATTTTTGTAAATCTTGTATTGACAAATTCCATGTTCAGTGTGCACGTAAATATACAGCGATCGCAAACTCTGACTCATGTCTCTGTTTTATTTTATTCTGGTACGACTTCCGAGTCATGTTCTGAGTTGATTCTGAAACACTCCGTATCGACAAATTCTCAGTTTGGTTTGCATGTAATTTTCGACAAAAAATAATTTGATAACATATAGATGAATCGTGTGGAAGTAGAGAACATCATGAGACCCGTTTTATATAATCTCGGTGTCGTCGGAAAACGCGGACCCGTCCCGTCGTGGGTTCTGCCGGCGACGATAGCTTGCACATGTTTGTTGGTTCTCATCTTGATTATCTTGGTCAAGATATACGAGAGTATCATATCAGGAAAATGTATTATGTGTGGGCAAAAACACGACACCTCGGGCGATAGATCGGTCAAATGATAAACGCCCAGGGTCAAATGACATCCACAGAACATTTCCAGGGTCAAATGATACCCACAGAACATTTCCAGGGTCAAATGACAAATAAATGACATCCGTCATATCGACATGAAAAACAATTTAAGCAACTGATTCTACACTAGAACTATCAATCCTTCGGGAACCATCAACTGAACGCATACTGAACAAACACACAAACACACAAACACACACACAGACAAACTTCCCAAGCACAGATCACATCCAAACAACCAAACAAACAAACAAACAACCAATATGCCCATCCAGACCGCTAAGAAGTTCTCTCCCTCTTCTATCTTCTTCGGGCAAGTCGAACGCAACAAGCTCGGTGGCAAATATGTTCCTCTTACTGACGCAACCAATGCCAAGTCTCGTTTTACTCTACAGACACCTACTATGTCGCTTCCCTTCGGTATCTCTGCGTATCGTGAGAAGCCCGAAGCCGAGCCGGCGAGTTACAGCGCCGATCTCTCCTTCCGTGGCTATGAGTCCGACGAGAACATCCTAACCCTATTCAATAAGGTCACTGAGCTCGACAATCATCTCATCGACGCCGCTTATACCAACTCCGTTGCGTGGTTTGGCAAGCAAAAGTCTCGCGAACTACTCGAGGATACGTATCGACCTCTGACGAAGAAAGACCCCAGTGGCAAATATGCTCCCGTGATGAAGGTGAAAATTCCTATCCTGAACGGCAAGCCGAATGTTCAAGTATTTGATGTCGACAAGACTCCCATCACCATCGACGATGTCCCGAAAGGTTCAAGCGTCAAGGTGATCATGGAAGTAGCATCTGTGTGGTTTGTAGGGGGCACACAGTGGGGTATCACATTCCGTGCCCTACAAATTCTTGTAGTATCAAAGCCGGCTCGTCTCAATGAGTTTGCGTTCACTGACGATGACGATGAGGCTCCAAAGGCTCTACTCGAAGTGAGCGATGATGATGTATCTGTTGGCCAAAATTTCGATGATGACGCATCGATTGCACATAAGTTCCTGTGATTATTTGATTAAGTAATTGTAAAATGATGTGAAAATATAATTGATTATCTTATATTATGGTGGAAATGACTCAACACTTTGTAACAATCAAGAGCTCGAACAGACTCAATTCGGCAAATACGACTCCAGCGAATTACACGGTCGATCTTCCACAAAGATACAGGAACATATGGAGTGCAATGTTGGTCATCGTTTTCTGTGATTATTTGATTAAGTAATTGTAAAACGATGTGAAAAAATATAATTGATTATCTTATATTATGGTGGAAACGACTCAACACTTTGTAACAATCGAGAGCTCGAACAGACTCAATTCGGCAAATACGACTCCAGCGAATTACACGGTCGATCTTCCACAAAGATACAGGAACATATGGAGTGCAATGTTGGTAAACATCGCATTGCCAGCAGTGAGTCCTCCTCAGAAATATGTTTATCTCGACATTGACAAACTTAACACTATCGATTCCACGTCACCATCGGGAGGTGTCAATTTCTCGCTCGCCAAAATTCCGATGTCGTTACCTGGTCAGGGGAATGTATATTATCTCGACACGTCGATCAACTCGTTCCCCAACATTCCGCTACAAAATCCGGTTGCAACTATCGATAAACTCAACGTGAAACTGAAAGATGCCAACGGAAATGTTCTGACGATTCCAGCGGGCAACGAACACTCGTTCATGATTCAACTTACATGCGGAGACTACATTCCACGAGGTGGCGGTAGTACAATTACGCATAATGGTCGGTACATGGGAGGAACACGTTAAGAAAAAAAAATGACAATATTCTAAATGATATAAATATATAAAATATATGATTACTCATCATTATTTTATATTACACAGAAACAAGAGACAACGATGACTTCTGTCATCGTATCTTCTTTTACTGATATGCACCGAAAGGTTTATTTCATAGTAGAAAAAGACTATCAGCGAAACAAATTCAACATGAGTCATGTTAAGAATAGTAAATCCGCTGATACAACTCCTATATTGTTCAAAGATCACAATAGCGCTCGGTATTTTTCGGAAGTCCTGAGTGTCGCTATTAGCAGAACTTCCGAATGGAATGATGCTATAGAATTGCAAGACGGTGAACTAACTATTGCTCCCGAATATAAAGATTATATGGCAGATGATGGTGTAGACTACGAATATGCGATCGTTATAGAAGTCGAATGTCTTGATGACGAGTGTGTGGTCGTAGATTATGATGATTAACTTAAACAAAATACATACGACATATCAGTTCGCATTGGATCATAACGATAATGAAGCAGAACAAGGATCTGAAGAAACAAAAGGAGGAAGAAGAATACAAATTCAACGAAGAAGATGAAATAGAAGAATACGAAATTTTCGAAGACGATCCTGAAGTGTGGTTCGATTATTTAAGCGAGGATCTCGCCGCCGCATATCATATTTTACAAGATTGGTATCAGTCACAGGGTTTGCCGATTCTCGACAGATGTACTTTTTCGGATTTCGTAGACTTTTGCTATAAGTTTTCGTCTGGACGTAAACCGATATGCTGAAAATAATATTTGAGTAGATTAGATATGAATGTAAAATGCGACTATCCTGGACCCGCGTCGAATATGATAGAATATAAAGGATTGTTATATTACAAACCGAAAAAAATCACGAATCATGTGTGGGTAGGCTCCGAAGCGACCGCTGCGAATCCGACATTCTTGAAAAAAAACAACATAAAACTCGTAGTCAATTGCACGGCTGACATACCAAAATATTCGAACATTCCGATGTTACGAGTTCCCGTCCATGACGCGGCCTTCGATGCCGATAAAATGGCGAAGTATCTCGGAGTTTCCAGCATGGCGATCCGAGACGTAACGAGGTACAAAGGCAATGTGTTGATACATTGTAGGGCCGGTCAAAACAGAAGCGCGTCCGTGTGTGCCGCGTACATAATGACCATAAAGGGGATCACCGCAAGAGAGGCTATGGACATCGTCAGGAAACGAAAGTGCGAAACCTTCAGACCGATGAATTTCTTATCGGCTCTCAGAGCGTACGAAAAAAAACTCGTCGAAAACGGCGTCATAAAACCCAAGAAAAATACTAAGAAACCGAAAAAAATCAAGTGATTCCTAATCTTTGTCGTTCGGCTATATAGTTCTCGGAGAATCGTATTTGTCGAGTTATTTCGAGTATGTCTTTTCGAATCTTCGAAAGAATTCTAGAATACTCTTTCTTTTTTTCAACATTGTGTCCTTTTTCGATAATCTTAAGTCTGGTTTCGAAATCTCGTTCGTCTTCTAGAAGTCTCACGAGTTCATCATACATGACAGATAAAATGACATCCGTTGAAATATTACTCATATCGTCATGCGTTTATATTTATAAAATTTTATTCTCATAATGAGTAGTTCATAATGGCATTCTTCAACGAAATCGTAAACATTACCAAGAACGCTCAGAATGTCAAAATCACCAAAGAACTCGAACGCGATGCTGATTCACTTACGAAGTTTATCGAGAAAAAAATTAAGGATTGTATTAGGAAGGAAGCTGAAAAAGGCGGTGACTTCATCGAGTTTGATCTCATTGGTATCGACACGAATTACAAATATTCCGTGGAAGAACTCATGTGGAAACGCATCATTCCTGATTTCGTCCCGGTTCAACACCGTCTCTTCGACAAAACGAAAAACATTCAAGATTCAGGACCTTTCGAAGGGTTCAAAATATCGAGTAATGATACTTCAGTGATCGTTATCTCCTGGACAACTCAAAGTGATGAAGATGTACATACTCCGATTCGTCAGCCTCAAACGAGTGCTTGTCCACCGGCACCCCTGAAACAATCATGTGCAACATATAGCCATATTGGTCCCTACATTGCATACATGGGACCATATGATCAGAACACAATCAATAATTTTCCACAACATGATGGTGGTGTTCTAGATGGTAACGTAGAATATATATCTCATCTTCTCGAAGATCTCTTCCCAAATCTTATTGCGAATAATAAAGTAGAAAATCGCGTGAAACAATTTAACTAAAAGTATATTTGATTAATAATGGATGGCTCTAAGGAAACAATAAACATGCTTTCGGAATTACAATCATATATCGACACACCATATAATATAAAGAAGTTTATTCTGTAAATCATATGCATAAAACCGTAGAGTATTATTACAAAGATGGTCGACACGATATATTTGATAAATATTTCGCAGACAAAAGTGGTCGTATTATAAATAAGAAAACTTCTGTAGAAATGCCACAACGCAAAACCAAAGAAGGGTACAAATTTGTTGATCTGACCAACAATGACGGGAAGCGAAAAACGCTATTCGTCCATCGTATAATCGCTTCGACTTTTATTGGCCGTCCTCCGACTCTCTTACATTCTCCGGATCACAAACACAGAGATCGTACGAACAATTCTCTTGATAATCTTACGTGGAAAGATCCAAAAGAGCAACGAGCAAATCAAGAACGTCCCGATACATATAATTCCGCCTTTGTCGTTGTTCGTGATGGAGTTGAGAAAACCATAAACGAATGGTTAGAATATCTGAAAGATGAAAAGACATTGCGTGGAAATGCGTATACATATAGTGTCATACAACATTATGCCCAACGAAAGACAAACGGCTTTTCTTATAAAGTATTTGATGATCTTCCGGGTGAAATTTGGAAAGAAGTACCAGAATCTAAAAATCGTATAGGTCATTGGGAAATTTCAAATATGAAACGTGTTAAATATGTGACGAAATATGCAGCGAATGTTTTTGACATATCTAAGTTATCAACAATCAGTGGATATCCTTTGATCTTCATAAATGGAAGACAATGGCTTGTTCACATCGTGTGTTTCCAAACGTTTTATCCCAAAGAGTACGCTGCGATGAAACCGGATGATATGATCCTACATGAAGACGATGATCCGATGGATTTTCGTCCTGAAAAACTTCGTATTGGCACGAGGTCTCAAAATATGAAAGACTCATACGATAATGGCAAACGAAACGATACGAAATCCGCTCGTAAACCATGTATATCATATGTGGCCGGTGTGAGAGAAAAAGAACACATAAGTATTTCAGAAGCCGTACAATATCTGAAAGAACATGATTGGCCAAAAGCAACATCTAGTGGTATCAGAGCCGGAATCGAAAACAATCGGAAAGCATATGATCGTATGTGGTATAAAATTGCGTGAAATAATTTATCTAAAAGTATTATTGAATGACAATGGCGATTAATGGGAAGGAAAGTGTGAACATGCTTTCGGAATTTGCGAAGGGTCCCTTTGTAAAATTTAAAGGAGGAGAATATTCCGAAGTCGAAGGAATCGTAGAAGAAATTCTAGGACGCCTCGGGTGTCTGAGAAGAAATCAACGATGTGTGGAAATCGGAGCTTCCGATGGAATCGCGATTCCGAACACATTCAATCTCATGAAAAATCACGAGATGCATGTGTTGTACATCGAAACCGAATTCGACTCGAAGACGGACATTGCAGACATCGAGAAAGAATTCAGAGTAACCGTCGTGAAAACCGAATCGAAGAATGTAGAAAACGTAATGGAAGATCATGGTATGCCAAGAGAATTCGTTGTCATGAGCATCGATGCGAATGGATTGGAGTACGACATCTTCGAAAAGACGAAGTTCGAGCCTCTCATCGTCATCGTCCCTATCGATCCGAAGATTCTACCATCAGAACACAAAAACGCCAGTATCGGAGTACGTGCATCGTTCAAGACGATGAACGATCTGGCGGTGAAGAAAGGATATAGTATCGCTGCACATGTCGGACACTTCGTAGTATATATCAGAAACAATATGATAAAGAATTTGCGGTTGAAAGGATTTCACAAGCGTTCGACTGATCACTATTTCGATTGGTCATTTTTGAACAATTCTTAATAAAAACTTAAATGATATATAAACAAACTATTAAATGCAAATTCTTCTCATGCGCCATGGAGAGAAATACAAAAATGTTTTATCGATCGATGGTATCATACGTGCTAAAAATATGACCGAATACTTTCGTCACCATCGCCCGTTCGATGTTTCGTTTCCTACTCATGTGATCGCAATGAAACCAAAAAAGAAGACATCATCTACTCGATGTGTCGATACGGTTGCTCATTTCGCCGAGGAGAACAAGCTACCATTGTACGTCATTTTCACGAGAGAAGATGTAAAACAGCTCGTGAGATTTATACGAAATTTACCGAAGCATTCTGTGCCACTCATTTGTTGGGAGCATCACTGGCTCGTGATCATATCGAGAGAATTAGGATTTCCTGTTTTGAACTGGAATGACACACCACTTACATTAAATGTCGATACGAAAGTATTCAACATATTATGGAAAATAACATCATGTGCGTTCGAAAGTTACAACACTTTTGATGTCAACAACGGCCATATCAGTTATTATTTTCATCCACTGAAACAAAAAATCATACGAACTTGTTCATGTACTCAATTTCTTCTTGGGTGAACTCTATATTGCTTGATAATTTCTGAAGAACGCGAATGTTTGCAAAGTTTCCGTAACGAGTGACCGCGATCACGAAACGAACCGCAAGAGAATCTAAAAATACTTTCGCTTTCTTCGCTTGGTCTTCGTTATCACAACGCACGAATGCTATCGATTGTGTCATTCCACACTAATCGATCCACGTTTCGTACGTGCTCGACAAACAAATGAACACCTTGACACCATCTTGATACTTGTGAGGACGAGACGACCATTTAGTCTGTCGTTTTGTATGAATAATCTTCCATGGGTATTCAGTTGTATATTCGTCTCTCAAAATAGATTTTTTCGTAGTAGCGTGTAAATCAGAAGAAGTTTCTATCGAAAACTTAATGTCGCCACTCGTCATTTTTCGTACGATATTCATAGCCATTTCCGTGCATAATAGCGGAATGAACCGCTCGTTATGCAATTGTACATAATCATCGAATAGATGCTTCCCGAATTTCCCAGTCACAAGAGTTTTATCACGAGGTGGCTCTTTGATACACACGAACCATGAGAATGAAGATCCCACTTTAGGAAACCATTTCTTGCTCGTTCCAACATCTAAACGAATCATGTTTATCTTCGTTAATTTCTGTGAAACTATATTTCGGTCGGATAACGACATCCACGATGTCGGACACAAAAACACGATAGCACCTCCATCGGTCAGCATGTCGATCGATTTCAAGATGAACTCCGGGAATATATTGTGATTTTTTGAAGCTCGTTTACCATCGGATATCTTTGCATATGGAGGATTTGCAATGATCAAATCGAACTTATTTTCAACTTCAAAGAAACTCTTGTCGAGAATCGTTGCTTCCGGAAGAAGCTGTCTTGCGATTCTCGTTCTTTCGTGATTTATGTCCAGTCCGACGAGTTCTGCGTTCATGTTTTTTACTTTGTCTCGTAAATATATCAGAAAGTTTCCCATACCAACACATGGGTCGAGAATTCTCATTCCATCTCGATATACTCTATCGGGGATAGCATCTACGATTTCATGAACGAGACCCATCGGTGTCGAAATATCGTTTCTACATGTAGCCGTAGTATCATTTGTCATATATGTTTCTATATCATTCATAATACAATTACGTATGTTCACTCTTTAAATTAATAATTCAAATTGTCGATACAACTATTAAGTCTCGAAAATCGGCATCGTCGTTATCATCGGTATCGTAAGACGTCCACTGCCACATATCGTTTGTAAATATTCGGACGTTCTGGGATCTTGCAATGAAGCATATAATACTTCTATATCATTACCAAATATTGCATACATACATGACTCGAAAAGAAATTTTGGATGATCAAATCGTGCATATTTTAGTTCATATTTATCACCCATCGTGACTCCTTTCGTTCTGCTTAGAAGTATGCATTTTCCAGAATGAAACATCTTCGTTTTGACGAACAATCGGCTTTCGCTAAAAACGACAGAATCTTGTTTAAACTCTCCCGTAAGAATGAAAGCAACATCTGCATCTACGGAACCAAATTTTCTCTGAAAGTCTCTCGCATTACCAGCACCTCCCACGAGTCGCAGATCATAATCACTAAATTTTTTTCTATTTTTTGTAATATTTTCGAGATTTTCTACTCGATCTGTAAGAATACCATTGAAATTATATCGAGTAATTGATCGTAGAGTATTTCTAACGACGATCAACGCGACTCCCGCCTGTGTATCTTTGAAGTTGTGATCTCGTATTATCTCGAAATGCTCGATGACCAGAGAAAAAAATAAAGATCTGAGTTTCGAACACCAATCTCCATTTTGAATCGTAGATGGCAGCACCATAGCAAGAACACCATCATCTGCAAGATGTTCTGTAATACATTTAAATGGTACTTCTATGTATAAATTAGAACTCGTCTTGTACATATGTGTATTAGGAGATTTCGTTAATTTCACAAATGGCGGATTTCCTACTATAAGATCAAATTTACCATCTTGTTTCCATTTCATGAAATCATGATGATGAATAGTAGCGTTCGGTACATTATCTCTGGCAACAGGAACGATGTCGTCGGTGAATTCTACACCGGTCAAAGTAGAATCGGGCCATTTTTCAAAACAATCATTCAGAAATTCTCCACTACCACATGTAGGATCGAGAATATTTCGTGGTCGTGAAGTAATTTTTGATAACAATATAGAACGTAAAGATCTAGGTGTGAAGAATATTCCCCTCTTCGCGCGTATTTTTCGTTCTATAGATTTCTGCAACATCAGGGATGACTCGAGAAATTCCATACTTGCACAATACACATTTTATCACGGAAATAAACGAAAAACTTAACAGCGTGTGTCACGCGATACTATGCTTGACACATTAGAACTATTCGCGGGAATCGGAGGAATTACATATGGATTACGAGGATTCGCAAAACCTGCAGCCTTCGTCGAATGGAATGAAGAAGCGAAAAATGTGCTGAAAAGACATAAAGTTCCAATTTTCGACGATGTAACGACATTCGACGCAACGCCTTTCAAAGACAAAGTTGACATGGTGTCCGCCGGATGGCCTTGCACTGGATTCAGCACTGCTGGTCATGGAACAGGATTTTCACATGAAGCATCAGGACTCTTCGTAGAAGTGGTTCGTGTGATAAAAGAATGTCAACCAAATTTCGTCTTCTTAGAAAATTCACACGTTCTAGCTCAGACACGTTTTCTAAAAGTAGTTCTGAGTTCTTTGGACGAACTCGGTTATGATGCCAGGTGGATGAGTTGTAAATCTACATGCGTCGGTGCAATTCACGAGCGACATAGATGGTTTTGTCTCGCAACGAAGAGAGGATTCGTACCTCCCACACTGACGAGCCAAGTGAAACACGAACGATTCGACTGGGACTCCGACGAACCTGCTAAACAAGTTCCGAAAAATACAGAGGAGAACAAGATGATGATTCGTCTGGCAGGCAACAGCGTCGTCCCGGACCAGATACGTTTCGTATTCAAAAAATTGTATTCTGGTTTCTCATCAACCGTCGATACGACATCCAATGATGTAGAAATCATACATTGGAATCCTCTGTTAGAAAATAACGGATTCGTAGGAAATATTCATCAAGTTAAGAAACAACGGATTTCTAATGGTTTTTGTATCGACGGACGGATTCACGAGAAACATGTAGTTATCACTCACAGAAATCCGATAAATAAAACACTGTATCCGAATCCTCTTCCCGATAATCACAAAGTAAAAGATCTGAAAAATGTAGTGACGAATAATGTCACGAAACGTTTTTGGAGCACTCCATGTCATACAGATTTTAGGAGAACAAGCCCAGTCGTGCTCACGAAGAGATTGCTCACGAATTTACCAGCTCAAGTTCGTTTCGTAGAAGATTCTGTGCCAGGCTGGAGATTATCTGGAGAGTGGTGTCTCTGGCTAATGGGATATAATAAATCATATGTAACAGGATCTTAATATCCTATATAAATTATGTCGGTTCTTGGATTTTTCATAATATCTCGTATCGACAAAACAGCCTCGAAGTATCGTTCGTCTCGAAGACGTAACGCCTTGTCGCTGCGATCATAGTCACCGATCGTAGGATTCACGCGAACCCATGAGATGTGGTGATTCGGAAATGCGAGGAGCAATTCGGTGCTCGCGAGATGAGTCCGAGCCTTATCACACCCGGGCTCGTAATGTCTGTGTGCGTTCTCGTCGACTTCGAGACATATCACGACATCCGGAGTGATGATGACGCCGTCGATGAACGCATGGGACTTATTTGTGTCGACGCATCTGTAATCGATGCGATATTCTCTCTGAGTCACGTCGATGTCATGCTTGTCGAGGAAGCAGAAGAACGCATGCTCGTCTTTCTTTCGGGAAAGACGACGAGACTCGTCCGGATCGCACGAGAGACAATATGCTTTTTCGGACGTGATATATGTTCTCACGGGACATGGAACACCATCATATCCTGGACATATTTTACCAACAATATTGATCGCATCTTTTGGTTTTTCGGGACACTTCGAACACCACATTGGTTTTCCACCAGGAAGTCCGAATGTCGTCTGAGCTTGTCTACAAACACATTTTTTTACGTTGACAATAACCGCATCTTTTGGTTTTTCGGGACACTTCGAACACCACATCGCTTTTTGTCCCGGAAGTCCGAAATTTGGATGAGCTTTTCCACAAACACACTTTTTCTTTATACTGATCGCATCTTTGGGTTTTTCGGGACACTTCGAACACCACATCGCTTTTTGTCCCGGAAGTCCGAATTGTGGTTGAGTTTTTCCGCAAACACACTTTTTTGCATTGACGTTGACCGCATCTTTAGGTTTTTCGGGACACTTTGAACACCACATTGGTTTCTTCCCAGGAAGTCCGAATTGTGGTTGAGTTTTTCCGCAAACACATTTTTTATTAACGACATTGATCGCATCTTTAGGTTTTTCGGGACACTTCGAACACCATATTGGTTTTCCTCCAGAAAGTCCGAAATATGGCCGAGTTTTTCCGCAAACACATTTTTTACTCATTTGAAATACACAATCTAAGTTCCTTAAATTATTCACAGCGTCGATATGGATCCATATCGACATTATCAATTCAAAACAAGAAGAAGTACCCAGCTAATGCAGCAACACCTGCAATAATTCCATATTTTGCAGTCGGTGTGATTCCATGCACCTCTTTGTGATGAGCAGTGTATTCGAGTCCCTGAGTGCGTTTCATATGTCTCAGTTCTTGTTGCTGTTGTCTCATAGAAATTTTATGAGCTTTTGCTTCCGCTTGCAGCCGACGCCTTTCTACCTTCGCTTCTCTGGTTCTCAAATTATCTTTCGTCCTCGGTGTGAAACTCATCGGATTACTTTGACGTGCTCGATCATATGATATCGAAGATCTCGATGATCGAACGGGTGAACTTCTCGGCGATGGAGAACGTTGTCTCGGTGATGATGAACGTCTGACGGATTTAGACGAACCTTTCCACTCGACCATTGACATTTATCATATAAAAATATTATAATTCAAATGATATCGGTTTCGTTTGTATCACTCACGAGTGTGTTTATTAAATAAAGTGTCGATACACAAATGACAAATGACACTCACAATGTATAAAATCACCGAAACATGTAAAATCATATATTTTAATGATGTTGTCGTTAAAAAATATTGCACTTGCTGAGTTTTGGAAACAAAATCTTCCGTTCGAAGAGAAATCAAGATTATATTACGAAAAATTTCCACACCGTATTGACGACAAAGATGATTATCTACCGGACGATTTCGGATACCGCAAAAAGACGTTAACATATTTCCATGACAGTGGACGTGTAACTGTGAACGATGATTACACTATTGATTCGAACAGAGTGATTGAGCGCGTAGATGGTGGAAAAGTGCATGCGCCTTATTTTGTGAACGATATACTGGTCACTCATGTTAGAGAATACGGCGGGTTACTATATGATTACAGTATCAGTCGCGCGATGCTCTCAACGTTTTTTGTTCTTCCTTCAGAACTGACGTACATCGCTATCAAAAATATAGCTCTTGATTTACGTCAGACACCATTAAAAATTATTGACACATACAATTTACATGTGAACGTGCGTGATACGATGACGTCAGGCGTTGATGATCAACACAGATATTATCATCTGACTCGAATTGCTACAATTTTCATCAATGATGATCTCGATGTGATCATAGAGTACAAAAGATCTCACGCGTTCAACAGAAACGAGGCCCCGTATATATTTAATCGTAAAGTAAAGTATTTTGACGAACACATGACGATAACGAGATCTGATAAAAAAACATCGGAAAATTTAAAAAAAGTCAATGACTCGATTATATTTGATACACTCACCATATATCAGTGCGATTTCGCAGAATTGAAGAAACAGATTGAGATAGCCGAAGTCGAAGCACTCAAAACTCGAATGATGAGATTCATATTGTAAAAATTTTTAAAATTTTTGTCATTTGTAAAAGAAACAAATGACACGCGTGTAATGTATAAATATTCATCATCTTTGATCTATGTCAAAAATGATTTTTACACAACTACCAACCGAGATACTACACGTCATCTACAAAAAAGCTGTCAAATTGCGTCACGAACAAAAAATGATATGGCTATGTACTTATAGTGCGATCAGAGACGTAGCGTCGTCATTAGATAGAACTACTCAGATCGAACACGAGACATTTAAAAAATACTCGATCACATCATCTGGTGTGATTGATAAGATCGAGATGATTGATGATGATGATGAATATACGTATGCGATTTTGAGACGCGTCGTTACGATACATGCTCACATTGATATCGTGATCGAGTATCGCCGCTGTCACGCATATAAGTTAAAAAGTAAAAGATATGCAGCAAATCGCAAACTTAAATATGTTGATACCGTAAAAATATATCGTGTCGATCAAAAATCATCACAAACTCTCGAAAAAATGAGTGAGAGTATAAAATACGATAATACTCTTGACATACGTGCTCGTGATGTGCGCGCTATGATGTCGTAATTTTACGTAAATAAGATATTACATTTGATAGTCAAAAATATTCTCATGAACAAGTATTTAATAATTTTTAATAATTAGATGTTTCGTATTTATTTCATCTCCGACTCGTCCCGAATGCAATTTGAATCGATATTTTTTGTCATACTCGTCAACGATGTACCCATCGTATAGGTCTCTGATGAAATCGGTCGCACCGATGATCATCAAACACTTATTCTTGGTCGACTTGAAATGATTCGCGAGTCTGATATGTTCTTCTTTTCCGAAAGAACAATATCCATAATCGGTAAAAACAGAATCATATGGTGGATCGAGAAATACAAAGTTGTCTATATCGTTATATGTTTCGAAGATGTAATCGAATGACTTTTCGAGGATGGTCGTATCTTTGAGAAGAATATGATACTTTTCATCGAGTATATCTTCGAAATTATACGTCTTGTATCGACCAAATGGCACATTGAAACCACCATTTCTGTTGTACCTCATCATCCCGCGGAAACATGTCTTACGAAGATAATAAAAACGATTCGCAACACCGACATAATCTTCTGGTCTCCAGTTTCGCACTTCATAATATGTTTTTTCGTCGTTTGCATGAGTTTTCATGAAATCGTATATTTCTCGGGATTTTCCATTGGCAATCGCGCTATATAGCGCTATAAGCTCCGTATGAACATCTGATATCACTCTGTTTTCGAATCGTTCGCCAACATGAAAAAACGTAGCAGCTCCGCCTGCAAACGGCTCGATAAATGTAGAACAGTCATTAGGAATATATTCTTCGAATCGTTTCAGTTCGTCGGACTTGCCACCCGACCACTTAATTATTGGCTTCATTATATAATGATATAATGTTTCGTTCTTTTAAATTAATAGATTTATACGACGATATGAAATATCTATATCGACAAATTATGTTATTAATTTAAGATTGTAAAAGTATCTATTTCAATGGAAAAACACTCGAAGATATATGTGGCAGGTCACACAGGAATGGTCGGAAGCGCTCTTATGAGACTCTTGCAAAAAGAAGGATATATGAACATCGTCACTCGAACGTCAAAAGATCTCGACCTGACAAACCAACGAGAAGTGAACGCGTTTTTCGAGATCGAACTACCAGAATACGTATTTCTCGCGGCTGCAAAAGTAGGAGGTATTCACGCGAACAACTCCTTCGGGGGCGATTTTATTCACGATAATCTGATGATTCAGACGAATGTCATTCATGCGTCCAAAATGTTCGGAGTGAAAAAACTCGTGTTTCTCGGTAGCAGTTGCATTTACCCAAAAGAAGCTCAAAATCCTATCAAGGAAGAATATCTGATGACAGGATTTCTCGAACCCACTAACAAACCATACGCGATAGCGAAAATCGCCGGAATCGAGATGTGTGATGCTTACAGAAAACAATATGGATGTAATTTCGTCTCAGTCATGCCGACGAATCTCAGCGGTCCAAATGACCGATACGATCTTAATAACGGTCACGTGTTCCCGGTTCTGATCAGAAAATTCTGCGAAGCGAAAGTTCACAATGTTCCAAGCGTTAAGTTATGGGGAACAGGAATCGCAAGACGAGAATTTCTTCACGTAGACGATCTCGCGAGAGGTATCTTCGTTGTCATGGAAAAATACAACGAACCAGGGCCCATAAACATCGGATATAGTTCCGACATATCTATTTCAGAACTCGCCGAAATTATACGAGAAATCGTCGGATATAACGGCACGATTATTTACGACACGTCGATGCCCGATGGAACTCTCAGAAAACTCATCGACTCGACCAAAATTCACGCGCTCGGATGGAAACCTGAGATCTCTCTGATAGATAACATCAAGATGTGCGTGAACGATTTCATGGAAAATTATAATCGGTATGTTCATGACGAGCAGAATCGAAATCACTGAAGATAATAAATCGAAGATTCAAAATGACTTTGTATCAAAAATGATGGAAGACATCGAACAAGAACTCGACGCCATGACGAAAAAATATTCGGGTTTCGGTCCCGGAAGACAGACGAATTTCAAGAGAGCGCTCTCGAGAGCTCTCGAAGAAACCCTCGTCAAACCGCCCATAGTTCCTCCTGTAGATAGTCATATTCCTTCACACGTCGAAGCTTCTCTGAAACAATTTGGGTTTTCCATTGAAAATGCAGACATGATATTGTCTCTGATCTCACTCCCGGAAAATTCGACGATCGAGTGGTGGAAAAATTACAATTATGCGGAACGTCTTCATGATGGACGTGGATGGACGGTAACACTATACGGCGCGTGTTCCGGAACTGGCGATCTGCTCATGATCCTCGAAGCATTGCAGAAAATAAATTCGAAGCACCCGCTCGTGAAATTCATTCCCGCTATGAGGAAAACGAAAGGTGACGACATCAGAGGCCTCGAAAATCTTGGGAAAGTAATCAACGTCCTCGGTGACGATAAAGAATGGCAAGAAGCCGTCTGGGAGATATACATCAAACTATACTGGACTTTTGCTACCGATTTTGCAGACAAGAAAAATAGCGCGAAGAATCGACCAGGGGCAGTGCTGACGTCACCATTGACACATGGGTTCATGATAGATGTTGCGCTGAATCACGGCGCGAATATGGAATCCTTCGAACCGATTCTGAAGAACATGAAAAATCGCGAAGAGAAAGACGAGGCGAAATGGTTCCTTGATTTCTGCGAGGCACGTAGAAAACTACTCAAATCAGGATTTCAACAACTCGACACAAGCAAAACGGGTGACAGATGCACCTTGTGGGCGAATATTTTCAAATCCGGGAATGTTGGATTGAAACGTCCGATACAATGTTTCGATGGGTATTGGGGAAAAAATTTCATCATTGCATAATCGTATGTGTCCATCGAGCAAGATCAGGAATAAATTGAGTCGACCAACGAAAAGAGCATTCAGGCTCTTTCTCACCACGAGCACATCGTGAAATATACTTATGAGATTTTCCTATAGATCTCCCAGCTTCGCTATAACTTCCGAATGAACGAATGTAATTCCCGTCAGAATCATATTGATACACTTTTTTAGACGCATGATGTTTTTCACCTGTTATTGATTCACTATGTTTCTTCTTCGTCTCATCAGAACGAGATTTTCCGAACATACCATTTTTTTCACCTGTCTTTGCTTCGCTGAGTTTCTTCTTCGTCTCCTCGCTCAGACTGCCATACTTTCCACCACCTTTCTTCAAGTTAAATCCATTCGGCGACAACGTGTCGAGCTCTTCGATGAGGATCATTTCTATATATGCGAGATCATATTCGTCACACCACTCGAAATATTCTATGTCGAACGCGTCAACTCTATATTTTTGTATGGCGTTTCGAAGTTTCGTGCATCCACTACTTTTATTACAATGTTCGCGAATTCTTTCCTCTATTTTCCGCGTCGTTACTCCGACATACTGATATCCGTCCGTTCGGAGAGTCCATATGTAAAAATACGCGTAATTGCCCATCGATCGTTTGAATTCAAATGATGATATGTATTTAAATGAGTATGTGTCGATACGAGTGTCATTTGTCATTTTTGAAGAATATATTTAAGCAACTCATGAATTATGATTTGTAAATATTTACAAAAATGTTTACAAAACTTCTCAGTTGCTTCGGTGTCAAGGATCCGGGAAATAGTTACAAACGCCAAAAATTCATAGGGAAAGGATCGTATGGAACTATAGTGTCTTCATACGATAAAAATAATCAAAAAATCGCGATAAAACACGCACACTCCGACGTGTATTCGAAGTCCCTTCTGTTGAAGGAATATCGAATGCTGAAAATGCTCGATCATCCGAACATTGTAAAGCCTATGAGATTGCACGTGGAGGAAATCACGTCTGTGATTCTTCCCTTTTTCGATGCAGGAGTATATATGGTGCTTCCATATTATAAGACAGATCTTCTCGACTTCGTGAACGATAATGGAAATCTCGACGAGCACGAAGTGAAATTGTTCATAAAGGCGATCGCGTCCGCGCTGAAACATGCACACGATAAGAACATCGTGCATCTCGATATCAAACCTGATAACATTCTTCTGATGAACCACGATATCGCACATTGTGTGCTCTCCGACTGGGGAGCATCTAATTTCGTTCACGACATAAAACCTTCGATCGTCTGTGGTTCCGAAGGATATTGCGCGCCGGAACTATATTCGAACATAATGAACAAAACGAAGAATTCGATCGGAAAACCGGCGGATGTGTATTCTCTCGGTGTGACTGTTCACGTCTTGATGACGTCTAAAAGAATTTCGGATGCCACACAAGACATAGAGAATTTACAGTGTTCTGATTCGCTTAAGAATCTTCTGACCGGGATGATCGAAATCGATCCAGAAAAAAGAATGACGATCGACGATGTTCTGAGTCATTCGTTCGTTCAGAACATGTAGTCGTAATCGTATTCGTGAAAATTTCGTTTGCTTCTTCGCTGATACTTGTATTTTGCAACTTCGTCCTTGTAAAGAATCTTATACTCGTTTCCATGCGGAATCGTCTCCACAGAGTTTATGTGTTGTTGCACTTGCCATATCGGACCGAAAAACAATCGTATCTTCCAGGAGTATTCTCCGCCTGGAATTTTGACGCTCGTGTTGACCATGGACCCTATTTGCTGACTTATGCTCCACGTGTTCACGTTCTTGAACTTCTTAAAATTATATTTCGGCGGAAACATGATCGCGCCTCTCGGCCAATCGATCAATGAGATACCCATCGATGTATCGGGATCCTTCGCGAACACGATTCCGTTCGTGACATTCGCGTCGTACATCTTGTCACCCATCAACTTCCACGTGTTCTTATTTCGTACGAGATGGATCATGATGTCGCTCAAGAACGTTCCGGCAACTACCTCGACGATTCCATGCGAATGCTTCGCTGGAATGTTTATCTTTACATAGTAGTCGACTATTCCGTCGTCCACGATACTGATTTTCTTCGTGTGAACTACGTCCGAAACAAAACCCGTATTTAAATTTATTTTTCCAGAAACGATCTTTTCGTTCAAAACAACATCTTTCGTCAGTTCTCCTGGTGTACTTTCCGACACGAGTTTCGTCGTGATGAGAACGGATCGATCGTCCGCTGCAACATCTGAAATCTCGTCCGCGACCCTGACGTCTCTGTTTCCGAGCTCTGTAATTTTTCGTTGACTCGCTATTTCTCCACGATTCAAATCGAACACAGCGTTCGTTCCGAGACCCGATATAGGATACAACGATGGTGCTACGAAGTTCGTGTTGTTATATGATATCTTGAATACAGCACCGTTCATGTGCTCCGCGAAATCGATGGTAGCCATAGAATTGTCGACGGGAACATTCATCGAAAATGTGTTGCACGTATACACACTATTTCCGCTCTTGAAAAAACTCGGTGTGAATACATCTTTTTTCTTGATCGTCTTATTCGGTTGATCGATAGTCGGCCCTGAGAACGTAACTATCTTTATCACGTTGATAGTCGAACCCGACTGGATGTTCAATATCTCATTCATATGATATCAAAATAAAATATTATGATCACTATAAGCAGTGTGCAATGAACTCGATAATCATCGTGATCATCATCGCAGTGATGATAGCCATGTATATGTTTTATACGAAACGATCGAACATAGATGCCGAGAACGAATGGTTTCCGCCTGTAAAAAATAACATCGGTGTTGGTGATATAAATCATTATAAACGGAAATTTGGAGACGTCGATAATTAAATGTTCGTATCATCCGTATCGACGTTTTATCAATTTAAGATTATTCTGAAATATACGATACATGTTTAAACGGTGTCTTTCGACGTCATTCGAAAAGTTTCTCAGAGATCTCAAAAATGTTCGCGATAAGGTTCGAGAGGTAGCGCAATATGCGAAATACGATATGAACGTCGTGTATCCATCATCGAACGATGATGACACTATTTTCGAATGTTGGTTCGATACATTCGATATCAACAAATGCGTCATCGAACAATTGCAAGATCTGACATCATCATTCGACGTGGTCTTGATCGAAGAATTCGACGGAAAAACTCACGAATGGATCCAAAGATGGAAAATAAAACTTCCATTTTATCCATATTGCCATTGGATTCTGTCAACGAGCATATACAAAATGAGTTACACGATAATCGTTTTTTCTTTCGACTCACTGCGATGCGATATAGAAAACACATGGATAGAAATACGATTAGATGATCTGAAAATGATCGTCGAAAATAACTCGATTATCATCGAAGATGATGCATTCGCGAGAAGTATCATTGCAGATATAACAAAAATGGTCAAAAAAATAAAAAAAAACAGAAAACGACGAGAAAAACTGAACAAACAGCTTATAGAATCGATACTCAAAGAAGACATCGTTTCAGTGAAACGACTCGTAGAATCAGGTGCCGACGTCAACAACGACGAACGTGAACCTATACGATATGCACTCAACCTCAAAAATATGAAGATAGCTCGAATTTTGATACGAGCCGGTGCGGATATACACAAAAAAAACAGACAAAAACAAACGTTATTGCACAATATGGCCGACAACGGATGTCACGAGGGCGTGAAACTTTTGTTAGAATACGACGTTGATGTGAACGCTCAAGATATGTACGGAGACACACCATTTCTTCGTGCGTTATTTCATGATTATATAGACATCGGAATCACGTTGATTCAAGCGGGAGCGGATATCACGATTCGCGATAACACGGGAATGTCTGCACTTTCATTGATCGAAAAACCTCAACGACGATTTCTGCGTCATATAGCGTTGTTGTATAGATCATGTGTCATTTGATTCTTGAAATGTCACCTTCATCATATCAACAATCAACAATTTATAATGGTCATCATACTCGTTAGGAGTAGAACATTAAGTTTCTCCTCGAGACCGCGATAACCAAGCGGATATAATCGAGACCGCGATAACCAAGCGGTGAAATAAAAACCGAGGCAGGTGTCCGGGTCGTAGAGACCTTCCTTGCCTCTCGGTCAAGTTAGACCTCTTGATGTCGATATAAATATCAACATCGAGTGCTTATATTATTCGGCGTATACGGATGATATCCATAGATATTATCTGCTAAATAATATTTGATTAACTTATCATGTGTAGCGGAATCCGAATAATAGCAAAGGATGGGACGGTCGTCGTCGGACGAACTCTGGAATTCGGAGAAAACATTTTGAAATTCAAGAAGTTCGTTAACGGGAACATCCGAGGAATATCGACTCCCGATGGAAAATTACTCGACGGTATGAACGAACACGGACTCGTCATATTCGTGTTTTACTTCAAGAATTACGCCAAATATGGAAATCCTTCACCAAAAAAAAATAACATAAAACCTACAGAAGTTGCTCTGTATTTACTCCAGAAAGCGAAAAACGTTGCAGACGTCGAGATGTTCGCGAAAACTCTGAACGTGACGAACGAATCATACCCCCCATTCACAGAAACTCCACCGATGCATTGGTTAGTTACTGATGCATCCGGAAAATCTATAGTTCTCGAACCGCTCGGTGATGGAAATCTGTCGGTGTTCGAAAATCCGATGGGAATTTTCACGAATGCACCAACATTTCCGGAACATATGGCATCCGCAAAGAAAGCTCTCGCACACCTCAGTCCTCTCAGTGATCCTAATGCGGCGAGTCAAGGGACCGGAGCGATCGGTCTTCCTGGGGATTTCTCGAGTGCATCGAGATTCATACGGCTTGCCTTCTTCTCGGAAACTCTCGAGACACCGTGCACTGCGAAGGGAGCCGAGAATGCTTTATTTCACGTGTTGAACAACTTCGATATTCCGAAAGGAGTCGTTGCATCGATCGACATGAAAACGGGGAAACATGTGTACGAAAAAACGATATATACGGTTGTTTATAATTTGAAATCGAAAGACATAATGTTCAAATATTACGCCGATCAAAACATACAGAAATTTTAAATGATACAAGATCATACGGTCGCACGTGGACATAATAATAATATTTCATATATATATAATGTCCACAACACCCGAGAGAGAAATTGCATATCCTTTATCACCCTACCGCTCAGGTCAGAATGAATCTCATGATGTCCCTGTACTAGCAAAACCTATGAAGAGTATGGGGATTCCCGAGGCGAATAAAATCTCTAACGTGAAATCGTCAGATATTACGTTCACGGCATCAGAGTTCGGGAAGAAGATCGGGGGAGGCAATTACGGACTTGCATATGCAGCGAAAGTCACTCCTGCGCTCATGGAACAAATCAAGATTGGGCTGGATGGTGGTAGTGGAAAGGTGTTCAAGGAACTCCCTAAGCTCGGTTCTTTTGTGGTCATGAAAGTTGCAAAGCAACAACCCAACCAGACAGACGAAAAGTTCTTCAAGAGTTCTACACGAGAAAATGTCGTTCACAAAGAACTGTCTGTTGGACACTGCTACAAAATCCCCGATGCATCAAAGGGGACGTGTATATCTGAATACGTTCCCAAATTTTATGTGAGTTACATCATCGGAAAACGAAAGAGGCACATGTGTATCACGATCATGGGTTTCGCAGGAAGAATGTCGTTGGTTGAGTATTCTAAAGATCTTCAGTTTTCCCACTGGCAATCTCCACAAAGGGGAGATCCTTACGCAAAGTTCTACGTGCAGTTAGAAAAAGCCCTCTGCAGTTTGTGGCTCGCTGGATATGTCCACTTAGATCTTCACAGAGAAAATATTATGGTATCAAAAGATGGAAAGGTAAAGATCATCGATTTTGGATTTGCATTGAAACTTCCTGACGTTTACGTGAAAAGCATCGCTGGCGGGATCACAAAGATGATCAAAGAAAGAAACCCCAGGAGCTTTGCGGATTTATGGACTAAAGAATCGGTAAATGGCGTAAGAGTCGTCAATTACACGAATAGCGTAGCCCAAGCCAGAGATTATGGATGGTACAACCCGGACTACAAGGTCCTCCAAACTTTTTATAACGAAGTTCCCGTCGAGCAACGTCCTTCAATTCCGAAGTTTAGGTCAGAAGCATGGGGTGTTCGTTCCCAACCAGCAAACGGACCGACGCCATCGAAAAACAAGTCACCAACCCCAGTGTCGCGTAGATCCCCAACCTCAGTGTTGCGTAGATCCATAACCCCAGTGTCGCGTAGATCTCCAACCCCAGTGTCGCGTAAAGAACCTACACCCAAGGCTACCACACCCAAGGCTACCACACCCAAGGCTACCACACCGGCAACTGCTGAACTCAACAAAGTGAATGCTAAAGGCAGACGTGTCTTCAGAGACACGAAAGGTCGCACGTTCGTGAAACAAGATGGCAAAAAGGTATACGTGAAGAAACTATTCACGCCGAAAAAGTCCGGTGCGACACTCCCAGAGGATAAAGCACCGAAGGCTACAAGCCCCGTCGTTAACACGGGTAAAGTGAACGCTAAGAAACGCAAAGTTTTCAAAAATTCAAAAGGCCGCACACATGTGAGACAAAATGGCAAAAAGATATACGTGAAGAAACTATTCACACCAAAAGCGGTATGAAATTAACATATCAACAAAGTGATGCTTAAATATATATATTTCATATATGTATAATGTCAACGACACCTGAGAGACAAATTGCATATGCTTTATCACCCGAACCCCCTGGGAGGGCGGAGTCTCACAGAATCCCTAAAACATTGCGTCCAATGAAGAATTTGAGGATATCCGAGGCTAACAAAATCTCTAAAGTTGTATCGTCAGAGATTAAGTTCACACCCAGTAAGTTCGGGAAGAAGATCGGAGGAGGTGTATACGGGTCTGCATATAGTGCAAAAGTCACTGCTTCGCTCATGGAACAAATAAAGATCGGGCTGAACCATGGTGGAGTCAAGGTGTTCAAGGAACTCCCTAAAGCCGGTTCTTCTGTGGTCATGAAAGTTGCAAAGCAAAAATCCGACATGAGTGACGAAGTGTTCTTCAAGGAATCTGCACGAGAAAATGTCGTTCACAAAGAACTATCTGTAGGGCACTGCTACAAAATCCCCGATGCAACAAAGGGGACGTGTATATCTGAATACGTTCCCAATTTTTATTTGAGTTACATCATCGGAACTTCAAAGAAACACGTGTGCGTAACATTTATGGACTTTGCAGGGGAAATGACAGCGACCGGTTATTTCAGATATCTTCGCAAAACAAAACCTGGTAGAGATTTTTACGCACGGTATTATGTGTACTTCGAAAAAGTCATCTGTAGTTTGTGGCTCGCTGGGTACGTCCACGGGGACCTTCATAGAGACAACATCATGGTAAATAAAAACGGAGAAGTGAAACTCATTGATTTCGGGTTTGCATTGAAACTCCCAGAACCATTCGTGAAAGGTATCGCTAATGGGATAACCAAAATGATCAAAGAAAGAAATCCAAGGAGCTTCGCGGATTTGTGGACTAAAGAAACGGTAAATGGTATAAGAATCGTCAATTACACTAATCGCGTGGTCAAAGGCAGAGGGTTCTCATGGTACAATCCGGACTACAAGGTCCTCCAAACATTTTATAACGAAGTTCCCGTCGAGCAACGTAGTTTAATCCCTATGTTGAGGTCGCAAATGTGGGGGGTCAGATCCCAACCAGGGCGTAAAATGGCTCCTGAAGAACGTAACGTAAAGTTCTATAGAAAGATATCTAAATCACCCGGTTCTCCGATCAAAAGACTATTCGAAACAAGCCCGAACTCTTCACTCGAATCAGGAGAAATACGTGGAACTCCTGCAAAGAAATGGGTGCCGAAAAATGGTCGATACTGGGCAAACGAACCGACGCCATCGGAATATAAATCACCAACCCCAGTGTCGCGTAGATCCCCAACCCCAGTGTCGCGCAAAGAACCTACACCACCAATCGAGAAACGTAAGTTTAAACGTAGAATTCGTTACAGAGACACAGATGATTATGTAAAAACGAGAGGAGAAATAGATAGTAAGAAACTTACTCCACCAACTGAAGTAGATGCTAAAAACCGCAAAGTCTTTAGAAACGCAAAGAATCGCACACATGTGTATGACAACAACTATAAAAAGGTATACGTAAAGAAAGTTTTCTCACCCAAGGCTCCCACGCCGGCAACTGCTGAGCTCGAAAAAGTGAATGCTAAAGGCAGACGGGTTTTCAGAGACACGAAAGGCCGTACGTTCGTGAAACAAGATGGCAAAAAGGTATACGTGAAGAAACTATTCACGCCGAAAAAGTCCGATGTGACACTCCCAGAGGGTAAAGCACCGAAGGCTACAAGCCCCGTCGTTAACACGGGTAAAGTAGACGCTAAGAAACGTAAAGTTTTCAAAAATTCAAAAGGCCGCACACATGTGAGACAAAATGGCAAAAAGGTATACGTAAAGAAATTATTCACACCAAAAAGTTCGTAAATCACATGTATCCCCATGTATATTCAGGATTTCGCAATGGTGAAACACAGTATTGAAGATTGTTATAGTCATCTAAATACTGTTCGATATCTACTTCATTCAATGTTTCGTTCCATTTTGATATCTTTTCTATGAAGAATGTTGGCGCGTTTTTGTTTTTCATATCGTTAATAAAACACTCGTACTCGGATGTATCACATCTACGATTATTGTTCAATTCTCCGTCATAATGAGCATATGTCGATACGAGTGCAACCAAAGTACGTTCTTCGTTATATAAATAAATGTGATGTTCGCGCGGTCTTCTCGACGCACCACCTCTCACAGATGCCACATCGAATGAATCATCATCATCATCTCCACCATAGGAACTGCCTATGACAACTCGTTCATTCGTAAATATATCATCGTGATAATTCTCTATTATTTCGTCATACTCTTTTTCTGTTCCAAATCTGAATGTATGCAAAAATGCATTCAATCGTGTTATATACTCAGAAACATCTCGATGAAAATCTTTGTTGACAAGAAGATTTTCTAGCTCCTTGAGTCTCTTTTTGTGTCCATAGTGTTCGTCTCTGAGACGTTGAATCACTCGTTCTATGTACTCATCATCGGTCATGATGCATATGATGCATATGATGCATTGTGTGACATATGAAATCTTTAAGTTTTTGTTGTATAGATCATGTGTCATTTGATTCTTGAAATGTCATCTTCATCATATCAACAATCAACAATTTATAATGGTCATCATACTCGTTAGGAGTAGAACATTAAGTTTCTCCTCGATACCGCGATAACCAAGTAGATATAATCGAGACCGCGATAACCAAGCGGTGAAATAAAAACCGAGGCAGATGTCCGGGTCGTAGAGACCTTCCTTGCCTCTCGGTCAAGTTAGACCTCTTGATGTCGATATAAATATCAACATCGAGTGCTTATATTATTCGGCGTATACGGATGATATCCATAGATATTATCTGCTAAAATAATATTTGATTAACTTAGATATAATATTTGATTAACTTATGGCAAGTCACATTCATGAAACGCTCGTGATGTTAGGTATATCGATTCTTGCAGGACTATTATCTACTATGAATATCTGGGTGAATAATATCAAAGATGTTCGTTTCGGACTGAACGATATTTACATGGCTCTGCTGATGACGGGATGGATGTTTCTGTTCACCGGGATGTACTTCAAGCAGCTCGGAACGAGTGTTTTCGGAGGAATTCTAGCAATCACAATGGTCATCATGATACGGAAGCAGATATTCGTGAACGATGATCAATTCAGACTCGGTATGATTCCACATCACTCGATGGGTGTACACATGGCCAAAAAATATCTCGAAAAGGATGATGGTAACGTCGCACTCAGAGTTCTGGCATTGAAAATAATAGCGTCTCAACAACAGGAGATACAAATTTTAAAGAAATTATAATAACTTAAATAATTTGATTTCATTAATTTACAATATATGGCTATAGACGGAGTTTATAAGTACTTCGTACCTGCTGATAATGCAATCGCTACGTTTATTTATTTTCACGGGTTCGGAAGTTATGCAATGAACGATCTTCAACATGTGCTGAAACCATTCGCAAGCAATGGTATCAATATTGCTACTCTCGATTATCCGGGACATGGTCATAGTAGCGGTGAAAGATTCGAAGTAAATTTCGAGAAGATCGTTTCGATCGCCGAGGATTTCGTGAAGGAAGTCAAAGAAGATGAAGTATTCGGGAACATGCCTATTTTTATCGGAGGGACGTCCATGGGCGGGGCAGTGGCTTCCAAAGTGCTGGAAATCGAAAAAGACGCACGTCACGGATTCTTGATTTCTCCGATGTATCAATTGCCAAAAACTTTGATCAACAGAATCGGATTCATCGTGGTGCCGTTCTTGACGAAAATGTTTCCCAATGCAAGGATTCTGAAACCACATGATCATCCATTCGACGAGGAATTCGTCAAGCGATGGAAAAATGACTTGATGACGCGTCACGATAAAATCACGTTTAGTACCGCCGACGAACTCGTGAAATTGGGCGACTCTGCTCGTATCATGAGCCATCGTATCGACGTTCCCATGACGTGCTTCCAGAGCGTTTTGGATACACAGATCGATTTCATGACCAACATCGAATTGTTCAACAAAAGAGACGACAGAAATATCGTCATGTACACCGATTCATGGCATCCGCTCCTTCTCGAAAAATGTCGAGATGATGTTATCAAGCATATGATAGATACCATCAAAAGCAAAGTATGAATTTAAAAAAATGAATTTGTATAAATCATGTCCGGAACGGTTATCGGAATCGATCCAGGCACGAAGAACTTAGCGTTGTGTATGATCGATGAATTAAAAATTCTCGATTGGAATGTTATAAATATATCTCCGGACCCGAAGGGAATCACGGATTCATTAGATAAAATAAACTTTCCCGAATGGATAAAGAACGCGGAAGATATCGTGATAGAGCGACAACCCGCAAAAAATCCACGAGCTGTTCGTATTCAGCACTATCTGGAATTATACGTAGCGATAAACGGTGGAAGAGTGATGACCGTCGATGCAAAACACAAATTATCATATGCAAGTAGCACCGAATGGTGGCCGAAGCGTAACATAATGAATTGGTCGTACAACGAACGTAAGAAACTCTCCGTAGAAACCGTCGATACGTTCTTGAAAAGCACCGAACAAGACCCTAAATTCGTAGATTTATTCGAAAAATCTAAGAAAAAAGATGATCTTGCAGATGCTTTACTCACTGCTCTGGCATTTTTGAACAATGTTAAACCCCAACTCAACGACGAGCGAAGACAGGCGCCTATACGAAACATCAAACCCGTGATGCCGTCTCTGGCGCAGATGAAATCCGGAAATTACACGCAAGGTGGTCTCAAATTCCTCGCCAAGGGTCTTCTCGGTTCGTTCGACACATTCGAAACCGGTGGTGAACAGATCAATGGATTTTACAAATCATGTTACAAACACTTTGGAACGTTAGACAATGCATTTATTCAATTAGGCGGAAAATGAGTTTCTTTTGAGCAATAGAAACCGCTGCCAAGAAACACACGATACCGAATGCTACGTGCACGTAGTGAGGAGCGCATGAATTCATAAACATAGATGCGACTCTACAATGGATATTATGAGGATATAGACCCCAGAAAAGAGCATTTACGGTCAGAAAGACGATCAATAGTTGCTTCCACATGTATAAATAATTATATTTTTATTATATAAGATGAAATTGCAAACAAGACACATGCTGGTCATAGGAGTTGTCGCAGCGATCGTGTTATTTATCATATTTATGTTGACACGGAAGAAGAAAGAAAAATTTTCGATCGGAAACATATTCGGGAAAGTAAAGGGTGCTGTCACTGGAACCGTCGGAAAAGTGGTGAACGTCGTGAAACCTCAGGGATACAAACCAGAATTTGTAAACCGAACATGGGATGGACGTGTCTGGAGATGTCCCGACGGGACTACTGATTATGGTGCTGAGGATAAGCAATGCCTCGTTAGTCCTTATGGGCCTATGATGTGGCGTAATAAAGGAGGTAACGAGTGGAATTGGGGATGCCCGAACGGCACTGCTCCCAACAATTCGGATGACTGGAATCAAAAGTGCGTACAAGGATATTCTATGAGACAAAACATCGATGGACAATGGAGATGCACCGACACAGAAATCGACACCGGTAAAGATTGGTCGAACAGCGACTGGTTTTCTGCACAAATGCAATGTGATCGTGGGAATAACCGGGTGTTCACACGACGAATGTATATAAACGGAGCATGGAAATGCCCTCCGGGAACCGTCGATACAGGCCGTACATGGAACGATGGAGAAAAAGGTGGAGATCAGTGTCTGTATATCGGTGGATAAATGACACTCGTTATCACTTCGCTCATATCGACACATATCAATTTAAATAAACATATGCGTATCAATTTTAATGATCGATGGGTAATCACTCATATTTCTACATTTTTTTATGAAATCTATGAGTTCAAATATTAATTGTTCAAACTCTGAAGTATTTTTACAGTAAAACAATTTTTTAAGATATTTCTTATATACGTCTTCAGCATATTCTCTTGTTTTTTTATATTTTTCATAAAACAAGCAGATGTTTTTAAGAATTAATTCGTTCATAACAGAGTAATTAATATAAATATTAAATTAATATTATGATTTCTTCACTGGTATCCAATAGTACCCGTCGTAATCTGATATTTCTCCCTTGATAGCCTTGACAACCTCATTCTTGGCAACATTGTGGTACCCGTCAACAGAGTCTTCAAAATTCCTGAACTTCGTGATAGAAAATGTGTTAGTGCAAATACGAACAATCGGGTCATTCACAGAAAAATCGATGGAGGCAAAAGATTCGTCACGATGATCTCTGATAGACTTCTTAATTTCAGACTTTGTTTTCTTTTCTTTAGAAATTTTGCGTTCCTTTGCAATTCTCGCCAACATATTTTTATACACTTTCCATCCTTCATCGTCGAGAACGAAAACTTTCGAGTTTTCTATGGATTCTGCGACCGGATGATGAAATACATGTTGGCGAATTTCGTTCACTTTATTCTGATTGTAAACAAGAATCGGATGAGCCATCATGATAGCCATTATCGACATTTTGATTAATTTAATGAATACATCAAAACGTTTGTATTTATACATACATCTTTCTCTGGGTCAAATGACAAAAGTCATTTAACCAACGAAACTATGTGTGTTTCATCGTGTGACGATTCAATGCAAGTGAGTATTTCAGATCCTTGAGTTCGCTTTCGATTTTTTTCATTCTTTCTTCTAATGGTCTGAGTGCTGTTTTGAACCAAGCAGGCATTACAGCTGGTGGAACATCTGTCATATTTATGATATTATATCATAATTTACATTAAGTTTATATTTATACGTAAATCTTTCCCTGGGTCAAATGACAAAAGTCGTTTAACCAACGAAGCTACGACCGTATTTCACCGTGTGGCGAATCAATGCCAGTGAAATATTCTGAATCATGGGTTCTGAACCGTGGAACTTACATGAGTTCTGAACAGATGGTTACATCCGAAAAAAATTCTCTAACTAGAAAAAAAAATAAAAAAAAAAATTTAGAAAACGATAGCTTACCTCAAAATTGATGTGCCATGACTAATATGCGATAGCTGATGATACCTTACTTTTTATTTTTTTTTTCCAAAATAATAACTTAAAGATCTATAAGTATCATATGGCACATATGGCACATATGGAAATATTCAAGACAACTCTATACTCGTGTGGTTGCGGCTATAAAACAATTGCATCTGGAAATGCTTCGCGTCACAAGAAAACAAAATGTGGTCATGAGATGAAATCTGAGACGAGAGAATTCGTTCTCAAAGAAGATATTCCTAAATCCACTGGTAATGTATCGGTCGTTGGTGATTATGCACATATTGGCGATAATAATTTCACGTTCAATCTCATCGTTCCCGACGGCGACACTCGCACGGTCATTTACAAGGCGTTGAAGTCGCCACAATTTCAAAGAGATCTGAATGGAGAGTATCAGCCGGAGAACATCCCCGCATTGATATTTCGCCACACGAAGGGTCGCGGAATCATACGACCCGAGGGAGAAAAAGCCATCCACGTAGAAGACGATAAGGTGCACGAGAAAGATTTCGGAGGAAAAGTGATGAAGACGACGCTGAACAAGTACGCGAGGAAGTTCATAAACGATGCCACGTGTACAATAGAGAACAATGTGGATGTGATACAGCCGAAGTTTGCGAAGGAGCTCGTCGAAGATCTGAAAACTCCGAATCTTCCAGGACACAAACGTGGTGAAAAAGTATCGGGAGCGGAAGCGTTGAAGAATTACGCATCCGGTGCCCACGTGGTGTACAAGTATCCTGCCGAGACGAAGGGATTCGTCGACCGCGCTGTTGATGCGGTGAAGAAAGAAATCCGTAATGCAGGTGGATGATCACAAAGTCAACACGATGAAAAATACCGTGACAATGTGTGCGATCGTACAAAGTTTCGCGCCGGTCGAAGTAGGTAGTATATCTCCGAACCCGACGGTCATATAAAAAATTCACGATTCTTGCCACCGATATCCAATAACATCCATCTTCAAAATTCTTGAACTTCATGTGGAAAACAGTGCAAGTACTATCCATGATTTTTATAAAACAATAAACATTTAAATAAACATATAAGTTAATCAAATATTATTCTAGCAGATAATATCTATGGATATCATCCGTATACGCCGAATAATATAAGCACTCAGTGTCGATATAAGTATCGTCACCAAGAGGTCTAACTCGACCGAGAGGCAAGGAAGGTCTCTGCGACCCGGGCACCTGCCTCGGAGCTCAGCCATTTCAGGAGGATGTTGCGGGCTGCGTGAACATCGCGATCGCATACATTGCCGCAGAAACACTCGAATGTCTTCTTGCTGCCCAACAGATAATTAATCAGGCCGCAAACACCACATGTCTTCGAAGTGTATTCCTCTGTCGGTTCATCGTATAGCAATCYCTTTTCCTCACATTTTCCCTTCATTCGCATCSTGAAAGTGTAGTGGCTGATACCAAGCATCGAGCAGTTTGTTTTGGCTTTCAACATCCTGCTGACGCGTTGAGTTTCGAATGGTGGCAACAGCACGCCAGAGCATTCGTCGGTGATATCGTTGATGATTTTCCAATGGAACGCATCTCTCACGCGTTGATGCTTTCGAAATAATACTCGTCGATGCTCCCGTAATTTGCGTTTTAGGGAACCATCTTGGCACTTCGAAATCCGTCGATCGACTATGGTCACTCGAGTCTTTATGTCTATGAGTTTGGCGTTCATATCTTCACCGATGCACTTCGAATCGCCATCGGATCGAAAACACGCAAAAGGAGTGCGAACTCCGGGATCGATGGCGACGATAGGTTTTGATATTTGCGTCTTCGTGGTCTTATACACCGGCACCAACAACCAATGATCACCATATGGATCTCTCTGAATTCTACATTCAGCGTCGGGTTTGCCTTCGAACGGAAGGAAACCGAAATATCGCATTTGTCCCAGACTTCTTGGTAAAATTGTGAGAACACCGTTGTCATGTTTTAGATGTGAACCAATACCGAGAGAGAACCCATGTTGTCGTTGATGTTTCTTCGTCTTGAACTTCATTTTGAAGTGATCGATGTTTTTGTTTTTCAATTTCGTAAATGCTGCCTTGAAATTCTTTGCTGCTTCAAAGATTGCTTGTTTTCTTATTGGTTGAGGTGTTGCCAACAACCATCTGCGTTTTTGAAAGAATTGATTATATGAATCATCATCTCTTCTTTTGAGAGAAGAAAACGCATTTTGAAGTTCTATTTTATTCGCTTTGTGTGTTTTATCATTGACCGCAGCTATCGCGATGTTATAAGAGTATCTGGCAGCGTCCGCAAATTTCATCAGCATCATTTTCTGTTGTTTCGTAGGGTTCAGTTTTACTTTTCGGGTTCGTAATACTTTTTTGATGGTAGTATCATTTTGAAATATATTTGTGTTCGTCGGGTTCCAAGATATAATTTTCGTAAGTTGTTGTGATTTGTTCGACCACCATGGTTTCAATGTCATTCATTTGTATAACTAATGAGACCATAGATTGTATTAAATAACATAGTTTGTCGATACAAAATCAAATTGTCATTTTTATTTGCACTGTTTGGCTGCCTTTGCGGCGACCTTGGCATTAAGTTTCATCGTATTTTTGTGGATATGATTGCTCAGTTTCTTGATATATGGTCGCACGTGGATCCGAGCTCACTTCGAAAGTATCATAAATGGATGATAAAAAAATTCTCTGATAGTCATTCGCCTCACTGGATTTATGTCCAGAAGTTTACGCAGCAGATCTTTCAAGTCATCGGATCTGTGTATCTTGTCGACTTCTTCGAGAACATCTGGATTTTCGAGCCATCGAAGTGTTTCTTTAGAATGTGCAAATATTGGATTCGGACTCGTTTTCGTCGCCATTATGTACAACGTGATTCCAAGAGCGTACATGTCGATCGGTTTTCCGATCGTGAACAATACTTCGTTTTTATTATGAAATCCTCGGATGATTTCGGGTGCGAAAAAATTCGGTGTCCCGCGTAGTTTCGTAATTGTCATATTATTTTCGTGTTCTGAATTTCCGAAATCGGTGAGGATAAACTTGTTAGTGACCTCGTCGAACATGATGTTTTCCGGTTTGATGTCTCGGTGAACGAGATCGTGATTGTGCATGTGTTTTATGGCCGAACCGATGTCGTGAAGAATAACTTTGATATAATTCTCGTCGAGAAGATCATTGTCCTGGATGACCGAAAACAAATCTCGACGATAGTATGGTAAAACGAGATGCGACGTCCTCATTCCATGATAAAATGAGATTCCCTTCATAAGATATGAATTATCGAGTTTATTCATTATGAAATATTCGTTTAACATGCTCGAGTTGCCTTCGAAGGATTTCGAAATCTTTATCGCCACTTTTTCGTTCGTTTTCTTATTGAACGCGAGCCACACGGTAGAAAATCCTCCATATGCAATTTTTTCGACGAACTCATAGTCCTTGACGACATCATATGTTGCATAAAAGATACGCTCCGCAGCTATGACGTCGATGTCACGCGTGTCGACGAACATCGTGAATGATACTGATAATGATATTGTACGTTGCCATGATGAATGATTGTTAAATACATTTCGCGTGTCATTTTAAACGAGCAGTATCAGGGTCAAATGACAAAGAACATGACGAGGACGTAGAAAACCAAAGAGAATCGTCATACGTTTCGAAATTTAGTTTATTTCATGCTTGTTTCTTTCGATTTTTATTCAACAGCGAAATAATTTTCTTGTTAGACGTTAGATCATCCGGTAAATTTCCATCGTCGTCTTTGACGTTGATATCCACTCCATTCTCGAGAAGAATCTTGATAAATTTTATGTTTCCAAGATCGACCGCATCGTGAAGAATAGTTTGTCCATCGCAATTTTTTTCGTGTATATCCACGAGATTATTATTGATGATAAACTTGACTACGTCGTAATTATCACGACGAGCATTATACAACAGGATGCCATTTTTGATTGATATTCCAAGAGATACAATATATCGTAACAGATCTATGTCGTCACATGAATATTCATGATTGATGAAATGATTCACGACATCGTATCCATGAGACATCAAAAATTTCGCATATTCCACACTGAAAATTTCACCGACGGTTTTCTGAGAAATTTCGGCTCCACAAGCGATAAAGTACTTCACGAGATCCATATTCTTAGATTTCGCTGCAAAATACAACGGCGTATGCTCATGTAAACTCTTATGATTGACGTCACAACCATTTTCGATCAATAGTTTTGCATGATACACATCCTCAACCGATTCTAGAAGATAATTGAATTCTGTAGTGACATCGGCAAAAGAATCGTATTTGACGAGTTCTTCGATGAAATGTATATTATCTGGTTCTGCATCTGGATCTACGTATCGTTCGAGATGACAGTGTTTGATTCGAATTCCAATGTGACGAAAATATTTTAGAATCGCGATATCGGTGTATTCGTTGCGCATTGCATAGCACAATGCATTGCATCCTTTGTCGTCTTCAGCATGGATGTCTACTCCGTGCTTTACGAGGAGTTTCATGCTTTCGATAGAAACACCACGGTTTACAGCAAACATCAACGACGTCTTATTTTTTCCTTTGTAAGCAACATCAGCACCGTGATGTATCAGCAACTCGATTACTTTCGAGTTATCAAGTTTTCCGTAACTAAGCGCCTCATGCAATAGCGAATATGCTCCATCGTAATAAACGTAATTCACGTCGAAATCGGACAGCAGATGCTTAATTTTTCCGAGATTATGTTCATAACAACAATTTTTTATCACACCGAATTTCTCATTCATTTTAAGTTCTTCTTCCGTGTAGAAACTCATCGTTTTTGTATAATAGTTTATTAAGCAAGTAACATAAGTTAAATATATACAAGTGTCATTTAAAAGAATATTATCGGGATCAAATGACCCTCACTTGAATGTTGCGTCAGCGCCACAATCAACTTCAACCACGTCAACTCTCATGGCCCCATCACGTATCCCTGCACCACTACCGGCATCCAAGGCGTTGAATAAACAAGGATCTGCGTCAATACCCGTTTGATCTTTTGGATCCGAACAACCGCCAAAATCAACAGCTCTGAATATAACCGAATTGTTATTCGCCCGATTTGTGGCTCTGAAACATTTTCCGCACGTTGATTGCTTGAAATTCTTACTCAAACAATATGCAGCCCAAGGATATTTGAGCAATTTTCTACCGTTATCCTTGTCCGCCCAAAATCTATCGGCGCATGCCAAAGACGACGTTTCATAATTCGGTGCATAATAATGATATGTCATTCTCACATCTTTTTTACTTATTCCACCCGGTACAATAGTAGGCGTTTTAAAGGCATCTCCCCATAATTTACACGAAGAAGGCATTTTTAGTTTAGAAGCGGGGTTTGATTTGGGTTTAGGCTTCGGTTTCGGTGCGGGTTTCGGTGCGGGTTTAGGCTTCGGTGCGGGTTTAGGCTTTGGTTTCGGTGCGGGCTTCGGTTTCGGTGAGGGCTTCGGTGCGGGTTTAGGCTTCGGTTTTGGCGCAGGCTTCGGCGTAGGTTTCGGCACAGGTTTCGGTGCTGGTTTCGGCGCTGGTTTCGGCACAGGTTTCGGCACAGGTTTCGGCGCGGGTTTCGGCGCGGGTTTCGGCATTGGTGCGGGTTTCGGCGCGGGTTTCGGCGCGGGTGCTGATTTAGGCACTGGTGCTGGTTTAGGCACTGGTGCTGGTTTAGGCATTGGTGCGGGTTTAGGAATTATCGGTCGTATCGGTGCTATATTCGTATTCGGTAACGCGGGAAACAACAGCTCTTCGTTGATCAATGTTCTATTCGGGAACGACATTTACTTAAAGTAATATTAAAATGTTATACATACAGTGATGCGGTCTTCAAAATTCCTCTAAAGTGTTGTTTTTGAATGTTTTCGAGTTTCTCGGTATCGTCAGGTTTCGCTGCGATCAGTTCATTCAGAGTATTGTTGATTTGAACCAACACAGAAATCAGATTACCTTCGAAGATACCGAGTTCCTCACAAATCTCTGGAATGTCTTTTCCATCGTACCATATTCCTGTAGCGTTAACCAGATCCCAGTTCAGAAATCGGGGTGTATATGATCTATATGATAAATCGATCTCAGTGCCGATAGATGAATTGTCGAGCTCGGCGAAGAACGTCGATACAATCATGATGATATCAGTATCTTTTAGAGTATTGTCCAAAAGTTTAGTCCCAATAATGGGGCAGATACTTGTGATAGAACAGCCAATTTCTCCGATGGGTGTCAGCAGACCATCCTTCATCATATTTTCATTTGTGAGCCATTGGGTGTACTCATTATACTCGTGAAGAAGGTGTTCATTGGTCTCCTTCAGTTGTTCGTATTCCATTACTTTATCGTAATTAGGATGTTTATCCACATACGGAATTTTCTTCAATTCGGCGATGGCACAGGCGGATACAAAATCCTTGATCTTCATTTTCTTGAAGTCCAGAGGTTTTCTCTCCGGACCAAGGATTTCAACGACACCCGACGAGTATTCGTTTCCGTCTTCGCCCGATATTTTGTATCTACCATTGTGGGAAATTTCAGTGAATGTCCCCGTGATGCCGGAATTCAGAGTGCAAGTATATCCTTTTTTTATATGCCTCCAGATGTCCGGGCGTGACAAAATGTCCATCCACTTGTTCAGACGTTTGTTATAATTATACACCTGAGAACGATCTTCTTCCGTTGGAACAAATGGACAAAACGAGTCAAACGAATCGTTGATGATATCCTCGATGTTCATATTTCGTTGGATGCAATTGAGCACTAAGTTTGCGGACATTTTGAGGGACGAATGAAGTGTTTCTGGTTTTCCGTTGATGAGTTTTGAAATCATCCCACGTTCGACCGCCGGATCGTGTAGAACGAATACTCGTCCTTCTTCGTCGAACCCACGACGACCAGCACGACCAGCCATTTGGATAAATTCGTGTTCCCTGAGCAAACGATTGTTCAGACCGTCGAATTTGAACAATGACTCAAACAACACGGAATGTGCCGGGCCATTCACTCCTACTGCGACGGTTTCCGTCGAGATTAGCACCGGGATGATTCCTTTGCAGTACAAAATTTCAATGATCTCTTTCACGTACGGAACGACACCTGCGTGATGCACCCCGATGCCTTCACACGCATATTCCAGGTACTTCTGGTGGTAGACGGAATCCTCTGGAACTTGGCATTTCTTCAGGAGATCGTTGAAGTGGCGCTTGATGTTCTTCGACTCATAGGTTGTCATAATGTTCACGGACTTGTACAATTTTTGAGCGAGGCGGTCGATCTTCTTCTTGTTGCACGAGAATATGATGCAGGGCGTCAATTTAGAGTTATACAGCATCTTGATTGTATCTTTTGTGATTTCCTCGGGGGAATCCGCGAGGATTTTATCGAACGATTCGATATCTTTAATTTCGTTGTTGTGAATAACGTTGTACTTCAAAGGAATCGGACGTTTTTTCGTTGATACAACATCGACTGGATGATTCTTCAACTTCGAAAACCACTTGGAAAATTCAACCGCGTTCGGAACCGTTGCTGACAAAAACACAGCACGCATCGTATCCGGCATCAGAATTATCGATTCTTCCCACACGGAACCTCGAGACTTATCATTGATATAGTGAACTTCATCGAAAATAACCCACTTGACGTTTTGGATTCTCTGGTCGTGTTTGATCACCATAATTCGAAATATTTCGGTGGTCATAATCAGAAGTTTCGCGGTTTCGTTTTTGACGACGTCTCCCGTGATGATGCCAACATTCTCTGCACCAAACTTCGAACTGAAGTCTTTGTATTTTTGATTGCTGATAGCCTTCAGAGGCGTCGTGTACACAATATTCGTTTCACCGGATATGTGATATGCATATTCTGCAATAACGGTTTTTCCCGATGAAGTGTGTGCAGCTACGAAAACTGAGTGATCATTGTCCATTGCTTTGATGGCATCTTTTTGAAACTGATCCAGAGGGTGTTTGAGGGTGCTTTCGAAGCTCATTTTTTATTTTAATGAAAAATGAGAAACATAAGTTAATAAGTTAATAGACTCCAGGGTCAAATGACAAACGACAAATGACAAATGACACTCGTGATGTATAAATAACTTGATTTAATTAAACATGTAATCATATAAATTTATCAAAACGCAAATCGAAATGAATGCCATCATCGCGCGAATCTACAATGGATATACAATGTTTCGAGACGATGACATCGAAATACTGATACCGAAGAAGATGATTCGTTGGGCAGATCATCACGGCATGAATCTCGAAAACGTCAAAATCATCCCGTCGAATCCGGATGCTCACTCGATATCCAGACGCAAAACTCCGGTGAATTATATAAAAAAAGATATGACCTTTCGAATTATCGATAGATATTCGTCGGCTGTGAAGCGTGTGCATCGTAAGATCAAGAAAGCATCCGATGAAGTATGCTCGTTGACGACTCTGATGGACGTGATAACACCGGAAGACCCAGATTACGATATAACCGAGAGGTTGCTCGAGGAAGCTGTTATGGAATACGACATGTATCTGTCAAAGTTGAAGGCTATCGAGTCCGCCATTAACGATTTTGCATATGCATAATCATTCCATGACCGGAGGATTGATCAAGAATTTTTCGAATATGAGATCTTTTACTTTGTGATATTTCTTCGGAACATTGCTCAGAGAAGGTTCCCAAACTATCTTCGCGGACATCCAGTTGCCAAGATAAGGCATGATCAGTTTCTTCATGATCCATTCCGAATCCATATCTTCCGGGAATATTGGTCCGAGATCAGAATACTTCAGTGCATATATGATTGCCGCCAACACGCTTGCAGACACTTGGACGATCGTAGCGGACTGATGAGGCACGAGTTTGCGAGAAGTCTCGATGTCGAGCAAAGACCCTATCCACCACTTCCCATATTTTGGAGACATCATCAAGACACCAAGTTCGTCTTTTCCGGATATGATATCGTCCTTTAAAACACGTTCTTTTTTCAGAAAGTCCGGACAACCTGCAGCTTGATATTCTTGTAGTGACGCGATCGCGACGTCCGGCAACATATATGCATAATGCACGGTTGGACGATATGTTGCTTTGCCACCCTTGGTCGTCGTCAGGAAGTACGAGATACTATTGGCTTCTTCGTGGGGAATTACACATCCTACGATTTCTCCGGATGGAACAACGGATTTGACGGTTGTATTCATAGCCATACTTTTAGGAATGTACACTTCATTTCCAGGACCCTTCGAGAAGTGTTTTACGTATTGTTTCATCGTTTCGTGAGTGCCCCAACCAAGCTCGGCAGGTAGAGAGCCTTCTTCGATGAGACCTGTGGGGCTCCATGTGTTTACGAATTCTCCTACCTTTTTGGGGTCGTTCGTTATCTGGGTATCCCTTTCAGCGATGTGAATCACCTGAATGTTCAATAATTTAGCGGCTTCGTTATACTTTCCTTTTGCGAGCCATTCTTTAGCTTTTTTGACATTAGAGTCCGAGCTGTTCTTCTTTGAAAGGTAATCTACCCAATCTTTGATGCCGAGTTTCATCGCATGAGAAACCCATCCCGGATTCGCACCATGACCGACCACGGCAGTAGCCCCTTTGTTTCCCCAAGATTTCGCGAGTTCTCTGACGGCGTGTTGATGACGATACAAAGTTTCGCATTCCTTCGTCTTCGCTTTGCAGTCTTCCTCCCCGTACCAGCTTTCGATGGCCGTGTTGACAAAATGAATGCCTTTTTCGTGGCAATATGTAAGCAGATCTTTCGTGTTCATGTACCATGCGAGGTCGACGAAAACGTCTCCTTTCTTGAGATGTTGATCGATGATGTTCTTGTAATTACTTTTCGTCACCTCGGTATTTATAAATTTCATCGATGGATATTTCTCGGAGAGCTTGTCGATCTTGATTCTATCTTTGTCGATAATTATAACGTTTCCGGACGAAAATTTGAGATGTTTTTTGTATAAAGGTGGCATACTGGAACCGACTCCACCACATCCTATCTGAAGTATTTTTCGATCACCAAGGTCGACCGAGAAATTCAATTTGTTTGCGTTGACGTACTTGTTGTTCTTCGTATTATTCGTGTTCACGCGATTGTTGGAATTCATATAACATGATTATATTTTTTTGTGTAAAATCATCGATAATTTTATCTTCATAAGATGAAACGATGTACAACATTCGTCATTTCCGTGAGTACGTTACCGATGGTACGAACGTGTACATCAAGAATCGTATGTTCCCACTCAAATCTCGCATTCATCCCGTCAAGGGATTCGAACAATACTTTCTTCGCCAAGACGACGGCGTCACGCAGTTCGTCAGTAAGAAAATCATCGACAATCTCACGGTGAAACTCGATCGTGTCAAATCGCGCAGCAAAATAGTCTCTCACATTCCTACAGGGAAGATGTACACATCGATGAAAGAAGCGTGTGATGTTCACAAAATTTCGGCAGCGAAACTGAAGACGAATAAAGATTTCTTGATTGTTTAGAGATAAATATAGGAAAAAGAATAACGAGTTTTATTTCGAAGCGCTCAAAAGAAGAAAATACAGATGCGAAAGTGAGATTATGATTCAATATGAGCTTTCGTGATTCGAATATCGGAATCCTTATACGATTCATAGAATTCTTTCGAAACCTTAAAAATATCATCGGAAAACTTCTTTTTATAAATCCATTGGGATATGAATTTTTTATCGTCCGTATCGACGACTTCTATGAGGATATCACTTGCTGTTTGTGCACATTCGTACAGCTTTCCAAACGCACATACTGGAATTGCTCGAGGATTTCGATCTCCTTTTCGAGCAATCGATTGTTTTTCACTTTTCGTTAGCATATTTTCTGCGAACGGAGTCATATCTTCAGCATATCGAAATTGATACCAGATTCCGTCTTTCGATTTCGCTTGAGAATAGTTATATTCGGGTGACAACACATTACTGATACTCGATTCGGATATTCCGAGTTTCTCAACACATTCTCCGATATACTCGTATAGTGTCTCTTCGCCGGTCGAATTATTGTGCGCTCTGATAGCACGAGCTGTTGGATTGTCTGCACCCAATATTTTTTCGTATCGCGTTGGCATATTTTCTGCGAACGGAGTCATATCCTCAGCATATTTAAACTGATACCAGGTTCCATCTTTCGATTTCGCTTGAGATTGATTAGTTTTGGGAGACAACACACTATTGATACTATCATTGAATATTCCTAGTTTCTCAACACATTCTCCGATATACTCGTATAGTGTCTCTTCGCCGGTATAATTGTTGTATACACGAATAGCGCGGGCATTCGGATTGTCCGCTCCAGAAACAAAACCATCTCCACCTCGTGTCGAATTCATCTCGTTCTTATACGAGTTGTATTTCGCGATGAGTTCTATCTCGAGATCCTTCGCTTCCTGTTCTGTTCGTATATCACGAACAAGAATCGTCTTATCGAAGGCATCCCATCTGTTTCGAATACGTCTATAGAATTTCTGACTTGTCTCGTACGATTCGTCGTGAGCATTAAAATAATGTTCTTTCATCCGTCGTTCGAAGTTATTCGTGACTCCGATGTATAGATAGTTCCATGTTTCTGGATCGACAATCAACATAGCACCTCCCAGTAGGTCGACGATCGGAATATTTTTACTAATCGCGTAGACGACCCAAGACATCATTTATTCACACGGTGATGACTCTATTTTAAATGAGAAAACGTTGATATAAAGATGACAGTTAGAGATATGATTTGGCGTTAGAGATACGATTTCATATTGATAGTTTTTAAGCCGTCCGATTCTGTTTTCATCGAGTTAGAATAATACGCTGCAATGTACTCGTAATATTGCTTTATCTGAGGAAGGACATGATATGTGTAGTGCTCCCATACTTCGTAATCGCTGATTTTCTGAAAATTCGGATACGACGTCACGTATGGTTTATCGACTTTCCATCTGAGTTTTTCTTTCCCCGTATCGACCGTGAATATCAGACGTTCCATCGAATAATCGATCGTGAAATTATCGAGTTTTCGAATGCCTCTGTACGGCTTTCGAATCTTTTTCGGAGGTGGTGTATTCATACTATTCATAATAAAGTATAATAATATGACGAACTATACACATCAGTACAAACTACATATATCATCTCGAGCATCGAAGATGTTCTATGGTTTTATAGAATAATATTTGATTAACTTATGAATAAAACAAAATCGTGCAGTTCGATATACACACCCGTTCAGAGAGGATCTACATGCTGGTTCGCGGCTCTCATGATGTGCATGTTTTTCAGCCAATACATGAGAGTCGTATCGTCCGTCCACGTGAAGAGACTCTTAAAAAAAGACAATTGGAAGACACCGATCGCAGAAGCGATGCTCAAGATACTTCAAAATTACGAAATAAACTCGTTGAATAAAAATATTATCGGTAAGATCGAGCCGAGAGCATTTCTCAGGGCTCTTCGTCGATACGATCCCATGTATTTCGATTCGAGACCGGGAGACGAAACCGACACGGGTGCGAGTTACGGTCCATATTATCATAAAATGTTATCATTCATGGAAGTCCCTCATCTGTCCGTGACGGTTCCACGAGGACATATCGATGCAAAGTATTCTGCGTACAACTTCGATCTTCCTCTCGACGAAGATAAGTGGAAGAATGCCGTAGAGACATTAGATCCGAAGGGGTCGTTTGTTGATACGGAATATCCTGAAGTCATTATAATCCATAGAGAAGCCGGTGAATCACACCTACAAAATATGTGGAAGACATATCGTCCGAACATGTATACCGTGCATGGTTTGAGTTCAAAGGAACATGTAGAAACGATCACATATAACAAAAATAAATATGTCATCGATTCGTGTATTCTTCCGTCTTTCATTTCGACGAATACATGTTCCATGAGTCATGTGATCGCAGGCATAACATGTAATAATGAGAGATATATTTATAATGGATGGGCAGCTCGATCCGGCGACAAGGCGATGAAATCTGTCACGAGGGAGATGCCATGCGCTTTGATGCCTGCGGACTGGATGAAAGAGAAAGCGATGTGTATAAATACCAATGAGTGTCTTGTAAACATCGAAAAAAAGAAGAACGAGTTTTGTTTCGAGGGATTCAGAAGAAGTTCGGTGACATATGTGCGACTAGATATTGCAGAGAAAGCTGGATACATATCGAAGCTCTCATCTAAATCCACATCGTCACTCACACCCACACCCACACCGAAATCTATATTAAAAAATACAAACGAAGATAAAAGACGGAAACTCGAAGCTTTAAAAAAGAAAATTCAGAAGCGAAAATAAATCACACATTGAACGATTTGTATATTTTCGAAATCCTACTCGGAGAAAAGAGACTACCGATGAAACTCAAAAACAATGGAATCGTTGATCGACGACCCAACAAGAAGTTCTTCATCTGAATTGCGAGTCGAATGACTATGAATACCGCAGTTGCAATTGCCATTTTTGTCCCGAACGATCCCTTTTTGATATACATTGTCAGAAATGCGATAAAAATCGATAACAGAATTATGACTTTGTTTTCTACGTCGATACCATGTGCGAATAATTTCCACACTGTCGCAACGACCGAACGATATTGGACTGCAATTAAAAGCAACGAAAAATAAGAAATCCATACGATAGCTTTAACGACATTGCTACTGTCACCATGTTTTGCAACAGAAAGAATTATGAAGCTCAACACAATATACTGGATGCACATATTCAGAATCACGACACTATCATCTATCTTCGTCGAAACACAATTCGAATCATCGGAATCATTTTTTAATACTTTTCTGATCCTGTCCGACAAATAATCGACATCGCTATCAATACGCTCATTTGTTTTTTCATCGAAGATTTGTTCGGTCGGACAACTCATAATATAATATTTAAATATAATAAAATGGACATAAACACTGCTGCTGTACATTTTTGTAATCGAAATCAGATCGTGTCGAGTATCGTGTGTGCTATCGTGGGTTCTGTAGCTCTCTGGTCGAGTGTCGAGACTCACAATAAGCACAAGACGTTTTCGTGGATATTTTTTGTAGTGAGCATATTGTTATTCGGATATGCTTTGACTTCATATGCTCTCAGAGATAACATCGCGTTTTGTTCTCTCGTAATTTAAATATTTACATACATCAATGAATATCAATAATAACACTTTCGATATTAACGTGAATTTCAAGAACGTATCTTCCGGTGCAAAGATGATACTTTTCATATTTTGGTTTCAAACATCTATAAAAATTTATCATTGGTACACGGAGAGTTATGCTAATCACAAATCTACGGACAAAGTTCTCGAAAAGTTCACCGATTTGACGGATAGTTTTATTGAGAAATACATCGGATCATACGGAAGACCGGTGATGAAGTCGTCTTCGATCCCCGTGACGAACATGACGAAGACTAAGTATCTAAAGACTTTGAAGATCGCACAAGACTACTTCAGAGGTCCTCTCGAGAAACTGATCTCGAAGAATAGTGAACTTCTGAACATCAGAGACGAACTACTGGGACAGATAGACCAGGCACTTTATCTGGCGACTTTGAAATGATTTTTACATACACACCAGGACGATCGACCACAAGAGTGCTGTGGAATTCAGACCGATTACGATCCACATGTCATACACGCTTTTGAAATACGGAATAAAGACCTTGTAATTCTCTTCGACGAAAATACGATCACGAAAAATCACACACGTTGCTACGAAGCTGCCGACGAACACAGAAATTAGCATGATATGCCCGATCGGGTTCAACCAATTAAGCGCCTTAAAATTCTGATCTTTGAAATGCTTGAAGACAATGTATGTATGCAGAAACACAGCCGCGAGGTACATTACGAGCAGCATGATCGGCACGATATCATCGTAGAATATGAGCTTGGCAGCTACGAATGCCGCATAATAAATAGCAATGAGATTGAAATAGTATAACTTGAATACACCAAGCGGCAATGTTGAACTTTTTCCCTTTGGAGTGACACTAAAAGCTGGAGTCACATTGAAAAGCAACTCGATAATACCTGCAATAATTCCGATTGCATTCCAAATAGGACGAAGCGTTCTGTACACGAACAGATCGAACGAAAAGAAAGGAGTATCACGAGGACGCAACCAATCATTTCGTCGCATGAAGATATTATAACCGATTTGTGCGATCATGATAGGGCCAGAATATACGAGAAGACTTCCGAAGGTTAGCACACATGTGTCTTCGGAAGAGCACCAAGCATCAAAGAACACTGTAGGACCGATCGAAAACCATCCATACAATGTGAAATACAACTGCAGAAAATACCACATCTGCATGACAATGAATCTGAACATCGAGTTCGCAGTCATCTTGTTTTCCTTCGGAATGAGAACATGACGCCAACGTGTGAACGAAATAACGGCGGACTTTCCCCATTGAAACTCTTGCTTCGCAGCATCTTCGAAAGATAAAGGCCCCTCACCAAAAGCGATTGCATTACCTGCATACACACCTTTCTTACCACGTGACGCGAACATGATCGTCGTGTTCATGTCCTCGTCTAATTCTGGGCCGAGTCCACCGATCTCCTTGAGTGCAGATGTGCGAACGGCATAGTGTGATCCGGTACACATAGGCATGTGGTCGTAAGAATAGCTCAGTTGGGATGGTCCATAGTACCAGGCTTCGTGAGTCTGTCGGGCGTCAGAGATCCAACTGCAGCCTTTCTTATTAATGTTTGGCATGGCAATGTAACTGACATTGTCGTCCATGAAAGCGGGCAGAGAATTCTTGAGATAACTTGATGTCGGAGCATGATCGCTATCAAATTGAAACACGACATCATATTGCTCGAAGCCAAACTTGTCATAAAAATACATCAGATTTCCTTCTTTGCACTTACGTCTACGAGGCCAATCGACATTATCATAGCCTTCGACACCCTTGCGGGAAGAAATACGAACGCCATTCATCAGACACCATGCCTTCGTGTCGTCAGAAGGGTCCTCGTCGGCAAGCCATACATCGTATGTTTGGTCAATATCCTGAGCCAACATCGCCTCTAGAGTAGTTTTGACTACATCCCATGGTTCGCTCGGTGCCTTAGTGACGATCATCGCTATATGAAGATCTGAGACGTGCACATCAGAATCAACGACTGAAATCTTATGATTGACGGTAATAGACCACAAATGGAAGACAATGTCTGTGAGCAGCATAACCGCAAATAGTGACACCCAGATAATCTGAGAAAACTCAGCTTGTATCAGTGCAAGGACGAAGAAATACACAACATACGCATACGACATCAAGTTAAATGCGAAGTGAATGCCCATGGCAATCTTCTGATGCGTTTTCACTAGATTCTTCATAACTTTGACTGGCGTTCGTGGTTCCGTCATAACAACTACTGTATCGTGAACCACAGACGTGTCAACGGGCGTGTCCAATGGTATGTTTTGAAAATTGGTATTTTCGCTTTCCATGGTTTTCGAGAGTATTTGTTTAATTAAAATTGTGCAAATTACAAAAAAACTAGTGTTTTATACTCTTTTTTTGTCTCTGGGACAAATGACAAAAAATGACACGAAAAAATTAAATTCATAATGTATAATGTCGGATTTGTTAGACTACGTCGTTGTAGGTGGTGGCATCGCTGGTTTGTATGCGAACACGAAACTGACAAAAAAGAAAAAAAATGGTCTGCTGTTAGAAAAAAATAGCGATGTATTTGGGCGAGCGAGAGAACACGACTTTCATGGGGCAAAGATCAAATGTGGTGCGGGAATTGCAGTACCAGAGAATAAGTCTCTGATGAAGTTGTTAAAAAAATTTGGGATGAATACGAAAGTAAATTGGGGTCCTGCGATTGTAGACAAACGTTTACCACCATTCGATATGAAGAAGGCCGTGAAACAGATCAAAATCGTTTATAAGAAAATTACCAAAAAAGACTTGTCAACTCTGACATCTCGCGACATCTTGTACAAATATTTCTCAAAAGAGTTCGCGGATGAGTTCATCCGTCATTCCGAATTTCACGATTATCTTGACGGTTCGTTTGAGTATCTTTTCAAATACTATGATATTGACGATCTTGACAATGTTGCATTCGGGAAAATATTTGTAGATTGGTCATCATTCGTTGAAAAGCTCAAACTCCTCAATATTCGCACAGACTATGAAGTAAAAAAAATAGAAAAAAATGGAAAAATATTTATTATCAACGATGATATACAAACGAAAGAAGTTATATTTGCAGTAACAATTTCAACGATTGACAATATAAAATATATCGGATTCAAAATGCCTGTTATGTCCGATTATATAGGTTCTACTCCGTTTTGTAGAATGTACGCGTATTATGAAAAAGGATATTCGTTAAAAGATGATTACATTATGGTTGATGGTCCTATTGACAAGATGATAAAAATCAATAAGAATGTTCTCATGGCGAGTTATTCTGACGGAAATAATGCACTTTTTTGGAAAAAGGTAAAAGGTCTTCCTATGTCAGAACGTCGTAAAATCGTCAGAGACGAACTCGTGAAAATAGGATACGATTTCGGTCTCCCGAACGACATCTTTATTGCATTTTGGACCGATGGCGTTCACTATATAAAACCATACAAGAGCACTTTCGATAAACTTCTCGACAAGCTAACGAAACCTGCGAAAGGTGTGACGATCGTCGGAGAAATGCTGTCAAAACGTATGGGATACGTCGAGGGTGCTTTGTCGAGTGTGAATCGTGTCATAAAATAATATGAATGATGAGTATACGATGAACGGGAACGATCACTGGGACGATGTCGTGAAGGAGTACAATGATCTCAGGAAAAATGGTAATAGTGCACAAGAAGCTATTTTGTCGATACGGAAAAAGTATACTAATATCGGACCTGTGAATGCACGACGACTCGAAGATGCATATCAAAAATCGTCGACGGATGTCATAAGCACATTGAATTTGAATCTACTGACGAAAGGTGGAGGAACATGGAACACGACCAACGTGAACATGAAAAAAAGCACGGTGACGACATTTGATGATAAACGTTGTATCAAGGCAGTCTACGACAAAAACTCGGGGACATCTGCGAATCCCGGGATAGGAGGATTCAGTTTTTCTGCGATTCCTGACGGTATGAACAAACATGCAATAACATTCTCGTGGAAAGTATATTATCCGAAAGGATTCGATTTCGCTCGAGGTGGGAAATTCGGAGGTCCATTTGTCGGATATGGAGCTGCGTCAGGGTATCAGCATTCTAAGACGGGATCGTCCAATAGAGTGATGTGGCAAGAAAATGGAGGTATTATCGATTACATTTATCCTCCAGAAGATCTTCGTCAAAAGATTCCCGGTCTCGTCGACGAGGGGCATGGTATCGGTTTCTTCGAGGATGATTTTAAGAACGCGCTCAAATACGATTCATGGAATACTATAGAAATCGGAACGAAGATGAACACCTTTGACAAAAACGGAGTTCCGCAGATGAACGGGGAGTCGTATTTAGTCGTTAATGGAAAGAAGAAAGTTCTGAAAGGAATCAACTGGAGTCGGAGTCCCGATCTATTGATTTCTTCATTCGTTGCAAATACATTTTTTGGAGGCCCGTTACCGAGTCCGAAGAATCAGTTCTGCTACTTCACAGATTTTCAGATGAAAAAATACTCCGCGTGATGCGGATTTCAGAATATTTATATTTTTCATACAATTCTTTGGATATGTAAAATATATCATCAGGATTTTTTTTACGACGAATCCAACAAGATATGAAGTGTCATTTATCCGTATCGACACAAATATTAATTTAAGCAAATGATTGTCATGAATTCCAGACACAATGGAATTCGTGAAAAACATCGAACGCTTCGTCGAGCTCCATCAAAACATCCTGAACGCGAATCAGGCTCTGAAAGATGCTAAGAAGGAGAAAGCTATTCTATATAAACAGATTCTCGAATACATGACGAGTCATGCTATCCAGTCACATACACACGATGGTTTTGATATCATTGCAAAAGAGAGCGAAATCAAAGGAAAAATCGATCTCGAGATGATCGAGCACATGATGGAGAATATGATTGGCGAGACGGTGAGCCAGGAACATGTTGAAAAAATGATCACGAGTCTTGCCGATAATCTTTCGTCGGGTGATATTAAGACGACGCTATCTATCAAGAAGATCAAGGGACCGAAGAAGCCACGTTCGAAGAAATCGAAGAAGAACGAAGAATCTGATTGAATAAATTTATACACATAATGTAAAAGATGACGACGATAACTTACGAAACAGATCTTCTTCCACCACCTCAATTGAAAGTACCCAGTCTTATCGAAGCGACAGCGCCCGAGAGTGTGAAGAACAACGACCCCTTTCTCGATCTCGATTACTTCCCGGTTCCGAAGGGTTTCGACAACGTGGGGAGTCTACAACTGAATAATTTGGCTACATCCGAGGACGTTGCAAAATTACAGGATCAGTTGAACAAGCTCGCCGAAGAAAAACACAAACGTTCGACGTGGAAAGGACTGACATTGCGAATAGCCGTAGAAGACATGTGGGAAGCATTGTCTGGTATTCCTACTGATATTTATGATAATTCTGGGCGTGTTACACTGAAAGAGTTGCTCACAAAAAATGATCGTCTTCGTGGTATAGGATTGTTATTTTTCATGATAGCAGTCGTATCTATTTTCTTCATGGCTATGAATTAATGAGCTTGCAGTTCGCTGGCAGATCTGTATTCGTCCCACTTCATAACATTATCCCATGAGATCTCGTCGTCGATGACTTCGAGTTCTACTTCGACACTATCATCATCATCATCATCATCAGAATCCGAGCTCGGTGCCTCGAATCCTGAACGATGAAGATTGTTCGAGTCATCTTCTGACTCATCGGAGATATCATCATCATCGGAGACATCGTCATTGAGATCATCGTCTTCCGATACGTTCACTCGCACACCATTCACGATGTAATATGTCTCGTTGATCTCCTCATCATCGTCAATACGAGTTCGTTTGGCCTTTTTGATCATCTTGTTACGTTCTCGCTCGGCCTCCTTCTGAGCCTTCTTCTCGAGAAGAATTCGTTCACGCTCGACAGCTTTTTCGGCCTTCACACGAGCCCTCTCGATCTCCTTCTCCGCCTTCACACGAGCCCTCTCGGCCTCGCGAGCAGCATCACGTTCGGCCTTCACACGAGCCCTCTCGATCTCCTTCTCCGCCTTCACACGGGCCTTCTCGGCATCGCGAGCAGCATCGCGTTCGGCCTTCTCCGCCGCTCGAATGGCAGCCTTCTCCTCGCGAATGCGCTGCTTCTCGAGTTCCTTCTGTTTCTTTGCCTCATCGCGAGCGAGTTCCTTCGCAATCTTCTTGGCGAGTTTCTGAGCTTCTGTCATCTTATGAGACATTGTTGTGATTATAATTTGTTTATGTGATTTGCATGCACAATGATATATTTATAACTATATATGTCATTTGTCATTTTCTTTCTTATTGTGTCATTTGTCATTCAAATGTAGTATACGTCGTACTCTCCGAATCCGTTGAACGAAGTTACCAGGACATTCGTATAAGCCCCCCAATTATTAAAATACACCCAGTCTCCCACGTTCATCTCGGGAAGTGCGACTTTTTGATTGATGACGTCGATTCCATCACATGTGCATCCGTACAATACAGACGGAACATATTCCTCTTCATCCGAAACATATCTGACAAGTTGAGGTATCGGGATCGATTTTTCGAAAATCACATTAGAAAATCCTCCATAAGTTGATTCATTGAAGAAGTATTCGTAAAGCCCATCTCTGATACGTTTTCCGATCACTTGTGTGACGAGCACTGAGTAATGTTCTGCAAAGAATCGCCCGGGTTCTGCGATGATCATGATTGTTTCTTCCGGGAAAAAATCATTGATAGCGTCATTTATATTTTCGGACATGTATGTCGAAATTTCATCATCGTCGATGTCCGCATGTAGACCACCTCCTATATCTAGAATGTATGGAGTGTGACCGACCGAAACAGCTGCGTCGAACGCATCTCTGGATGCTTTGATGGCTCTGTAATATGCCTCTGGATTTCTCGATCCAGAACCTACATGAAATGAGATACCCACGACTTCGATATTCAGTTTCTTCGCATGTTCCAGAAGATGTAGGACTTCGTCATCGTTTGCTCCAAATTTATTTCCGAGTTGTACGGTTGCGTTGGGATCATCGCATCGTATGCGCAAGATCATTCTGCATGTCGGATGATACTCATTAATTTTGTCGAGTTCGAAACTACTATCAAAAGTTGCGATGTCGACTCCTTGATCTTTTGCAAATATCAAGTCATCGATACTTTTCATCGTGTGAGCAAATATTATTCTGGAAGGATCGACCCCGAGATGTATGACTTTCTTGATTTCATGCGATGACGCACAATCGAAATTAACATTCTTATCACGCATAGTCTTCAACAGAACATCATCGTTGTTGCATTTCACTGCATAATGTGGTATGATTCTCGGAAATAGGATGTTCCACTGGTCTACGAGTTCTTCTACGATTTTCGGAGAGGACACATAAAACGATTTGATTTGTTCCGGATGTATTTTTAGAATATTACTCACGACGTCATTCATCAAGTTTTTTATGATACTATCATAAAATAAAAAAACTTTTAAAATCTTAAACGTCGATATAATTATATCAGTGGATTAAGTCGTTTTCCAGTTTCCGAGATCACGAACTCGCCACCACGTTTGCCTTTGTAAATTTTACGACCCTTTCTGTCAGTTTTCCCGGTGAAGTCAAGAGTACCTTTGCTGCTCTTATTTTTCAGAGATTTTTCGATGTGAGGTACTCTTTTTCCGATGGAACTTATCACATATTTTCCACCACGTTTTCCGTTATAAATGATACGTCCTCTCAGGTCCCGCTCTCCAGAATTCGTGCCGTCGAATTTATGCGCGAACTTCACATCGGGAGAAGCGACTCGTTGGGGGGTGGGTCTCGGTATCGGTCTCCTTGGAGTAGGTGCTTGTTTTCTCGCCGGTTTTGATCTAGGAGCTATCTTTCTGGCTGCGCGTTGGATGGGAGACAATGGAGGAAGAAGAGCTAAATTGTCGAAATTACTTCCCGGAGAAAAAGATTTCTTGCCAGGAGAACGAGTAGACGCCAACCACGCATTTAGATTATTCATATTCGGCATATTATCACTCTTGGAACTCTTAGAGCTCGGAGACCTTAGTGCAGATCCGAGCATTTTCTCGAGACTATTCGTCGAAGAAGCAGCACTCATATTATTATTAGATAACATTATTTTAATCACACGTTCGCATTATCTTTGTAAAGACGACTGAACTGTACAAAATCAGGAATGAATGGAGCGAGTGGTGTTTCGTCAATATTTTCGACACCTTTAGGACCGACCGTTGAAGGAACGAAAGAATTAAAACTCGCGAATTTCTTTATCCATAATTTGTTCGTGGTATCGAGAACGGCAACGAGCACGAGTTTCAAGGAGAAATTCTTCACTTGATCGTACACCATAAAAGCGATATCGTAATGCGTATTTTTCTTATTGTCTACGCCCTTTGCAGCATATTCGACAGAAATGAAACTCAGAATAGGAGCATCTGCCCCCTTAACTCTTGATAGAGCGAGTTTGGATATATTTTCCACCTCTGAATCTGTGTATGGTGCGGCTTCAGGGAACGTGGCTCCTTTTAATAGGTCCGCAGGAGCTTTTTTGTCTGTAAATCTCGATAGAACCACGTCGAACGCAGTCGCTGTATCTGGAACTGGATCTGCGAACGTGTATGTTTGATTCATAGGCAGTAACGTGAAATCCTGACCAGGGTTACTCGGAATTGGCTCTACGAATTTTCCGACCACGACGAATTTTTCTTTTTGTCTGTAATACAAAATCGCGAATACTGCAAGAAGAATGAGAATTGCGATTCCAACAAGTATCATTTACTATCATATTTTATTTTTTTTGCGTTTATTATTTTGTTATTTAAATATAACTAATATAAATGTCGACCGGTATAGTGATAATCAGTTCAGAATGTACAAATTGCAAGAGATTTCTGGATGCATTAAGATCTGTAAAAAATCATGGTATACAACCTGTAGACTATTCTATTTTGACTCCGATGCAGAGAGTCGGAATCACTGCCGTGCCTACTCTGATTTTAGAAGGTGGAAAACGTCTCACGGGAACCGCATGCTTTAAATGGCTTCACGAGAAATCCGCAAACGTCGAGCCCGATGGATTCGACGGTTTTGATTCGTGCGCGGATGGATTGACCTTTTCGAGCGTGAACGATGACGTGGGATATTCGTCTCACGGATATCAATACGCACCCTTGCAATAAAAAATATTTGAATATATACATGAGTCTTCTGTCGATACCGAATACTGTGAATACTGTGACGAATACGGTCAAGAAAACGACGACAGATCTGACGATACGATTTGCAGATTTGATAGTTGCCGCTGCGGGAATCGTTTCAGCATTGACATGGAACGATGCAATCAAGTCGTTATTTACGGAAGGTGGTGTTTTTTACAAGTACGCCAAAGGTGGAATTTGGGTTACAGCTATATTGATCACTTTATTCGCAATTGCACTCGGTTTCTGGAGGACGAAACTGGTCCCTCCGACCCAAAAATCACAATTACCATCCGTCAAAGTCGTCAGCTAAAGCTTTCGTATAAAGACTTTGTTATCATTTATTTTATCTTTTCCATCTTCAGTCGTCCGCATGCAGTCGAGTAGACGATCGTTTCAATTTTATGCTGACGCAGAGCTGCCATACACATTTCACATGGCCGAGAGTTTGCAAGTTTACCAGTAGTAGTTACTCGAATAATGACGGCTTTTAGATTATCGTACAAGTCCGAGTCATATATCTTCCAAAGTCCATCCATTTCGGCATGAACCGAAAAAGTCCCGATATCTCGTCTCATATGATTATGTCCCTCCGCTATGATTTTCTTCCCGGAAAGAATGACGCAACCATGTCTGAAATTTCCAGTAGATCTGTTCGCCTGATTGATCGCTATAGATACAGCCTCATCGAGTCGTGTCATATTTTTATTAATTTGATAAAAACTTTCTGAACGAGATATTTAAGTGATTATCTTTGCCATTTGACCCAGGACATTTGTCATTTTTTAGTTACATATATTGAATCATCGAAGTGAACTTCATAAAATATAATGGGACGTAACTCGACCACACGTACGAACGCACGTAAGATCAAACGTGGTGCATGTCCTCGTACTTTTCGAGATTCGAAAAAGTGTGATTGTCCTATATGCAAGCTGAAGAGAAATCAACTCGAAGATGGCGCACGTTTCTTAGATGAAACCGGTACGTTGATATTGTACATCGGTGGAGAGTGTATGAACGCTTTCGATTTGATGTACAAAACGTTCAAAGCCAAGGAATTCTATAATATGGCCGATGGTGACAAAATCATTCAGATCGACACTTCCGATCCTTATGATGCATCGGTCGATAATCTTATGATTCGAAAGAATCTCGTATGCTATGCGGATGGCTGTGAGAACACGACGAATCTGAAGAGATGCTCGTGCTGTCGAATGATACGATATTGCAGCGAGGAGTGTCAGAAACGTGATTGGAAGGAACACAAGAACTCGTGTGTCCCGAAAGAGAAACCGAAGATAGAAATATTTAACGAGAAAAGAGGATATTCACACGTCGTGTCGAATAATACGGAGAAGAAACTATGTCGATGTGGACGTATCTATTGTGATGACGAATAATTAAACGGAGGTTCCAATAGAAGTTCCGGGACCGGCCATCGACGTCGAGATCATCACGGTTTCGGCAGTCATTACGGAAGGCTTATGTTTGAGGATTTTCGTTATTTTATTTATAGAAAATGGTTTGTGGAGAAGCAATAATATTAGTGTGATACCTCCTGCGACATACACGACAGCTTTGATGAGTTTTGTGTTGTTATCGTCATCCTTTCTTGATTTCAAAACATTGACGAGATGAACGATGCTCATCGAAATGAGATATATAGCGACTATCCAGAAGAAGATTTCGAGATACTTGTTCATTTTATATAATTAAATATTATTTATTTTAAAATATTTAATTATCTTATAAAATGAGTTTTGATTGTATAATAGCATTCGTGCTTTCCGCAATAATTCTCATATCCGCATTTAAATATGAGAGAACCGATCTCGGTTGTGTCAGATGTTTCGATCCTTCTATTTCTGCATGTTCTGACGAAAATTCCGTGTATGTAAGAGGCACACGATATCACGAAGGAGACAGTAGAGACTCTATCAAACGAAAGTTGAAACATTTGCTCAATCACGACGAACAATCCGGATCGTGGAAAAGATGCATATTATGGTCGTTTGTCATGAGTCTTGCGGGTTATGCAATCTATGCCAAAGGTGGTTGTATCGACGGAACTAACATTTCTTGTGGATGGTTGTTTCTGATATCATGGATCGTGTTTTTTTCCGTTTTGTATGCTCTGAAGAGTTTCGAAACTTTTCATATTTTCAGATTGGTAAAACAAAATGGATTCGAACTCGTTGATAAATTAACTTAAGAAATTGAATTCATTTGTAAAGAAATGGAAGACGAAAATGTTCTGTTCCATATCAGAACTCTTCAAGGAAATGTGATAAAAAGTCTCTTTGACTGCTTGAAAGAGATCTTACACGACGTAATGTTATCGTTCGGTCCTACCGGAGTTCGCATCTCGGCTCTCGATGGTGCAAAGGTTTCTCTCGTTCATCTGAAGCTAGATTCAGAATCTTTTGAGGAATATAAATGCGAACATACATATGAGCTCGGAGTAAACGTGCTGAACATGTTCAAATTGCTTCGTAGTGCTGGAAGTCATGATTCTATCCTATTTAGATATTTAAAAAATGATCCTCATATGCTCGAACTCACTATTCAAAACTTCGAGAAGAACTCGCTTACGAAATTCAATATGAAACTAATCGAAATAGATTCGGTCGAAATAGAAGTAGGTGACATAGAATTCGATACAATCATCGTCATGCCAGCTAATTATTTCCAACGTATATGTCGTGATATGTCCGACATCACAGAACATCTCGTAATAGTGAAAAAAGGAGATGAAGTGTCTTTCAATTCGGATTATACATGTGTGACCGATTTCGCTTCTCAAAAAACGATAATAGGTGATTCGGATAATGGTCAAATCACGTGCAACAATGATACGGATTATGAAAGTAAATTCAGTCTAAAATATTTAACCAGTTTCTGCAAAGCGTCTGGGATGTCATCTGCTGTAGAAATTTACTTAAAGGAAAGTTACCCTCTTATCTTGAAATATACCGTGGGATCGATGGGAAACTTAAAGTTTGTGATTGCACCGGTACTTTCTTAAATTATCGTCTTCTTTGCATGCGTCGCACTTTCATACTACTCACAGGTCGCATCATCCGTTGTTTTTTCGCAGTTTCTTCTCTCATTTTCTGTTCTTTTCGTGCTCGTTCTTTTCGTGCTCGTTCTTTCTGTGCACGTTTCATTTCATCTTGTCTGATTTGTTTCTGCATGGTATCATCCTTCCTAGCAGAATCTTCGAGTCGTCTTCTTTGTTTCGTAGAACTTATTATCGGTTTGCTCGTTTGAATCATTTTAGAAATAGGTGCCGATGCTACTTTTCTCATTTTTTTAGGAGATACCGATGTTACTTTTCTCATTATCGGAGGAGGTGCTTCTAATGCTAAAATTTGCCCTTGTGGAGATGCCACAGGGGTCATCTTGACCTTCGACAATTTATTTTCTAATTGTCTAAGGTTTGAAGAAAATTTTTCACGCGCACTCTGGGCTCTTTGCATATTTTGCCGACGTCTTTCGGCGGCACGTGTGAATTTAGATACTTTCGACTGATCTCTTCTTCTCGAAGCAATCTCGACTTCTCTACTGAATTTTTGAACATTTGCAGATGCTTTTTGTATACCAGTCGTTGCTTTCATGAGTTTTTGTCTCGTTTTACGAATTTCCTTCTGAATTTTCTCCTCTTCATCCTTCTTCTTCTTTTGAATTTCTGCACTCTTCTTCTTAATTTCTTCCTGCTTCTTTTTCTGAATTTCTGCACTCTTTTTTGCTGTTTCTTCCTGCTGCTTTTTCTGCATATCAACGAGTTGTTTCCTGCGAGTAACGATATTTCGGTTCAGTCGTTGCACGAGCTCCGAACGTTTCTTCGCAACAGCCGCCGCTCTTCGTTTCTTGTACTCGTCTTCTACCTGTTGTAGAGTCTTACCCGGAATGAGGACTTCGGGAGGAACGCTCTGCAGACCCGAGAACTTCTTACCCTTCACGTCACGTTGACTCGGAGACGGTGATGGTGATTTTCCTCCGAGTTGTTTACGACGAGTAACGATATTTCGGTTCAGTCGTTGCACGAGCTCCGTTCTTTTCTTCGCGACTGCAGCCCCTCTTCGTTTCTTGTACTCGTCTTCTACCTGTTGTAGAGTCTTACCCGGAATGAGGACTTCGGGAGGAACGCTCTGCAGACCCGAGAACTTCTTACCCTTCACATCACGTTGACTCGGAGACGGTGATGGTGATTTTCCTCCGAGTTGTTTACGACGAGTAACGATATTTCGGTTCAGTCGTTGCACGAGCTCCGAACGTTTCTTCGCGACTGCAGCCCCTCTTCGTTTCTTGTACTCGTCTTCTACCTGTTGTAGAGTCTTACCCGGAATGAGGACTTCGGGAGGAACGCTCTGCAGACCCGAGAACTTCTTACCCTTCACGTCACGTTGACTCGGAGACGGTGATGGTGATTTTCCTCCGAGTTGTTTACGACGAGTAACGATATTTCGGTTCAGTCGTTGCACGAGCTCCGATCTTTTCTTCGCGACTGCAGCCCCTCTTCGTTTCTTGTACTCGTCTTCTACCTGTTGTAGTGTCTTACCCGGAATGAGGACTTCGGGAGGAACGCTCTGCAGACCCGAGAATTTCTTACCCTTTGCGGGACGTTGACTCGGAGACGGTGATGGTGATTTTCCTCCGAGTTGTTTACGACGAGTGATAATAGCTTTGTCGAGTGCCTTTATCAGAGCGTCTCTACCCTTCGCCTTTGCAGCAGCACGTCGTTGTTTGTACACTTCCTCGACCTGTTGAAGATTTTCCCCGGGAATCAATTTGTCTGCCGGAATCTTTAGAACGTTCGCACCCTGTGTTTTTATCCTGCGCAATCGTATCGGCAATAGTTTATCGAGTTCTGCAGCCAATTTCATATCCTTTCTTTTGACAGCCGCTGCCTTGCGACTAGCGTGTATCTTTCTAACTGCTTGCTCGGTCTTCCCGGGGAGAAGCTGTTCCGCGCGACGCTCAACATCGGTGGGACTCGGAGTTTTACCCGTTGGCGTTCTTATAGCCGAACGAGACGGTGAAGGTGATTTTCCAGGCGATCCACCGGGCGATCCCCCGAGTTGTTTGCGTCTTGCTATAATAGCTTTGTCGAGCGCTTGGACGAGAGCGACTCTCCCTTTTGCCTGAGCAGCAGCGCGCCTCTGTTTATACACTTCCTCGACTTTCTGAAGAGTGTCCCCAGGTATTAATCTCTCTATAGGTATTTTCTGAACGTTTGCACTCTGTGTTTTGATCTTCTTGAGACGCAATGGTAACGCCCTGTTGAGTCTCGCCGCCATGGATGTATTTCCCTTTTTCAAGGCTTTCGTCTTGCGATTCGCGTAAATTCTCTTCACGGCGTCTTCCGTTTTACCAGGAAGTAACATATCCGCATTCTTTTCTGCACTCGTGGGAGTCGAGGTTTTCGTAGGTGAGGGTGTTTTCGTAGTCGAGGGTGTTTTCGCACCGAATTGTTGACGACGTAATGCTATTGCCTTATCAAGCGCCTCCACAAACTGGGTCTTTCCGGCCGCTTGAGCCTTCGTTCTCTTCTTTTTATACAAATTCTCTACTTCTGCTAGAGTCTTACCGGGAAGAAGCTGCTCTGGTTTTAGATTCAACGGGCCTCGGATCGCCAGACGAGGGTCTGTTTTAGCATCTGCGAGACCCTTGTTTAGTATCCTCAGTTTTTTTTGGTCTTTAGAGTACTTCTTTCTGTATTGTTTATACACCTTGTTCACGTATATTATATTCATTCCCGGTTTATACTTCAAATTGAACACGCGTTCCCAAACTCGTTGTCCTCCCGATGATGTTGTCGGGGTAGACGCCATTTCTTCCGATGGCGAGTAATTTTGCACCATCTCACTCGTTCGTCTACCAGGAGAAGCCCCAACGGATTCGTCTGTATTTTGTCCTAAAAATGAAGCAGTGGGAATAAAATTAGCATTTCGTGGTCTGTCTTCTGACAATGGTTCGGGCCCTATCGGTTGAGAATAGTTTATCTTACGATTTAATGGTCTGTTGCGGAACAGACCGGCGGACCCGCTCATGTTCTGTCTCGGCAATGGTCCGATCGGCTGAGGATAATTCCTGTTTTGATCGTAAGACATTCCCAACCCAGGGCCTTGAACGGGTCCAATCGGCGCGCTGTAATTGATTTGCTGGTCGAACGGTCTTTGACCAAACAACCCAGCAGAACCGCTCATGTTCTGTCTCGGAAGAGGACCTATCGGGGCCGAGTAATTTCTATTACGATTGAACGACATGCCGAGTCCGGGACCTTGAGCGGGTCCGATCGGTTGTGAATAGTTTATTTGTTGATCGAACGGTCTTTGGCCAAACAATCCGGCAGAACCGCTCATGTTCTGCCTCGGCAATGGTCCGATCGGAGCCGAGTAATTCCTGGATGGGTCATACGACATTTTCTGTCCAGGAAGAGTCGGCCCTATCGGCGCGCTGTAATTGATTTGTTGATCGAACGGCCTATTTTTAAACAGCCCGGCAGAACCGCTCATGTTCTGCCTCGGAAGTGGACCTATCGGGGCCGAGTAATTCCTGGATGGGTCATACGACATTTTCTGTCCAGGAAGAGTCGGACCGATCGGATTACTATAGTTGATTTTCGAATTATATGGTCTGTTTTTAAATAACGCAACATTTCCGGACATGTTGTCGGGATTTGGAAGTGGGCCGATCGGATTCGAATACGGACCATAGGATCCACCGCGTGCAGATCCGCTTGTACTGGATTTTTTTGGCGTTCCAGAAACCACAGACGTCGTTGGCGTTCCAGAAACCACAGACGTCGTTGGCGTTCCAGAAACCACAGACGTCACCGGCGTTCCAGAAACCACAGACGGTTCTTTTCCTACTTTAATCAAATTACCTGCGAGTTTGTTTCGTTGTTTTTTTACGAGTTTCAATTCCTCTGATAAAGCTGCAGCCTTATATTGTTCCTTGATTTCAGCACGAGCGAGCGCTCTCGCTTCAGCCTCTGGAGAACGTTTTCTGCGAGTATCAGGTATATATACCTGTACGAATTGTTGGCCTCCTGCAGTCGAACCTTCTTGGCGAATATTCACCAATTTCTTATAATTCGAACGATTTACATCTGGTGATGGAGAACTTGACATCTATTATAGTATACTCATATTTTTATTAACTTATCAAAATCGTCATATAATTGTTTCGTGATTCGATTGTCAGAATCCTTATACGACTCATAGAAATCTTTCGAGACCTTAAAAATATCGTCGGGAAACTTATTTTTATAAATCCATTTTTTTATGAATTGTGTATCGGACGTATTGGCTACTTCTATGAGACATCTACTCGCGGTCGCTGCGGAATCGTACAACTTGCCGAACACACACATGGGTTTCGATTGAGGATTTCGGCCTCCCATCATTTTTTCGTTTGGCGTCGACATGTCTTTCACGAAAGGAGTCATATCTTCTGAATATTTAAATTGATACCATATTCCGTCTTCAGATTTCGCTTGAGTATTCATTTTTTCGGGAGACAACACCTTGCTGATATTTTTCTCCGATATTCCGAGTTTCTCAGCACACTCTTTGATATATTCGTATGATGTCTCTTCTCCCGTGGAGTTATTATACACACGAATCGCACGAGCATTATGATTGTTGACATCCGACATTTTTTCGTTCGGAGTTGGCATGTGTTCCATGAATGGAGTATCATCCTCTTCATATCGAAATTGATACCAGATTTCGTCTTTCGATTTTGCTTGAGAATAGTTATATTCGGGAGATAACACACTCTTGATACTAGACTCTGATATTCCGAGTTTCTTGGCACATTCTCCGATGTATGTGTATAGTGACTCCTCGCCGGTGGAGTTATTATACACACGAATCGCACGAGCATTTGGATTGTTCGCACCAGAAGCAGCACCATCTCCGCCGAGTGTCGAATTCATTCCGTTCTTATACGAGTTGTATTTCGCGATGAGTTCTATCTCGAGTTCCTTCGCCTCCTGTTCTGATGATATATTATGTATAAGAATCGTCTTGTCGTATTCGTTCCATTTGTCTCGAATACGGTTGTAGAATTTCTGACTTGTCTTATACGATTCGTTATGAGCGAGATTAAAATGTTCATCCATCCGTCGTTCGAAGTTATTCGTTACACCGATGTATACATAATTCCATTCTTCCGGATCGAGAAGTAACATGGCACCCTCCGATAGAACGACAATCGGAATATTCTTACTGATCGCATACACGACCCACGTCATTTGTTTTTACACATGGATGCTTCTATTTAAATGAGTATATGTCGATATAATCGTATTCGTCATTTTTTCTTGAAAAAGCTAGTAATTTCACGTTGATTATTCGCGATGTTTTTCTTCGTTCTTTTTGCATCTCTCAAATCTGCCTTGAACGTACTTTTGAGTTCGTCGATTTTCCCTTTGATCAACGGATGACCGAAAATTTCTGTCTCCGGATCGTCAAGAAGGGGCTCGAACAAACTACAGATCGGCTTCATCAGTTGGTGTTCTATGTAGAACAATCTATCTACGATCAGATCGTTTTCTTGAGCAAAAGTCGGATCTTCTGCTCTGAAACTTTGTTTTGTATCAAGATTCTTCTTGTCTTCTATATACACGAACGGGACTCGTGCACCGCTCGGAACAGGAAATCCCGTTCGTTCGAATATCTTGTTCGAAACATGGAGATGTGGCTGACACTCGTTCTTATATCCGGTTTTTAGAGTCTTCGACATCGTGAATTTTTCCATGGGATACTCGTTGTCCAGCACTTTCCGAATACATTCTACGGTTTCGGTGACCGCGGTCGGTGTATCTTTTTTGAATAGGATCGTATCGAGTGATTCCTTCAGGATTTCTCTCGTGATCGGAGAAAAGTCTCGACGGACCAGCGCGAGACCTTTGACGTCAACTTTCCCTTTTTCATCCGGATCCTCGAATTTAATCGCCGCGTAGCGTTTCTTGGAGTACAAAATATACGGGTAGTAGATTTTCTCGAACTGCACACAGGAATGTTCAGGAATGTGAAATCAGGATCGTAAATCACAAAGTTATACAATCCTCTCTTGCTGTTTTTGGAACTCACCTCCAGATCATTCGGCGCTTTAAAGTCCTTCGTGATCTCGCCAGCCAACCATTTCGCCATCTTGAATTGCTCGTCCATGTCATGAATTTTATCGTCGGGAAGTTTCATTCTGATCATCACCGAGTCGGTGTCGCCATAAATGACCTCAGACCCCGGCAGCAGTTCCGTCACACGTTTCGCCGTGTGTTCGATCATCTTTCGACCGGTCGCGGTGACAGAGGCAGCGATCGGAACGCATGGAATGAATCCTCGTGATGCACCTAAAAATCCATAGACACTATTCATGACCACTTTGAACGACCGTTGTTGTGCATCGTATAGTGCCTCTCGAAATTCGTCGTCGTTCTTCTTCGCTTCCGCCATATGTTTCTTCGCTTGTTTTCTGAATTTTGCGAGATCATCCAATAGGGCAGGCACCACTCCCTGACCCTCACCAGTCTCGTCGTTCTTTTGAGCATACTTGAACGTTCCCAAACCCGTCTCGATCTCGTAATATTCGATTCCAGGAAGATTTTCGAATCGTTTATCCATCACCAAAGTTTCTGGACTCATATTGTGTGCCCGAATTATCGAAGGATACAAGGAAGCAAAATCTAGGGCTGCGATCGGAGTAAAATATGCTCCTTTCTTCGCATCGAGAACCGTGGCACCCTCATACTTCCCGTCGACAGTCCACATCTTGTCGTCCGGGATCGCGTAGTTCATCTGACGAGCTTTACCAACCAGACAACTGAAGGCTCTCACCTGTTGGCCGCGAAAGTTGATGTAGTCTACAGGAACTTTCACGGCATTCGCCATCTCTGTAATATCTTCGAGAATCGCCATCTTCTTCAGAAGTTTCAGAGGAAGATCGGTATCTTTCGCTGCATATGCGGCGATGATCGCACGATCATCTGCTCCGCCTTCGAATTTCTCGAAGATTTGCATCGCAGGAAGATCGTTCTTTTGATCACCGAGATACAACTTCGACACGTTATTAAGCGAATATGATTCGAGATTTCTGTTCTTCCGAAACCACTGAAGCAAATCAATTTGCATCACTCCCGGCATGTCGAGCAAGAAGAACTTGTTCTGACCAAATGCGTTCGAACTAAGATCGCGTTCGATTACCTCACCGCCGCCGACGAGCAGACGTCCAAGATTCTTCAATCTCACGTTGTCTTCTCCGGTAATGTCATCAACACACATCATCGATCTTCCATGAATATATCGGAGATCGTATTGCCATGTATTATATCCGATACTTATGTCAGTTTTTTCATCTTGAAGAATTTTCATCCAAGTATTCATCACATCCGCCTCTTCTGCACACGATATGATCTCAACGCCTTCGACCGGTGCGGTTTGTTTGTAGCACACGACAACTCGTCTGTAAGGTTCTGGTTCTCCGTATTTTTGAAACGTTGTCGCGATTTGAATACAATAATCGGTTGAATTTTCGGCGAGTGGAAATTTACGATCTTTGGAGTATGTTTCGATATCCCAGCTCGCGATGATCAGCGGTGGCACTTCCTTGACGTCGCTCGGGCCGAGATGTTGGAATGATGTTTCTACTTCTATATCGGAGTTTGAAATACGAGTTTCGACGGGAAACGCCTTGGATACATGCACCCAATCCGCAGGATTGATATTTCTCAGATGAAATATTCTGATGATCGGGTCGACCGACGACTCGTAAATTTGATACTCGTTTTTCAGACGATACTTCGCTTTTCGCATCTGCGACAGCGTCTTGAACACGAATTGCACCATTGGTCGCATCTTTCCACCGTCGTATCCCCACATATTTTTCCGTTTTGTTGGCAAACACGACGGGCGTATCGCGTCATATTTCATCGCCGTTTCCGTTATGAAAAGATTCGTGCGTGCAGCGCTCCATGATTCCGGAGTTTCTAAGAGAAAGAAAGGTGTGAATTTCGCTCTCACACATATTGTTTTTCCGTCCATTGTTTTACCGAAAATGTTGATTCTGAAGTATGGTTCGCCCTTGTCAGGTTCAACATCTTCCGAACGCCAATCCGTAGGAAAAAATGTGAGTTCCGTCATTTGTTTGTGATTCGATAAACACACAAATATTTATACTTGAAGTGTCGATATGATAAAGTATGTCTTTTGTCATTTATTCCCAAAATATTATGTATTTAAACTTAATAAAGTTTAAATTTCTATATATGTATTATGGACGAAGTTATTCCAGCGGAGAAACCACCATGGTTCGATGTTGCCTTCGCTGCCATCATCGAACCACGTATCAAAAAACTAGAAAAAAGAATCAAAAAACTAGAAAAAAGAATCAAAAAACTAGAAAAAGATATCAAAGATATCAAAGATAATTATTATTGACTGAGATCGTGTGGAAATATCTTGACACGATAAATATTGTGTTGACAAATCCTTAACCCATAATTAACTTAAGAAGCAATTTATATTCATATAAATGTTTTCAGAACATATACTAAAACATATAGAAGATAAGGATGAAAATATTATTAAGTTCGTGAATAAAGTCTGTGAATTTACTCATCAATTAAATACCGAAGTAACACAAACAAATGTTTTAGATAATTCAGATGAAAGTATTGATACTTTGATAAACAAACTAGCATACGACCTAAATTTGACTGTTATATATACAGACCATTACGATGAATACCCTGAAATTCCAGGGGAGATACTTCCACGAATTCATGATACTGAGCTTACCGATTATAATTTCATAGTATTAATAACGACGGTGGTGTGTGACATACAAGTCATCAATAATTATTCCCTCGTATTAAATCTTCCCAAAAATATGGACGCATTTGTATATGCAAAAAATAAAAATCCATATTTTATTGTATCGCAAATTGAAACCAATTCGGATCATAGTACCAACAATACCAATAAAGAAAATAAAATAATTTACAATTATGATGTCAATCATTATAAATTTGAAGGTTTTGCAATAACAGAAGACATAGATTTGATGATTGAAGCAAATAACAAATTAGTATCAAATGGTTATAACGAAAAATATTGGGAATCTAGTTATTATTTTAACACATAGTATGTCAATACGATAATTCTCATATCAACAAACGACTGAGTCATTCTTCGCAAACATTTAGAAATTGATCATTTTCAGAACGTAACTGGCGACGGCAATCGATACCGCGAGCGTGAGGTCACGACGCATGAACCATACGATCAGTGCGAGAATTGCGGCGTCTATCATGGAGCGGTTAATGGACATCGTGTATACTTGAACGATATATTTTTTTACACAAATTCATCGAATATTTTCGTGAACTCCCATGTCACTTGTTTCACCTTGGTATCTTTAGAATTATCTCGTCCACTTGCCCAGAATGCCAAGAAAATGACCCACGATGTTTTCTTTGCGAATTCGACGACCTCCTTTGCATTGTTGATCGTGAACGTCTCCGGAACGGTATCGTTCAGTCCGATCATCGGAGTGATACCGATTCCATCATACTCTAGTTTCATCGCATCACATTGTTTCTTCGTAGCGTTCGCAGCGGAAATCGCAGCTTTTCCCATTTGTTTCTCTCCGGTGCCATAATCCATCGCCATGATATTCACGGCATGTACTTTCAGACCCTGCTTCTTCGCATCGTTCAGGATATCGAGGCCTTCTTTCGACAATCCTGTTTGCATTACCGCCAGTGTATAGTCTACTTTCAGATCGGGATACTTCTTCTGCAAAATCACGAGCGCCTTGTTTCTCCGAGTTATGCTTTCTTTGTCGGATGCAGCGCCTCCTTCTATGTCCATATCGATGTATCTCGTATTGTACATCTTTATGACGCTCTCGTATGCAGCGACGAGTTTATCGATATCCTTGATTTCGATCGCTAACTCCGTCCCGGTTGCGCCACCGAACGAAACACGAACGATTCCACCATTGCCTTGAACTTTCTTTGCCTGATCTACATAGATATTCGCGTCCATGGTTCCGTCGAATTTTGGTATACCGTTCGACGATAACACGAACGCGAGAGTAACATTTTTCGACGGGATCTGAACGAGAGTTTTTGCATCGTTCCATCCGGACCAGAAACACCATGATTCCACATATGGTGAAAAGAATCTTTTGGATGTGACAGATGGGTTCGGGTCCGCGGGTTTCCCGAGAAGCGCCTTCAATGCTTTCTGATTTTCGGGACCCAAACCAGAGTAACGTGACTGAAGATCCTTGATCACGGCGTCCGGATTCTCACCGTCTCGGCATCTTCGAACGAATTCGTTGGAAACAATGTTCCAATTCGCGTTCACATTCGGTCTTTGAATCGGTTTCTGAATATATGCCGTTGGCTTCGTAGGATTTGTCGATACGGGAGGTTTCGGTGCGGGATCAGGTCCTATCGGTGGGAGAGAATTAGTATCGGTCGTCGGAATCGATGGAGGATTCGGTCTGGGACTCGGATCGAGTTCTGCGACCTTCTTTCCTATAAAAGTCTTGCTAAAATCATACGGTTTCTGTTTTATCCCAGAGTTGAACGGATTCGCGCCCTGTTCTTCTCCTGCATTGTCACGATTCACCGACCAAAATCCTATGTATGTCATCCAGGGAGTCGTTTGGAAGAAATCGTACACCTTCTTAGCGTCGGAAATCCTGAATACTTCGCTTTGTACATCATTCACACCGATCATAGGAATCGTGCCGATGTTGGGAGAATCATATCCTGCCGACAACACCTGAGTACGAAGATTGTGACATGACATGATCACATAGTCGCCCATGCGTCCTTCTGGATCTGGTGCTGCGGAATCTCCGAAATCCATAGACATCCCATTGAACGAATGTATGATAGCATTGTTCGCCTTCGCGTTACGAACCAGAAGTTCTCCGGCGAGAGCTAATCCAGATGGTAATACCGGGAGACAATATGTTATTTGCAACTCAGGATATTTCTTGTTCAAGATCGCGATGGCTTTATTGCGTCTGTCCACTCCGTCCACATCGGCGACTGCACCACCTTCGATGTCGAAGTCGATACGCGTCAGAGAATACAAGTCGATCACCTTGCTATACTCGGTCACAAGAGCGTCGACATTCGTTATAGCATCCGCAAGTTCCACACCATTGGCTCCTCCGAACGATATTGACACATCTCCCCCGGCACTTCTTATCTGACGTATCTGAGATAAGAGATGTTGACTCGACAGAGGAATCGTTCCAGCCCAACTCGCTCTCTTGTTCGCATCAGCGGTGATGAATGCGAGAGTGAAGAATTTGAGTCCGCTCGTCTTGCTTATCGAAGGAAGATTAGGAGTCGGGAACGCACACGCGTCTACGTACGGAGCCACGACCTTAGACGTCCACTTTCCTCTTTTAGCCAGAGATGGGTCTTTGCTGCCAACGAGAGGTAAAATCTGATTATACTTAATATTTGTTGGGAGAGTCGTCACACCTCCGAAGGGAATTATTTTAGTGGTTCCCGATGGAATCACCATATTCCACTCTTTAGGAATCATCGTCACCTTGTTGCCCTTACGAACTAGATCACCTTCACTGAACCAGGTAAAGTTTTCTGTTTCTGGAAAATCGAATGTCAGACCCCATTGTAAAATATCGTAGTCGTTCTTGTTTTCGAGCTTGAATTGTCCATCATATCCCGTATTCCAGTCGGATGTTTTCGAGACGGATACGACGAGCTTGGTGTTCTTCACGGTCGCCATTACTCTACGATGACATTATTTTAAAAATATATTTACACTCGCTTCACTCGTATCGACAAATTATCAATTTAAGTATTCAATAATATCATAATACAAATAACACAAATAATAACACGAATGAACCGTATAGGATATATTGGTTCTAAATTAAAGTTAAAAGATTGGATATTCGACGAGATTTCTAAAAGAACCGACGAAACACACACGAAATTCGCCGATTTGTTCGCGGGTTCTTGTATAATGACACACGAGGCTCTTGAGAGAAATTACGAATGTATATCTAACGATCTCGAGACGTATTCGTATGTCATCCTCAACGGATTGAGATGTTCGTTCTCAGATAAATTACGATGTATAATAGAATCTCTCGACGCACTAGATGTATATACTCCGGGATTCGTGACGATGACATATTCTCCGAGAGGAAATAGAATGTATTTCACAGAGGAAAATGCGATGAGAATAGATACCATACGCGATCATATCGAACGCATGAAAGATAGCATTTCGAAAGATGAGTATCATTTTCTTCTCGCATCGCTGTTGACGAGTGCGGATACCGTGAAAAATACGAGTGTCATCTACGGTGCGTTTTTGAAAAAATTCAAAAAAACCGCTTCGAAACATATGAAACTTATGCCTCTACATACGCGATCCACCACGGTGAGATTAGAAACATTCAACGAGGACGCAACCGAACTGACGATAAAAACAGATATCGCATACGTGGATCCTCCGTATAATTCGAGACAATATGGCGCGAATTACTTCGTGCTCAATCAAATACTATATCCGAAAGAAATCGGCAATGGTGTCACGGGAGTTTCAGAGTACAAAAAATCCTCGTTTTGTCATAAAAAAGAAGTCGCTACATCTTTTTGTAGCATGATACAAAACGTGTCCGCTCGTCTGTTCGTGATCTCGTATAGCTCCGAATCTCTTCTTTCGAAGGAAGAAATGATGTCGCTTCTATCTCGTCATGGATCGTGCGAAGTCGTCATCAGACAACATAAACGATTCAAAGCGCAAAGTGCTGCAGAAGGAAACGATGTCGAAGAATATCTTTTCTTCGTTCGAATAAATGACAAATGACAAATGACAATCTCACAGATAAAATGTGTCATTCGATGTGTTATTCATCACAATTTAACAAACAAATACACAAACAAAATGAACGCCATGATTGCCCAAATTAATAATTCGACAGAACCTCGGTATGATATGCCATTTTGCAATAACACTCACGAACAAGTGATAGACTTTATCATGATGTGCGGTAATATTTTTCCGTTCAAAATCAGCAAAAATGCACTGAAGCGAGCTTTGGAATCTGCGTGGGTCGATACAACCAAGAAGATCACGTTGCGTGAGATCGCCATCGAAATGTTGAACCAAAAATACATGTGAAATCATATCGACAAGTATCATATTTAAAATTATAAACTTTCACATTTTTAACAAAATGAAGTTATTCGAAGACAAATCGATAGAGTTTCAAAAACAACTGAGTAAACAAGAACGATCGACCGGCGGAGTATTTTTTACTCCGAAGGATATCAGAGACATCATATTCGAAGAACTCGATCGTATTTCCGACTTCGAGCCGAAGAATATACTGGAACCCACATGTGGAACGGGTGAATTCATAGATGATTGTAGAAGAGTATATGAAAACGCTCATATTCTCGGCGTCGAAATAGATCCGCGATCCGCCGAACTTGCGAGAGATGATTCAAAAAACGAAATAATCGTTCACGATTTCATCACATGGAACACGACAGAAAAATTCGATCTCATCATAGGAAATCCGCCATTTTTCACGAGACCGTCGGGATTTCGTCACGATCCAAACGTCGTGAAATGCAGATCTAATATCTGCATAGAAGTCGTTCACAAATGTATGACGGGACATCTCGCCGAAAATGGCATACTCGCGATGGTTCTACCGATGAGTCTACTTAACAGTAAATTCTACACACCGACCGTCGATCGTATCACGACCACCATGGACGTCATGTTCGTTCGTGAGATCAAAAAGAATAATTTTATGGGAACGAACGTGCGTGTGATGGTTTTTATAATCAGAAAGTGTCCTCCGAGAGTTGACAACACATATATTTTCAAGACTTCTCTCGGAAAAGTCATCATAAATCCGGATGGTGAACGCCTCGGATCTATAGCTTCCGGTAATAAAACGATCGGTTCGTTCGGTGTGAATATTTCGTTCGGCGTGATGTTGGCCAGCGTAAAAGAATACTTCGTCGACAAAAGTCATCCGGGATCGTTTCCTCTGATTTGTCATAACAATATCATCAAGAACGAAGAACTGCGATTCGTCAGCGACACATATCCTAAAAAACGATTCGACGGAAGAGCTCTCATCATTCCGAGAGGTTATGGTCACGGAGAGTACTCATTCGATTTCATAGATTACAAGAATGATGCATTTATCATAGAAAATCACGTCATTGCTTTGACTGGAGAAGATACTATATTAGACATCATAGCACGATCTTTCGCGGATCCCAGAACTGGCGAATTCTGCAAGCTATTATGTACGTCCGGAGACATCAGCAAAGAGTATGTCAAAGAAATTCCGGTGTTCGAATAAATTAACTTATGAAAAATCTATGCGATAATTATAATTACGTGTGTAATGTCACCGATACAAGCAATCATCAAACCTCCCATCGTCAATTATCCAGACGCTATAGTAGTTGCAGGCGGAGGCGCAAAATCGATGAGCGGACTCGGTGCAATACATGTTTTAAAAAGAAATGGACAACTGAAAAATTTGAAAGTCGTTGCGGGCACTTCCGCGGGAAGTATCGTCGCCGCAGGCGTTGCATTGAACAAAGATCCCGTGAGTATGTGCAAAGCGTTCATCGACGAGGTATATAAACCATCGTTCGACATATCTAATTTCGTGAATACGTTCGGTCTCGATACGGGAGTTCATCTATCGCGATGGATAGACATAGTTCTCGGAAACAAATCGTATACATTTCAAAGTATCCTCGAGGAAACCGGGATGTTTTTGGTGATATGTGCCACGAATTTGACAGAACATTGTCCGGAATATTTCTCTCCGACAGAAACTCCCGATATGGATGTAAGAACCGCTATTCGAATGTCGTGTTCTATACCAGTGTATTTCAGTGCAATAAAACACAACGACTGCATTTTCGTCGACGGTGCTCTCACGGATGCTTTTCCGTATGATTATGTCGATAAAATTCCAAACGTGAAAAATATATTGGGAATTCGATATATTTCGAACGAACACGATAATCCAATCGAAATAAACACGATCGATAAATTCTTTCAGAGTCTGATAGTGACGGCGACGAAAGACAAGTTCTCGAAAGACGCGAACGTGTTGGAAATCAATGTCAATAATATATCTGTACTCGACTTCAAGAATCCGAAGGCGTTGAAAAAAGCGTTCGGTTACGGAGTAGTGCAGACTCGAAATTTCTTGAAGAAAAATAACTGATCAAACAGCCGAAAAATATGCAGGTTTCGTCACGGCGAATTTCTTCGACAAGTCATCGATATTCGCTTTGAATCCGCTCTCAGCCCACTTCAAGAACGTCGTCATATATACTGCGACTGCATCATGATGGGCATATGCCACCATCGTCGCCTGTACGACCGACGAATCCCAGAAACTTATAGTCGTTTCTGGAATAGGAACCGATTTCCCGAGCGTTACATACCATGATTTGTCATCCTTAGGTTCCGATTTGATGTTCCCGGAGGAATCGACGAATCCGATCTTCTTCAAAACGTCGACCATCTTAATAGAATTTTGAACGGAAACGCTCGCGATTTGGTCGCTGAAATATTCCGGATATATCTTGCGTTTTCCGGACACGAGAACTGCAGCTGGTTTTCCGAAGTGATGTAGTGCGTTCACTCGCTCGATGGCGACTTGGAGCTCTTTCGGCGTGCTCAAAACAGTCCATAAACTCGCGGGCGTCTTGTTCGTCGGGTCCGCGGTCGTCGCGGATTCGTTGAACATTCCATTGCACGACAAGAATCCTGAAGCTATTAACCGCTGAGCCAATCCACCACCCGCGGAACATCCACCGATATACAGAGGTTTTTCGTTCAATCGAAGACTCGATCTCACCTGGTTTATCACTTTTTTTATGGTATCAGGATCGGTCTTCGCCGAGAAACAATTCGTTTTTTGATCTTCCGGTGAAATATATAGAATTGCATATCCCGCCTTCAGAGCTTGCTTCGTTCTCGATACGTCCTCTGAAAGACCGAAGAATTTAGGATTCGAACTACGTGGCCACCCACCGAATACACTTCGGGCACATCCGTGTAAAAACACGACGAGCCCCTTGGGATTAGAAGGTGATTGATATGCGTGTTGGCGTCCATCGACCGTGATCACGACGGATTTCAGACCCGCTTCGGTTTGTCGTTTGTATCCATCCTGTAATCTTTTAGCGTTTTTCTGTCCGATGTCGGTCCATTTTTGTCTCAGAACCAGAATAGCATCGTCGTGTTTTTTACCGGATTTCATGAGAGCATTATATTCGTTTTGAACCTTGTCCCAGTTAGCATTCGCGCTCTCCATACTTATCATCTTTTTATTTTAATCGTAAAAAATAGAGAACAATAACGCTTTTCTCATCTCGAGTCCTCGTTCAACTTGTTCGAAGTATTTAGCACGATGATTCGTATCGACTTCCGATAAAATTTCGTCGACTCGAGGCAGAGGATGTAATATTATCGAATCATGTTTCATCTGATTCGCGATCATATTGCTCATGACGAACTTTCCAACACACTTATCGTATTCATCAGGTCGATCGGTAAATCTTTCCTTCTGGATTCGAGTCATATACACGATGTCTGCGATCTTCGAGACATGTTCGAGATCGTTCGATTCTTCGAACTGAACACCGACGTCTCTGAGATAATTCACAAGATCATACTTCATCTTGCACTCTTCCGGAGCCACGAAAATCATACGAACTTTGAAAAGAGAAAGCATATATACGAGAGAATGGATCGTTCGTGAATACAATAAATCGCCGACGAATGCTACGGTCAGATCGTTCAAATCGCCGAAATGCTCGTGGATCGTGTATGTGTCGAGTAAGGCTTGCGTTGGGTGTTGGCCAGCGCCGTCTCCCGCGTTTATAACTGAAATAGACGACACCTTCGCAGCTTTTTCTGCGGTTCCTGCCGTATTGCTTCGAATCACAAACACATCAGCGTATCTTTCGACGGTTCGCACGGTATCCTCGATGGACTCTCCCTTGGCTTTCGACGAATTCACTGCGTTTTCGACGGACAACACGTGACCGCCGAGATCGTGCATCGCAGATTCGAACGACAATCTCGTTCTCGTTGATGGTTCTTCGAAATACGTCAACATCTTCTTTCCTCGTAGGCTGTCATTTCGAATGTTCTTGAACTCTGATGCGAGATTACACAATTCGAGAACGGTTTGCTTGGATAATTGTTGAGATTTCACGACGTGTTTAATCGGGTCGCGGAACCATGAAGGCGCGCAGTAATTTTCTACACCTGGAGCGAGAGACGGGATGATCATTATGATGTCGTGATGATGTTTCTTAAATTGATCCTGCGGATTTCCATGTGAATCCTTTGTATTCCTTATTTTTATTTTTCTTCAGAGTTCGTCGAATACTGTTGATTGCAGCATTGAACGTCAAATATGTGTTATGTTCCTCGAGATATCTCGCGGCATCGCTCAAACTCTCGAATTCTTCGATGATCTCGTCGTTTTTGTATGCGATGCATGCTTGTCTCGCAGACTTCGTGCCGTCACGCTTACCGTTATCATATGAGTCTGTGACATTTTTTGATCCCGTCCCGAGATAAAGATTTTTCGGGCGGAAGTCGAGACGGTTATCGTGTTTGTGAAGCACCATGTCGTCTGGTTTTCTATTTGCCCACAGATCCGGATACCACAATTGAAACACGAGGATGTGAACGCGATGTTTTACACCGTCTATCTTTTTACTCGGATATCCACCCCATAAACACAATTGATCGGCCGTCCGCACATGTTCTTCTTTATGTCCCGATTCGGAGACCGTCACGTCCTTCACTCTGTTCTTGTTCGATATCGCGACATGATTCTTGTCGGGATCGCCATATATCTTCCACTCTTCGACATCGATTTTTTCATATGTCTTATATGAAAATCCGTTCTCACGTGTTCGAGCCCATTCTAAAATAGTTATACGACTATACTTTGTTCCATCCGGTTTCGTGAGCAACTCCGTCCACTCCTTTGCGGTCAACTCGTCGTCTGGAAATAGTTCGTTCACAATGATTCGAGCGGATCTCAGAGTTTCCGGACGATTCTGATTGTTCGCTTGTCCCGACGGATCGAGCCATCTCAGGTTCGAGAGATCGTCGTCGAGTTTGTGTTCGCTGATTATGTGATCAGCGGTAAACGTCAGATCCGGAGGAGGACCGAGAAACGTCGAGAGCATTGCGCGAGCGAGACTACGACTATATTGTTTCTTGTTTTTTCTGACATTGATGGATAGATATCCATTCTGTTCATACGGTGTCGGAGATTTTCCACCATCCTTGCGTTCTACGACTCTGTTCGTGTCGATGGTGTAGTCGTCGAATATCTCGAACGTTCCATCATCCTTGAAATATCGCAGAGTGTCTTTGCGATACTCTTCGGTCAGTATCGGTCGATATCCACCTTTGTCATCGACAATATGATCGACTTGTTCGTAATACAATTTCGCTTTCTCTTCGAACGGAATATCCTGTTTCCAAAGTTTGTCGAGATCGTCGGGATCCATTTAAATATACGAAGAACGCATTTATTTAAATGAGTATGTGTCGATATGAGTGTCATTTAATTGTCTAATGATGCTCCGAATTCTCCGTCGAACACGTCGTCATATCCTACAGCGGGGAGATTCATCCCGAGAGAAGAATACTCGTCTGTCATCGAAACATCCGGAATCGTGGGATTGAACATTTTTTGCGCGTTCGTCGCCGACCACTTCGTTAATGGGGCATCACTGGCTCCTTCATCATTCTCTGGGAATCCATTCGAGACGTTCGTCACGAAATTCGGTGGGTTACGATTTGTCGTCCACTCTCCATATTCAGAAATATGGGCGTCTACAGGCGAAGGCGCCCAACTAACTGTCTTCTTTGGCGGCGGAGATTGTTGTAATTTTTTCAAGATTCCTTTAGAGTTTTTGAGGATCGTCGGTTTCTTTCTATTTACTGGCGCTGCATACTCTGTGATACTTTCTTCCTTATCAGCACTGAAGAATTTCATCAATAGAAATCCGAGAAATAATATGATGATCCCAACGATGACGCGAATCGCAGTGCTTTCGAACAACATACTTTAATGTATTAAAATATATTTATTTTTTTTTTACACTAATAAATATCAGAGACGAGACATTTTTCGTCTTCTCGATACAAATCGTCATCGGTGTCTTCAAGCTCTCGAACATATTCTTCTCTCGAAATATCGTACAAACCGTCGTCGACCATCGATACGATCGACGGCTCTATCGTCTCTGGAACGTGCGTCTGTCGTCGCTCCATCAATTCCTTCCAGAAACAATAGAGCGTATCTTTGTTGTTTGCAAACCACTCGCGATCTCGTTCGACCAATGTGATATCAACGAATGGTTCACCATCTTCGTTCATAAATCCAGGTTTGTATTGGATGAACCAACAATAATCGAGATTGCACACTTCCAATTGGACTTGAATCTGTGGCATGTAGTGATGTGGAACCTCTCCCGGAATGATTTTTCTCCTCATCGGACACTTGATCTCGATACAGTATCCATCGTCGGTTATCCCGTCGGGAGACGCGGCGAGCCAAGGATACTCATCATGAACGAGAAGACCGAATTCGAACATTCTACTACCTATCAACTTCATTGCATGTTCTGCAGCTTCTGTTTCGTATTTCACGCCATGTTCTAGTGCCATTCCTTGCACGGGCGCATTATTTAATTTTTTTTGAATGAGTTCCTCTCTCGGACACCCTTTGAATCCTTTGAACGGTGCGATCCCGAGAGCAGCTGATGCATCCGATGCGGTCATCAAGCCTTTTCGTACTTCAAACCATTCTAGAGTTCGTTGAATCCATTGTTTCTTCTGAAACAGAGTTCGTACACCAGGATGCAATTCGTCGATACGAACATCTTCAGGGGGAGGAAGAACCGACATTTTTTGTGAATATAAACAAATTGCTTAAGTTGTTATATACATAATTTAAAATGACAAATTATTATATTTTCTTAAATAAATGACAGAAATATCCCATCGAATTCAATACACTCCGAGTCTCGAGAAAACGATTCATTGGAGCAAGGATTGGATAAAACACTACGAACCTGATATTTCTAAAAAAGACTTGGATGATATTTTCGACGACGTGACGTTCGTGAAGAAATACTCTTCGAAACCACCACCGAACTTGACGTCGAAAGAAATTATGATCGAGGCGAAGACGGATGTGGAATCATACACGTCAAAAGTGACCAAGAAAATAAAAGATTTAAAGTTGGACGACGAAAAAAAGATACTGAAAAAAGTGATGGAAGAACTTCCGGATGCAGAGACACTCATGCAGATTCTTTTATCGTACAGGATTTATAATACCGAGGGGAAACAAAGAGTTCGGATTCCTTCGAAACTGAATATCAACGTTTCTAATATCGATGTGAAAAAGTTTAAGAAAAATAATGCTTGACTTTATTAATGGATTTCATCTCATTTCCAACGAACGTTGCCAAGATCGGGGCCGAAATCGACTTTCATGGCAACAATATTTCGAAGGAAATCAAGACGATGCACGACATCATTGATATTCACGGAGAAGACATCAATAAGAACATACTGAAAACCGGCGACAACTTATGTAAAGAAGTGGAATCCTTGAAAATCACGATAGATACCAACGGTAAAAATATCAATAACGAGATGGAAAAGATGCGTCTGAGCTTCGAAAACGAGATGAAGAGTATCAAACGAAAGGCTGCAGATGCAGTTCTGTGTGTGATTGCAATAAACTTTTTTTCTCGGATATTCTTCAAATAGCTTTCTTACACAAATGATCGAGAATACTATGATTTTCGAGATCTTCTATATCGGCATATGTCACGAGTTCGTCGGTCTTATCGAACGATGGTTTTTTCATTTTTTTCCTCAAAATTAAAAATCCGAAAACGGCAATGAATAACACCAAAAACAATCTCCACATGTAAAATATCAAAATATTATATTTCATTTCGAAAAATCGAACACGGTTTTTCCTTTCACGAGTTTCGCCAACTTGGACTTCCTCGGCATTTTCCTCTTCTTCTTCTCGATGATGATGCTATCGCGAATCATCTGCTTCGGTTGATTCGTCAGTTCGACCGGCTTCGAAATTTCCTCCTTCTTCGGTTGAGTCTGAGTCACGATTTTCTTCTTGGTGCCGGCAATCGTCTTTCGAGATGCAGGTGCGTCGAGAAGCACCGCGCGATTCTTGGCGTTGTTGATCTCCTCGAAGGAGGCCTTCATCTTCGAAATACTGTTATCAAACTTTGTGTTCATTTTGTTTGCTTGATTATGATTTGATAAAAAACACGAAACATCGACATTCTTATACACTTTCAAAAAATGACAATTCCAGGATCAAATGACACAAATGACAATTTCAGGATAAAATGACATAAAAATGACACATAAAGTATATAAAAGAACGAACGATTTCATATCATGATACATAGCATACGGTCAAAATGTCCGATGTCGAATATGAGACCTTCAGTGATGTCGAGAGTGTTTCGAGTATCGAACTCGAACATTATACTTCGTACGACGAAGAGATGAGCAATTTCATTGATATGCAGAACGATTGGATGATCGATAATGACGAAGAAAACATCGTCTATTTCAATAGCTGGAACGATGAAGAACTTCCAGATTACGTCGAAGATACTATCGATAACGTTGGTAACCTGACTCGGGATATGATCAGAGTTCTCGATCGTCTATATCCGCTCGATGATCCTGAAATGTGCGTTTAAATTTTGACAAATAAAAAATAATTATTAGTATACAAGATGATGGAACGTGTAATAGAAATCTACGAAAGCATTCCGAAGCCAGTGATTTTCGCGGTCGTAATTCTCGCACTCATCGGAATATTCTTCTTGTGGAAGAAGTTTTCGTCCAAGGACAAAGAATCGGAAGTGCTCAAGGGTGTGGCAAATTCTCAGGTATATGCTCAGAACATCGCAAATGCTCTCGACAAGGAAACCGCCCCACTACTCAGTGCAGTGACTCCCGAATATGCCAAAGAAGTTCAGACAGGTCTCGGAGATCTGGAAACTACTGCTGATGCATCTCCAGAAGGCGCCGAATCAGATGACGACGACTTCGAAACGTTCGACGAATAAATTAGTCGTCATCTAAGAACATAGATTCCATTTTCTCCTCTATTTTTTCTTCTCGTTTCTTGGATTTTTTATCCTCATCTCCAAGAATTGTGAATCCTATTTTGCGGTAAGTAGTCTTTCTTTTTGCAAGCTGTGAATAAAAAAGCGAATATTTGTCCACGATATCGATGATGATCGGGTCGTTTCCTCGCCCGCCGCGTAAGATTCGTCCGACGGCTTGAACGACATTCGATGATGGAGTTGCCAATACGAGTGCATTCAATCGTGGGCAGTCGAATCCCTCGGACGCTAATGAATACGTGGCGATGATCACCTGAGTATCTGGCGCGATCTTGTCACCTCCAAGATACGTTTCTGCGTCCACTCCAAGTGTTTTAAGAATTTCACATATAGCCATGGCGTGTCCGCGTCTATGCGATAAAACGAGAATAGATCTTCCTGTATCTGAAATTCGTTTTGTTTGTTCTGCGATAAATTGTGTGCGATCATGGATATCGCATATTTTCGTGATCAGAGATGTGTAGCAAAGATCTCCACGGCGATTTATCGGCGGTGGTTTCTGATACTCATTATGATCGAAATGCATTATTTTCACGTTCACATGCGATTGTCCGGACCTTCGAGCTTCGTATGCGAGAGGTCCGAGAAACCAAAACATGACACGAGAGAGTCCATCTCGACGAGTCGGGGTGGCCGATAGACCTATCGTGTATTTGAACGAGATCCCGAACATAGCGCGCGAAAAACTCTCGGCTGGTACATGATGTGATTCGTCGGTTATCAAACAACCGATCCCTTCAAAAGCATCGTATTTTCTCGACAAAAGAGTCTGAATCATGCATATCACGAAATCACCAGATATGTCACATTCATCTCCTCTGATCTTCGAAATTTTTGCTTCGGGAACGAGTTTTCTAATAGATTCCTCGAACTGATCTGCCAAAAATGTCTTGTGGACGAGGATCATAGTTTTGACGTGTAGTTTCACTGCTATGTATATAGAGCAAAAAGTTTTGCCATATCCCGTGTCGAGAGAAAGAATACCTCCTCCAGTGTTTTTCAAAGACTTCAACAAAGCATCTGTCGCTTTGTCTTGTTCGAGTTCCTTTCTAAGTGTCCCATTGAATTTTAAATTCATAGGAACAATATTTCCAAAGTCTTCTGTCGTGACAAGGCGTTCGAGAGTTTCTTTTGCCCAGTATCTCGGGACATACACATATTCTTTATCGCTTTTGAAAATCTTGAATTTTTTAGGAAATAACTCGTCGAGAGTCAAAGGAGAAACCGTGAGTTCTCGTTGTATGAGTTTCTTTTCCTTTTCTGTGAGATCTGTAATCTTAATTTTAACTCCTGATCTAGATACAACACCGAATAGACTCATAGATATAGTAAGATTGTATGTATTTTATCTATTATTAAAGCGAGTTTGTTGATATAAAGAGTATATTCGTTCATTCAAGTTATTTTGTTTTTTCTTGGTACACAATAAAATGACATACATGACCAAGGACCTTTGAGCAAAAAAGGTCCAGAGATAACTCCAACAATACTTGGCGTTATGGTTCCTGTATCCTTTAGAAATACCAGAATACGATTCCTAGAGTCAGAAGACAAACAATGTTTTTCTTGAAAGAACGTTTGAGTAGCTATTCTATTATCATCATAAGGATTTCTGAATTCCACGGTTAAACTATCTGCACTTGAAACATTTACATTACATGACACAGCCTTGCTAAATTTTGCACCATACAATTTGGGGTCTATATCTTCAACTATACCTTTAACTGTATCTTTAATTATATCTTTACCGATTGCGTATGACATTATATGTATTGATTGTTACTGCTTATATCTTATTAAATTTATATATGTGTTGATATGATGGTTCCGTATCGACAAAACATATCCTTTATACAAACCAAAATAAGAAACACAAATGATCGAAATCATATCTCATATTTCCGAAATAGCTGTCTCAGAAGTTGCGACTGCAGCGATCGAAGAGATTTCTAAGAAACATAAAATTTCACCCTTTCATCTCGCGATGAACGTCGACGGTCTCATTCACGATCACCCTCCTTGCGAATACAATGTGAAAACATGCTCGTATTGCAAACGAAATGGTAATATCTTTGCAAAAGATGATTCGCGAAACGAGACGAATGACGTTATTTCGAAGTACAAACAAAAAGCGATCGTTCTGTTCGAGGAGATGTTTAGAGAAATCACGAACATCGTGAACGAAAAATCATTCGTCGATGACGAAGTCGAAGATGAAGAACTCGACTTGGACGACATGCTCGAGAAGGCGTTCGGGAAACCTCATGTGTGATTGTGTTTATGTCACAGTCACGGGTTTCACAGCGGGTTTCGGTGCGGGTTTCACAACGGGCTTAGGAGCGGGTTTCGGTGCGGGTTTCGGTGCGGGTTTCGGGGCGGGTTTCGGCGCTGGTTTCGGTGCGGGTTTCGGTGCGGGTTTCGGTGCGGGTTTCGGTGTGGGTTTCGGCGCGGGTTTCGGCGCGGGTTTCGGCGCGGGTTTAGGCTTAGGGGCGGGTTTCGGCGCGGTTTTTTTGTTCACTGATACGAATGCATAAGGAGCCTTTTTACGTATGACAACGATCACAGTTTCCCCTTTCTTCATTTTATGATTGTTTTTGTTTACCGTGAGTTTGGCAACCTTTTTATCAGGTTTAACATATTGGATGCTTATCTTGTTGGTGTTTGGAACTCCCATTACTTTTGCGTTAATTTTGACTGTATCTATAGGTTTCGGTGCAGGTTTGCCGGGTTTATATCCTTTTTTCAGTCTTGCTTCGTTTGCAGATCCTATATCCTGCCATTTCTTTTGAAGTGTCATTATAGCTACCGAATGTGATTTTTTAGAGTTTATCAGTGCATTGTATTCGGATTGAACTTTTGACCAATTTGTATTTGCAGATGGTCTGTTTCCTGGTTTAGGAGCGGTTTTCTTATTCACGGATATAAATGCATAAGGAGCCTTTTTGCGAATAACAACGATCACGTTCTCTCCCTTCTTCATCCGATGATTCTTCTTGTTTATTGTGAGTTTTGCGATCTTTTTATCGGGCTTCGTGTATTGAATAGATACCTTATTGGCATTCGGAACAGCGACTACTTTCGCATTAAGTTTGACGGTATCTGTAGGCTTTGGTGCGGGTTTAGGTGTAGATTTCTTGCTCACCGACACGAACGCATAAGGGGCCTTCTTGCGAATGACGACGAACACGTTCTCTCCCTTCTTCATCCGATGATTTTTCTTGTTTACTGTGAGTTTCGCGATCTTTTTATCGGGCTTCGTGTATTGAATAGATACCTTATTGGCATTCGGAACAGCGACTACTTTCGCATTAAGTTTGACGGTATCTGTAGGCTTTGGTGTGGGTTTAGGTGCGGGTTTGGGTGCGGGTTTAATAGCGCCCTTCTTGTATACCGCTACGAATGCATATGGATCTTTGTTCCGCGCGACGACGTCGACAGCTTCGCCGACCTTCATCCCGTGTTTGTTCTTGGTGACGGTCACCTTCGTCAGCTTCTTGTTCGGTTTAGTATATTGCAGGCTTACCTTGTTGGCGTTCGGAACAGCGGTCACCTTCGCGGAAATTACGATGGTTCCAGCAGGTGCCGCGGGTTTAGGTGCGGGTTTGGGTGCGGGTTTAATAGCGCCCTTCTTGTATACCGCTACGAATGCATATGGATCTTTGTTTCGCGCGACGACGTCAACAGCTTCGCCGACCTTCATCCCGTGTTTGTTCTTGGTGACGGTCACCTTCGTCAGCTTCTTGTTCGGTTTAGTATATTGCAGGCTTACCTTGTTGGCGTTCGGAACAGCGGTCACCTTCGCGGAAATTACGATGGTTCCAGCAGGTGCCGTGGGTTTGGTTGCGGGTTTGGGTGCGGGTTTAATAGCGCCCTTCTTGTATACCGCTACGAATGCATATGGATCTTTGTTCCGCGCGACGACGTCGACAGCTTCGCCGACCTTCATCCCGTGTTTGTTCTTGGTGACGGTCACCTTCGTCAGCTTCTTGTTCGGTTTAGTATATTGCAGGCTTACCTTGTTGGCGTTCGGAACAGCGGTCACCTTCGCTGCGATAATGATGGTTCCAGCGGGTGCGGTGGGTTTCACCGTGGGTTTACCGGTGCCTCTTTTTGTAACATTTTTCACTACCCATGTCTGTGCATCTACGGTAACATTAACCGGTTCGTTGGATTTGAATCCATGCTTAGCTTTCGTTACTTTCGTCGAAATGACGCTATTCGTGGACTTGTTCTCATATTTCACCACAAACTTGTTTGCATCTGTGACGGATGTTATCGTTCCAGGGATTATTTTAGTTCCAGATGGTGGTTTTGGGGGGCAGACAGTAGGGCATTTACCACCATTACTGCCTTTAAACACATTATTTAGTATTTTTTGAACCTCGGCAAAAGTTCCGAATATATAGTCGCACGTCGATGAATACGTTCCAGAGGGTGCCCACAATTTCGACGCCATACCACCGCGTCTTCCTACGACGAGAGTACTCGCAACGTTTATCATCGTCGTTCCACGAACGATATGAGTCTCGTAAGAATTATAGAACTTTGAACCAAAATTTTTAGGTTTGGGAAAATCGATCGGACGAACGCCCATTGCGACTTTGTGGTCAGTTGTAGTAAAGATGAACGCACGATGATCATCTCCTAAATGAATCTTTGATTGAGACGGCGTCCACCATTCGTTGGTGCTTTTCTTATAAACGACGATCTTCTTAAATTCGGGTTTGAGTTTGTAAATCGGCATATTGAATCGTGCGGATTTGAACGGGTACTCGATCGAAATTCCAGTCGTGTATCGTACGACCTTATTTGGCGCGATAGAGATTCTCTTCGATATGATCGTGTTACTGAGAGTAGACTTTTGAGAAACGCGTTTACCGCTGATGATACTTCCTGGTGGTAGATAATACGACGCTTGGACTGAAGTGAACGCGCTATTTTTATTCGCCGCGACCTTCAACACTCGACTCGTAGTCTTCGTTGGATTTTTGTTTCCCGCTTCGTCAACTCGAGTCAACTTATCGGTTGTATTCTTTGGAACGTCGATCGCGACCGTCGAGAACATTGCACTCGGTGTGTTCAAAAACTCCTTCGTGCCTAATTTGATGCTCGATATTGCTTGAGCGTTGCGAGGTAACAGAGTTATCGCCAAATTACTTTCCTTTATCGTCGTGGTCGTATTTTCTTTCAATGGTAGAGATCCTTGTGACGGTGAATTCCCGAAGTAGTATGGTTCGATCTGGTTTTCTGGAATCATCGGTGCAAAACCACCTCCTTCCTCGTCGCCGTAATCTCGTTCGTATCCGTCACCCGGAGTCACAGTCTCGTATCCGACACACACGTTGGATGCTGGTGGTTTCGGTTTGGGCTTGATGAGAATCGTCGGACACTTCGTTGCGAGTTCTGCTTCTGTGAAGCATACTTTCACGTTCGGATCTCCACTGATCGATGCACTTGGTGCGAGCTTCAACGGAGCGGAATCGAGAGGTGAGTATCTTGATTCTTCGAATGGATTTCTTATGGTCGCGTTCATGGGGAACGGCCCGCCAATAGCTCTTGCGGTTTCTTCGGAACTCATTTCTTACTTATAATATACTTTATTTTATTTTTATTTTATTATATGATTATATACGATGAATCTTATATATATAGTATCGATAGTATCGATAGTCGCGATCATCATAGTTCTGACGTGGTTCTTCATGAGAAAAGAAAGATGGAGTGACTATAACGCTCCGAATGATTTCATGAAGATATATTACAGCAACATTGTCGAAGATTCTAAACTCGCAAAGAAGTATCCCTTTTTTGGCATTGGAAATTTCGCAGGTCTCAGATGCGCAAAACCGAACAACAAAGGGTGCAATACCATCTGGATTTCAGGCAAATTGGTCGAACGAACTCCCGAGTTAGACAAGCGTCTCAAGTGTAGATTTGGGATCTAGGAATCGACACGAATCCTCCTCGACGTATCGTACCGAAGAACATGCGTTTGTATCGATTCGCGCGAATAAACGATCGTAAAGACGTTCCTGGAAACAAGCTTCTATGGAATTTTTCGTAAAACTCTTCGTATGAGATCTCTTCGAAGACCTGTATTCTCTTGTTTCGTTCGAAACACATATCATTAAGAAACACAAAAAATTGTGTTCTTAAATTTATTTTTTTTTGTCGATACAATCACCCGTGTCTTTGTTGCGCTCGTAATTTATTTTTTGCGAGATCGAACGAGATCATGACGTTGTTCTTCTTCGCGTTTATAGATTTTTTCATGGTGTTCAGACGATTCGCCTGCGCTTTGAGATGCGCGAGTTCGGCGGGTTTCGTTGTTTTCTTCATTTTTTTCGTCACGTTCGCATGAAGTTTTTCGATATTCTTTTCGGCCTTTTTGACCATATCGACATGATCTTTGGCGTCGTTCACGCGTTTTCTTGCTATCGCCTCCGCTCTCATCTTCTTCAGATGTATAGTATCTAGTTTCGCAGGAGTTTGTTTTCTTGTCATGGGCGTCAGTTTGACCGACTTACCTTCCTTGTTGATGTATTTAACGGAAGCGAGGGGTTTTCCGGTTGCGTTAGAGAACGTCACCTTTTTCTTGACTATTCTTTTAGCGGCCATCGTTATATCATGACTATTATTTTTTTGTCGATACAAGAATTTAAGAAAAATAAAATGTAAATTACAAATATTTTTTATGATTTTGTGCGATCAATCAACCGGTGTGATATACTCGATATCGTTTCCGAACGAGAAAAGATACATAGGCCAAACGAAACGAAATTTCGAACAAAGAATGAGAGAGCATCTACGTGACGATTCCAATTGCGTCAAGTTGAAAAACGCTCTGAACAAATATCCAGAGGATCAAGTGTACGCGAGCATCTTGAAGAGAAACATTCCGCTCGACTACTTAGATTATTGGGAGAATTTCTTCATCGACAAGTTCGACTCGATAAAAAATGGATACAATCTAAAGAAGAACGAAAATCCTAAGATTCCTCCAGATATCATACTTCCCGAAATAGACATAGAACCATCACCTAAAAAAATTAATCCGTTTGAGAAATTTAAAAATCCAGACTTCGTACCGAAGAAAGTGAACAATTTGTTACCAAAGACGAAACCCAGAAAAGAAGACACATCTGTTTTCAAAAAATTTCCTATCATCAAGAGGACTTCGACTTCTTCTTAAGAGATTCTTCGCGAATATCGTCTGCAAGTTTTTGGGAACTTTCAATATATTTCAGAAGCGAGAAAAACATTGCAATATCTTTATGGACTATTTCTCCCTTGAACCCAATGGATTCGGACAACTGTTTAACAGAGTTGCCGGTGTAATTTTTATTCATCTGCAATAGTTTGAATATACCAATAGCGGCAAATGAACTGTAAACATATTTGTCGTTAATCGCAATATCGTATAAAGATTTTTGAAGTGTATTACCATGTTTGTTTGGTCCCAGGTGACTTGACTTAGCATATGGTTTCAAAGTCTCTATGTTACTATAGTACATTTCTGGATCTTCGTTCAGAGAGATTATAAACGCGTTTTTTATAGAAGTCTTTTCATCATCGGGGAAGGTATTTAATACGCTATCAAGAGCGGTCACAATTCCCAAAGCGGATACATCAGAATAGGTATAGTTCTTATTATACCTATGTATGTGCTGTTTAACGAGCATATTTTGGATAGGAGTATTGTACATCGGTAGAAGTAATTTTTTGTAATTTGCATAAAATATACGTTTCGTATCTGAAACAGTAGGTGGGGATGTTGTTATCGCCTTCATGAGCAGATGATACTTAATCATATCAAATATTAATTTAAATAATATAAATGTCGATATGAGTATGTTCGACAGAATAGAAGATCTGAAGAACAAAGGATATAATCCAGACACCATATTAGACATAGGGGCTAATCATGGCGCTTGGGACTCGTCGTGTGAAACATATTTACCCTAGTTCGATTTATCATCTTTTCGAAGCGATCGATTACGACGAACTACGAGATTTTGCATTTTTTTCTAAAACGGATGTTCATAACGTTATTCTGAACGAAAAAAAAGACGAAGTTGACTGGTTCGAAATGAGAAACACTGGCGATTCCATGTTCAAAGAGAAATCAAATCATTTCGAAGATTGTAAACCGATCAGACGAGAAACCATAGATTTGAACTCTTATGTAAAAGAAAACGATATATCACTCGGTTCAAACATTCTAATAAAAATAGATTGCCAAGGAGCCGAAATTTCTATTTTAAAGGGATCATCCGAAATTCTTCGAAAGACCGATTTCATAATCATGGAAATACCGTTCTTCGGGCAATATAATGAAGGTGTCGGATCTTTTCTAGATCATATTAAATTCATGGACGATATCGGTTTTATCCCGTATGATATCATGGAAACACATACTATCGTAGGATTTAAACTGCAGATAGACGTCATGTTTATAAACAAAACACATGAGTTCAACGAGAAAGTTCAACAGCTATTGATGAAAAATGACACGACATAGTCATTTGATCCTGGAAGTGTCATTTTTAATAAGAGTATATAAGTTCGTCGATGATGATATATTCTTCACTCTATTATAAAAGCGAACACGAATATCATGAACACGATCGCCTTCCACAAGCAGATGCTCTCGGATCTCGCTCACGACATCGAATATTGCATCACCGAGATCTCTCGCGCCGAATTTCGTAACACGACACTCACACCCGGTTATATGGGCTTTCTCGACTTCGAAAACTTTTCGAAGGAAGAACAATTGTATCTGAAAAGTTGTTATGGGGACTGCCACGAGAATCACATGTACATGATGAAGATGACGAATCATCTCAAGTTTCTGCGTCAGCGTTACACCGATCTTTACGATCGTATGGAAGCCATCAAGACGATTTCGACTCTCCAGATCAATGGCGTGCTCCCGTCTGTCACCACATCTCCGATCATGATCGAAGATTCTCATGTGTACGACGACTCTGCGTTTGGCGAAAAAATGGATTGGATCTATTAATTATTCACACAGGAGAATCTCCCTCCACTTCCGAAGTTAACATTTACGCAAAATGCCCCTGCAAATGTCTTGTAATTGATGTCACCATAATTTCGATCAGCTTTACGAGGATCGGTGATAAATTTGCCAGAGGCATCTAAAACAGTCAACTCGGCAAATCCTCGTTTATGTGCAAACAATCCAGCATTCTTGATGAGAACCGGTTCGCTTTTTTTCGGTCTATTCGAAGAAGGAGAATCGATCTGTATTTTGTTGACTCCGATTTCTTTCGCGATGTTCGCGACGGTTTTCTTTCCGTCGGACGAAATCATCATGTCTCCCATCTGTCGATACCAGTGGAAATCTTTTCCTTTATCGACGAACGCCATTATCTTAAAGTAGTTTCTTTTGCATTTTTCGCACGGAGCCGCGGCATACCCTCCGTTTTTCTTGGTCGAAAGATCCTCGAGCGTCCTCTGCTTCAATGTCTTGGGATCGGTCAAATCGTCTGACGGTTTCAGTGTCTTGGCAAGTTCTCCCATCTGCAACTTTTTGTTCATGTTTCCCTTGAAATAATCGATAGCAAATGCGTAGCAGTTATTGTTCTTCTTACCCCAACGGTCTGTACCATAAACAAAATCAGTAAAGGGTTCTTCTGAACCCGATAATTTCGGAACGCCTTTAGCGGGTTTTGTGGGAGAACCGTCGAAAGATCTCGTATCGACGTTTTTACCCATTTAACAAATCATAATATATTTATCGTAGTATGGTTCAGAAACATGTGTATAATCCGGTCTCAGAACCAATGGAAATCCGTCAGAAGGCAAGAGATATGATCGATGCGGTCGTCCAAGATCCGAAGATATCTCGATATCTCGAGATAGCCTCGTGGAATCACGCGATGGACATCTGTAAAAAGCTCGGTCATGATCTGAAGTGGGATAACTTTACGTTCAGAAACAGATATACGCAGAAGATATTGTCCGTCAGATACAACATCGGTCTTCGTCGAGACTTGTTAGACAAGATGAAAACCGGAGAAACGAGTATAAAAAACTTCGTGAATGCAAAACCATGGGAAATATGTCCTGAAAAATGGGAAAAAGCATTCGAAGATGCAGCAAAAAAAGCATTGCGATTCACTGATGCGTCCGCAATGGATCCGAAAGATATGCCGGACGGAATGCTGCAGTGTGGTAAATGCAAATCTCGCAAGACGAGCTACTACGAGCTTCAAACACGTTCATCCGACGAACCTATGACGGTGTTTGCGAAATGTCACGCGTGTGGAGCGCGCTGGAAACAATAAGTTAAATGTTTCCTAATAACATTTGAACTTGGCCCACGAGAACATTAATCGTCTGTTCCAAGTCATATACTTTTTGCGATAAAATATGATTCGGCGTGACTCCGATGAGATACTCCGTAACTTGAGCGGCTGCATTTCCAACATCGACATGATCATCGATAACTTTGATAGGTTTCCACGAAGGATGTACTAGACAGCCATGACGCACCCGTAATTTTCCGACGAATCCTATAGGATCCCACTCGGGTCTATCGTTTCTCTCGACATATGCAATGTTGGAATTGTATTGAGGGTTCAAAATATAATCTTGTGCGGTCTTTACGAAATATCCCTGTGGAGGAATTGTATCAGGTCCTACACGTGTAAACTCATTTTCATTAGAAATATTCGCCAAGTAATAAATAGTATTGCTCAGTTTCATCCCAAATTTATCCTTGAGATATTTCCCTCCCCATTGGTCCCAAGCCGTGTCGGCGACCATACTCGGATTGCTCGAAACAACACCGATAATATCATTATAATCATCGGAAAGTGAAGCAATTCGTATTTTACCATTTCCAGATAAAACGACTGGATATCCTCTACGGTCTTCAAACGTAGGATTTTTATCTTCCCAATCCATCATTTCCGCATAATCTGCACCGGACGTCTGGAAAGCACCTACTCCGTATGTCGTACCATCTCCACGCACTCTGAACACGTTTCCGTTCAATCCGTTACATGCCAGATGAGTGAATGCCGTACTACTATTTCTGTTAGCTTCTGTTCTAAAAACAGTCCCGGAATACGTAGAACTATTCGCGATGACTTGCCCCACGACAACCGAAGAATCGAACGAACGACTGAGTATTCCCTGTGGCCCGAGTGTTGCAATCGTGTCCGTTCCATTCAAGAAGTTGTAATACGCAGTTGTAGAAGAAGGAACGCTGAACCTCATCTGGCCCGTCGGAGCGCCTATACTATATTGATTATTCGTGGCTGTGTTTCCGATACCTCTGAGAAGTATCGCGTTGTTCGATATACCTGGTCCTTTGAACACTCCATCGGCGCCCACCGATATGTTAGCGGTCGCAAGTATATCTCCCGGTGCCAATATGTTTCCGTTTATCATCGCTATAGAGGCTATATTCGCGGTCGTCGACGTCACGTTGTTTACATTTACTACATTTCCGGTAATGTTTCCATTTTCTATGCGCACGTTGGCTATGTTTCCGAATCTCGAAAGTACAAGATTAGTTATCACGTTTCCGTTTTCGATCCCGACATTGCCGATATTCGCGGCTATTATGTTGGCAAAACTTGCAATTACATTTCCGTCTCCCTGAACTCTGAAAACACTCGTTGCTCCGTTACTCACCGAACAGTCGATGAAATTGAATAAGTTAGTCTGACTTCTTCCCGTTTGAAGATCTAACATATTTGCCGAAAACAAATCAGATGTCGCGTGACATCCTATTATATTTAGTGTGTTTGTGATAACATTGGCTCTTATGACGCCGGAGTTGGCCGCTCTGAACCTGATGATATTTGCCGTCGGATCGATAACGCTGATGGAACTCGTGGAGTTCACGTTACCTCTTCCCGTCACGGAGAAAGGTGCCACGAGAGTAGAACCATTATTTACATCACATTCTATGAACGTGAACCCGTCATCTAGAGGATTCGACGATAACATTTTCAACACAACACCTGTGTAATTACCAGAAGTAGAATACACGTTCATCAAGTCTCTGTCACTGAATTGACCATTCAAAAGCGAAAATGAATTTCCCAGAAAAGTATTTGCAATGATATTTCCGACGACGTTGACCTGTCCGCTGACGATCACATTACTGACGTTCGAATACAATCCAATTACATTGCCTCGCAAGTCGGCAGTCAGAACAGATGGTATCGTAGCGGTGATGCCACTGAGTTGAGATCCATTGCCGAAGTAAAAACCGCTCGTCGTCACATTACCGGCGTTGAACAACACGTTACCGATGTTTCCGAACGTGGCTATGACATTCGTCATGTTCGCGTACACACCGATGATGTTTCCTCTGACGTCGGTATTTATCGTGGACGGTATCGTAGCGATGGCGGTGATGCCGGTCAGTTGGGATCCGTTTCCGATGAAGAATCCGTTTCCAGGAACGGTGACGTTGCCGTCATTGAACAGCACGTTGCCGATGTTTCCGAACGTGGCTATGACATTCGTCATGTTCGCGTACACACCGATGATGTTTCCTCTGACGTCGGTATTTATCGTGGACGGTATCGTAGCGGTGGCGGTGATGCCGGTCAGTTGGGATCCATTTCCGATGAAGAATCCGTTTCCAGGAAGAGTCACGTTGCCGGCGTTGAACAGCACGTTACCGATGTTTCCGAACGTGGCTATGACATTCGTCATGTTCGCGTACACACCGATGATGTTTCCTCTGACGTCGGTATTTATCGTGGACGGTATCGTAGCGGTGGCGGTGATGCCGGTCAGTTGGGATCCGTTTCCGATGAAGAATCCGTTTCCAGGAAGAGTCACGTTGCCATCATTGAACAACACGTTGCCGATGTTTCCGAACGTGGCTATGACATTCGTCATGTTCGCGTACACACCGATGATGTTTCCTCTGACGTCGGTATTTATCRTGGACGGTATCGTAGCGGTGGCGGTGATGCCGGTCAGTTGGGATCCATTTCCGATGAAGAATCCGTTTCCAGGAACGGTGACGTTGCCGGCGTTGAACAACACGTTGCCGATGTTTCCGAACGTGGCTATGACATTCGTCATGTTCGCGTACACACCGATGATGTTTCCTCTGACGTCGGTATTTATCGTGGACGGTATCGTAGCGGTGGCGGTGATGCCGGTCAGTTGGGATCCATTTCCGATGAAGAATCCGTTTCCAGGAACGGTGACGTTGCCGGCGTTGAACAACACGTTGCCGATGTTTCCGAACGTGGCTATGACATTCGTCATGTTCGCGTACACACCGATGATGTTTCCTCTGACGTCGGTATTTATCGTGGACGGTATCGTAGCGGTGGCGGTGATGCCGGTCAGTTGGGATCCRTTTCCGATGAAGAATCCGTTTCCAGGAACGGTGACGTTGCCGGCGTTGAACAACACGTTGCCGATGTTTCCGAACGTGGCTATGACATTCGTCATGTTCGCGTACACACCGATGATGTTTCCTCTGACGTCGGTATTTATCGTGGACGGTATCGTAGCGGTGGCGGTGATGCCGGTCAGTTGGGATCCATTTCCGATGAAGAATCCGTTTCCAGGAACGGTGACGTTGCCGGCGTTGAACARCACGTTGCCGATGTTTCCGAACGTGGCTATGACATTCGTCATGTTCGCGTACACACCGATGATGTTTCCTCTGACGTCGGTATTTATCGTGGACGGTATCGTAGCGGTGGCGGTGATGCCGGTCAGTTGGGATCCGTTTCCGATGAAGAATCCGTTTCCAGGAACGGTGACGTTGCCGGCGTTGAACAACACGTTGCCGATGTTTCCGAACGTGGCTATGACATTCGTCATGTTCGCGTACACACCGATGATGTTTCCTCTGACGTCGGTATTTATCGTGGACGGTATCGTAGCGGTGGCGGTGATGCCGGTCAGTTGGGATCCGTTTCCGATGAAGAATCCATTTCCAGGAACGGTGACGTTGCCGGCGTTGAACAGCACGTTACCGATGTTTCCGAACGTGGCTATGACATTCGTCATGTTCGCGTACACACCGATGATGTTTCCTCTGACGTCGGTATTTATCGTGGACGGTATCGTAGCGGTGGCGGTGATGCCGGTCAGTTGAGATCCGTTTCCGATGAAGAATCCGTTTCCAGGAACGGTGACGTTGCCGGCGTTGAACAACACGTTACCAATGTTCGCGAATGATGCGATAACATTCGTCGTGTTCGAGTAGTTTCCGATGATGTTTCCTCGAATATCTGCGGATAATACAGACGGGATGTTCGCAACTGCCGTCGACGTGACTCCAGTTATGAATGCCCCATTTCCGATGAAGTATCCGGTGCCTTGTGCAGCGATCACATTACCATTTTCGAACATCACGTTCGAAATATTCGCAACATTCGATACGAACATATCATTGAAAAAGTGATTCGCCGGAGGTACGAAATACGATCCCATACTCAGTTATTTGATATATAAAAATGTTATTTTTATGACATTTTTATGATCGCTTTATGTTCGTGAATATGTAATCTTTTCTCCTAATTTTTTTTCGGTTAGTTTAAGAGCGTTGGTGAACGATGGCTCCGACCATAGCAACCATCTCGACCAAAAACCAGGAGAGTATTTTCCCGAACGAGTCCAGTCCTCTCGTTTCCGATGTCTGTCGACATAACGTTTCATTCGTTCTGGATCTTTGTGAGACAAAAAATCCTCATATCCTCTGGCTCCGAAGCGAATCGTTTTTACTTTTTTTCTATTCTTATCGTAAAATATTGCCTGAAATTTTTTCGGTCCCGACTTTAATTTCGTGAGTGTTACAGGCATTATTATAATTTTATAATATATTATTTATCATAATACCAAATAAGTCCATTTTTACATGGAATTTTAAAATCAGGATGTGATTCAGCACTCGCTTTTATATATAAGTGATGTGTTCTTGGTCTGTGTTTACCACATGTTTCTTCACTTGCACGTTTCATAGTTGTGAACAATATTTTATGTCCATCATCATTGATATAATATACTGCTCCTATCATTTTAGGTCGTTCTTTTTGAGCGTTTCTTTTATCAATATTTTCAAATTCCCATCGAATTTGTTTACCATTCAACTTACCAGCGTGCCATCTATTATGACGAGCACAATCAGATATATGACTTTGCTGTATACCTGTTTTATCAGAAGCATCTGTTGCAGAATCAAATCTAAAAATGGGATTTTCATTCGTATAATCTTGATCAAAACCAATTATAGGATATTCCTTAGGTAAAATATCGTAATTCCATGGACGTTCTGGAGGATCATATTGAACATCATATCTGTCTTTGTCAATATAAACTTGTTTATGATGACTAGATTCAGCTAAAACACCAGATATTCTACCAGCAAAAATATTGAAATGATTGGCAGCATCTACAATCCCTGTGAATTTTAATGACTCACATGTATCAATATTCAACATAATTATTGATCTCTTGATTTCTTCCGTTATAGGTAACATATCGTACATCCACTCAGTATCATCCGTTGTTTTTTTAGCAGTGAACCATGCATTGTGTTTTTTACTAAAAGTTTGTCGAGATGAATTTGTATCTCTGAAAATCTGATATATATTATGTGGATCTGTATCAATATATTCTGCTGCTTCACCAACCCAGTCAAAAAAAAGTTCTTCCTTTGAAGTTAAGTTTAGAAGTTTTATGGGATATGAAGATGCATGTTCTGAACCACTATGTGTAGCACCACCATCACCTCCTTTTGTAGAATTCAAACCATTTTTGAAAGAATTATATTTTGCTATTCTTAAAATTTCTTCATCCTTTGCTTCTTCTCTTGTTAACTTATCTCGTAATATGACTTTTTTGAATGTATCAAATCCATATTTTCGTATACAATTATATAGTTTTTTGCTTGATGTATATTCCTCATTTTCAGTATTTTTACTATGTGTCCACATTCTTTTTGTAAAATTATTAGTATAACCGATATATAAATATTTATTTTTGTTTGACTCATATTCAAAAACTAATTCTTTCTCATCCGACATATACAAATATTGACTTTCTATGAATAATGCGTATACAAGATAATTTGCCATTTAATATTATGAATTTTCACGAAGCATCTTATTTAAATTATATAAATGTCGATATGAGATAAATGACTAATGACACTCATCGTTTCATATCCTCGATCACCATCATTCTGACGAGTTCCTCGAGAGACGTCTTCGGTTTCCATCCCAGTATTTTCTGCGCTTTCGATGCATCACCAACCAATAGATCAACTTCTGCAGGTCTGTAGAAATCCTTGTTTATCCTCATGACGACATCTCCTACTTTCACATGAGAATTTTCCGGAGCCGATACGACGGTCGCGACTTCGTTCTCATGTTCTCCAGAAAATTCGACGACGATGTCGAGAACACCGAATGCCATTTTCACGAACTCACGAACGCTCGTTGTTTTCCCTGTTGCAATCACATAGTCATCCGGAGTATCTTGTTGCAGCATCAACCACATTGCTTCTACGTAATCCTTCGCATATCCCCAATCTCTTTTGGCATCTATATTACCGAGATACATGCATTTTTCGACACCATTGAAAATATTCGCGACCACCTTCGTGATTTTACGAGTCACGAACTGATGGCCTCTGTTGGGACTCTCGTGATTGAAACAAATCGAGTTGCATACATACATGTTATACGACTCACGGTAATTTTTACAGATCCAATAAGCGTACAACTTTGCAACACCGTAAGGGCTTCGAGGATAAAACGGAGTATTTTCCGTCTGAGGAATTTCTTGCACTTTTCCATACAACTCTGACGAAGACGCTTGGCAAATTCGAGAGTTGACACCCGATATACGAACGGCGTCTAGTAAACGCAAAACACCGAGAGCATCTACGTTTGCAGTCACCTCGGCTTGATTAAAACTGTCATGAACAAACGATTGTGCGGCCAAATTGTAGATTTCGTCCGGACGAATCTTGGTGATTATATGAATCAAACTAGACGAATCGGTCAGATCTCCATGAACGATGTTGATACCTTGTTTTTTTAATTCCTCTACTCGAGGATTTTCGCTCGACGTATGACGAACTAGTCCGTACACAGTGTATCCTTTGTTCACGAGGAACGGACATAGATACGAACCGTCCTGACCGGTCGCGCCAGTTACTAGTACAACTTTAGATGTCATTGAGATTTACTCGCATCGATTGTTAAGTTTATAACAAACGTATGTCTTTCTTGGTTTTCTTTACGAGCTGAATGGCTTCTTCGACTTTCTTGGCAAACATTTTCGTTCCCACGAGACGAAGAACTTTCTCCCGGTAATCAATCACATTTTTCCGCATTTCCTCGACACGTTCATCGCTCAGCATATCGAGAAGTTCTTGAAGTTGTTTTCCCGTGGTTATATTTCGTTTCTTCAGATCGAAATATACTTCACCTTCCGGAATAAGATCTCCGAGTTCGTCATACATGTTTCCGTAATACAAAGGAATGCAACCAGCACCGAGAGCATCATAAAATTTCTCCGACACGTACCACTCGGCATCACAATTTTCTACGATGATATCAAACACAAAATTAGATTTCAGGTCGATAGATGAATTTTCGTCATGATTACGATGTTTCGCATGTCCCAACTTGATTTTTTCTCCATCTGCAACTTCATCCCAGTTTATACCAAACACAGTGACATCCTCGAGTCCTCGTACGAGATCCTCTCGAAGATAATCGAGACACCTCATGTGAACACCATTGATGGAATAATCTCGTGTTTCGAACAAATAAGGACGTCGTTCGAGAACCATACCGGCACTTTTTCCGATACCCTTGTTGGCTCGAAGCAACGATGTAGCATCCAGTGGATCATCGAGATCACCATGATGTGTATTATGTGGAGTGAATACGGTGGAAATGTTCTCGTTGTCAATGATAGGTTTGAAATATGTCAGTACAACATCAAAATGCTGCATGAGCCAGTTCGAGTTCCACTGGCCTTGATGACGCACGTTCGGAGATTCCAAAGTATACACGATTCGATGTAGATCCACTCGCTCCTTGAAAAATTCCATCGGGAGATCACCGGGATTACACAAATTTATCATCACCGTAGCTTTATCGGGAATGTTCGGAAAGTTCGTGTATCCATTAATGAGATTATATCTACCACCATTCATACCATCGAGTCCCTTGAGCAGTGTCATCTGCCACTCATCCAACACGTAACTACGGGTTTTGTATTGTCTTCTCGCCTCCATGAAATCTACAGTCGCCTTTTCAGAAAAATGAAACACATAAATGTCTTCATATTTTTCGAAATCGTAACCGAAAATAGAATTTCCTTGAACGAAGAAATTGTTCGTAACGGACAATCCGGTAGACCCGATTCTATAATTAAGTGAATGTTTCCTGACGACTCCGTATGGTGCAGACGAAAGAAGACATTTACACAGCTCTCTATCCGGTTCTGGCCTTCCATCAGGATCTCTGAATCGAGCATTCCACGCAGGAGATACGCTGATCGCCAAATCTCTATTGATCATGTAGCAGCTTGTATCAATGAGATAATCTCCACGTCCTGCAACGGTGTGGGAAATACCCCCGAGAGATTCGCAATTGTCATAACCAATTAGATTTCCATTGTTGTCAATGAGTTTTCGCAGACAATAAGACCATTTTGCGTTAGGAGTAGAAATAATACTAGAAACCAAATCCTTGAAGTGCTTTGGTTCGACAATATTATCGTCGTCTAGATATGAAATGTAGTCTGCGTTGATTATCCATGGTATACTACCGAACACACGATGACCGTTCCAACCCCCGCTACCAATGTTATTTGGTAAAGCAAGTTTAATAACGGGGTGTTTGTGCCTATACTTTTCGAGAATCATATCAACCTTCCCTTCGTGCTCGCGACCATCAACGATAATCCAATGTTCGATGTTTGGAAGTGTAGAAGACTGCACACTCTTGATACAAGCGTCGAGAAACTTACCACCTGTGGTGGGGGTGATAACAGCAATTTTGGGAATTTTCATCATACGCCGGTGGTGGTTGACAAGATTATACATAACGCCGTTTTCATCTAGGGCGTCAAGTTCAACGGCACCGCCAGTAGGTTGAGAAATTGAACACGGAGGGTCTTGTTTTCCCCATTGGGAAACATCCCTCGAAAATGTAACACGAGGATGTTCCGAAGCCATTATACTCAAAATAGACTGGTCATGACGAGTGTCAAAAATTTCACCATCTCTCCCTTCATCGTTGATAATATCGAGGTTCAGGCAATATTGTAAATATTGATCAACGAATGCACGAGTTTCAGGCGAGTTTTTGTATATCTGGAACGACGCGTTGAGCTGAATTTCCTCAGCTACAGTATTACCGGCGCCCATACTATTGAACACACTCTTTTTGGTCCAACGTCTGTTACGATAATCATTTTTATTGTCTGACCAACCTCCGATACGGCACAACACGATGGGATTTTTGTTTTCTACGTGGTCAATGTATGGTTTAATAGAACGTTCGAAATACATAGTAGAATCACAATACACTACCACATCACCGTCCGGCAATTGGTTCATCACGTTTCGAATAAGAAATGGTTTCCACGCCCACCATCCAAAACCACGTGAATTTTCGAAATGGTTTGGATATGTGTCCATGAGCCACTCGATATCCTTCTTTTCAAACACGCGAAACTCATCAAAATTTCCAGTGGTCAAAGCAGAGTGGCGAAGAACCGCTGCGGAACCGAGATACTGTTCCGTGCCGAAGGTAATGCCTACGATCGTCATAACTATAATACAATAATACAATTCTTTAAATTGTTATACGTAATTTGTCGATACAAAACAAACGATATTTGGCCATATCAACTTTAATAATTTAAGGATATACTTTTTAAAAAATCAGTTATGGACTACGAACTTCTACAAACTCTTCGCGAAAGTGCAATTGCAAATGTGAGAGTGTATAATCAATACAAACAGATGAACAGAGAATATTACAACGGAAGTAGATATTTTACATATGCATTACTTCTTCAGAATAATAAAATTTACGTCGGAGACACATCGAACATTTATTCGCGTCTCATGAGTCACTTTGAGATGAGCGAATCGTCCGCAAAATGGGTGAAGCTGCACGGACCTGTGAAGAGAATCCTCGAAATCACGTACGATGCTCCACCAGGGGCGGAACAAGAACGAACTCTTGAATATGCAGATATTTTCGGATACGAAAACGTTCGAGGTGGTTATCATTGTCGTCTGAACATGCAAAATCCTCCGCTATCTTTAGAGAACTTCAAACGTGGACAAATGACACATAATTTTATGAATCGCGATGAGATTCGACAGATCGAATTAGATATTCGCAACATCATACTAGAAAAAAATGACAAATGACACTCATATCAACAATATACACATAAATACTCATCAAAGTGTAAGAAATGTAAATTCAAATATGTTTTATGTTCCTTCCGAACTCGAAAGAGGCAGATGCTATTGTGAAGTTTCGAATCTTGTTCATGATGTAGAAACAGGATTCGAAGTATGCACGACTTGTGGTGTAGTTGTTGATTCGATCCTCGACGAATCTCCCGAATATCAGTATGACGATCGAGGACACGACATTGGATATCATGGACAGCAAGGCGCATCTCTCGGGACAGTCATGGACACGAATAACAAACTCACGAAGCGTCTAGAAGCGTCTCTTGCAGACACCTCTGATATGATCTTGTACGAAATCAAAAATGTTGCAGAGCAGGTGTGTCTAGCGATACACATCAGAGTTCCACATATAATTCACGACACGGCTGTCGAGATCGCATCTATTCATCGAGAACGAATTTATCTTTCTGGTAGGAAGAAAATAGCATCGATCGCAATGGCGGTGTACTTTGCGTGTAAACTTCATGGTGCCGATAGAGAAATACGACTGTTTTCGACGTCGTGTTGTATTGACATGAAGCTGCTTAACTTCGCAATCAAGTCGATAAAGGAGCATCTGAAAGACACTAAATATATCATAATTTCGAACAGCGAAAACAAGTATCATGCACTCATTACACAATTCACGGAACGACTGAATATCTCGACCGAAAATATCAAAAAATTACGACGCAATAGCAATATCATGCTCGACAACATATCGGACATCTTTGATACGGGTAAAAAGCCACGTACAATCGTGGCATCGATTATTTGTATATGTGCGCTCACGAATGATATGAATCTCGACTTGAAAGAAATTTCGAGAGCTACGAACGTATGTTCACAGAGCATCAGTAAGTGCATTTCGTATATGAAAAATAAATACAATATCGATTTTTAAAAGTTTAACAAAAACTATGTAATAAAAATTACATGCTCAGTTTCAAAAACTCAGGAAACACGTGTTGGTTCTCTTCTGCACTTCATATGATACTCCATATTCCACAGATTGCGAATATGTTGCGACACGATATGTTCGATAAAATGCTCGTACAAAAAAGAAAAAATGCACATTTTTTTTCAATTGAACTTTCGCAGATCGCAAAGATGTATTGGTCGAATTTTGAGTTTGAAAGACAATTTGATGCAACAAATTTGTTGATGTTATTCGCGAAAATCAACAGAAATTTTGCAGGAAAAAAAATGTATGATGCGTCGGAAGCTTTCTTGGCAATGCTGGAAACTCTCGAAATGAGTTTCGTCATGAAATCGTTCTCATTGGATCATCCAGTATCATTCGAAGGATGTGATGTCGACGCATGGAAACAACACATCGAAAAAACAAATAGTAGTACTTTCTTGTGCGACATTCTTCTCGGTCAATCCGAACAAAAATATAACGACAGTATAACTTATGAACATTTTACTGGTCTCACGTTATCGAATTGTGATTCCGTCGACAAAGGTATAACTAATTATCTTCACGATGGAGATATCACGAGAAGATTCACCAGACTGCCAATGATACTTCCGATCATTTTTCAGAAATCTACGATGAAGGAATTTATTCATTATGACGTTAGTCTCACGATTTCTGATGTTCATTACAAATTATTTGCCGTTTTGATTCACGATGGAAACGAACATGGAGGTCACTGGTATATGTTCGGTTCGCATCACGATAAGTGGTTTCTTTTCAACGATGAAAATGTCTCGCAGATTCATAACATCGACCAGATTATTCAGAAAAACGCTATTTTAATATTGTACAAACGTGATGTTAAATGACAATTGAATCATATCTACAAAATTATCAGATTAAGGAACGCTCTCACGATGTTGTAAACGAACTGAAATAAGTTTTCAATCCTCCGATTATTCCCAGCGAAATAAGTTAAGAACCTCCTCGATTGCGATGTTCTCCTCGATGTTCAACATCGTTTTATCGTACGTCAACCGATCATTCGCCTGATTCTTATCGGTTCGTCCTTGAACGAACTTCCAGGCTCCATCGATAAATGCACATTCTACAATTGTTCCCCTGTTCCAATATCCATCGAGTTTTCCAATGGAAACATTCTTTCGCAGTTTTGGGTCATAGATGCCTATCGTTCCATTCTCGTTCATGATAATGAAATCAATCGTATGATGAGTAGATGGTTTTAGTTTGAAAAGATTGAAGTTCCGTCCGTATACTACAGGATCCTCGACACTCATGATGATAATGCCATCGGTGTGATAAATATCACTAGACGTTTCGAGATGATTTTTGACGATCGTTCGGTGTTCGATCGGAATCCAATTCTTATACCGAAGAAGTATGGGATCCTCCGAAACGTTCTTGAAATCTTTCAGTGATCTCTTCATCGCGTACATTCTGCTCGCCAGATCCATATGACTGACTGTGATTCCACTCACGATGACTGCATCGAAAAGAACGAACACGAATTTCTTCTCGAAACGGTCGATACATAGTTCTCCATCGAAAATAGTTCCTTGAAAAAGCACTTTCGGAATGTTTCGAAACGGAACAAGATACATAGTCATCGATCGATCGACGATCACACATATCTTCAGACCATGCATCCGAGTGAACAACATCACGAATCGAATGCCATCGGTTTTTTCAGATATGACGTACTTGTGTTGTTTCAGTTTCTCAAAGTCCTTTCGTTCGATGCTAACTGGATTGGGACCCGGTAGTCTCGGAACTTTGTGATCGTCGAGAGACAGATCCTTCATCACTCGAAGGATTTCATCTCGCGATTCTCCTGTGACTTTATGCAATCGCATCGTCTGATCATTCAGAGTCATAGTAGCAGGTTCCGTCGAGATACTCATTTTGTTTGGTTTGTTCATCGAGTCTTTAAGTTTATAATGATATATTCGTCATTAAAACTTGGATCAAATGACACTCATCATATCGACAAACTCAGTATTAATATCAAGTCATCGTTGCATTATCAACGATGCGAAGTTTCATACTGTTGTGTCTCTTCGCACTCGGCCTCGCCAGACCGATACCGTCGTCTCAAGATCCTATCGATATCAAGATCACATCTACTTTCATCACAGATATTAAAAAACGTGTCGGTCTTTCCAATCTAAATTATGCGGATTCCGACAGACGTAGATCACCAGGATATAAACCATTTAACGACGTGATGTCGAAGATGAATCCGGGAATTCTTCGGTTTCCCGGAGGTCTCGAAGCATCGAGTTATCTATGGGCGTCCGCTCCATCATGGATTCCATCATCACACGCTCCTGCATTTATCAATAGTTCGAGATGGCCGAATAATATGCCGAGTATCGTTCAAAATAACACATTTATTGATGTCATGAATTTCGATGAGTTTATGGTCATTGCAAACAATACAAATGCGGAAGTCACTATCGTCATAAACTTCGAAAGCATGTACACACCGGATGGGCCGACGAAAGAAATTTTGTTGGAAACGGCTCGACAATGGGTGATATATTGCAAGAAAATGAATTACACAAACGTAAAGTATTGGGAAATTGGTAACGAGTCCGACATGCCGAGTACCTATAATGGAAGACCAGCCGATGCACTCGTATATGCCAATGACGCAGCTGATTTCATCAGAGTGATGAAACAAGAAGATTCATCTATTCTCGTGGGTATCAATGGTTCTAACAAAACATTCATCATGGAAATGCTGAATATTGTCGGAGAATTGTCGGATTTCTTCGTGATTCATGAATATCCTCTATGGCGTTTTTCAGACGGATATCTGAATTATGTGAATGATGATGATTCTTATGATAATAAGTATGATGATTTGATGACCATGATCGAATTTTCGAATATGAGTAGATCAAAAAAGGATTCTATGTTCGTCATGAACACCGAGACGAATGCTATCGATTGGTCGTTCATAAAAAATAACGATGGGTGGGGTGGAAATGATGTCGGACATGGAATTGCACTCTTCGATCTTATCGGAAAGTCGATGATTCTATCAAGAATCAAAGGCGTCCTCATATGGACGACTCACTGGGTAGATGCTCCTTCGAACATAACGGACAACTATGTGATTTTAACGGAGACGAACGATTACATGGCGACAGCTTATGGAGTTCTTCCATGGAGTCATGCTGGCGATGGTAGAATGCTTGACGTGATTTATACTTCGGAAAAAATCAGAGTATATGCACTAGAAAATGAAAATGGAACTGTCATACTCATCTCGAACATCATGAACTACGAAGTTCATATCAATCTGGCGATCGAACAACAAAAGAATATATCATCAATATATGTGTATCATGGGGAAACAGATACATCAACGACATTTTCTATAATAGAAATGCCTCATACAATTCCTACCACATTATTGCCACTCAGTATCACCGTAATTCGCATGGACAACGAGAGTATGCCAGTGCTTTGATTGTTTAATTTATATATGTAAACGATAAAAAATGTATACTTTGTGAAACATCGTATGAATTTCACAAAGTGATTTACTTGATATGAAGAGTTTATTTACATGAATAAATTTAAAAGGTCGTCACAGATTTGGCGAGATTCCTAGGCTTATCCACGTTCTTTCCAAGCTTAATCGCCACGTAATACGAAAGCAATTGCATTGGGATAGTGTGAATTATAGGAGAAAATTCTTTGGATACAAACGGAACCTTGACGACGTGAAGGCGTTCCTGGGGTTCGATGTTCACATACTGGTCTACTATGGCGTATACAGTAACGTTCCTCGCTAGCACTTCGTCAATATTCGCTTTAATATGGTCTAGATAAGCGTGGTCCGCTACGGTTACGATGACGGGGATTTTATCGTCGAGGAGTGCGAGGGGACCGTGTTTCAACTCGCCTCCCAGGAACCCCTCTGCGTGAATATACGAGATTTCTTTGAGTTTCAACGCACCCTCAAAAGCAACTGGTGCATTCAGTCCTCTTCCAAGGAAGATCGCAGATTTTGCATTGCAAATTTCACCAGCCCAGTGTTTCATTTCGTCATTTGTCAAACAAATAACTCGTTCTATTGCCTGTGGGAGGTCTCCCAGCAAATCATCGGTTTTATTTGCCAATACGTTTGCCAGAATGTACAGTACTACGAGCTGAGAGGTAAACGCCTTCGTTGATGCCACTGACACCTCGGAACCACATTTCGTGATGTACTTCATAATGCTCTCACGAACAAGAGTGCTCTTTGGTGAATTGCAAATGCACAATGTATAAATCATCCCTGCGTTTTGGGCCCGTTGCAAAGCCGCTATCGTGTCCGCAGTTTCACCCGACTGTGAAATAGTGATTACCAATGTGTTCGCTCTCGGAATAGTAGGTTCATATTCACTCGCGATATGAACATCCACGGGGATTTTCGCGATGGTCTCTATCCACTGTTTTCCTATGAGACCGGCATGATAACTGGTACCACAGGCCAGTATCAAGATGTTATCTATTTTTTGGAAGATTTCGTGCGCCAAATCGCCGAATATTTCTGCGTAAAACCCTTTGTTTCTGATAGTGTTTAGAACGCTGATTGGTTGCTCATTAATTTCCTTAATCATGTAATGATCAAAGTTATCAAGAGACATACTAGTTTGTTCCATTTCTACGTCCTCGACTTCATACTCGATCTCATTTCCATGGGAGTCGTAAATGGTCATGCTCCCTGGAGATAGTTCTGCAGAGCATCCATCTGCGATATACACGACTTGATTTGTAGGCAAAGCCAACACATCAGATGCGATGTAATAAGCATCATCTGTTCCAATTCCGATCACGAGAGGTGATTTTTGTTTTGCTACTACTATTTTACCGGATTCTTTGTGACACATAACGGCGATTGCGTACGACCCCCTCAAGTGCTTGACGGCCGTCTGAACGGCATGTAAGATATTCCCATCGTATTGAGAATCAATCAGATGCGCGATGACCTCTGTGTCCGTTTGACTGTCGAACATGTATCCAAGGTTGGTGAGATATTTTCTGATTTGCTGATAGTTTTCGATGATACCATTGTGAACCACCGCAACACGAGCCTCATGTCCAGCGATTCCGCGAGAAATATGCGGATGAGCGTTCACCACCGATGGAATTCCGGTCGTGCTCCATCGAGAGTGAGCGATGCACACCGGAGAAGATTCGGTGATCGTTTTCTTACGTAGATCGTCGATACCATCGATCGAACGAATACGCTCGATCACACCGTTTCCAGAGTACGCAATACCACATGAATCATATCCACGATATTCCAGTTTCTGGATGCCTTCGATCGATACTTCGATAGAGTTGTTGTTAGACACGCATCCGAAGATACCGCACATTTTGGTATGTTGTGATTTACATCGGTTTTGTATTTATAAATATCATGTTGTCGATATGAGATTATTCTTTATAAATGACACACACACACACACACACACACACACACACACACACACACACACACACACACACACACACACACACACACATTGACACTCATATTGACTCTTTCACAGTAGTCTTTCCCCATTTAATTTTGTAAGAAGTTGAGAAAGTATAAATAAACATCGACAAACAGACCCATGGAGCTCCGATAATAAAAACGATAAATTGCAGTGGAAAATACTTCTTTTCTTCAACTGGAATCGCGGGAGACCATACAGCAATGCTCAAGTCGATTATCCAGTTCGCAATCATTGTAATACCGAAATATAGCATCGTGATTTTGAAATCTGTGATGACTATGAACAATAGCATCACAATAGAAAACACATAAAATGGAATGCATGCCAATACAAACCCATCGACAAGTCCCCAGAATCGTTCAAAAATATTCGTATTCACAGATAATGCCATGAATGCTTCATTGAAAGAAGCGCCGAGAGACCAGCGACGACGTTGAGATAAGAACACACTCAAGCTTACTGGAGGTGTAGTAAAACTTACTGCGTCAATAACTTGGCGAAAACGTAACTTATTATTAATACGTAGTGCCTCAAGACAATGTCTACGGTCTTCGGAGAAGAGACTGACCAACAGGCTGTACAAAATATAGTCATTAGGTGGTGTATTGAATTTCTTTAGAATTTCAGTGGTGCATGTTGTGTTTATACGAAGAATTTGAAAAGCACCTGATAGACACGAAACACGTTCATAAACTCGTGATTGAGCCATTCTACGAATATGTTGTGCGATCGCATATTCGATACGCTGATACCATACCCAGAATCCAGATTTGACATTATCTACATGAATGTAACCAACAGCACCATCTGCTCCAGAACCATCGATATCATTCAGCATTTTAATGAATGCATCTTTCTTATAATGTGTGTCAGCATCTGTACCAATGATATATTCGGCCTTTGGCATATTGTTATTCCAAACGTTTATCAGTTGAGGTTTCATCTTCAGAGCATAGTCAGAAGTGTTATTCAACTGATTATATGCAAGAGTTCGAACTATAACAAGAGAATCACGCTTACCAACATTTCTCTTCTTGACAATTAGGATGTAATTGATATTATTCCACACACCCTTTCTGAGTTCAACATCATTAGGTTCATTTCTCCAATCATGATAAGCCTCTGAAATGTCAAAAGAAATACCATCGTCAAAAATTTCTCGTGCTGCGGCAGCTGCCTCAAAATCACCATCACAAATAACTACTATAGTGTTACTATCTTCTATTTCATTTTGTTCTTTGACTGAGTTGAGAGTATTTAGTAATTCGGTCTTATCTTCGCGATACGCGGGCACCAAAGTGAAGAATTTCTTTGTCTTGTCATAAACGAAAGGATGTTTTTCCTTATAGTAACCAAGTTTAAGAATGGCAAACAGAATGTTGATCAGCACATAATACAACTTCATCGTAACAGGAATCATTAGAATAATAGTGTAAATCCACCAATATCCTTCTTTCTTGAAGATGATTGATGTCGAAATCAATGCACCATTGAGAGCTATTAAAAACAATGCGAGAATTAACGATTGTAGCTTTACGACGAAACTTTGTAGGTCCATTTTGTTTGATTAAAATAATTTGTTGAACTCTCTTAAATATATTATTCTATAGTCACAGAATAAAATGACAAATAACAAATGACAAATGACGCTTATATCGATACATTAATATACATATATCAGTGTGTATATATCATATACAACACAATCAATAACATGGTGTTCTCACTATTACTGACTACAACTCTTTTCGTATTCGCGAATGCATCTAGACGATTGAAACAAATCACAAATGATAATTATATTGTACCTTTTGTCAATGATATTTACAATTCTACACTTGTTTGGAATGATGAGTTCGTTGGTAACATAGTTGATTCTACAAAATGGACATATGACATATCTCCGGCCAATTATAACATGAAAGATCAACAACAAGTTTACACAACGAACGAAACTAATGTACGTGTTTATAACGATAATCTTGAAATTACTGCACTAAATGATAATGGATATATTACTTCAGGATGGATCGATTCTCGTCGTAAATTCGAATTTTTCCCCGACGTTGATAATGGCATCAACGGTGTATTACTAGAAACTCGTCTGAAACTTCCTCATCCAGGGCAAGGTTTCTGGCCATGTGTATGGCTGAATCCTAGTAACATTTCTAGATATGGTGCTTCTCCTGGGTCTGGTGAAATTGATTTGATGGAAACTATCAACGATATGAAGATTATGTATCCTACTATGCACTGGGGTGGCCCAACTCCCGAAACAAAAGGTAAAGCTTGGGATAAAATTGTACCTTCTTCTGAAAATTGGGCTGATGATTATCATGTGTATTCTCTTTATTGGGAGGTTGACATCATTACCATGTTTATTGATGGTGACGAAGTCCTTCGAGTTCGTTCTAAATCTGTAGACCCAAACGGATGGTTCACAGCATATCCTGATGCTGGTGAAAATGCTCCATTTGACGCCCCATTTTATATTATTATGAATTTTGCAATTGGTGGTAATTGGCCAAATCCTTCCGATGATACCACCGTATTTCCAGCAACTATGTACATTGATTATGTTCGCGTATTTTATACATAAAATACTATAAATCAATTATCACAGTATACAAAAAATAAAATGTAATACAAATGGTCGAAGTTAACTCGAAAGGTCGAGAAATTCTTACAGGGCCACGTGGAGGAAAATATGTTATCGGTCCGAGTGGAAGAAAAATCCCGGTGAAAACACTTAAAAACAAAAGTCCGATGATAGAAACTGGTAAGATTAATGCAAAGAAACGCGTCGTTTACAAAGATTCTAAAGGTCGCATGTACGTCAAACCAGGAGACAAAAAGATATATGTAAAGAAACTATTCACGCCTAAAATCATACGCGAACCTGTCATCCCACCCGTTCAAAACAAAAATGCCATAGTGAGAAAAGTTGCAAAAATATGGAAACAAAAGGTAAACAATCGTTTGAAACCTCTCAGAAAAGGCAGAAACTACGACCCGAACGTATTCGAAATGGTAGCCCCTAAAATCAATATCCAGCCAACAAATACAGGTGCTTTCAAAAAAGTGTATTCGAATTTCATGTTTCCTATACAGACAGCGAAAGGTAAACGCATAGATTCACGAGCAGTTATCGCAACTCGAAAAGATAACATACGACACGTTGATTATCTCGCAGATCAAACGGATTACCTAAAAAATATGAATATTTACGACTTGATGACCGTAGCCGCGTATACGCATTACTCACATTGGTGGCTTGGACCATACCAACGCTCCGGAAGGATACTCGTTCAGTTTTCAAAGTTCAGACAAGACATGATATTCCCATTGTTCCCGCAAATGGAATCTATAATAGATGCAGGATACGACGTTTTGAAAACAAACAAAGTCGCGGAATTCAAACCGTATATAACAGCGTTCACAGAATCGAAAACTATCGTTGACAAGTATTTTATTTATATCTCACTTGCTCAAGAAAACGTGTTCTCGAATGAAGCCCTCAAACTCGCGTTACAGATGTATGTTAACGATTTCACAAGAATCATTAATGATTCACCGCCGGTTACAGAACCGTTGGTCGTGTACAGAGGAATTTCAACGGATGTTCTCAAAGAGAAGAAGGGTTCGATTTTCAAATCAAAACAGTTCACATCAACTGCGTATAATGTTGAGCAGGCCGTGAAATACTCGACCGGAAACCCTCCACATTTACAACGGATAACGATATCACGAGGCAAACATGCTTTGTTCATAGCCCCTGTGAATAAATTCGGTGATTACGGGGAATATGAGGTCGTTCTTCCACCATGTGACTTTCAAGTAACTGGCAGAAATCGGAAGATGCGTGTGTTGGATAATAAACGGTTCAAATTTTATCGAGTCACAGATTTGAAGATGTTATGATTTACATATATTAAATATGACAAGAATTATAATATGTCAAATCTAGTTCTGGTAATCTATATACTATCATATCATTATCAGATACTAAATGAATGTGTTCTAATATGAAAATAGGGTGTTTTCCTTTTAGATAAACAAGGAGATTCGATTTATCATAAATGACTGTTCCAAAACCAGCTTCATATTTATAATCTTTGCTCACAACATACCCAAAAAAGTCTCTAGGCATCCAGTGAAACTTTGGCTCGCAACCATGATATTTCGTCATATAAAAATCAGAATCATTAAGATTAACCCCATCATGTGTTACACTATCAAGTATTATTGTATCGCGTTGTTTACAATAATCATAAATGAGCTTGCCAATTATAGGATCGTATTCTTCCTCTTTTTCAAAATCGTATTTTCTCACTTCTTCGTTCAAATGTTCAATTAACTTTTTCACTTCTGTTTTGAATTCCTCAAGAGAATCCATCTGGTGTACTATTCATTTATTTTAAGCTTTTGTATCTTCGTTCAATATACAAATGATCAGCAAGACACAATAATGTAATCATTGGGAATACTATATTCATAATAGAGATCATTTCCGTTCAGTTGATTGTCACATTCGAGATGCTCCTTATTTGCATCGACCATAAGTCCGAGATAAGACCCATACGTATAATTACCGAGCGTGAAGAAGACGTCTGTGTTTTTTTGTTGGACGATATCGTATGCAGAAAAATAACCGTGTTCGTCCGAAGCAGGAATGTCCAAATACATAGATTCACCATACGCGAGCGTCGAATACGGAGCACATCGGATATCGTACGATTGAGTCTTGTCGTCTGTGCGATACATATTGCCGACGATGATATCGTTTGTGCAATTATTTTCGATGATCACATGTTTATTTTCCGGACTCGAAGGAGCGGGAATAGGAGCATAACTCGGTTCCGAGACAGAACAAGGACGAGCGAATGCGGATGAGATGAAACTGATGCCGAACACGAACTTCCAGATAGACCCGAGCATCGTTGGTTATCAATCATGATCAGACACTTCCTTAAATTATTCGTGATGTCGATATACTCGTCCAGGATCAAATGACACTCAGAATGCACGAATCCACTGGTTCGCTATGATTTTTTCTCCGCTTTTCACGGGTAGCCCGGCGTGCAAAGTCTCTTTGTACAACTTCCTCGTTACCGGATCCGCCACCCAAAAGAAAATTGCTTTGCCTTTTTTCGGAATTATTTTTGTTTTGAGTGTCGGAAAATCGGTCTCACCACCCTCGTTCGGTTCCTTCAGATACACCATCAATGTGGCCAATCTTTGATCCTTCGGACATGCATCATCGCAGTCATCCCCATCGTAGTGGTGGTAATAATACTGTTCAGATTTATATCTGGCAACTTGAACATCTTCGAACTTATATTTGTCGATACAATGTCTTTTACTGTCTAAAAGTTCTCTCGTTTTATTCTGAATTTTATCGATCACATCATGTTCACCGGGGGCGAACCACGTCTGTTCGGAGTTACGACTCTTCGGGTCGAGTTTTATAGGATCATTTTCGGTTGCTCCACCCACCTCCGACTTGACGAATCCTTTATTTGAAGCGTCATTGATTAATATATCACATTCAACGTCCGTTAAAAAATCATCAATTTCTTCGTAGTATTTCTCATCACAAACACCAGTCATCGTTTCAAATCCTTCATGACATTCGAAATTTAATATCACGAAACAAGCCGTCACGAATAAAAACACCAAAAAGTATTCAGAAAACAATATAGTTTCCATTTATTTTACGTAATAATTTTATTTGTCATTTGTCTCAGTAACAAATGACAAATAAATTTAACTTAAATACACTTCATTTTACAATTGCAAACACAAATACAAAAAACTCAGAATATGTATGACCGAGTAAAACTCTTCGTCGACAAAGAAGAAACGAGCCTCGAAATGTTCACGACATTTCGAAAGACTCTGAAGAAACTACTTTCGAATGAATATATAAAACATTTCGATGAGGAACCATGTGGCATGAACACGAAAATTATGATGAAGACACTTCGTAATCGCGTATGCTACGATGGTATAACAAAGAATACGGATTTTGATATTCGAAGCGTTTCCCATATTGAAATGGGCTCCATCTTGGCGCACATGATATTTTCTGTATATACAATGATTTGTATGAGATATCAGCGAGTCAAACGTGACTCCTACAGATACAACAAATACGGTAGACATAGTATCGTTCGTAGTTTTCTATATGAGTTTATTGGCGTCATCGATGATGCTCCGATAAAATTTCATGCAGTAGACCGCATGACACGAGCACTTGATTACATAGACGCGGCAGAAGATAAGTTTCCATTCTGTTCAGTGGTGACAAAGGATCTCGCAAAGATCGACGCCTATTTCAACAAGATGTGGGGAATCAAAATGATCGACGATGATGATGACTCTGAATAATCTTGTATCGACAATTTATCAATTTAAATATACTATTGTAAAACATCGTATAGTAACTTATGGAACAACTCGATAATCTAAACAAAATAAATTCCAGACTAGAAAAACTCAAACACACACTCCAAGGAATCAATAAAAAAGATGTGGACACAACTGGTATCCGAATTGATAAAGACAAAAAGGTTCTGACGAAAGAAGAGTTTTATTCTGATGATTTCTTGCGAGGATATGTGCGATGCGATCATGTCGACGATATCGAAGTCGGCGACTTTGTCAGATACAAACAGAAACGTGATGGTGTTATTCGTTATCTGTGGGGTGGTCTCGTCACATATAAAACGCCAGAATACTTGAGACTGAAAAATGTGTACAATGGTGCGACTTGGTCGGTTCAATTGGCACATCCCGACATCAGGAATATTTTTTACGTCAAACAAAAAATGACCGCGGAAGACATCGACGCCTACACGGTTCTGTCCGACGAATCCAGAAGACTGATCGATTTGAACACTGCAACATCAATGGGACTGATAAAAGAAATCATTCACAGAGGAGACGGAGATCTGATTCTCGAAGCGGCAGGCGTGATCGCCGAGAACAACGATAAAACCATCATTTTCAAAAATACACGTGACTGATCACCCGTAAATCATCCACCTGCATTACGAATTTCTTTCTTCACAGCATCGACAGCGCGATCGACGAATCCCTTCGTCTCGGTAGGATACTTGTACACCACGTGGGCACCAGTCGCATAATTCTTCAATGCCTCCGCTCCCGATACCTTTTCGCCACGTTTGTGTCCAGGAAGATTCGGAGTTTTCAGGTCTTCGACGAGCTCCTTCGCGAACTTCGGCTGTATCACGTCCACGTTGTTCTCGATGGTACACGTGGCGTCGTTTATGAACTTCCTCGCGTACTTGTTCAATGTCGTCTTCACGACCTTACCTCCGAAATCTTTTTCATGCACCTTATCGTCTTCTACGTGGATGGCTTTTTCTCCCTCGGGTCGTATGATTCCGCGACCCTTCGTGTGGCGAAATATCAATGCGGGGATGTTCTCCGGCTGATACTCCCCGTTCAGATCTCTTTGAAATTGTGGCGACTTCAACGCCTTGTAAATGACCGTGCGAGTGTCGCCGTCGGGAACGATGAGATTGAACGTGATCTGTTTGTTGTCAATGTAATTATGATCTCCCTGAACCGTGAGATGATTCGATTGATTGTTGCTCACGTCTTTTTTTCTTACAAATTCTTCTGTTTCCGTTTTCATTTCGTGACCACATTTTGTTTTCTTATGCTTGTTTGCGTTGCTAGTATTTACGGTTTCATAACCACAACCACAAGTGTGTAGTTTGATGTCGTACGTTTTCATGTTTACCATACGATACTTACAGATCCTTAAGTTATTATTTTGGAAAAAAAAATATGAAGTATTAATAGTATTAATACTTATTTCACACGGCACATCAATTTTGATAGTATTAATACTTTTCTAAATTTTTTTTTTTATTTTTTTTTCTAGTTAGAGAAATTTTTTCGGATGTAACCATCTGTTCAGAACCCGAGAAAGTTCCACGGTTCTGAACCCGAGAAAGTTCCACGGTTCTGAACCCGATAAAGTTCCACGGTTCTGAACCCATGGTTCAGAATATTTCACTGGCATTGAATCGCCACACGGTGAAACACGGTCATAGCTTCGTCTGAGTGATGGATGCTCTCTTTTCCTCGTTCATCGTTCATACATCCCGCGGCTTTCATCGCATTCTTCAGCTTCTTTTCGTCCGCTTTGATGTTTGTCGATACGAAACACACGATCAATGGATTGCCAAATATAGAATATCTCGACTTTAGTTTTTTGATGTTCATGTCAGCTGTTCTCCCGATTTTTCCTCTGGTCAAAAGTTCTTTATCGTTGATGTAATACACCAATCCTGGAAAGTAGTCATCGGAATCGACATCACAAGTGTCGAGTTCTTTGTTGATGAGAAGATTCTTGAGCTTCTTGTTCTCGGTCTCTAGTTTCTTGTTGTTGGTTTCGAGATTCTTGATGTCGTTTTCTAGCTTCTTGATATCAATTTCGAGATTCTTGATGTCATTTTCGAGAATTTTAGAGTATGCGTCATCCGATAGTCGTTGTTGTGTCATAACATCTTCTTGAAGCAAGAATATCTTTGTTTCGTGTGTCATCTCATGACCACACGATGTTTTCTTATGCTTAGACGCACTGCCATTATTCAATGTTTTATATCCACAACCACACATGTAAAATGTAGTTTTATATGTATCGAGATCATTCATACTTATCATATGACACTTACAGATCATATTTAAATGAAATTTGTCGATATGAGATATAAATGACAATTGAGTAACCATCTGTTCATAATCCGAGTAAGTTCCACGGTTCAGAATCCACGAAATCGATTCATCGACGAGATGATGATTCTCTGGTTGAAGCACGAGATAAAATACTATCAGACAAGTCTTGAAGTTCATTGGTTATTTTTTCAGTTTCATCATCACATATTATAATATCATCACCGAGTATGTCAAAATTGATTAATGGTTTCTTACGGACATGACGGACGTTGCGGACGTGATTGTTGTTTCTGACATGATTGTTGTTGCGGACAAAATGTAGAGTGAACCGGAGTAACCTTAGTAGCAAGCGTGAATGAAAACATCTCAGTTATCACGCGTATATATTTATTTTTATAAAATAATTGAGTAATATAGCTTAATGTATTTTAAAAGTGTGTGGGGTAAAATAACAAATTTCTTCACGAGCATCCCGCAACCTCGGTGCGAATGTGAAGAATGTACGAGAACGTATCATATGGTTCGTTGGATGGCTCGTTATTGACGCACGAGTCGTCCATATAGTTCTGGACGACGATCTCTATAAAGACCCCAAAACGCACGATGATTTTCGAGAGCGTCGAGATCGAAAGTGTATTTTGTATATCCCTTGAGTTCGACAGGATTCGGGTCGACTCCGCCATTCTCTTGCGGAACGCCTCCGACTTGAGTCACGACTGCTCCGGTTCCGTCCGCGATGAAACTGCCACCGTAAAAATCGATCTCGCTGCCTCCGAGTTCTTCGTGACCGATACGATTCGCGACGATGACTGGAACGCCAGTTGCGGCGGCGTGTCCCGTGATTGTTCTCGCCCAATGAAGATATGTTTCGCCGTCGGGAAACTCGGGCTCCGTACCGATCGCGGTAGGGTACACGATGAAATCGGCGCCTTGTAGAGCGAGACATTTCGCCGCTTCCGAAAACCATTGATCCCAACAAATAAGCACACCCATCTTTCCGAATTTCGTTTCGAAAACTCTATACGGATTGTTGCTCGGCGTAAAATAAAACTTTTCCTCGTAGCATTCGCTCTGTGGAATATGCGTCTTTCTGTAAACACCCACGATGGAACCATCGGCATCCGCGACAGCGACGGAATTATAATAATTGTTTCCATCTTTCTCGAAGAAAGGAATCGGGATCACCACACCGAGTTCTTTGGCAAGATTAGAGAACATGTGTACGGTCCCGCTTTTGTTAACCGGTTCTGCGTGTTTGAAGAATTTTGGATATTGTATCTGGCAAATATACATCATCTCGAATAGTTCTTGCAAAACAATGACTTGAGCTCCATTTGCCGCAGCATTTCGAATCATTCGTTCGGCACGCTCTATATTTCCCATAACATCTTTGGTACATTCGAATTGCAGTGTAGCGATCGTCACTTTGCGAGTCATCGAAATGTGTCATACACGACACACGATAAATTATAAATTGTGTTTTGTCGATATGATGATAACTTAACATAATAAGAAATGCGATTTCAAATGAAGTCTGTATTTATTCATAGACCGATATATCGGCCGATGAGGATTTCCACGGTTAGACGTGTGAGTCCGATGTCCACGGATATCATTAATTCTTTTGGTTTTCAAAGCATCGTGACATCCGGAATCGTGCTCGTCTCGATCATGAGCATGGGCATCATTCATCTCGCCGAAAAAAGCGTCAAATCAGGTCGTGATTTCGACGATTCCGGATATGATGCTGACGATGATACATATGATGAATAACTTAAGAAAATGCGTATCGTATGTAACACATGAAGCTCGTGTTGGCACACAGACCGATGAGTGTCGTTCAGAGACAACGTAGAAACGTGATCGTTAGTAACGACATCGTCGAGAGCTCTCGGATTCTCGGACATTGTCTTACGGCAGGCGTAATGTTTTATACGACGTTGCAGTGGGCGCATTTTCGCAGACTTCGTATCGAAAAAGAGAGAAAAAATGACAAATGAGTATATCAACATGTGATCACATAAATTACAATACATTACGAAACATCATACAATATAGATTTCATGAAAGATATGCCACAGGAGAAACCCATATTGGTTGACGATTCTCTAAAATGCTATGTAGACAGCATATTGACACCTGAAAAATTCGTTTTGAAATCCGAAACAGATTCGAGTTCCGAAACAGATTCGAGTTCCGAAGAAGATTTTCCAGAATGGTTCGCTCCATTCGCCAAACGAATTTCAAAACTTGAAGACGAGTTCGAAGATGATCAATACGCGACATTTGAACATAACTTGAAACATCTGAAAGATTATATGAAACAGTTTGACGAATTGAGAGCCAAAGATGACATGATACGATCCCACAAAAATGAGATCGACGATCAACGAAGCACAATAAAATATCTCAAAAAAAAGATTGATGATCAACAATACGAGATAAAATCTCTCAAAGTAGAGATCGAACATAGAACCAAAATTATGACCGAAATGTATAACAAAATGAACAAATTTTATGGTATAAATAATGATACAAGATCTATGGAACGTTCGTTGTCGGCATGTTCTGTAGCATCGAGCGTCGGATCTAATTAAATAAACTTATGAAAATATCTTACGGTATCGTAATGAAGCTCGCCGAACTTACTCTCGAATCAGACGACTTTATCACGAGTGACAAATTATACGATTTTTGTAAATCAATGAAGTTCGGTGCGACATATGTAAAGACAGATTTCATCAAGTTCAGAACGTATCAATATATCGTATCGAATTCAGGATGGCGCAATGATAATAATATCGTATTTCTCGAAATCACTCCGGTGTTGGTTACCGGACACTCGGACTATGATATATCTGAACGCGAACTCGACATCATTCGGTTACCGAATCTACGAGCATGGTTTTGCCAAAATCGAAACATACAACACCCTAAAGTTATAGCATTTCCACTCGGGATCACGAACAAAGATGAACCGAATTCAGAAATCCATAGGATCATCGGAAACACCGACAGAATCCTCGAAGTGTCGAAGACTCCGAAAGACATCAAGAATCTCGTATATCTTAACATAACGGTGAAGAACTTTCCAGAGGAACGTCAGAAAATCATTGATTTTTATAATGATAAACCATGGGTTTCCGTAGGAAAATGCGAAATTACCGAAGAAGGACACAGGAAATTCCTCGAAGATATTTATTCGTGCAGATTTTGCTTTGCACCTCGTGGAAATGGAATCGACACTCATCGTATATACGAGTCTTTATATCTTCGAACCATCCCGATCGTGAAAAAACATATTGCTATGGAACAATTTACAGATCTTCCGATACTCTTTGTAGACAACTGGGATAACATAACTGAGGAATATTTAAATGAACAATATGACATAATTATGGCTAAAGATTGGAATTTAGATAAACTGAAAATCAATTACTGGTATCAGAAAATTCTCGAATACACTCAGTAACCTATATAAAGTATTTCGGTTCTCGGATTCTGTAAAAAATCTCGTATCGACAAAACAGCCTCGAAGTATCGCTCATCTCGGAGTCGTAACGCCTTGTCACTGCGATCGAAATTACCGATCGTTGGATTCACACGGATCCACGAGATGTGATGCTTCGGAAACGCGAGAAGTAGTTCGGTGCTCGCGAGATGCATACGAGCCTTGTCGCATTCTGGCTCATAATGCATGTGAGCGTTCTCGTCGACTTCGAGACATATCACGACGTCCGGAGTGATGATGATGCCGTCGATGAACGCGTGGGACTTCGACGTGTCGACGCATCTGTAATCGATGCGATATTCCCGTTGAGTCACGTCGATGTCGTGCTTGTCGAGGAAGCAGAAGAACGCGTGTTCGTCTTTCTTGCGCGACAGCCGCCGTGATTCGTCGGGATCGCACGAGAGACAATATTGTTTTCCATTGACAACCTGAGTTCTCACGGGACACGGAACACCATTATATCCGAGACATATTTTATTCTTGACGTCAATCGCATCTTCTGGTTTACACTCGGAGCAAAATTCCGCTTTCTCTCCCGGAAGACCATAAATCGGATATCCATTTCTACACTTGCATTTTTTATTCTTGACGTCGATAGCGTCTTCTGGTTTACATTCACTACAAAATTCAGCTTTTTGTCCCGGAAGTCCGAAGATCGGACGATATTTTCCACAGAGACATTTTTTATGAACGACATTGATCGCCTCATCCGGTTTGCACTTCTTGCAAAACTCCGCTTTTTGTCCCGGGAGACCGAGGTGTGGTTGAGATTTTCCACACTTGCATTTTTTATTCACGACATTGATCGCGTCTTTCGGCTTGCAATCTCTACACCATAGTCGTTTTGTTTCTCCCGGAAGATTGTAAATTGCCCATCGCCCACACTTGCATTTAGTCATTTATAAATTTACACAATACGAACTCCTTAAATTATTCAATGTGTCGATATGAATCTCCTGGATCAGATGACATTCCAGGTAGACCCCTCGACTATCCCGAAATACACGACAGGATCATCTTTCGAATTCTTTCTGGCTCGAGAATGTAATATCTTTTTCGTCTTAATTCGGTTCATTCCGACGAACCACATAAAGGAACTGTCGATACAATGAATCTCTTTTGCATGTTCGAGTAATTTTTTCGAATATATCATCGGAATATCTTTATGTTCACGACCGAGATACACACGATGAATCCCTTCGGGAAGATGACTTTCGTCTACGACTAATCCTCGACTTGGATCATCGTGAATAATTATGTATTCTGGATGCTCTTTGTAAATTTTATCATACACCTGATTTTCCTCGAACATGTCACGGATATATTGAAACTTGTCGTGCATCGCCTCCTTCGGAAGATTGAAATCTGAGTAAAATACCCCGGGGAAATCTCTGATTCGCACAGGTTGTCCGGTTCGATGCTGTCCGATCGCTTTCACGGGAATACCTTGGTCGAATGTAAGGTCCTGATATCTGTCATTATGAACGAGAATATACTCGAGATCCGTGATATCTCTCAGGAAGAACTTGATCTTATCCTCATATTCCGCTTTGATGATCAGATGAACCTTAAATTGCTCGGCATATATCCGTATTGCCGATAGGCAACACAAAAAATCTCCGATGCCGAGATGTGGGAAGATGATGATATTCTGCTTTTTGATTTTCAGAGGATGTTGCTTTTGTTCTGCAATACTCGTTTCGGAGAGTGTGTTTATTTCGTTCTTCAATTCGAATCGCTTATCGTTTAGCTTGTAAACACTTCGTGCGAGGAAAATAAACTCGTCGTCGAATTTTTTACGTGTTTCGAATTCACGGAGGCTGTCTTCTACGTTCCAGAGGCTTTTGTTGATGTCTAACAATTGATTAAATAATTCTTCATACTTTTCTTCTACTTGCGGGAGGGTTTCGATTTCGCGTGTTACATGATCGAGTTTCATATAATCCATGATTCGTTTCTTTTTGATGTTCAAAATGCTGAGGCGATCATATGCTTCACCGAGAGAAATGGGAATGGTCGTCATTACGATGACGACTTCATTTTACTTAAATTATTAAACCGAACACATAAACAACTTCCCATCGGGCACGGTCGAAATGTCAGTAAATGTAACGAATCCACCAAAATCGATGTTGCAACTCTCGGAGAGAGCATGAGGCAGAGTAGAGTTGAACTGATGGCCATCGGATGTCAGGAGATTATCGATAGAAAGATACGCGATGAGATACACGTTCAGATCCGGATGAGCGCTGTCCATCACGAGATCCATGGAGCTTCCGACGGTCGAGTTGTATGGATCGAGCACATAGTCGCAATCATACAGATCGTCAATCAGAGGAAGCTGATATACATGAATATCACCCGGACAATTGTTCACGACGGATACGATACTATACTCTGAAGAAGGGCTCGGAGAAGGCTCGGGGCTCGGAGAAGGCTCGGGGCTCGGAGAAAACTCGGGGCTCGGAGAAGGCTCGGGGCTCGGAGAAGGCTCGGAAGAAGTCGTCGAGCACAGATACACCTCGTTGGTATATGCGATGTCTACGGTTTGCATCATCACACCATCTGTGTAACACGATTCGCCGAGAGTGACGCCGAAAGGATTTTGATCGTTCAAATTGAGAATATCACCGCTCTTGAGATCTGGGAAGGCGACGATGCTCACACCTCTGGCCCACTTATCGACCGAATTGGAACCAGGTGCCAAAACGATCTGTTCGTTGCCCGAGAAATCACACTCGAAATCTGGCGCATACTTGTCAGACAAATTCGGATTAATGAGTTTGACTCCGTTGATAGTGTAGCCACAGTTATTGTGGATCGTCGGAGTCGTATACTTCAGAGTGCGACCGTTTGCAATGGCGAAGATCGCGAAGAGAACGATGGTCTTTGTGATTGACATGACGATTGCTTTGTTGAGTAAGATACTTTGGATATCAAAAACATCTAATTTATACATTCGATTTGTCATTTGTCGTTTGTCGTTTGTCATCTCCTTGATCAAATGACATCACAAATATCTGTTCATTTTCGCCGATGGGTAACAATGGAAGAAATACTCTCTCGCCATGGGCATCTCGCGGAACGGTTTGTGAGCCGCCACGAAATCATATTCGAAACTCGCGTAATCATTATGTACACAAAAATACTTTGCAGCGGGATCGTTTTCTCCAATGTCGAGACCGAGTTTGATACAACCGAAGACGAAGTACGCGTCTTCCGGCATCTCGGAGTGGACAATGCTATTGAATTTCGTGATGCTCGGTGGGAATGCGTCGAGGACTTTGAGCATTGCATCTCGACGTCTCAGGGATAATCCTCCGTTGAATGTTTTCACGGCACCTGTGTATTTCATCGCTTTGCAAAACGTGTTCCATTCATGTTCTGGTTGATTGCCTCCGACGAACGCCCAGTTCTTGTTCATGTATCCCGGTAGACTAACGATGTCTAGAGGCCACGTGTCCCCCTGGATGGTCAATACAAAGTCGTATTTGAATGTTTTCCAGAATTCCTCTCTTTTAAAAAAATCGGAATATCCGCATCCTGCTTCCGATGTAGCGAAGTTATTCACATCTAGTTCTTTTATTTCGAATTCTTTCGGAAATCTTTCACGCCAGTATTCTCCGTCTCCCTTGCCACAATAAAACACGAATTCGTAGTTTATATGTAGCGTTTTTAATTGATTTACCCAAACACGAGCGATCATATCTAGATCGTCTAGTCTACGAGGCTCGAGCATCACCACGGATAATGACTTGTCAAAGAGTTCCATTATGATACTTAATTTCAATTTCTTAAATTGATAAAATTTAATAAACTTAAGTAATTTAATATTTCGTTATACACAATGCCGTTTGACAAGGAAATCGAGGCTAACTATGTCAGAACAAGAGATACCATTTCAGACATCAACGAACATATTCCTACACTTCGTTCTCTTGCTTCTGAATGTACGAGCGTGTTAGCTCTCGGTGTTCGCACCGGTGTATCTAACTGGGCATTCATCACAGGTCTTCTCGACAATGTAAAGGAAAACGTTCGTTCTCGCGTGGCATTTGTCGATGTAGAACCATTCAACATCGACGAAGAACTTCATCTCACCGAGAATCGTATCGAAATTCTCGCGGCTCAATGCAACGATCTCGAACTCGACCTGGGAGATATAACTTTCGATCTTACTTTTATCGATACATGGCATGTTTACGGACAACTCAGACGCGAGCTCGACAAGTTTGCACCATTGACAACGAAGTATCTGGTGATGCATGACACGACTGTCGATGGTGTATATGGTGAGAGCGTTCGTTGCGGATGGGACATCAACAAACAAGCTGTGGAAACCGGCATCTCCGCCGCCGAAATTGCTCGTGGTCTTTGGCCTGCGGTGGAAGAGTTTCTCGAGGCACACCCCGAATGGAAACTGAAGAAACGATATGTCAACAATAATGGTCTGACTATTTTAGAACGCACGAGTGTGTAAAGTTATGTATAAAATTGTGTCATTTATATGTATTGTATGTTGCGTTCTTTAGATCTGTTTTCAGGAATAGGAGGCAATAGTTATGCTCTCAGAGACATATTGAAACCCATTGCATATGTAGAGCGTGAACAACATCTCAGAGATTTTTTAGGTCGCAAATTTCCAGATGTTCCGATATTTGACGATGTGGTGACATTTGATACACGATCCGTGAAAGATATAGATATCATAACTGCCGGGTTTCCTTGTACGGGTTTCAGCACCGCTGGAAAAGGAGACGGTTTCGAACATGAAGCGTCTGGATTGTTCACAGAGGTAGTTCGCATTGCCAAAGAACTCGAACCTCGTTTTGTTTTCCTAGAGAATTCTCACACGGTAGCACGTATAGAAAATTTACATGTAATAATAGATGCTTTTGATGTATTGGGATATGATTGTCGATGGACGACGACGCATGCGACTGCCGTCGGGGCTCCTCAACAGCGTCACAGATGGTTTTGTCTAGCCGTTCGACGAGGAGAATCTACCGACATCAATATTCCTGATGTGGATCATTTTGACTGGACGAATGATGAACCTGCAAAGCAAATAGAAAATATTGATAGCAGAGGGAGAAAGATAATCCAAGCATTAGGAAATAGTATCGTTCCCGACCAGCTACGATCTGCATTCAAAACCATTATGAGCATGGATTTCGATGGCAACGAAACGCAAGGAAGCAAACGTATACCACACGGATATTCTATACGAGGCAAAATATTCAAAAAAAATATCATTAATACGGAACGCGAACCTATGAACATTCTCATCTGTCAATCAGAACCTCCTCAGAAACACAAAGGGAGATTGCCTCATATCGATAAAAAAATAAAACGATTTTGGGCAACACCTGTCAAAGGCACGGCGACGAAAGGACAAACCATATTGACGAGACGTTCTCTGCAATGTCTTGGAACTCTGGTGAGGTTCAGTCCAGATGGAATATCAGGTTGGCATTTGAATCCATTTTGGGTTGGTTACTTAATGGGATATCGACGAGATTTTTTTGAAGAATTCTGAAAAGTAAGTAAATGACAATATCATATCGACAAGACACACATTAAATACATACCATGTGTTGTAAATCACAACACATCATGCAGTCCATCAAAAACATCTTCACGGCCATTAAGAATTTCTTTACCGAACATTCAAAAATTCTGTATCAACAGAACATCTTCATGGATGATGCGAAGAAGACTATTCGTGAAAATGACACAAACAAGAGGAATGCTAATCATGATAAGGTCGTTGACGATGATGGAATTATCACGATGAACAAACCCGAGGTGATCGCACCAGAAGTGGTTATCCCTGAGGTGGTCGAGTCAGAAGTGAGTGTTCCTGAGGTGATCGCGTCAGAAGTGAGTGTTCCTGAGGTGGTCGAGTCAGAAGTGAGTGTTCCTGAGATGGTCGAGTCAGAAGTGAGTGTTCCTGAGGTGGTCGAGTCAGAAGTGAGTGTTCCCGAGGTGGTCGCGCCAGAAACGATGATTCTTAAGTAGTTATTGCGTGAAATAACTTAAATAATTTGATATTTACATTACACATGTCTATCGACAAGCAACATACAGTGGCATTTTTTCTACGATGCTTCACCGAGAGAGGGACAGAAGTATCCGCATATAATTATGCACATTACAACGAAGTTATTCTTGGCAACAAATCAATATTCGTATGCTTTCAACAGATTTATGAGAATCCTCAATGCCCCGAAGCTATTTTAAAGTTTTCTAATAGATTTCCTGTAATTGTCATCAGAGATATCTTCGATATGAGAGCGGTTATTGATCACTTTGGTGTAACTGCATTTTACACTCAAACTCACGGAGGTCCGGATTGGTATAATTTTGAAAATAAGGAATTGTGGAAGGATGTACGCACCATAAAACATGCCGTTTTTCAAACGGATTTTCCAGAGAGCGACAGATATTGTAGTATATCCAATATGTTGAACACTAAATTTGGTACTGATATTCCGGTCGTTCCATATATCGTTCCTAAACCTACGAACATCGTAGACACGTTACGTGATGAATTCGATATCCCGAGAGACGCAATCGTGTTTGGACGAATCGGTGCAGATGATCAATTTGACATTCCCATCACACATTCCGCAATAGCAAAACACGTGGAGAAAAATCATAATGTATACTTTTTTTTAATGAACACTCAAAAATTTACTTCGGATCATCCACGAATCATTCATGTTGATAGAACGATCGACGAAGATCGTAAGGAAAAATTCATAAATTCATGTGATGCTATGATTCACGCGCGAAGTGGTGGTGAGACTTTCGGAATGGCAATTGCAGAATTCTCTATTCGAAACAAGCCTATCATTACGTTTAACACTACTCCAGGTCCTCAAAAGGATGTCGAACATATAAAAATTCTTGGAGATCGTGCGATTTTGTACAACACGGAAGCAGAACTTTTGAACATTTTCGAAAACATCAAAACGATAATATCGACACGAGATGACTGGAATGCATATAACGAATTTTCTCCTGTAAACGTGATGAAGTTGTTCAAAAAGACTTTACTCGATTGATTAAAAAATAACAAACTAAATAACAAACTAATTTTTCAATTGATTATTAATCATTTGAAATAATGATATATGTTGCGATTTATTGATATAATGATTGTTCAAACGAAGATAAAAATCAGATGTTATATAAATGCACGCGTCAATACTGATAATCGCGATGCTTGCAGTAGTCGTTATCATGATAATAACCGTTTCGAAGAATTCGGGTAAGACGCTTCGTGGAAAAACTATTGTTTTCGTTCGACATGGAGAAAAACCGTATTTGGGGCTAGGTCAGCTAGACTGCAAAGGTCTTAACAGGTCATTGGCTCTTCCCGATGTTCTCATCAGCAAATACGGTATACCAACGAAGATATACGCCGGTAGTTCAAACTGTCCGTTTATATCCGTTCACAACCGTTTGTGACCCGGATAACAAACCTGCGAGCCCATAACATGACATTATGGTGGTAGGATTTCGTCGCCAGTGACCTTTATTCACCAGACGACCCAGAAGTCCTAAGACTCCCCTCGCAGCAGAATAGCACCCTTACGGAACCGTAAAGGACCGTAAAGGAGGCACTACCGAGCAAAGTCCCGAAGGACGCTTCAGCAACACACGGATTTAATCAGTATATTGCGGGCCCCGTTGCCGTCGCGGTCGACGTGAATATGGCATCTGGGACATTTGAATTTTTTAGCGGAACCAAGGTCCGCGTTGACGACCCCGCAATTACCGCACGTCTTTGATGTGTATTCTTCGGTGCAGATGACCACACGGGTCCCGAGTTTGTTCGCGACGTGGATAAGACGTTCGCGAAAACGGTAATGTGCCAAGCGGAGCATCATACGAACCGCGGTTTTGTTGATTTTGCGATACCGACCGTTTTTCCATTTCTTTGCCATTTTTTGGGTTTCAAAAGGCGGAATGATTATGGTGTCGTAGTCGGTGGCGAGCTCCCTAGCGATTTTCCAGTGCATCTCGTCCACGAGGTTACCAACTCGGCGCTCGAGTCGTAAACGTTTCCCTCGGGTTCGCTTGTCTTTGAAGACCGCCAGCTTGTCAATGTATTTCATCAGCCGAAAAATCCTACACGATGCCTGGTCTCCTAGCTTCTTAGAAGTCCCGTCGGGTGAATACGTCGTTTGAAACGTCCGGACTCCGGGGTCCAATGCGACGGCGTGTTTCTTCGGGACATTTGAACGTTCGACCTCGAACGGTGATAACAACCACCACTTACCGTCATATACAATCTGCGAGGAGCTCCCGATTCGTATGTCCGCTAAGTTTTTCTGGTCAAAACCGATGAGTTCCTTGGACAATTGTTTGTGTTTTTGAGAATCCGTGAGTTTGATGCGTTTGCCATCGGGAGTATCAACAATGCTCACAGCTCCAAACACCCGTAAGGACCTTCCGTTCCGTTTCAGGGTCTTGAACTTGACGGTGTTTTTATGAGGTGCCTTGGCCATCGCTGTTGATGCCTCGCGATATGCTTCCTTACGGATGTTCGTCGGGAGTAAACGGACTTTTTCGTTCTTTGGGATGTTGTCATATGTCGTAAGAACTTTGTGTCCCTTCCAATGCCAGCGACCTGTGTCGAGCATCTTTTCAATCGCGAGATTATACATCCGACGATACAGTCCGCACCATCTCTTGAGGACCATGGCATCTTTAACGTTCGGGAATATCTCAACTTTTCGGGATATCATCGCTTTTTTTGGCATAGCGACGCTTCCCGTAATGTTTGCAGGCGAAAACAGTGGTGATTGCGATGATGTCTTCTGCGAGCTCTGTTGCCGGTGAGGCGTCCACGTCTTTGTGTTGAACCACGAGGTCGGCTCCGTTGGCTCGAAGGATCCACTCGACGAGTTCGAAGCCAAAACGGGCGATACGGTCTCTGTGGGCAACCACAACACGTCCGCAAGTTCCGTGCATCGCGGATTCCAAAATGGTTTTAAGGCCCTTACGTTTCCAGTTGATTCCGGAACCGATGTCGGTGATGATTCGGTATCCTGGGAACTCGGTCCGCATGGACTCGACCTGTCGTTCGAGGTCATCGTATTGCTTTGCGGAACTGACCCTGCAGTAACAGTAATTGGTCTTTTCGGGTTTCGAACGTTCCGTGAGTTCGTAGCGACGCTGGCCTCCTGGGGTGTCGACGGTCCGGATGATTCCCTCATCGGCCCACTTCCAGATGGTCTTATGGTTGCACTGATAATGTTTCTTGGCGTCTCTAAGGGTTGCGAACATCCCATACGTTACTTCATAACACAAGAGGATATTTTATTTCTGGGATTTTAACGCACCTCGTGATTTTGTATTCTTTGTGACGATATAAATAAATGACACAAACGGATACAAATGGATATAAACGGACATAAATCCGGCAGCAGCTGACAGCCCTCGGTATGCCGGTGGACATTAAATACGGAGTCACACAAGTACATGAAATAGCGAATGATCTGTACGTTAGCAAAGATAAAACAGTATTTGTGGCATGGGAACATGTTCAGCTCGTTAAAATTGTAAGAGCATTGATTGAGAAATACGGAGCAAGCCCGAACAATGTACCTGAATGGAAAGAGAGTGATTTTGATAGCATATATGTGATACATATTCATGATGATAAAGTTACTTTTTACCACGATCACCAAGGTTTGGATAATAGATCGTCTTCATGTCCTCGGTAATTTCATATTTATACTTGTTGATTATGAAAATTTACAGGTATATGACACAGGTAGTGGACTATACTCATAATATACTATCTTTGGTGGGCGATAGATGACGTTATACACATAAGATATCAATAAAGAAACCGCTATTGTACCTATGATATCCATTATGTTTGGTATATTTTTTATTTTGTCATTTGATCCCGATATGTAACGAGAACATAAATATCCACGATGTATTCTTTTTTTCAAAGATAAAGATGACTCGTGTGAATTTAATCCCAGTACAGGAGCTTGCTGATCAACATTTAATGGCAGGTATGTGAACATTCACAATCTTAATTATAATCTCAATTATACTCTTTATTTATTAAAATTTCGATTGATAATGTTTTGCAGAATTTCGTGAATTGAAAATGATTCCGAAGGCACTTGCAAGAAGTCTTCGAACTCAATCGTCCGAAAAAATATTGAAGAAGATCCCATCAAAATTTACTTTGAACACGGGGCATGTACTATTCTTTTACGATAAAGGCAAGTATTTGCAGAAACGATACGACGAAATTGTTGTCGAACTCGTTGCCAGAGGATACAAGATAAATGTTGATGCTAAACTCGACCCCGATAACGTGATGACAGACGAGTGGTACAATGACTACACGCCGACAGAAGATGCATTGAATATTATTCGAGAAAGGATTTTAGAAAAAATTGCCATGAAACCAGGATGGTACAGATTTACGATCGCTAATCACAATGATAATTAATATTGTAATACTATATATGCTCATCGGGCACAGAGGATGTTCTGCCTTGTTTCCCGAAAACACAATGAAATCATTTCGTCACACAATACCAAAAGCCATCGAATTCGATGTGCGAAAAACAAAAGACAATATCCCGATAGTTTTCCATGATAGCACCTTGGAACGTATGACACAATCGTGTGGAAAGGTGAAGAATTTTACATTGAACGAACTCAGTAATTTGTCGATACGAAATTCAACCGAAAAAATCCCGACTTTGAATCAAGTTCTTGATGAATTCAAGGACGAATATACATATGATATTGAAATAAAATCATCTGACACCGCTTCTGTAGTGGTAGAAACCATACAAAAATCGAATATTCCATACGAAAATACCCTGGTGACTTCATTTAAATGGGACGAAATACAACACGTTCGTACTATAGACGATAAAATACCAACGGGTCTTATATCTGTTATACGGCCTGCAAAAACGATCCGGTTTGCGCATAAATTGGGGTGTAAAGTAGTCGTTTTAAATCACCGTCTCGTCAGTCGTGAAATCGTGGAGTATGCAACAAAACATAATATCAGTGTGTACGCTTATACCGTAAACGATTATTCTGAAATCGTAAAGTTGTTTTCGTACGGAGTGAAATGTGTGATAACAGACAATCCAAATATTCAAATATGAGGAATCGTCGTGACATCTGGGAGCTTCTGAATTGTCTCTCGGACAACTTCAACTCCTAAGTTGTAATTATTAAACGATTTTGCAAGTTCTATAGCGAGATCGGTGTTGTCTTGAAACAATGCTCTGAGGACGTAACCTTCCCCATGCGTAATATCGTATGTATCCATGAGAATATTTATTCTATTCAAGACGCCCATTTGATGTGTCTCGGTTCCGATATACATGTCTGAGCAGTTTTTCGCAATTGGACATACATATTCTGTGATTATGTGCATAATTTCTGGAGATATGGCTTTTGTTGATACACATCTTAGTTTCAAAACAGGTCTGTTAAGCACGAACGGACGATGAGAAAGAATCATTGAAATATCGTGGTTTATTATGTTAAATTATTAATTTAAGAAAAACACGAAATATATGTCACATGGATTCAAATCTACTAATGGCGATGATGGCCGCTTCCGGGAACGGTGACCCCAGTTTGATGAAAATGGTCATCGCTGCAAATTCAATTGCAACGGTCGGACCGAAGTTTATGAATCAAGTATATGAGATTTTGAAATCCGTTCGAAAATGGAAAAATTCTGAAGTTGCTCAAAATCTTTCATTATTGAACAAAGAACGAACCCGATTGGCAACCGTGAATTTGACAAAAGTATTCTCGCCAACTACGTCTGGTAGAGAATTACCAGATGCCGTAATGCATCTCGCAACCACTCTTTCGCAGACGAAGACTCTTCGGATGCTACCATCCGGACAATTTGTAATCGGTCATAGATACGAGATAATAGTCGACGACGATTTCTGTATTCGTCTGAAAACCATCGTAGAGAAACTCGAAAACGGAGTTGACACGATCGAATCGTATATAATCGAAACGTACACGTATACGAAGGATCTTACATATCTCATGTCTCGATTGAAAAATATAGAAAGAGACTACACCATTCAAAAACAGAACGAATTAGGAGATCAGACATTTTTCTTTGATCACATGGCGGTTCCTCTTACGAAAAATGTAGATGGAACGTTGACGTACGAAAATGCTCTTCGCAACATGATGTTTTCAATGACTCCATTTCATACATCTCGAAGTATGAAGAATATTTACGGAGATTCTCTCAACGAAGTGAAAGATCGAATCAACTTTTTTATGAACAATAAAGAATGGTATGAGAACAAGGGTATTCCATACACTCTCGGAATTTTGCTGCATGGCCCTCCTGGAACAGGAAAAACGAGTCTCATAAAGGCATTAGCGAACGATTGTAAACGCCATGTTATGAATATTCGTTTAGATGAACATACAACCGCGACGCAACTCAGAAATCTATTCTTTTCGGATAAAGTTCACACGGTCGCCGATGGTGTCACGAAATCGTTCACGATTCCGATCGATCAACGAATCATAGTGGTCGAAGATATTGATTCGATGGGAGACGTTGTAAAAAAACGTTCAACGATGTCGGCACATGTGTCTCAATCGGTGACAAACGATAGAATTCGTTCTATGCATAAACCCAATGCGAATGTTTCTAATAGTATGACAGATGATATTGTCGAGGATACTTCGCTAGAATATAAATATGCAAAGCAAATACAAAAACATAATGAACTTTTAAAGAGTGTTCCTAAACTTACGACGAATGTTGCAGATGATTCATTAACTCCATTCAATCTTGATGGCGATGACGTGTTCGCAATGGAGTTAAATAAAGTTAAAAACAAAAACGAGATTGATAATGTTTTTAAAAATATACAAAGCGAATGGATGCAATCTCAGTATGCAGATATTGATCGGAAAAAGAATCAAAGACAGACGAGAAAAATCGAGCCCTCTAGAAATACATCAACGAAACACGATACAACCGAAAAAGAATTAATCAAAGATGAACATCCTGAAAAATTAACACTCGCGACTCTGTTGAATATCTTGGACGGAGTTCTCGAATGTCCAGGAAGAATCTTGATCGTATCGTCAAACCATCCCGACATGCTCGATCCAGCATTAATTAGACCGGGTAGAATAGATATAATGGCGAATTTCGACAGGTGCACCGAACGCGAAGTTGTGCAGATAACAGAAGGAATCACGGAAACCACATTTCCGGAAAATCTGAAACATCATGTCCCATCGGATTACTACACACCAGCGGAGGTGTCTCAGATCATCCTCAAACATATTTTAACACCCGAAAAGATTCCATTTAAAATTATTGATCTTCCCATTGATTAAACAGCTGAAAAGTATGCGGGTTTTGTCACAGCGAATTGTTTTGCTAGTTCATTAATATTCGCTTTGAATCCACTCTCGGCCCATTTTAAGAATGTCGTCATATACACCGCGACTGCGTCATGATGGGCATATGCGACCATCATCGCTTGAACAACCGAAGAATTCCAATAACTTATAGTTGTTTCTGGAATTCGAACTGCGTTTTTCAATCCATTGTACCATCCCTTGTCTTTAGGATCCTTTCGAATGTTTCCAGACGCATCGATGAATCCAATCTTTTGCAAGTATTGAACGATTTTGATAGAATTTTGAACGGAAATGCTTGCGATTTGGTCGCTGAAATATTCAGGATATATTTTACGTTTCCCGGAAACTAAAACCGCAGCGGGTTTTCCGAATCGTCTCAAAACATTCGCTCGCCCAGTGGCGACTTGGAGTTCTTTCGGCGTGCTCAAAACAGTCCATAAACTCGCAGGCGTTTTGTTTGATGGTTCTGCGCTCGTAGCGGATTCGTTGAACATTCCATTGCATTGTATGAAACCAGAAGCTACTAAACGCTGGGCCAAACCACCTCCCGCAGAGCATCCTCCAATGTACAGAGGTTTATTATTCAAACGAAGACTGGATCTTACCTGATTTATCACTTTTTTAACAGTATTGGAATCTGTCTTCGCAGAGAAACATTTATTCTTTTGATCTGCTGGGGAAATGTACAAAATGGCATATCCTGCCTTCAGAGCTTGCTTTGTTCTTGATACGTCTTCTGAAAGACCGAAGAACTTAGGGTTCGAACTACGAGGCCACCCTCCAAATACACTTCGGACACAACCGTGTAAAAACACTACGAGACCCTTGGGATTAGAAGGTGATTGATACACGTGTTGGCGTCCATCTACTGTGATCACTACAGGTTTCAAACCAGCATCAGTTTGTTTGTTTGTAGGTTTTGGTGCCGGCGCGGGTTTCGGCGCGGGTTTTGGCGCGGGTTTCGGTGCGGGTTTCGGAGCGGGTTTCGGTGCGGGTTTCGGTGCGGGTTTCGGTGCGGGTTTTGGTGCGGGTTTTGGTGCGGGCTTCGGTGCGGGTTTCGGAGCGGGTTTCGGTGCGGGTTTCGGTGCGGGTTTCGGCACTGGTGTGGGTTTCGGTACCGGAGAAGGGTCGACTGGTCTTATAGGTGCTATACTCGTGTTCGGTAAAGCAGGAAATAATAGCCCTTCATTCAGCAATGTCCCGGATGGGAATGACATTTATAAATGACAACATTTTTATATCAACAATCTCGCATTTATAATACGACATATTCAAGATATTATAACAATGAGTGTCACATTCATCACATCCGATTTTAAACGTGTCCAAGCCGACAGGAGTATTCTCGAACATAGTTCGATTATCAAAGATATGCTAGAAGATCTCGATGATGAAAGCGAAGATATTCCGTTGCCGACCATAAACGCCAAAGTTCTGACGAAGATGTTGGAATATTGTTCGTTTCACAATGATTCGCATCTCGAACGCGAGATAGAAGGTTTCAACAAAAAATTCGTGAACACAATCGACACAGACTTCATCTTCGAACTGATTCAAGGAGCGAATTTCTTGAACATAAAGAGTATGCTTGATGTTCTATGTCAAGCTATCGCTGAAAAAATAAAAGGAAAAACTCCGGAAGAGATTCGAAAAGTGTTCGGTATCGAAAACGAGATCACACCCGAGGAAGAAGAAGCAATTCGCAAGGAACATTCGTGGGCCTTCTCGATTCCTGTCGAAGATTATTAGATATTATTAGATATATGGAAAAAAAGAAGAAGATATACATAACTTCACGATACTTCAGAGAAAATGTTGATGCATACATATACTACAAATCATTCGATATTCCGACGATAATTAGACTGAGTATGCTATATAGACGGATTCGAGATAAAACAAAAGAAGATGAAAAAGCATTCGAAAAAATATTCAAGAAAACGTTCGAGCATATTAACGGATGTATGTGTCCATGGAAATTTTATATGTACGAAGAAACTCTGTTACGTGGTAATGGCGTGCAAATTTCTAAATTATTGACGAGGGTTATTGATCAAATAGGTATTTTTCACTTTTTGTAGAAATATATATTTATATTATTATTGTATAATGACAGATTTGTACTTTGGAGAAATTATCAAAGAAATACCGGATTGGTTCAAGAAATATTTTCCATATGAAACTTTCGATGAAGAAATGACCGAAGCGGAAATGATAGCAAAGGTAAAAAAGGAATTTCCGGATTGTTGGTGGCATCCATGGTTCGAAAAACCATCGTATCAGTGTCAAGATATGGCACAGACATATCCAACAATAAAGTATATGAATGAACAATGTAGTATATTAGATGTAGGCAAAGGATGGAATCGAGAATGGTGCAATCTTCGCGATTATAATACGAACACGTTCAAGGAATACGAATATTGTTTCAATCCGGATGGTTCCGTCGACATGACAAAACCCGCATGTGCAATGGCGTGTCAGAAAAATCCGAATCAATTTTCGTGTTTGCCACCTGAGAAACAGGCGGAAGCAAAGATAGAAGCGGAAGCAAAGGCAGCAGCTGAAAAAGCAAAGGCGGAAGCTGAAAAAGCGAAAGCACAATCAAAACAAGAATATCCGGATTGTTGGAATCATCCTTGGTTCGAAAAGCCATCGGTTCAGTGTCAAGACATGGCACAACAAGACTCAAAATCACAAGTCGCAAAGTTCATGCATGAACAATGTAGTATATTAGATGTGAACAAAGGATGGAATCGAGAATGGTGCAATCTTAATGATTATAATACGAACACGTTCAAGGAATACGAATATTGTTTCAATCCGGATGGTTCCGTCGACATGACGAAACCCGCATGTGCAATGGCGTGTCAGAAAAATCCGAATCAATTTTCATGTTTACCGCCTGAAAAACGAGAGGAGGCTAAGGCAGCAGCGAAAGCGAAGGCGGAAGCTGACAAAGCGAAGGCGGAAGCAGAAACGAAAGCAAGGATGGAAGCTGAAGCGGAAACAAAGTCAAGGAATGATTATGAGGATTGCTGGTACTCCGGTTGGAATGAAAAGCCATCGGTTCAGTGTCAAGACATGGCACAAAATGATCCGAATTCACAAATCGCAAAGTATATGCACAAACAATGTGAAGTGATTTATCCTAATAGTAATCATGCAATAGAATGGTGTAATCTTCGAGATTACAAAAATGTCACGTTCAAGGAATACGAATATTGTTTCAAACCGGATGGTTCCGTCGACATGACAAAACCCGCATGTGCAATGGCGTGTCATAAAAATCCGAACCAAATTTCGTGTTTGTCACCCGAGAAACAGGCAGAAATAAAAGCGAAGACAGAAGCAGAAGCGAAAGCAAAGGCAGAAGCCGAAGCTGAAGCAAAAATAAAAGCAGAGACAGAAGCAAAAGCAAAGGCAGAAACTGAAAAAGCGAAAACAAATGCAAAAAAAGAATTTCCGGATTGTTGGTGGCATCCATGGTTCGAAAAACCATCGTATCAGTGTCAAGATATGGCGCAAACATATCCGATAATAAAGTATATGAACGAACAATGTGATATACTGGACGTGGATAAAGGATGGAATCGAGAATGGTGCAATCTTAATGATTATAATATGAACACGTTCAAGGAATACGAATATTGTTTCAATCCGGATGGTTCCGTCGATATGACAAAACCCGCATGTGCGATGGCGTGTCAGAAAAATCCTACTCAATTTTCGTGTTTACCATTTGAGAAACAGGCAGCAGCAAAGGCAGCAGCGAAGGCAAAGATAGAAGCGGATAAAAAGGCAGAAGAGGAACGTAAGAAAAAGGAAATCATATTAAACAAGTGTAGAACTGGTGATTACTCTCAAAAAGATGATCCTGGTTGTGAAAAAATCGCATCATCATTTCCTGAATATAAATTAAGAACTACATATTGCAATCTATATGGTTCTAAAGATCCCAAAGCTTGCTCTTTCATAGATTCTAAAAATAACGTATTTCCAGAATTTCTATCAAAAATCGTTGAGAATAAATACATTGCATCATGCGTTGATTACGATGCGAATAATATGAGATATGTTGATCTTACAATACCACAATGTGCGAAAATGTGTAAGACATTTCCACAAAAAGAATGCAATCAAAAACCAGTGCTTACGACAAAAATTGATGCAAAGATAGATTATATAAATTCTGGTTGGTTACAACTATCTTTAATCACTCCTCATAAATGGCATCCTAGAAATAGCCCTTTATCTTACTTTGTAGGTAATCCTAATAATTTTAAGGTTGGTCAAAAAGTAATTATGACTATCAAACGAACGTTAAATAATAACGTTATGTATCCTGATATTATAAATGTAGAACTTCCAGGGGCTATGCCGAAACCCGCTCCGAAACCCGCACCGAAACCCGCACCGAAACCCGCACCGAAACCCGCACCGAAACCCGCACCGAAACCCGCACCGAAGCCCGCACCGAAGCCCGCACCGAAACCCGCACCGAAACCCGCGCCGAAACCCGCGCCGAAACCCGCGCCGAAACCCGCACCGAAACCCGCACCGAAACCCGCACCGAAACCCGCAGTAATAACTTCAAAAGTATCTGGAAAGGTTACCAAGGTTGTATCCCCGAACGCAGTCACCGTTGTTTTCGTAGACCCGTGGACTAAGAAATCAACATCTGTATCTATTTCAAAAGCTAATCATGGTTTCAAACTGAACAAAATAGTTATGTTGACGGTCCAAAACACAACTCCTCGTAAAGTAACAAGTGTAGTTTAAATTATCGAATTTGTTTTTTATCTTCAGCACTCATCTTATCGTAAAACACTCTGAGAGCATGGACGTCGTTTGAATAAACAATCAATGGTATCACTTCTCCTTTTTTATCCATAGTTGCTCTGACGTAATTACTATTTGTTTTTGAACGCCCCGTTATGATAGAATCTGCATATCTTTGGACTTTTTCTTGATACTTTATATTCCTAAACTCTGTTAACGTCTTTGGAACGAGTTTTTTTGGAAGAACAATCGCTCTTCCGAAATCAATCACGACAATATCTTTCTTCCTCGTAATCATTAAATTATTGCAATGAAGATCCGCGTGGAATATATTATGCTTCCATAATTCAAACACCGTCTTTTCGATCTTTTTAAAAATATCAGCAGTTACTTTAACGTCACACATACCCGTTCCGTCAACGTATGATGATATTTGCCATGCTATATCGCCGATGAAACCAGCGGCATATAATTTACTTGATATTTTGCTTCTGGATAACGAAGAGTGAATAGCAATTTCTTTGAGTATGGCTTCTTTTTGCGCGGGTCCTTTTGTTTCTTGAAATTTTATAACCGCAAGCGTTCCATCCGTCGGAATTCTATCAACGTTTCCGATATAATCAGTCGTTCGTGGTAGGACGACTCTCTTTAAATAGTCTACAAACTTTCCATTAGGTTTCATTTTGTACACGGAACCGTATGATCCTTTCGCGATGAATACGAGAGTCTTACCACCGAACAAAATTGGTATTTTTTCTAGTGTTATTTTTATTATTTTTGTGGCGAAATTCTTTGGCGTATTTTCTATTTTAACTCTCAGTTCTTTAGATGAACGCCGGGGGATCACGCCAAATATTTTCTTGCAAACAGCGTCGCGACAATAATCATGACTCATAAACGATTTAGATTTTTCTGGTTTTGGATACATGAAAATACGTATTATTTTTTTACGATGTTGATACATTTTCGAAGTGTGATCGTTGATAGTAGTGTCGAAATATCTTCAAGATTTTATGTACTCTATAGAGTCTTGTATTCTTCATTATACGAAGATACGAAGATACGATGGATATTGTATATTCCAGGCACTTTGTGAAACATTATTGTATTCCACAAAGTATCTTTGCTTAAATTACACATTTCGTCTATACAATAAAACAACACTCAGTTAGAGTAGGCCAATCCACCCATGCCACTCATGATTCTGAGCACGTTGTAGTTTAGCGCATATATTTCGACCAGCTGAAGAACGGAGTTTTCGACGTTCGTCTGAGCTTCCGTGGTCGTCGTCTCGGCTCCGGTGAGAACAGCCTGCTTGGTTACGAGTCTGAGTATAGAATTGTCGATACGAGAGAAGTTCAGGGTTCCAGCAGGACCTTTGTTCAGACAATTATTCAGACCGAAGTTATAAGCGTAGAGACCACTAGTAAAGTAACCTCCGAACTGCGACAGCCATGGATTCGCGTCTTTGAAATACTTCCCCGGACGTACTCGGAAACGTTCGCGTCCGTTCAGATAAATATCCGCCTGATACAATGGTGCGGCTGTATTATCGTCTGTTTCGCCTTGTAAGTAAGTAAATTGTCCATGAGTCGTCGTTCCCGGAGAGAAATTCCACGCGAGAAATTTACAAGGATGATTGAAATTTACTGGAATCTTGTAATCCCTCATCATCGCATCGACGACAATACTTTGTCTCTGATATTGAAGTTGAGTGATCAAGTATTCGTGGGGGTTCTGAGCGAACCAAACGCGTTCGGGAGAATCCACAAAGGCGTAGTCTGCATAAAGTTGTATCTGCGGGAAAAACGTAGGATCGATTCCTACGATATCATCTGCTGGCGTGAAATTTATCCATAACTCTACGTCATGATACTGAAGCGCGATCAGAGGAAGTGCACGACCCCAGTCCCATTGCGAAAAGAAGAATGGGATCGGAAGGAAGAATGTGCGTTGTTGTCCTTCTGATTCGTTTCCGAAATCAGCCATATCAGTATAGGCTGCCGTTTGTTTCGAATTGAAATACATTTGAGCATAGACTCTGAACCAATTATGGGGTATCCAGTCAATTCTTTGCCCTCCAATACGAAGCTCTATACTATGTATCAAATGTTCTACGGGAAAAAAAGGAATCGGATCGTTCGGCCCGGATGGTCCTCTCTGTAATGTTATTTGAAACATCAGACCACAGATGAGATCGCCCGAACGTGTTAATTTTACTGTAGCTTGAGAACCATATGTAGCGTCTCCTTCTAATGTTTGTCTGATCGATTCAACTGCAAACAACTTCGTCTTACGATATGCAGCTTTCCACAACGATTTATTAGCATCTCCTGTCAGATTAACATCTTGTGCACCAATGGCCACGAGCTGACAGAGTCCGCCGCCAGTAGAAGCCATATTATACTATATTGTATATTATTTATTTTTTATTTATTTTGTCACAAATTAACTTAAAGATTTTAATATTTGATTAACTTATATATACAATATAGAAATGTCGACTAGTCAATTTAGAACATATATAAATAAATTGGCTGGTATCAATACAGAAACTGGTGATTATGATGTGTATGGTAACATAACAGTACTCGGAAATGGATCTGTCATTCGTGGTGCTTCGAACTTATCACCAATTTCTACGACTGACATATCTGGAAATCTCGTCGGAAACTTCATTTCTGTATCAGCAAATGTCGAAACACGTAGTGGAGTGTTCATCGGAAACGGAACTTTTCTGACAGGAACAGGAGCGGCATCTATACCGAAAACGGTAGTTGCTGATGTGATGGGTAATATAAACGGAAATTCCGCTACGATGACGGGAAATATTTCGGCGAACTACTTTTTTGGTGATGGTTCTGGTCTCACGGGTCTTGTCACATTCATTCCTCGTGCCGGTAATATCAACATACAAGGTAATATTTTTGCGACCGGTAATGTCGATGCGGCGAATGTATCAACAGGATTGTTGAGAGTTCAAGGAAACTTGAACATAACGAATAATTGGACTACGACTGGAAATATGACTGCTTTGAATTTTATAGGTGATGGTTCAAATATCATAGGAATAAATGCTTCTCCTCCGGCGGCGGCAAATTTGAACATAATAGGTAACGTGACATCGTATGGAAATGTTGATGCGTCAAATGTTACGGTTTCTACTTCGGCAACGTTGGGAAATCTGAACGTATCAGGAAGTATCACATCTTCTGGGAATATTTCCGCGAGATATCTATTCGGTAATGCATCGAATATCACGACGACCTTGATTCCTAATAACGTAACGATGGATGTCATAGGAAATGTAACAGCAACTGGAAACGTGCGTGCTTCGAATTTGATAGGAAATGCATTCGGTATGTATTTTAGCGGAAATCTCATAACTATTCAGGGAAATGTGGCAAACACAGCTGCTCGTCTCGCGCTTTCAAACGTTCCATTAGGAGGTCTGGTAAATCAAATAGACTCGAATTCTCAATACTTGCTTGCATATCAACCACCGTCTGTAAACACGAACTGGATACCATTGGCAGGAACAAATTTTCCAGTAACTTCTGCATTTGGTAGACAAGGAGCCGTCGTTCTCGTATCTGGTGTAGACATAAAAACTCTTGGAGGTAATCCTATAGTAGGAACCGGGGACATAAGTTCCGCAAACATTGATATCATTGGTAATATCATTGGTAATATCCAGACGAATCGGTTGATCGTTGGTAATATTATTTCGAATATTGCTACTTTGACGGGTCAAGTGACGGCACCCACTGCAAACTTAATTTCAAATGTTTTAATTGGAAATGGCTTTTTCCTAGTAGGTACGCCTGCGAGTATCCCAGCAACTGGAAACATTGACATTCAGGGCAATGTTCTGTCATTAGGAAATGTGATAGCCGGGAATGTATCAACAGGACTACTCAGAGTAAATGGAAATTTAAATATATCGCAACAAGCAACGATTGTTGGTAATGTATCTGCAAACTTTTTTTACGGTAACGGTTCTCTGATGACAAATGCGAATGTTGGTAATGCAACAGGTACTATCTCTACTGATATCACTGGAAACGTGTCTGCGACTGGAAATGTAAACGCTGCGAATGTATCAACGGGATTGCTCAGAGTAAACGCGAATACACAAATATCGGGACAACTACAAACGATCGGGAATATAGTAGCATCAGTTTTCATAGGAAATGGTTCATCTATAACAGGAGTTACAACATCGACGGGAACACAAAATGTGAATATAATAGGGAACGTATTTTCTACTGGAAATGTAGATGCATCAAATGTGAGCGCAGGTATAGTCAGGAGTGGTAATACAATCGTAGGCGGACAAGTCAATGTAATAGGAAACGTTGTTGCAACGTCATTAATAGGAGATGGGTCAAATCTGTTTGGTCTACGTGCTTCTGGTTTGCAAAGAGTTAATATTATCGGGAATGTTTCAGCATTAGGTAATGTAGATGCTGCAAACGTAAGTGCTTCCAGTATGATTGCTGGAAATATAATATCATCGGGTCAAGTCAATGTGATTGGAAATGTAACTGCTCTTACATTCATTGGAAATGGTGCCGCACTTACAGGAATAGTCGCAACTCTATCAGGAACTCGAAACATCAATATATCAGGTAATGTATCTGCCCCCGGAAATGTTGATGCAACCAACGTATCTACCACTGTTATTAGAATTAATGCTAATGCAGATGTTTCAGGACAAGTGTCGATAACAGGAAATATAATTGCACCATTTTTCGTGGGAAATGGAGTTGGAGTATCGAATGTTATTATAGGAGGGATACAATCCGTAAATATCATAGGAAATGTTTCATCAACTGGTAATGTTGATGCGACAAACATGACTGCAAATATTTTGAGAACCAATGGAAATGCCGTCGTTAGTGGTCAGGTGAACACCACCGGTAGAGTCATAACCAATTATCTCATCGGAAATGGTCTGGGACTGACGAATGTCGTGGCATCCGCAGGTGTACCGACGAGTTTTGTTCAACCCAGCTCTGGATTTTTAAGCAATGTCGCTGGCGTTGTGTCATACAATGGAACTTTGCCGAACGCATGGTTAATAACATTGTCAGTGTCTACTCCAAGATTTATCACTGTCAGAACTCCAAATCTTCCTCCTAATACAACATCTCCGTTCACAACATTGCCTTCAGGTGTTAGTACTTCGCTGGCAAATGCATGGGTGTATGGAAATGGTATATGGCAAGGAACGTACAGATGTACCGCATCATCTACATTTTCTGAAGTGAGTAATAATTTTGTTTTCAACTATCATACTTCGTATGGAACTTTCAATGGTCAAAGTTCTGAAACATTATGTAGAGCAATTGCATAAACTTATGTATAATAATATTTGATTAACTTATAATCAGAATGTCGTATAATAACTTCAAGTATAATATGCAAAAATATGCCCGAATAGATCCCGACACGAGAAACATCGTCGTACCGGGTAATCTCTACGTAGAGGGATCCGCAAACATACCAGGGCTTCAACCGGCGGATATAGCTCCGATATCGACGACAGACATCGTAGGGAATATTCTATCCGGGCAATACGTATCAGTGTCCGGAAATGTGAAAGGAAAATATCTCATCGGAAACGGAACATTCTTGGAAAACCTGATAGTAGAAGTTCCGGGAAATATCACCGCGGACATCGTAGGGAATATTTCGGGACCGAAAATCACGCTCACTGGGAACATGTCGGCGACGACACTCGTCGGTAATGCTTCTATGTTACTCGGTGTCATCGTCGGGTTTCCATCTACTGGTATCGCGGACGTCAGAGGAAACGTCTTCGCACCGGGAAATGTAAATGCTGCGAACGTCGAAGCGAGTAATTTCATAACGTATGGAAACGCATTTACGAACACAAACTCCATAACGGGGAATGTCATCGCATCTTATTTCTCCGGGAACGGTTTCTTCCTGACGGATGTAACACAAACGTTTCCATCATCGGCGGCGATAGACATCGTAGGAAATGTGTTAGCACCCGCAAACGTAGACACCGCAACTCTGACGACCGGCAACATCACAGCTGCAAACACCATGATGAACACGATGAACATCACGGGGAACATAACGTCGTCGTATTTTTCGGGGAATGCTTCGAATGTCACGGGAGCGATACCATCGTCATTGAACATCGATGTATTCGGAAATGTGTATGCAACTGGGAATATCACGGCAGCGTATTTCAATGGAAATGGTCACGCGGTGACACTCGACGGTTACACCATCATACCGAGAGGGAATGTTGCGAATCAAGTAGCGAGATTGGCTCTCTCGAATGCTCTCCCGGGAAGCGTAGTGTTCCAAGCGGATGCGAATGTGACGTACATGCTTCTGGGAACACCCGCAACATCTACATCGAATTGGTTGCAGTTCACGGGGGCGAACTTTCCTGTCACGAGCGTCATGGGGAGAACGGGAAACGTGTTGCTGCTATCGAATATCGACGTGAAGACGATCGGAGGAGCGAACATCGCAACATCGGGAAGTCTTACGAGCGCAAACATCAACATCGTAGGAAATGCAACGGGACAAAATGCGATGGCGAATGTCGTTACTTCTGGTAACATAATCACTAGTACGATAAAAACAGATACGATGACCATCGCAGGAAATGTCGTCGCGAATTATCTGATAGGAAATGGTATGTTGTTAGAATCCGTGCAACTGACGGTGCCTCGTTCGGCAAACATCGACATCGTCGGAAATGTGATTGCGAATGCAAATGTCGATACGCAAAACATTACGACGACCGTTATGAGGACCGGGAATGTTATACTATCCGGTCAGGTTTCTGTCGTAGGAAATGTTTCAGCGGCATACTTCGTAGGTAATGGTTCTACGATCACCGGTATCCCGGCAACGGGAACGCAACCGATTAACATCATCGGTAATGTATTCGCCCCTGGAAACGTCAACGCTGCTAATGTGTCCACCGGTGTGATAGTAGCCGGTAATGCAATCGCGGTGGGTCAGATAAACACCGTCGGAAACGTCATCACAAACGCATTTTTTGTAGGAAGTGGTTCTGGATTGACGAATGTTCCTGCGATCGTTACCGGGACACAAAACATAAACATAACGGGAAACGTTCTTTCTACCGGTAACGTTGATGTACCTAATGTGTCGACGAGTATTTTGAGAGCATCGAATGTCATAGTTACCGGTCAAGTAAATTCTATCGGGAATGTTGTTGCAAATTATTTCATAGGTAGCGGGGCTCAGTTATCGAATGTGACTGCGACATTGGGAGGCACACAAGTCGTAGATGTCGTAGGAAATGTAGTCGCGAGTGCAAATGTTGATGCGTCTAATGTGTCTACGAGTATTTTGAGAGTCACCGGGAATATCAATGTTCTCGGACAAGTAAATACCCTCGGAAACATCATCGGATCTAATTTCTTCGGAAGCGGTTCGGGTTTGACGGGAGTGTCCGCCGTTGCATCCGGTAACCAAAATATTGACATAATCGGCAACGTCGCTGCAACAGGTAATGTTGACGCATCGAATGTGACGTCCAGTATAGTACGGGTTGTAGGTAACGGTGTTGTAGGAGGGCGAGTGAATGTTCTGGGGAATGTAGTTGCAAATAGATTATTCGGAAATGGTATATTTTTGTCTGGTATCGTGACGATCGGTAACATAACTGCGGACGTCGTCGGAAATGTACTCGCATTTGGTAATGTGAATACGCAGAACGTTGTGACAACATCATTGCGAGTGAATTCTAATTGTATTGTGTCCGGTCAAGTGAATGTCAGTGGGAATGTCATTGCGAACGATTTCGTTGGTGATGGTTCTTTGCTTCAGGGTATCTCATTTGCATCTACTGGTTCTCCATTGCCATCATTCGTACCTCCATCGTCAGGGTTCACTGCAGATGTTGCAGACACGGTGTTGTATTCGAACACTGCTGGTTGGACGATACAATTACAACAATATCAAACCACGAACATCGGTATCACGACATATAACATGCCAACGAACCCCGACACCCCGTTCGTCAATTTACCGAGTACCGTTACTCAACGTTTAAATTCTCCATGGACATTTTCGAATGGTGTCTGGACAGGTAATGTCAACTTATTTTCTACGACAACATTTGCTTCCCAACCGATTAGTATGGGGTACAATAGCGGATATGGCGTTCTCGGAGGAAATTCTAGTGCTACTAATGGAGTTGGTATTCAAATGGTTTCCATAAATGGATTATTTCCCTTGGGAAGTTCAGAAAATAACATAAATGGGTTGAACTCTGATATGTGGCCCAATCCCACTACTGGACATGTGTGGACGATGATATTACCAACTATAACACAAGGAATAACTATACTTGGTCAGTTTTTCCCTCCGGGACAAGTATATTTCCTAGAATTAACGAAAAACTTTAATTACTTAATTTCATGGCATCAAGTAACCAAAAACACCGATATGACATTTACTATACCATCTGGACAAAGAACTGTGTGTTATTTTATTAGTGAAACAGAAGCATATGTATTAATTCAAACTGCACTTGCTACTATAGATCCTATAATATATGATAGAACATGTGTTCGTTCTAGCGCGTCTTTCGTCGGTGTATATCTTGCAAGAGTTAACCCAACAACTCAAACGTGTCAATGGATAACATCTTTCATAAGTCCCAATGCTGGTATATACACCGGTCTCGGTATGTCTATGAACCCTCAAGGAACAATGTTACATACTATGGGATCCTTACGAACTGCAAACCCTGGAATATTAAATGTAGGAAATTCTACTGGCAGTGTTATGGCAAGTGTGTTTTTCCCTAATAGCATTATGTGGAGAAACTATGGTATGGGTCTTTTTCCATCAAACGGGGTGTATATGAACAATACATTTTATGCTGTATATGCAGCAACTTTGGATTTAAATGAAAGTTATATACCTACGATTAATACCGATAGATGGTCTGCAGACGGTCAAGTTATGTACATAAACTATGCGTATACAGGAAGTCCAACAGTGAACTTGAACACATGGGGAGGTCCTGGAAATGTATGGACTCAAAGAACGACACTGACGCCTCAAAAAACAGATAGTTCCGTACAAGGAGGTGCACAACCTATGATATACAGAATCCCGATAGGAAACGTAAGTTCTACGTGGGCTGTTACGACGATAACAACAACAATATCAAGTACCGATATTCAACCTCGCCTTCCAAGAATAGGTTCCGTTACTCCAGCAAATAATGGAAACATCTTCTTGACTGGTGTGAGTGTAGCAACTAATACTTCCGCATTTACATATACATTTGGATCAGCAACAGTTAATGTCCCAAGTGGCCTAATCGCATCACCTCCGATTGTGTTTAAGTTTCAAGATACTAATGGTTCTTTTAGTAGTTATAGCGGATTTATCGCATCTACTACCGATTCAGGAGGTCGTCAATATGGGAGTATTTCGAATTTCAATAGTTGTACAACGACGAAAATCCCTGGAAGTAGTAATGCTGTCCGGACTATAGGCACGTCAAATTTCTGGACTCTTACTTTAAATGGAACGGCATGTGCAAATTTAAACACCGCAAATACCGTTGCAACCCCACTCGTGTACGACATCAATTCATCTATGACAGTGAGCAATTTCAGAGGTCAGTTACCAATAATATCAGGAGTCTATGCATCGCCTGTAAACACATCGACTACCATGTACTATGGTCCAGCAACAGACAATTCTTATAATATAGTTGGATTACAGTATTGTGGTGCTACAAAGGTTGCAAATGTGTAATTATAAAATTTGATTTAAAATATATTTTGTATCTTTAATAAGAGTACATCGATATGTCGTACAATAATTTCAAGTACAACATGCAAAAATATGCTCACATCGATCCCGTCACGAGAAACATCGTGGGTTGCAATGCACTCGGCGCTGCAAAGATGGGTAATGTGTAAATGTCATTTAATCGTATCGACAATTAAGCATTTAAAATAATGTTCATAGTTTTATTTTAAATGGATACGGATTGTTTAGTATATGTGTTATCTCGTAATGATATTCCCGTCATTACAATAGAAGATGAATATGATTTCGTTGTGAACCCTGATATGTTCAAATATATGTATATAGGAATCACTAACGATGTGAAACGCAGATGGAAACAACATCTAGATTATTCGAATGATGAAACATATAAATCCAGTCAAAAATTATATCGTCGTCTCAGAAAACATGGTTGGGATGCATATAATAAAACAATTGTGAAGTCAGGATTAACGAGAGAAGAAGCAAAGATGTGGGAAATAGAGATGATAGCGAGATACAGAACGTTCGAACTCGGACTTAATTCGACACCAGGTGGTGATGGTTCGGGCACCGGAGCCGACCATCCTTTGTCACAGGCCGTCAATGTGTATAACAACTCTACCGGTGAGATCACATCGTTTGTGTGTCAACGAGATGCTGCAAAGTATTTAGGAGTGAAATATAATTGTATTTGGAGTTCTGCAAATCACGACATTGAATATAAAAATCAGACGTATTCGCCTAAGTTCGATGCATATTTCCAGGTGAGAAAAGCGGATGATAGTATATCATTTGTAGAAAATATGCCAAAACCGATAAATATAGAAAAGGAAATCATCATTGTAGACATTGATACTCGTGTAGAAATGTGTTTCGCCTCTCTGGCAGAAGCTGGTAAGTATTTAAATATAGATGTGCGTAATATTCAAAATATGATTTCGGGCAAAGCGAAACAATTTTATGTGAATGATAAACGATACGATGCTCAGTATGTTCCGAAAACTCGTGAGTGGAATTTTGATGCGGTATATCATAAAAGCAAAATGAATAAAATTGCGGTAGTGAACCTGATCACCAAACACGAACTCGAATTTAATACTTTACAGGAAGTGATGGATCATTTCGAAGTCACTAGATCATCTATTGCAAAAGTATTGTCCGATAAATGTGTTAATAAACAATTTTATGTCGAGAAAGAGAGATATGATATTCAATATCTTCCGAAAACTCGTGAATGGAATTTTGATTTATTATCTGGAAATGAAGAGTCTGCAAAGAAAAAACATATCAAAATAGCTGTTTCGAACATTGATACTGGAGAAATACTAGAATTTGATAGCATGAAAGATGCTGCCACACATTTCGGCATTTCACAATCAGTATTGACACAAGTCATATCCGATAAATATTCTCGACAATACTTCACAAAAGAAAATCATAAGTATGACGTGAAGAAACTTTCGTAAAAAATTATTTGTTTAAGTTATAAGGAAATGTTTAACTCGGCTACGTTCAGGATGATGCTTGATAAATATGCACTTATAAATTTTTCGACTGGTGACGTTACTGTGAGGAATCGTCTGACGGTAGATGGAAATACTTCCAGTATTGCGAATTACACCGGTTTACCAGCAGTAAGTTTCAGCGATGTCAATGGAAACCTGACTGGAAGTTTCGTCGACGTGTCGGGAAACATAACGACAGGATACTTCTTCGGAGATGGAAGTCAGATTATTGGAATCAACAATGGGCCTCTACCTAATGTGATAACGGCCGACATACAAGGAAATTTGACCGGGGTAACGGCAAACATCACGGGAACTGCTTCGACGAGCTCGTTCTTTTTAGGCAACGGCACTTTTATCAGCAATGTTGTTACTATATTACCCAGAAGCGCAAACGCAGACATCCTTCGAGGTAATATATCTGCGGCGGGTAACGTGGACACTTCGAATGCGACCGCGAGAATTTTAAGAGTATCTGGGAATACATTCGTGACCGGTCAAGTAAACGTAATCGGCAATGTGACTACGAATTACATGATAGGAAATGGAACTCTTTTGACGGGTGTTACGTCAGATCTTCCAAATAGTGCCAACATTGATATTATTGGAAACGTCGTTGCAACTAATGTCATAGCAACCAATACAACCACACACATTTTGAGAATATCCGGAAACACGACAGTTTCTGGTCAAGTAAACGTCGTGGGAAATGTATCCGCGAGTCATCTTTCAGGAAATGGATCATTTTTAACGGGAGTATTCACCGGAAATTTGTCCAGAGATATCACGGGAAATGTAACTGCTGCTGGAAATATAATTGCAGGTCTATTTGTGGGCGGCGGAACATATTTAGAATTAAATGGTTCTACGATACAACCACAAGGAAATGTTCTTAATCAAACAGAACGTCTTGCACTCAATGCATCCGTAGGAACGATCGTCACACAGCAAGATGTAAATCGTCAGTTTATGTTGACGAGTTTACCCGCTTCGTCTAACTCGAACTGGCTACAATTTAGCGGTACTAACTTTCCCGTGCAATCTTTGTTCGGGCGATATGGAGATGTCGACCTCATCAGCGGGACTGATATACAAAGTATCCAAGGCCAATCCATTGCAGGATCCGGAGATATAACGAATGCAAACATCGATATACGTGGAAACGTGATTTCTCCCAGCATCACTAATGTCACGAATGTGAACACAAACACATTGACTACTGGTAATATAACCGTGACTGGACAAGTAAATGTTTCTGGAAACACAACTGCACTATATTATTTCGGGAATGCATCTGGTATAACTAATGCAGCATATCTACTTCCCGCAAGAGGAAATGTAGATATCAGAGGAAACGTAACTGCTGCTGGCAATGTGAATGCCGCAAACATTTCTTCTAATAACGGGACGGTCAATGGTAATTTATTCGTATCCGGTCAAGTCACTGTCACCGGAGGAAATGTCGTTGCAAATTACTTATCGGGTGATGGTTCTCGTCTTCAAGGAGTGATTCCGACATTTACGGCGAGATCTGCTATAAATATAACAGGCAACGTATCTGCTCCCGGAAATGTCGATGCGACGAATGTCGTCACTAGCATACTGAGAGTATCCGGAAATGTAAATATTCTCGGACAAGTTGACGTATCATCTAATGTAGTTGGAAACTATTTTATAGGAAATGGTTCTTTCTTGACTGGTGTTAATTCTGTTCTGACAAATGGTCAAGTGATCAACATTATTGGCAATGTAAGATCGTTGGGAAATGTAGACACGTCGAATGTTACGACGAATATCCTAAGGATATCGGGGAATACATTTGTATCCGGTCAGGTGAATGTAACTGGAAATATAGTTGCACCATTCTTTTATGGAAATGGAGTTTTATTGACGGGTGTTAATTCGAATCTGTCGGCGAGTCAAGTGATGAACATCGTCGGAAACGTATCGGCTCCAGCGAACGTAAACGCAGCGAACGTAAACGTAAATATTTTGAGGATTAATGGCAATACATTCGTCAATGGCCAAGTGAACGTGATAGGAAATGTCACTGCAAATGTGTTCATCGGAAGTGGTGCTGCACTCACAGGAGTATCCGCAATAGTGACCGGCGGACAAACCATTAACATTTTCGGAAACGTCGTCGCTCCTGGAAATGTGAATGCTACGAACGTGGTTACTAATATTTTACGAGTAACCGGCAATGTATTTTTCGGAGGTCAAGTGAACGTCACCGGGAACGTTGTGGCAAATACATTCATAGGAAATGGGTCCTTGTTGACCAGCGTGAATATATCTGGAACGCAAAACGTGAATATTTCAGGTAATGTATTTTCCAGTGGAAACGTGGATGCTTCGAATGTGAGCACAAATTCGGTGATCGTCAGAGGAAATGCAGTTCTCAGTGAGCTTAATGTTACTGGAAATACCACTGCTGCATTTTTCATCGGCGATGGATCTCGAATCACGAATATCCCGGCGTGTACTGCACCGACGAGCATATGCTTCGTACAACCATCTTCGGGGTTCAACTCGAATACGTTCTGCCTCGATTACGCTCCATATAATGGATGGAGTTTCGTGATACCATCGAATGGAATACCATCTACGATAAGCATCCAAACGTATTCACTACCCCTCGACCCATCTCGTCCATTCTCTAACTTACCGGGCACCGTGAATCAAAGCGTGTCGACTCCGTGGACATTTACGAACGGAATATGGACATCCAATGTGACGCTAACGTCAAACGCTCAGTTTGGACCAATCTCTTTCAATATGGGTTTCAGTAATTTCTTCGGAAGATATCTTGGAAACTCCAGTAACACTGTAATATCCTCTGTGGCTATTCCAAACACACTGGGTTTTACCAACATCGATAACACGATTCCTATAAATATAATTGCGGAATACATAGATCCTACGAGCGGGAATATTTCGCTATGTTTTCAAGGAAAGGGACAATCGTTCCTCGGACGCGTGTGGGATCCGAATATGATTTTCTACGCACTGACGGATAAGAACTTTTCAACGCTTCTCGGATGGAATAGAATAACATATAATAATGCACAGAGCTCGATAATATCTAACGTGGTTCAATCGACGAGAACCAATTCTGGTTATTTTGCAAACGCTACTAACTTGTATTTTTCATTCATAAACACCGGAAACACCGTTGCGGTGTACGGTAACAGTCTCAACGCCACGAATCAAATCACACCATATACGACACTCGTCAATCCAGTCGCGCAAGTGACCACATGGTGTGCGAGAACTCAAATCGCAGGAGGAAATGTTCTCCCGGATGTGAGATTGTCGTTGTCACCAGATGGAACGAAGGTGTTCAACACGTTCCAATACTCATTCCTCTCATCTGCAAACACGACTGCACAGCTCATGAATGTCGAGCTATTGAATGCCTCCGTGGATAGAAATGTGGTATTGACCGCAAATGTGAGCCCTACTAGTCAATTGTTGAACCACGGAATTGGATTAGGATACTGGGCATCGAATGGTTTCCCTATCGAAAGTTCGGTGTGTGATGTGTATCCGAACGTCGCACTTGCAACAAATCTTCCTCTGAGCATACAAACGTACTCAGACGCATGGAATCAAGATTCAAACACAGCATATTATACTGTTGGTTCGTTCGAACCTGCGAATGTGGGATATATATGGCGTTCTTTCAATGGTCAAAGCAGCGGAACATGGACGACTCGTGCGAATATAGCGACGGGTAGCAATGCTCAATTCAATAACCAGGCATTTTCTATGTTACGGGTTCCATTCAACACCGGAGGAGCTTGGGTAGCAAACGCGATCGCGGTTGGAAATGCGTTCACACCAAGTTATCTGATCAGGCCTGGAAGTTTGAGTTATTCGACCGATGGAAATCTGTGGTTCGCGGCGAGTATATACAAAAACACTGTTTTCACCGGAAATTCTACGTTCACATTTGCAGGAAATGTCATCACGACTCCTACGCTCAACACGAGTGGTCTCGGTTTTATCGGTTTGTGGAAAATACTCGATTCTAATGGATCGTACTCGAGTCTCACATTGTTATCGAATAGCTCCGAAATAGCAAACGTTTCAAAGTTCGCGGCGTGCACGACGATTCAGTCGATCAGTATCGGAAGAAATCAAGCGAAAGGATCTGGAGTCATGCAAATAGCCATGATAAGCAACACATCGAACATAAACTTTACGACTGCACAAGGTATGATAGGATGTGGTGGGCTCGTGAATCCATCGAACATTCAATTGACCGGATTCGACATTTATCCGAATCTTTTCGTCGATGGCTTCAACGCTATCAGTAACATAATGATTGCAAACGCATGTAATGGAGAAAGGATACAATTCGGTAACGCGATCGATTACAATTACTCATTGACTCCGCTTCTTACGACTCACGCGAAGCTGAATATCGATAATCTCGTATAAATTATTCGTTTCAGTATGAGTTCAGTACATAAACGGAGCGGATGGCTTTGTCGCAGGCTCGCTATGTTTCACGGAATCGTTATTATGAGACTCTGATACCGGAGACGCTATGCGATCGAGAGTAATGGTCGGATTCGAATTCATCACCGGATTCGCGGTCATAGTGGGTCCGGAAATGGTATTCGTGTTCATCGGCCCGGACATCGTATTCGTATTATTGTTCGTGATACTGATCGCACTCGCACTCGCTATCGCGAGTTGTTCTTCCAGAATGGTCATGTGTGGTAGAAGACCCATTCGTCGAAGATGATACTCAATGGGACCAGATGAAGAACACATGTCCACCCAACAACTCCATTGAACCGGAGATAGTTGTCCAGGAGATTGCACGAATGCAGGCTTGTATTTTCGAGATTTCATAAGGATCCTTGTGATGATAGTCTTACGGTGATAAACGATAGATCTCGCGTTCGAACAGACGGTCATCATCGACTGTAAGTTTTTTCTGTCTGTTTCTCTGAACAGATGCACAGCCATACAACGATTATATGTATCATATGATTTGATAGATTTCTTGAGATATTTGATGCGCCCACCGAGACAAGTCGTCTTCCGCTCGGTTTTCTTCCCTCGTTCCAGCATCAATTGTGCTTTTCGTCCGAAGTTAGTCTCGGCCAAATATGCGGCTTTACTCTTGCTCATTCCGAAACATCCCATTGTGTTATTTTGCTTTGGATGATTAATATCGTGATAATATTACATAGTTTATTGATATCAAGTTTGTCATTTATGTGTCATTTGTTTGTCATTTATGTGTCATTTTTGTATCGACAAAATTATCTATAAATTGCGTTCGATGTTTGAGAGATCATCAAACAAAACAATCATGAGTGCCTCTACGCTTACGACCATCATGCTAATCATCTTTGCTTCGACTGCGTACGCAAGAGAACTTCGGTTTTATAACAATTGTGGTTACACTATTACGGATAACAAATATTATGTGGACGTTGATAACAACAGCACATTCAATTGTTATAAGGGTGACAACGAGCTTGTGTTGTCTCCTGGTCTTAACGTATTTGATGATTGGTCGGATATCTATCCAACATATATTTCTGCAAGTGGAGAGAGTGAACTTAAAGTGTTTAATCGTGATGGTTCGGAATTCGACTATTTGTATTATAGCGATATTCCTGCTATTTTTAATGACTGTGAAGCATATGTTGACGAACTCATGTATGTAGAAACTCAACCAGAGATGTTCTTGTGTTCTCCAGAAGATCCTACTGACCCTAACACTCCTACTGACCCTAACACTCCTACTGACCCTAACACTCCTACTGACCCTAACACTCCTACTGACCCTAACACTCCTACTGACCCTAACACTCCTACTGACCCTAACACTCCTACCCCGAGCACCCCGAGCACCCCGAGCACCCCGAGCACCCCGAGCACCCCGAGCACCCCGAGCACCCCGAGCACCCCGAGCACCCCGAGCACCCCGAGCACCCCGAGCACCCCGAGCACCCCGAGCACCCCGAGCACCCCGAGCACCCCGAGCACCCCGAGCACCCCGAGCACCCCGAGCACCCCGAGCACCCCGAGCACCCCGAGCACCCCGAGCACCCCGAGCACGTCCGATGATAGTTCATCGCCTAATCTCGCGATTATCATCGGTGCCAGTGTCGGTGGAGTGGTTCTTATTTGCATCATTATCGGTGTGTTTGTGTGCATCAGGAAGAGGAACAAGACCAAGTACGATCCATCTCTCGATACATTCGGTCAGACGACGATTGTCGACGAACAACAGTTTATCACGTCTGTTCCTGTCGTCAATCGTGCACAAGCCGTGTCGGGAAATGATCACACTATTGTGAATGTTGCTTGAAATATGATTACTCGTGAATAAAATGACAATGTAACAAACATATCAAACATATCGACATTCTGAGTATTTAATGATGAACACAACATGAATAATAAAATGGAATTGCAAAAAGAATATATCTTGAAGTTGATCAAAAAGAAATCATCTTTAAATGTTCCGAAACAAAAAAATGGTGAATCTCCTTTGATCACAGCTGCAACACATGGATACGATGAGTGCGTTCGACTGCTCATAGATCATGGCGCTGATATACTAAAATTGTCGAGAGCTGGACTGTCTGCACTGCATATTGCATCAATGAATGGACATGACACATGTGTCGAACTATTACTCTCAGCAGGTGCAAAAAAACACATGGAATCAAAAGGAGGAATCACACCACTAGATCTAGCTGTCGTAAATAATCATCCACGATGTGTCAAAGTGTTACTCGATTCAGGTATGAATCCGAACATATATAGAACATCCGGACGGCCGCCACTATATATTTCGATACTAAATGGATATGACGAGTCGGCTAAGTTGCTTATACACGCTGGTGCACATCTCGATATGACACATGATGGAAGTTCGGCTCTGCATTGGATATTTGAAGAACGATATAGTCCGGCGATCATTCGTTCGATGGTCGAAGCGGGCGCTAAAGTGAATGTCGTTGATCGATATGGTTATTATCCGATCACACATGCAATAATCAATGAAAGTGTCGATTGCGTCCGAGAACTTATTCGTCTGGGTGCAGAAGTGAACGTAGTCACTTCGAGTGGAAGTTCTCAACTAGATTTTGCTGCACATGTCGGCAATAACGAGATCATGAAGATCCTGATAGAGAATGGAGCTCATGTTGATATTCAGGATGATGAAGGTTGTACGGCATTACATACGGCCGTAAGTTATGGCCATGATGCATCATGTATGAAAGAACTAATAACCGCAGATGCGAATTTAAATATTGCAGATAATGACGGCGAAACTGCATTAATTTATGCAGCGCGGCGTGGTAGAACGAATTGTATTTTAGTGTTGATTGACGGCGGTGCGAATCTCGATATGTCGGACAACAGAGGGAACACGGCTATCCATTATGTGGCTCGAACCGGACGAAAAATAGCTATGAAAAAATTAATAGATGCAGGAGCTGATGTTAATGTCATGAATCACGATGGTCATTCACCTTTGCATTTTGCAGTTTGCCGCGGATTTACGACATGTGTGCGATATTTATTAGCCGCGAATGCAGACCCGAATGTCAAAGATGTCACAGGAAAAACACCTTTACATTTGATAGCTTGGTGTTACAAGGACGAAGGATGTGGTTTTGATAATTGTATACGACTTTTGATAGATTCAGGTGCCGATACAGACGCAATCGATGGTGAAGGAAACACGGCGTTGGATATTGCAGTAAAAAAACATAAGACCAAATTCGTATGGGTATTTCTCGGAATCATGCTCGAGAAACGACCTCTTCGAGATTATGAGTGGAAGTTACTTCCTCGAGGAAAAATCAAAAGTTCTCTTCTCTCATTCATAATGAAACGTGATGGTCACGATGAGGCTGCGAAAGTGGTGTCTCGAATGACGACAAAAGAACGACAGGTATTACAACATGCAACGATGTGTCTCAGAAAATTCGTATCGAGAGACATCGTCGATCTTATTGTGTCACAGATTTCCATGTGAATCCCTTGTATTCTTTGCTCTTATTCAGATTATTGCGAATACTGTTGATTGCCGTTATGAATTTCAAATCTTGTATATGTTCCATGAGATATTTAGCGGCATCACCCAAACTCTTGAATTCTTCGACGACTTCATCATCTTTGTATGCGATGCATGCTTGTCTCGCAGTCTTCGTACCGTCTCGTTTGCCGTTATCATATGAGTCTATGATGTTTGCGGACGGTGGACCGAGTCTGAGATTTTCGGGGCGAAAGTCGAGGCGGTTATCTTCTTTATGAAGAACCATCTCGTCCGGACGTTTGTTCTCCCACTCGTCCGGGAACCACAACTGAAATACGAGGACATGAAGAAGATGTTGTACACCATCTATCATTTTAACTGGGTAATCATTCTTTAGACTCAGTTCCTCGGACGTCAACACATGTTCTTCTCGTCCAGACGATGAGAACGTCACGTCCTTCACTCTGTTCTTGTTCGATATCTCGATGTGGTTCTTTTTAGGATCACCAACTATTTTCCATTCTTCGTCGTCGATAACATCGTATATTTTATACGAAAATCCGTTCTTTTTGTTTTGAGCCCATTTCGAAATCGTTTTATGATGATACTTCGTTTCATCCGGTTTCGTGATCAATTCAGTCCACTCCTTTGCGGTCAACTCGTCGTCCGGAAAAAGTTCGTTCACGATGAGTCGTGCGGATTTATATGTTTCTGGTCGTTTTTGATTATTAACTTGTCCTGACTGATGAAGCCATCTCAGGTTCGAGAGATCGTCGTCGAGTTTGTGTTCGCTGATTATGTGATCAGCGGTAAACGTCAGATCCGGAGGAGGACCTAAGAACGTCGAGAGCATCGCACGAGCGAGACTGCGACCACATCGTTTATCGTTTTTTCTGACATTGACTCTCAAGTATCCATTCGTAATGTACGGTGTCGGAGATTTTCCACCATCCTTGCGTTCTACGACTCTGTTCGTGTCGATGGTGTAGTCGTCGAATATCTCGTATTCACCATCGTCCTTGAAATATCTGTATGTAGCTTTGCGATACTCAAAGTTTACAGGTCGATATCCACCTTTGTCGTCGACGACGTGCTCGACTTTTTCGTAATACAACTTCGCTTTCTGTTCGAACGGAAGATCCTGTTTCCAGAAACGTGCGAACTCATCGAGATCCATGTAATTTACAATAATTGATTTTATTATATGCTACGAAGTGTTGATATAATAAAAATGACAAATGACGATGTATGTATTTAAATACTTCTATTTCTTTATTTTCATGATGGAATTGTGTGCAGAATCGTCATTGGTGTCGGCGTCCCAAAAAGGATTCGTCAATGATGTCAAAAGGTTGTTAGATATCGGGATGAGCGTTCATATTCGAAATGACGACAGACAGACACCGTTACATCTTGCATGCTTGCGAGATCATGTCGAGTGTGCGAAAATGCTCATAAAATCTGGTGCCAGACTAGATTCAAAAGACGAACATCGTCGAACTCCGCTCCATCTCGCGAGTTTTCACGGTCAAGCGGATTGCGTGAAAGTGCTCGTCGATTCCGGTTCGAAATTAGATGAACGAGACGACATCGGGTGCACCCCGTTACTTCTTGCATGTCTCGAACGTCACTATGATTGTGCTAAGATATTGATCGAAGCGGGTGCTGATGTCGACGTCGTAGATTCAGGAGGATATTCGCCACTCACGATATCTATTCACGATAATAACATCGATCTGCTTCAATTGTTGATCGACCACGGAGTCGATATTAATGTCGTCGATGATGATGGTTACTCGCCGTTGATGCTTGCAATAGCGGTGGATCACATCGATTGTGTGCAAAAATTGATTGATGCGGAGGATTGCGATCTCGAAGTGATCGGAAGTCAAGGTGAGACAGCACTTCATCGTTCGACCATCAAAAAAGATATTGAATATATGAGAAGACTCATTGCAGCGGGTGCAAATTTAGACGCCACAGATTTTGACGGACAGACGTCGCTTCATTTGACAGTCGCTCAGGGGCGAATAAAATTCGTCATTGATTTGCTCGAGAGCGGTGCAGACCCAAATATATCAGATGATAGTGGCGAAAATCCTCTTCATCTCGCCGCTCGTTATGGCCGTAAAGCGATCACTCAAAAATTGCTCGATTTCGGATCGAATCCGAATGCTATCGACAATGACGGAGATTCATCTCTTCATTTCGCGGTTCGATACGGCCATAAATCGGTCGTGAAAATTTTATTATCTAAAGGAGCCGACCCAAACATTCAAAACGATTTTGGACATACGTCGCTACATTCTCTCGTCATCAGCGACGATCGTGGTGGTCATAAATCGTGTCTCGACATGATTCTCAAATCAGGAGTAGATCTCGACGCCATCGATAACAACAATGGATCTACTGCGCTGCAAATCGCTATCGCCATCGATAAAAAATGGTGCATTCGCGCTTTGTTGTTATATACATTGTATACTCGTCGACTTCGTGATGACGAATGGAAACTGCTCGACGAAGGAAAGATCGACGGTTCGATGCTTCGGATCGTGAAACATCGCGATGGAGATTTCGAAGCAGCAAAACTTGTGTCTCGAATGCCGAAGAAAGATCAGGATGTATTACGAGTCGCAACATTATGCCTCGGAAAGTTTGTGTCTCGAGACATCGTCGAACAGATTGTTATTTATTGTGTATGAATCATATCGACAAACATAGTAATTTATAAAAATTATGTATTATACCATAATGGAGTATTCGCAGATCACGAAGGATTTCGAAAAAACTCTCGACAAAGAAAAAAAGTCGAAACAGGGTATTTTCTTCACGCCGAAAAGCGTCCGAGAGAAATTGTTCGGATATGTCGACGAACCTAAAAATATTCTCGAGCCGAGTTGCGGCACTGGTGAAATAATTTCGGATTGTATCGAACGTTTTCCATCAGCGAATATCACGGGAGTCGAACTCGATAAGGATATTTACGATGTATGTAAGAGATCATATACCAGAGAAAATGTCAATATCATCAATGATGATTTTCTCGCTTGGAAAGGTGGAAAGTTCGACTTTATCGTCGGAAATCCTCCATTCGTCGTTCGACCAAAGGGTCATAAGAATGACGACAGAATCGTGAGAGGTAGATCTAATCTTTACGTAGAATTTTTATTTAAATGTATTACAGAGCATTTGAAAGAGGATGGAATCCTTGCTTTTATCATACCAAGCACGATCGGAAATAGTAAATTTTACGAACCTATCCGGAAACTTATTATTACTCTTGATATTCTATCGTTTGAAATATTAGATAAACATGAGTTTTGTGATACTAACACACGTCTGTGTTCTATCGTTATCAAAAACTCTCCTGGAACTGGAAAATATACATACAAGGACTATATTTGCGATCGAGAGATTCCACATCACGAAGGAGAAACTATTGGTGATTTGGATCTTACGTTCAAGACAGGTTTCACATGGTCGAGTGTCAAAAAATTTTTCATCGATAAGAGTGATATCCCTTTTTTCACGAGCGGTAACATCAAATTTGACGAAGTTATCATTGGCGAAAAGACGAAGTACGTCTCTGAAGAGATGACGAAATTTTTCACGGGAAAAGCGTTGTTGATAAAGACTGCATCGGGAGGAAAACGTGGTGGAAGATTCGAATTCGGATTTTCTATGTATGAAAATGATAAATGGGCCGCAGATAACGATATCATCATAATCCAAGGATCCGACGATGATCTCTCTCGTGTTCGATATGTTTTGCTGAAAGAAGAGACACTCAACTTCATTGATGTATTAGTTAACAATGCACACATTGATATGAAGTTACTCAAATCGATTCCGATGTAAAATTCATATCAACGTTTTGTATTATTTTAATCATTTAAATGTGTCTTTATTATAATTTGTAATGAATTCTAAGTCAAAGTTAGGTCAATTCTTCACGACGAATGCTGATTATATTTTCAAAGATATGATTATTCCTGAAAATGTGAATATAATAGAACCATTTGCGGGTTCTATGGATCTTATACATTGGGCAAAAACAATGGGTCATTCGGTTGGAGAAATGTACGATATAGAACCTCGTGATGAGTGTGTTATTAAACGAGACACGTTAATGGATCCACCTGATTATCGTGGTAAATTCGTATTGACGAATCCGCCATATTTGGCGAGAAATAAGAGTGTCGACAAGACTGTGTTCGATAAATACGCTACGAACGATCTATATAAAATATTTTTATATACAATTACAGATTGTGCAGGCGGATTGATTATTATACCAGCTGGATTTTTCATGTCTCCACGTGATCTGGATATAAAATGTAGAAACAAGTTTATGTCTAGGTTCGCCATCAAACGAGTAAATTATTTCGAGGAGAGAGTATTCGATGATACATCTACGACGGTCGTTGCAATTCTTTTCGAACGAAATGAAATACATATGACGTCTCAGAACGTTCGATGGTGTATTTTTCCTGAAATGAATGTAAAAACTTTTGATATGCGAAAGGAGTATGGTTGGATGATCGGTGGTGATATTTATGATATTAAAGGTTCATCTGATATAAAAATCAGACGATATGTGTCGGGCATGAGTTTAAAGAATGATGAAAATATATCTCATCTGACACTCCATGCTTTGGATAGTGGGTCTCGAGATGGGCGAATCAAACTCGTATATGACGAGACACCATATGAAGGAAAATCGACCAGTAGAACGTATGCAACTTTGTGTTTCAATATTATTTTGACTGACGATGAACAGCGAAAGATAGCGATCGAGTTTACACGATTTATAGAGGAAAAAAGAAAGAAATATCACAGCATGTTTTTACCAATGTATCGAGAAAGTAAAGAGTATGCGAGAAAACGTATTTCATTTGATCTATCTTACAAGATAGTATCATATATTATAGATAATTTACGATCGTGATAATAATTATATTTCTATCGAGAAGCAATTATGTACTTGTTCATATTAGAAATGACTTAATCATGTAGTAATTGATTTTTTATTCCATCTAACAGAAATTTTACGAACTTCGGAGGCACTGCATTTCCAATTTGTTTTATTTTGCTGTTATCATTGCCAACGAACTCATAATCATCCGGAAATCCTTGTATACTTTGCAATTCTTTTATCGTGAACGTTCTCAGACATATCACATCATCTTTTTCGATCGGAACGAAGATGCGTGGACAAAATGAGTACGAACATGCGATCGTCTTCGTCGGTTTATCTATGTCGATCGCTTCACCGCTCGTAGGAGTTCGTTTTCCGTATGTGATTCGTTTTTCGTTCGTCAGTTTCATGAGCATCGGATGTGGTTTATGATCGTTGGCATCTAATGTCTGTATCAACTTATCTTGAGATATAAGTATGTCATTATATGGAACGCAACCACTCGATACGTTTTCTAAAAAAGGTCTTATTTTTATCACATCTGTTGTTGGTTCTGGAAATGATATTGGCATCGTGTGCTTAAAACAGAAAAATATGACACGTTTTCGCCTTTGCGGGATACAGAAAGACATATCATACAATTTATGTTTCACTACATAGCCTATTTCTTCAAATTTTTCGGATATAACATCAGTGACATTTCTATCGGTGTCATCTTTACGAGTTAGGATTCCAGCAACGTTCTCTCCTATTACTAATTGTGGTTTTATGATGTTCGCAATACGTACCACATGATTGAAGAGTTTGTTTCTTGGGTCGTCTGGTTTTTTTTGTCCCGCGTTCGAAAATCCTTGACAAGGAAAACCTGCGAATATTATGTCTACATTATCTACGAACGGAGACAACATCGTCTCGTCTATGAGAGACACGTCTCCGAGAGCGACACAATCTGGATTGTTTCTATTGTGTGTTTTTATAGCGTCTATATCTAGTTCGGAGAATGCCACGACGTCTATACCTGCCATTTTCATCCCGAAAGTGTCACCACCGGCACCAGCGAATAATGATATCGCTCTTAAATTTCTCATGGTCTAAAATGATATTTTATTATGTAAGTTAATCAAATATTATTTAGCAGATAATATCTATGGATATCATCCGTATACGCCGAATAATATAAGCACTCGATGTTGATATTTATATCGACATCAAGAGGTCTAACTTGACCGAGAGGCAAGGAAGGTCTCTACGACCCGGACACCTGCCTCGGTTTTTATTTCACCGCTTGGTTATCGCGGTCTCGATTATATCCGCTTGGTTATCGCGGTCTCGAGGAGAAACTTAATGTTCTACTCCTAACGAGTATGATGACCATTATAAATTGTTGATTGTTGATATGATGAAGGTGACATTTCAAGAATCAAATGACACATGATCTATAAATCTCTGAAACTATTGAGATCGTTGACTAATCGTTTAACGAGACATTGAAAACTTTTTAAAAATTCGAAAGTAACAGTGTCATTTGACCCGGACATCTTAATGATCACCAAAAAGTGCAATCTCATTATAGGTAAAACAGCTTCGAAACTGATACTTTGTTCGGAATCTAGTAGATCACCAAAAAGTGCAATCTCATTATAGGTAAAACAGCTTCGAAACTGATACTTTGTTCGGAATCTAGTAGATCACCAAAAAGTGCAATCTCATTATAGGTAAAACAGCTTCGAAACTGATACTTTGTTCGGAATCTAGTAGATCACCAAAAAGTGCAATCTCATTATAGGTAAAACAGCTTCGAAAATCATAGAATCCGCAGAATCCGCAGATATCTCAGTGTACGACGAAATCACACGGTCGAAACACCGCGTATGGAGCAGCGCCCAAGGACAGCGCCTGCGGCATGATGTTCGTCATGAGTGAACTTTGTGTACGACGAAATCACACGGTCGAAACACCGCGTATGGAGCAGCGCCCAAGGACAGCGCCTGCGGCATGATGTTCGTCATGAGTGAACTTTGTGACATGTGCGTTTTAACCCTCCATTATTGCCCATGCTGTGCGTGTTATGCTCGCTATATGTCTACCACAAGACCATGAGAAGCACATAATTTGTCTATATGATGAGAGTCTGTCCTTGTGTTTACCACAGAATTACATGTACTTCGAATGAATAATTTGTCGATACGAGACTGATCAGACCGTGTAAAAAATATGACTCTGTTCTGAACCAGAATATGTTCGAAAACAGAGTCATATGTTGTATCGACGAATTGACCTCGAGCTTGTACATACCACATGAAGGCTCAGATAGCGTTCCGTTAGCAGATGACCGCCAAATAGGCCGTGCTGCGCGTGCTATGTGTTGTGCGTGCTGTGTGTTGTGCGTGCTGTGTCAGTTTATACACAACATGTCAGAGGCTGTCCTTGTGTTTACCACAGAATTACATGTACTTCGAATGAATAATTTGTCGATACGAGACTGATCAGACCGTGTAAAAAATATGACTCTGTTCTGAACCAGAATATGTTCGAAAACAGAGTCATATGTTGTATCGACGAATTGACCTCGAGCTTGTACATACCACATGAAGGCTCAGGTGTGCTTCGCGAAGTGGCAGATGACACCGGGGCGACCTTAGTGATTTGCCATACCAATGAAGGCTCGGATAGCGTTCCGATAGCAGATGACACCGAGGCGACCTTAGTGATTTGCCGTATGAGGCTCGGATAGCGTTCCGATAGCAGATGACACCGAGGCGACCTTAGTGATTTACCGTATACCATCAAACAGAAATTTGTCGATACAAGACCATATACTATCCTTAGCGATTTGCCGTATGAGGCTCGGATAGCGTTCCGATAGCAGATGACACCGAGGCGACCTTAGTGATTTACCGTATACCATCAAACAGAAATTTGTCGATACAAGACCATATACTATCCTTAGCGATTTGCCGTATGAGGCTCGGATAGCGTTCCGATAGCAGATGACACCGAGGCGACCTTAGTGATTTACCGTATACCATCAAACAGAAATTTGTCGATACAAGACCATATACTATCCTTAGCGATTTGCCGTATGAGGCTCGGATAGCGTTCCGATAGCAGATGACACCGAGGCGACCTTAGTGATTTGCCGTATGAGGCTCGGATAGCGTTCCGATAGCAGATGACACCGAGGCGACCTTAGTGATTTGCCGTATGAGGCTCGGATAGCGTTCCGATAGCAGATGACACCGAGGCGACCTTAGTGATTTGCCGTATGAGGCTCGGATAGCGTTCCGATAGCAGATGACACCGAGGCGACCTTAGTGATTTACCGTATACCATCAAACAGAAATTTGTCGATACAAGACCATATACTATCCTTTTTGTCCTTATAAATCTCTGAGACTTTCTATGATCTCACACAAACCACAAAAAATAGAAACAAAAATAGTTTACGCTAAACAAAAAAATTATAAAAATAGTTTTTTTTTCTTCGCTATATTTGAAGAGAAAACTATCGAAGAAATTTTGTCAGAGATTTGCCCAATCATATTACTCTCCTTAGTTTTTTCTTATTACGATCTTGTATATAACTCCGACCACGAGCCCTGTTTCTACTCGTGGCCAGTGAATTGTGTGGTGTCATTGACCAA